ATCAATTTATTTGACAATGTAAACCAATTGAGTATATGTATAATGATTTATTTGTATATATTATACTACAGTTTTATCAAAAGTTTCAGTTTCTGAATAAAAAGTTTCAAATAAATGAAACTATTTTAAACGAGATTTAGTTATTTTGAAATAAGCTTTGAAGATTTCACCATCAATTTCATGTTCAATGCAAATCTCACAATAAGGGACTGAGAAACTGTTAGATTTTTCTTCAAGACTTTTGACAACCGATTTAGGAATCGATCTGTTAAGTTTCAATGAAACTAAAGATTTCCCATTCTCTGAAGATTCTTTGATTAAAGAACGAATCGATTTGAAACCAGCTTTCATCAAGCTCGGAATATCGATATTACATGCTCTAAGAAAACCGAAACCGTCAAAATCTACTGGAGAGATTTTATGTAAGTTGTAACGATTTGTCGAATATTGAATGATATATACAGTTGACATATGATTTTGATTTAAATGTATAGTACTACAGTTTTATCAAAAGTTTCAGTTTCTGAACAATTATTTTTAAGTTCGTATAAGAAACGAATCTGATGATATAACTTCACCATCTAATCTAAGTTTTACTGTCACATGATTAGAATCACTATGAAATCCGTAACTTGTTTCTTTCTCAGTTTCGATAGTTAATCTATCTTGTAAAATTGACTTGAGTGTTTCTTTATCGTTTAGAAGGTTTTCTAATTCTTGTTTAACAGCTTCTTGAAATTCAGTTTTCATAATTGATATGATTTGTTAAAGTAATATTATACTAAGAAAGCTCGTTAAGTTTCATTAACGAGCTTTCTTTTAGTTATGACGTTGATACTGTTTTCTTGTCTTGTTCCAGAATTTCCAACCTTTATAGTCATTATCCCTTTGAACGTTACAACCCTTATTAGGTGGACAGTATTCACATCTTTGAAATCTTTTGTTATGTAAACGAATAGCCTTTGGATTCGTTTCGAATTTATCTATTTTCATTTTGCTTTAGTTTAGTACTAAAGCCTGTCTAGTTTCTTTTTCATAATTAGTTGTTTATAAAGTTATAATATGACAATATGTCTAATTCTTTTACAAAATATGTATCACTTTTGTCAGCTTGATACAATGTTATTTCTTTATCGTTTAAATCACGTTTGAATCTGAAAGCTTCTTCTAACGTTTCGAAACGTAATGGAACAATTTCGTCACCATTCTTACATAAGAATAGCTCCTTTTTCTGTTTCAAAGTTTTCATTAAACCGAATAATGACATTTCGTACAAGTAAACTTTTATCATGTACGAAATTTTTACCTTACAGTCTTCATTAGAAGTGTAAACTGTGTATATTTGAGGATCGAATTTCATTATATGCTATTATTTGTAAGTTCAGTAATTGATATTTCACCAGTTCTATCGATATGTGATAGAATAGAAGGAACCGAATAATTCTTTCTAGAACCATCAGTCAAAACAAATCCGTCAGCTTGTTGATAACAGATTCCTAAATTGTCAATGAATTCTTGAAGCTCGAAATCTGGACCAGTTTCGTTATGAACATGTTTCTTGATATAGTCAAGTAATTTGTTAGCAGATTTGTCAGATTTAATTTGATCCAAATCAGCCTTTTCTAATAGTTTAAATCCTTTTGTCATGATCCTACAATATATGCTAATAAATCAAGAATTTGAACGTATTCCAGACCATTTAATTTACGTTTATTTTCAGGCCAATTTTCCTTATATGCTATCGTATAATCGAATTGAACAGTTACTCTAGAATCAACTGAAGGTATAAATTGTAAATGATTTATCTTGTTTATCGAAATCTGGAAAATCTTATCGATTTCTTCAGAATGTTTTTCTTTAAGTAATTCAAAAAGTATCAATGAAATAACAGGTGCTAATACTTTCTTATTGTCTAGTAGCATTGTGTTAAAAGTTTAGAAAATGATTCCTCGAAAACCATGTTATCTGGAATTTTCCATCTACTGAACATATCAGCCATTTCTTTCGAAGTGTAATAATTTAAGTTTTCTTGATTATCTTTGTAAGGTACAAAGAACAATAAATCAGGATGTGCTATAGCATAATCGTATAAATCCAGGATTTGATTTTCTATATGAATTCTTGAAACAGACGGATGAAAACATTTCGTAAGGTCTTTCGTAATTATAGCATAAGATTGACCCTGTCTTCCTACAGGGTTCCCATATTCAGCACCAAACATCAATTTAGCTGTTAATGCAGCTCCTTTACTATGTCGACCTTCAGTATTTGACCCGAATACGAAAATACCACGAGGTGGTAAATATGTTATGTCACCCTTGTAAGTTTTGAATTTAATCACTTGTATTACGCGTATGTCTTGGTAACAAATATAGAACGTGTCAATAATTTGATAAGTTCGTTATCATTAAAACCAAGATGATTAGTACGATTGAACTGTAAATTCAATAGTTCGTTTACAGATTCTCTGGAAACGATACCGTCTTCAAATTCTTCATATAAAAATGTATTCAAAACGTTATCACAGTTTTCGTAAATACCTATGAAACTTGAAAATATTTCTACATTACTATTACCATCGTTATAGTTAAGATTAAGAATGATTGATATACTATCATTAGGATTGAATCTTAATTCGATAGTATAGTAAATTTCTTTGTCAGTTGGAACATTTATACGTTTAGATTCTTCATTATAAACTGGTTCGAACATATTGTTTTCAGTAACAGATACATGAAAAAGTGTTACTACGTCTTCATTTCTTTCGAAAACTATATCATTTTGAAATTTCAACTTACCAATACGATTACGTTTAGAAGCTTCGATAATATTGTAGTGAAAATCAGAATGCGAGAATACACTTTCTTTCTTAGATTCGTTATTCGTATTACGATTTACCCATTTCTTAACTTTCTTTTTGATAGTTTTTGCTATATCTTCTTCAGTGACATTTGGATTGTCAAGATAAATAATATCTAGAAGTGCTATGATTGAGTCACATGCTTCTCCAAGAATTCCATCCTTTCCAGCTTTATGCTGACCAAGGAAACCAGATTTGACATTAACTTCAGTAGCAAGTTCTCCAACTTCTTCCTGAACCTTTAACATTACGTTTTCGATATTTCTAGGTTGGGCTGTTTCAGCTACCTTAAGTACTTTCGAAATAATTGATTTCATGTTCGTTGAGTATAATTTAAATATTGATATGTTTATATTATACTCAACGAATGAAATATGTTTCAGTATTACATAAGCTTCCTATAGAATTCTTTTTCGTTTGGAAGATTTCTAAGATCGAATGCGTTAATCATGATTTCATCAATGAAAATGAAATTGTTCTTCTTATCGTATACGATGAATCCCATAGTCTTAGAACTATAGATCGAAACTAAATCACTTGAATATGTTACACGACATTTAGTTATCAGATAAGCTATCAAATGTTTCTTAATGCTTGAAGGATTCGAAACATCTTGTAAATTGGAAGGATGAACACCTAGTTCTCCAAGCTTCTTAGTAATAGCAATATAGTTAATAGTGTCTTCCTTCCAAACACTAATAATCTTTTCGAAATCTTTGTATGTCATATTTACAATGGTTGATTATTTTCGTTAAACTTAGCATCATAAGCAGCTTTACGTTTCTTAACAACGTATTCACGGGTGTCATTAAAAATACGTTCCATCATTTCTTTAGAATAATCGAAAGTAGGTCTAATCAAATTGAAAGCATTTACGGTGTTATGTGCTAAAGCAGTGGAACCAACTTTCTTTTTAGCAACCTCTTCTATAGCATATCGATATGCGTAAAGTTGAAGTGTCATTTTATTCAAGTCAGTTTCGGGTAACATACTTAGACAACCTGTCATGAATTTACCATAAGCGTTAGTTGTTGAAATGAATTCGTTCTGCTTATGATCGACTATCAATAATGATTCAGCTGATGTATTGTTAAGAAGTAAATCCATTTTACCACGGAATCCAAACAATGGTTCGTTTACCCAAACTTCAGTATTTACAAGTTCAACTGCTGGATTTTGATTCAATTTAGAATAGAAAGTATCAGCGTTAATTCTTAACTTACGATATTTCTCAAGAGTTTCGATATCAAGTTCTAAGTCTAATTCAGGTAAAGGTTTATCATGAAATAGAGCTTGATTATAAGCATCTAAATCGTTTCCAGATTTAGCACCTTTGTCAGATTTAGTTCTCCATTGTGTAAGAATTTCTTCCTTTGACATACCATAGTATTTGTCAGTAGGTTTCGTATGAGTTCTTGCACATTTTTCAGCAACAGCATCAAAATCAACTTCCGGTGTATGTGCTGCGATAATGTCATAAGCGTTAAACCAGACAGGTCCTAATAAATCTAACTTATGTTTAGCATTATAAGCTTGTGAAGTGTCCCAGAAAATGGTCCGTATTTCTGTAAAAAGTTCTTTGTTCTGTTTCATATTCTTATTTTACTACGAATAAGATACCAACGATTGCAGCTATACTAACTGTAGTACCAAGGATCATTATCTTATTCTTACGTTTAATAGTATTTTGATGAATATGTATAATATTATCCTTGTTCTTTATGATATTCTGTTGATTGGAAATAATACTCTGATAATTACTTGATTTCTGTTTATAAAGATTTATCATTGTATTTTGATCAGCTACTGTACCTTCTAAATCTGTAATCCAATTTTCCCTTAGATCGTTTTCCCAAGCTAGATACTCAAGAGTTGCTAATTCTTTAACGATTTCTCTAGTTTGTTCTAAAGTGAAAGCTTTGTAAGTTGTATCGTAATACGTAATTGTTTTTGGTTTAAGGTTTAATAAAGATATTGTAGTATCGTTTTTCGTAATCTGAGAAGAAGCTGTCAATGTCATCAGAATCGAAAGTATCAATAGCGATAATTTTTTCATTGTTTATTTGTTTATTTTGTTTGATGATTTCTTTGTAACGTAATATAACTTTGTCGACTGAATCAACTCTTATAGCAAGTTTGTCAATAATCAATGTTAATGAATCGTTGCTATTTTGTATTACTGAATTCAAGTTATTTAATGAATCGTTTTTAATTTCTAGTTCTTTAACGTTAGAAACTGTTTTCTTAATGTTATCTGATAATAGGAACATTGAAACGAAAAGTAACGATATAGTTAAAATGAAAGCTATAAGTTTTGTGGGATTCTTTGTAAAGAATACAGTAGTAATACCGATTAATGCTAGCATGTATACGTAACCTATATAGATTTCGTAATCTATACTAGATAGATAGTTAATGAATTGTGTCATTGTTTTATAATGTCTTTGTTAGAAATAAGATATGGAATAGCATGAATAACGAATAGAAGATAATCTGTAATAATAGAATTACTCTCAATTTGAAAGGTATTCTATCGACTAGTAGGAGTATTACCACTGATATGAAGATCAGCAGGAAAAGTATTATCGAAAAATTTGTTATCGAATCCATATGAAATATGTATTATTTTATTTTTCTAGATTTTAGATACTGTAATTGTAACTGAAAGAATAGAAACGATACTATAGCTAATGACTGCATAACAAAATACAAGATCGTATAAATAACGAAAGTATCAAATAATTTCGAAGTTTTATCGATTTCGTTTTCTATCATATGAAGTTCTTTCCATGGATAGAAAAATATCAAAGCTAATATTACAGTAATAGAAAATGTTATGAATTCTCTATTCAAATTTCTCTTTATTTTGATACTTAGCTTATTACTAGAAATAGTATGAACTACTATACCGATTAGAATAATATTCAAAATTAGTAATATCGTATAATGCATATCTGTTTGATTTAGAATATAGTACTAAACAAGAATCGGTTGTTACTTAATTGTAACAACCGATTCAGATTTTAACAATTTGTAATTAAGCTTGTGGAACTAAGATTTCCTTGATATTCGATCCATCATTAGAAGGATAAACTTCAAGAATAGAACCATCGTAAAAATCCAGATAATGATCTACAATGAAAACCTTTGAAGATTCTCTCATTTTAGCTATCATATCGATTAGTAACTGTTTGTAATTTATAGCTTTGTATGTTAATTCCTTACCGTCATTCAAAGGTCCTGAAATCTCATCAATAAATACACAATCATATTTCGTACCTAATGAAGCATTTCGTAAAACGTAGAATAATGATAATCCACCAAGTATGATTTGCATACCTGAGAAAGCTGGAGCTGTTCTTGTTACAGGAGTTTCGATATTAGTCGAATCGATAAGATGTAGAACACCGTTTACGAAAGCTAACTTGTAAGGTGAATCCTTAAGTAAATCGTTCATATGAAGATTCAACTTCTTAGAAACTGCATCGAATATCAATTTATTCAATCCAGATTTACCTATGAAAGTTTTGTATATCGCTAACGATGATTCCATAACACGATAGTTAATCGAATCTTGTATGTCAGTTTCTAAATCATTGATACTGTTAGTAGCGTTTTCAACTTTCCTGATATACATTTGTAGATTTTCAACAGTTTCGTTAAGATTCGATTCCATCTGTGACAAATACAATTCTTGAAGTTTTATCTTTTCCTGAACTTCCTTATTCTGATACATCTTTTCGAGATCAGATTTGAATCTTTCAAGTTTCGATTTAAGATTTTCGATTATGTTTGTTAACTCTGGAACCTTTAATTTCAGATCAACTAACGATTTCGATTTAGTATCGTAATCAAGTTTTTGTTTCTTAACTATCGAAATCTTTCCATTAATCTCTTCAACCTGATCCGATTTACGAGAGATTGTATCGATAGTAGTTTGATTGAACCCATCATAAGAGGTTTTTCTAATCTTATAACTTTCGATAGCGTCAATAACTTTCTTAGACTCTTTGACCTTTTCGATAATCGAATCGATTTCTTTTTGTTTCTCATCGTTAATCTCTTTTATTTGTTTTTCGATATCAGTTATAGTATCTGTAAGACTTCTAGCCAATTTCAAATTATCAGCACAATTCTCAGTTAACCAAGCATTAGGTTCTATACTATAATATGGTTTAGCTAATTCAGATTCTATAATTTTGATAGCTTCGTAAACTTCATTTAAATCATTTCTAGATTCGTTAATCTTTACTTGACATTCATTCTTACGATTTTGAATTTCTTCTAAAGCTTTACCAGTAATAGCATTTCCACAAGTTTTACAAGTTGTAGCAGTTTCATATACTGTAATCAATCCCGTATTAGTATCGATTAATTCTACAAGAGTTTCCGCTTTCTTCTTAGCATCAGATAATGAAGTTTCGAATTCAGATTTCTTTTGATTACGTTTAAGTTCAAACTCATGTTTAGCTTCACGTAATAACGTTAGAACTGTATTCTTTTCGTTTTCTTTAGATTTAAGTTCTGAATTCAATGTTTCAGTTTTCGAAGAATATCTGTTATTGATTTCAGAATTCATTTCTGATTTAACTGATTCAGTTATTGTCAGAACCTTTTGTTTCTCAGTTTCAAGATTCGAAGCTTCTAACTTAACAGAATTGTTTAATTCTGATATTTCATTTTCTATAGTTTTGATTTCAGAATTATATTCATCGATTATCGCATCGAAATTCTTGTAATCCAAAGCTAAAGCATCTGACAAGGTTTTCATACCAGTATGAACAAGTTCCAAATCGTTAGTCTTAGTTTCGATATCTTTACTAGTACTTTCGATATTAGTTTCTAACATTTCAGGATTTTCAACTTGATGTAAAGTTTCACGTAATTCGTTAATCTCTGAATGCTTCGTAGCTATTTTTAAAGAATCGATTTCTTTTTGTTCGGTTAATGACTTAACGATATTAGAACCATTTGTCTTAGTTTCCTTGAAATCTTCAAGTTCTAAAACCATAGCTTCTATAGATTTCGAAGGTTTACTTAAAGTTTTCAATTTCTCAGTTCTGACATTTTCATAATCGTTACTCATATCCTGAAAATATCTCAAACCTAAGTGATGCATGATTTGATCAGCTAATACATCAGGATTAGATTTAACTAATCGTTCTAAAGAATTAGCGTTAGTGAATAACAAAGCTTCCATGTCATGTACAGAACCAAAGATTTCACGTAATTCATTTTGAATCAAATCCAAATCTGTTAATGTTTCTTCGGAATTCGAAGACTGTATCAATAGTTCTTTAGAAATCGTTAGATTCTTGATATGTTCTTTCCAGTTATGTACAGTAATATCCTTAGAACGTGATTTAAAGAATCTTTCTATCGATTTCTTCAAAGTATATTTCTTACCATTACGACTGAAAACGAAAGTTGATTCAACTAAATTCGTATCTAAACGTTTATCGTTAAATACGTCTAAAGCGTTTTGATTCACTGAATTACGTGCTTGTGAACCATCGATCAAATCATCAACAATCCATTTTAACGTTTTCATGATATTAGTCTTACCGATACCATTAGTTCCAGAAATCTTAACCAAAGAACGTAATTTACTAAAATCTATATTTACATTGTCTTCGAAAGATAAGAAGTTCGAAACTGTAAGATTATGAAAAGTAATATGATTACGTTCGATAGTTTTACGTAGTTTCAATAACTGAGTTTTGAACAATTCGATTGTTGTAGTTTCAGCATTGTCTTTATCCTCTTCAAGAATACGTTTAGTAGAACGAATACGTCTTTTGATAAATGGAATAGCGATATCGAGTATTTGCTCTTCTGTAACTAATTTGTCAAGTTCTAAATCCAAGTCTTCTGATGTTTCAGAAAAGATATTTGAAGAATCAATATCAATAGATACTTCAAGATTTGGTACGTTCCTAGAAATAGCTTGTAAGATTTCTGCAGATTTTTCATGATATTTAGATTCGTTTCCAGTTACGACAATACGTAACATGTTTTTGTATTTCGAAACGTAATCTAATCTTAGATCGTTAATAGTCTCCCAATTAAAGTTCTTATCGATTAAGAATGTAGCTCTAGTAGTATAACAATCTACTGGAATGAATTCTGAACTTACTGTAGAATAATCATTAGTGTCGATAGTATGTACATAGAAACCATGATTCTGTAAACCTTTGACTGTCCTGTTACCGTTAAGATAATAATCACCTTCACCGAAATCACGCATCACTAATGATGAAGCGTAAGTAAATGTTTGATTCGAATCAGATTTGAATTGTTGAGGATTATGAATATGTCCAGCTAATATCGTTTTAGCTTTAAACATGTCAAAACTCTTAGCATCTTCACAACCTTTCTGAATTAATCCATTGAAGTTCATAGCACCAGCGAAATTGTCATGATAAATCTCAATAACATTTTTAGGTTCTATTACAACTTCACGTTCCCATGGGCTATAGTTTTCAATGTTTCCATCGAACTTATGTTCATGTGCCCATGCACCCCAATTTAATCCAACAGTATTTGAAGGATAAAAACCTGATTTCGTAAGAACTTTAATCTTACTAGATTCCTTGAATGATTCATGTAACGAATCCATTACCGAATTTTCGATAACTGACACACCAGAAATGTTGATATCGTTAAAACGTTGTTTCAAATCATGATTTCCGGAAGTGATAACGATTTCATTAATAGTTTCGATACTTTCTAAAGTTTTAATGAATCTGATAAACATCACGCGTTCAGTGTCAGTAACTGCACAGAATTCGAAAATGTCACCAGAAAGTACAACCTTTGAAATATCTAAATTTGATTTAGCATAAGATATGACTTCTTCTAATGCGCTAGCATATTCATCATATCTTTGTGAATTTCTCCGAATCTCGATTTGGATGTCGGATAGATGTAGAATTTTTAGCATAAGTTACAAATTGTTAATAAGATAATATTACTAAACAAAAAGACCTTGTTACATTTAAGTAACAAGGTCTTTTTTGTTATCTGTATCTTTATTTATCGTCTTCGACTGATATGATTGAACCTATCAAACTAGCTACTCCGAATATCATAATCCACATACTGAAGTTACCTCGTTGAATGTCGTTCCATTCGAATATAGCAAAAGAACTTGAGATAATAGAAAATCCGATATATGTCATAAGCCATAAAATACCAGTAAATAGTAAGAATCTTGATATAATCTGTTTCATATTTTTATTTATATTGTACCAATGTTAGTAGCTTAGTTTAATTTCGAAAGTCACAGTGTATTCTATTCCGTCTATAAGAACAGGTTCTTTGAAACTTTCAGATAAATCGATATTTGCTGTACTCAATTCTAGCATTGGTGAATCATCACATAAGAAAGTTTCGATTTGTGAACGTATACCTTCAACAGATTCTCTTAGATCGTTTATAACCTTTTCATAGTTATCAGAACTGGTAAGAGTATTACTAGATATAGTAACATCTATCGTATAAACATATTTCTTAAATATGATAGACAAGTAACTTGTCGTACTATACTTAATACCACACATGTATAGAGGAGTTGAATCATTGTAAGTACTTACAGCTTCCAAACTCTGTATTTGGTCGATGTTTATTGTCCGATCATTGATTTTTATGAATTTGACCATGTAATGAAGTTTAATACGAAATTATCATTTTTGTTAAGATACAGAGAATCGTTTTCATGAAGTCTTATGTACAAATCGTTTCTGATTTTATTCAAAGAAAATAGACTTTCATTAGATTCGTTACTAACGAAAGTTAGTATTTCATGTCTAAGATTTTGCATAAATTCGAATATAATCAAATGATTATGAGAGTCAACTTCAAGTCCTGACATAGTTTCTATAGAAATTGTATTTTCTGACATATCCATCGAATCTAATTTAGCTTTAGAATCTTTGGATATGAACGAATACGATAATCCATAATAAGGTAAAACAGATTCTATGCATAAAGTTAATGACTTACCCTTTAAAGTTATATAGATTTTTAAGTTACATCTAATAGATTCAGGATTGATAGAACCATAATTATGTTTAACTTCAGATATTGAATCAATATTTTTGATATTGAATATGATATCCTTGAAATCTATCATTTTGATATGACTGTTCATGATTTATTCAAAGGTTCGAATTTACTCATTACTGACTTACGTTGTTTTTCCAAAGACTTTATAGCAGTACTTAACATCTGTGCGTCATTAATAAGTCTTAGATTTTCTTCAGTATTTTCTACGAATAGCCATTTGTAATTATTATCGAATCGATGTCCATCGAATATGATATCATTCGATGATGTACAAACATCAACAACAGTTCCAGGTTTCATAACAACACAATCTTCAGGTTGATACAGTTCATAGTTAGTTTCGTAAACTAATACTATGTTTCTGTCTAATACTCTTTTACAATTTATTAGTAAAGAAATAGGTTGCGTTAATAAAGCTTTAATAGTTTTCATCATTATGTCTATTACGTTTCCAGAAAAAAATTGAAACGTTTATAAGATTCTCACTTACTTTTTCAACTACATCGGTTTTACTAGTAAGCATGAATTTCTTTAAACGTTTAACAAGTTTAGATTCTGTCATTTCACTTGGGTTAGAATCTTCGAATTCTCTCATACATTCATGACAAATGTAACCTATGTCGTTTTCATCAATATAGACAGAACACATTATATTGTCACAATCTAATCTATGACAAGTCATTACTCCCATAGCTAAGATATTACTATTTGTACGTGTTCAACGAAATCGTTCTTTAATCTAGTCAAACATTTTTCGATTACGTTGTTAATACCAGCACGTTCATTAGAAAATCTAGAAAGTTCTGAGGTAAGCATAGCATTTTCTTCAGTATATCTACTTACAAAGAATCCTAAAGATTCCATCGGAAGAGCTATAGAATAATCCTCGTATTCAAATCGAGCTATATTATCTTCAATACTTTTGATATTACCGATATTAGTACCGATTTCGATTAGTTTGAAAGAATCATAAAGATTCGACACTTTCATGTCTTCCATCAATGTATTGAAATGTTCACTATTTCTAGTAACATTAGAACCTGGAAATACACATCTAGATTTACCGTTAGTTTTAAGGACGACTATGTCCTTTATTGTTAAAAAATCCATTTCGTTAGATTATATAGTTGCAAAAATCTTCCAATTCGAAAGTTTTAGTAAACATTTCGAATTCATTTAATTCAAATTTCAAAGTTTCCAAATGTTCAACACTTAGAAACTTATGTTCAAGTTCTTGAAATATAGATTTCAATCGATTAAGATTATCTCGAAAGTATCTATTCGAATCCATAATTTTATTGAATTCGTTTAGAAGTTCTACAAGTCTATCTTCCATATTTATCCAAGAAGTATAAGTCTTCTGAAATCAACATTTCATTTTCTGGAGGTAGCTGATAATTGATTTCAGACAATTGTAAAGCATTGTAAGCTACTTCGAAAGAATCTTTACGGGAATTAAAGTACATTGTAAGATTCTTATCAAATCGATTATTGTAATCGTTAATCATGAAACCCATAGTAACGTTAGAATCATTAAGAATTTCTTTACTATAATCATTATGAACTAGAATATCGATTAACTTCTGAATACATCCATGACGTCTACCATATAATGATAATCTTCTACTAGGATGATTTTCCTCATCTCGTTCTATAACAACATTCACAGCTGAACAAGTTACATGTTTACTTGATCCTGAAATCTTCTTTCTTAACCAATGAATGATTTTGAAATTCGACATGAACTTATTGTAATTACTATTAGATGGATAGAAACTAACATCATCGAAAAAATCGTAATCTGATTCACGTTCTATGTTTTCGACAACTTTGTTTCTATTAGTTCTGATAGAATATCGATCAATATTCATACTTAATAATTCGTAAGAACATTCCTGTCCTAATTCCGAACATCTCTGTCCAACGAATTCAATATGTTTTCCAAAATCGAATAAGTAAGTTTCAAACAAATCGATATTTTCGTTCAGTGATTTAGTAATATCGTAAGGATATTCTAAAACAACTGAACTGTAATTACGTATGCAATTAGGATTCTTAATAGTTCCTTTCTTGATCTTTGTAATTATGTTAACTTCCTTACAGATAGTTACAGGATATGATACTTTATCGTAAGCTAAACCAAAGAAATTTAGAATACGTGCTCTAGTTTTGATTTTCATGATTACAGTCCTAGTTTTTGTTTGATTTTCTTGTCAACTAATTCATCGATTTTCTTAGACAAGATTGCATCAGAAAGTTGATGTTCAATATTTCTAGCAGCTTCATTAAGCATACCTTCGATACGACCTTTGAAGTTTATATCTTCTGATACATCTCTAACAGCTTGTAATAAGCTACTTTCACCTGCTATTAGCAGAGATGATTTGAATTTCTTAAGAACTTCTTCATTGAATTCGTATTCATTAAAACCGTATTTCATTTTAGTCATGAAATTATCAGTCATGAAGTTTTTGATTGAAGATTCGATACCTTTGAAAGTTTCAGATTCAGCGATATCTTTTAAATGACGTTTTGCGAATTCTTGGACGATATTGTTACGAATATCTATTTCGATTTGGGTATCGCCTCCGATTAAGCGTTCTAAAGCTTCAACGCTATTGATTTGAATTTTAATGCTCATAATTGAAATTTGTTATATTTGAATTTTACTAAACTTTTGAAAATAGTTAATCTATCATTTCAGGTGTTAGTATTGTTAATTTGTCCTTATGTTCACCATCGTCTGTAAATATGATATGGATTGGATAATTTCTATCAGGTCTTATCATCATTCTTATAGACTGTCTAAGATAATCATACTTTGGTGAGTTAGCGTCATTATTAAGCCATTTGATAAAATCATATGAACGGTGCCATATCCAGACTTTGATCGGTTTTAGTTTCTTATCTTTACGATATTCAATCGCAGCGAATAAGATTTCAGCAAACCAACCAATTTGCGATTCAAAAGATTGATTACTTGATATATGTTCGAACGCTGAACTAACAACTATATTTTCAAGTTCTGGTTGTATCAGTAAAGAATACATTCGTAAATCGTCACGTAAACCAATATAAGTATCTTTGAAACTTGGGTCGATTTCTACAAAATCTTCGTCAATGGATTTAACGAATAATTCTACTTCTTTTGAAAGTAATCTAAAGTTTTCAAATAGTATTGTTTTCATGTTTGTCCGATTTAATGTTTATCCGATACAAGCTTTATCTTGTTTCTTCTTTTCAGATAAACGTTTCTTACGTTCTAGACGTTTTAATGATTCTGTTAATTGTTCTATATGCTTTTCAGTATTCGATTTCATGTAAACATCTTCCTTGAATTCGTTACCTACTTTATAGGAAAGTTTTACAGTTATCGAATTTTCTGTAATCATCCAGTAATACGATGAATAATACTTCGTAAGTTTCTGTAAAACGTTAATCAGTTTGTTCATTTCTTCTGAAAGTAAAACGAATCGTTAGTAAGATATACTAAAGCTTCATGAATATCGTTATAAGTTATTCCAATCTGTTTATTGATTCTAAAGAATCTTGGGGCTTGCTCGATAAGGAAGTCACAATCGTCATCGAAAATAACGTAATTGTTTGTTGATGTTTCTAGAATGACTTTGTTTTCTAAAAGATATTGATAAACTTCACCACCTCTGAAACCGTAACCGAAACTATTATCATGTCTATTAGTAACGTCAATAATGGGAATGTTATTAAGACCTAACGATTTGAAAATCGTATTCCATTCTTTTACAGTATGATCGAATCTTCTAGTGGAAGTAAGAACTATAGCGACTTCAGGAAAATGTTTTGAAAATTCTTCATCGATCATAGAAATCGAATCAGAACACATATCATGTTCTATTTCAAGTTTTTCAAGTTTTCCTTGACTTCTAAGTTCATAGAATCTTTCACTATTAAGAACACCGTCGATATCTAGGAATATTAGGGCTTTGTATCTCTTCATTATTCGAATTTTATGTCGTAACCTAAATCTTTACAGAACTCTTCAGCTAAAGCTATAAAACAAAAACCACGTTTAGGTGAGAATTTCACACCTTCTAAGAAACTGAAATGAACTAAATCGTTTTCTATATGATAGTTCATGACTAATTCGAATTTCTTAGAATCGTATTTATAACGTTTAATCGTTATCACAGTTTTACTTTTAAGTTCTCGAATCTTACAGAAATCTGAACGATCTTCTTTAATCTTTTGATTGAATGCAGTTTTGACAGCACCATGATGTGATGTACCCCAACAATCAAATTGATAGAATCTCGAAAATGACATTCCTGGATTTAGAAGTCTTTCAGTCAATAACATTATTGGATTGATGTATGACAAAGAAGTTGAAATATGATATTTGTTGAAAAGTTCAACACGTTTATCGTAATCATATTCTTTCTGATAGTCAACTTCTTTGACCATTTCTAGGATCGAGTTTTCCATATTAATACATTGTTTCGTCATCTTCATCAGAATTCCTGAAATTATCTAGAAATTCTTCATGATCTTCCATAACTTTAGAAAAAGGTACATCTATGTAATCCCTTACAGTACATATGTTAGCTAATACTGGTTTATTATCTTCAGTCAATACTAAAATGTATGGCTCGAAATCGAAACCTGTCCAAATTAATGTAGGTTCGTCTTCCATGATAATGGATTCTTTTGGTATTAAGGTGACAGTTCCAGCTAACCAAAGATCATTTGTACCAGTCAAATCGTAATTAAACGATCTTGAATTAGTGTAAGGTACGAAAGTTTTTCCTTTTAATGACATGTCTTATTTCTTAGAGTTACGCATCGCAACATAGGTACCTGAAACTTTGTAAATCGTTTCATTATCTTGCTTGTTCATTTTCACTACTTCTTCATCAGTTGACCATTCTTGTAAGTCGTCGAATTTGTAAGATTTCTTGTGATTTAGATTGATTAATCTGACTAGGGATTTTTCGAAAGGTGTTAGCATAGTTGAAATATTTTGTTATAAATGTATAGTACTACGAAACCCTCAGAAGTTTCAGTTTCCGAGGGTTTCGTTTACTTTTATTTTTCGTAATCTTTCCAGACTTTTTCTTTGACATCATAATATTGATTCTTATCTATGTCGATAACTGTAATTATGAAATCAGATTCAGGATCATAGAATAAGATTTCTTCAAGTTCTTGATGGACTTCATGCCTCGTATTATAAGCGTAAATCTCATAATCAGTATTTAAAGTTATCAACTCGAATTTGTTGAAATGACCATTCTCCCAAAACAATCCGTTAATCTCTCTGAAATCTGTAGAAGTTCTCGGATTAGTTGTTATCGTATTCAAACCTAAGATTGTATCGATATACATTATGGGTTGTTCTGGTAGTTTACCACTTTCGCAAGTATAAACTTTACCATCTGACATGATAGCCAATATCGAAGCATCATGTAAATCTGTTTTTAGTTCAAATTGTTCCATTATCCTTTTATTTGCATTTGTAAAGTTATTGAATTTAATTGATTTGCATATTCTATACCAGTTACTGTTTTAATAGCATCAGAACATGAAACATAATCATATTTTAGCATAAGATTATCGATCAATTTGTTTATTTCTTTAGTGGAATTATCACTATCCGGATAAGGCGTGAAATATTTACAATCCCTAGCTAAAGCTGTATCAGTTGGTAACATTTCAGGTAATTCCGATTCAGAAACATAAAAATCACTAGTAACACTAAGAACTGACCCAATAGAAATACCATCATCCTTTTTCCTTAACGTTTCTGTATTTTCATCGATGTTTTTGATAACGGATTTAATCATTAATGTCAAATCGTTAGTAGACATAGGTTCAATATTCTCCACAAAGTTCGAACATTCTGGATAGCATTTACCCTTATAATCTTTATTAGGATGGAAAGTTAATATCGACATTGCTATGAATTTAGCAACATTTTCTGAGTAAGTTGGAACGAATCTATTATCACTAACAGCTTTAGTGACAGATCGATTAATCAGATTTCTAGTCAATGACTTTACGATATTGTTTTTATGAGTTGAAAACAAATGGGAAACTCTTACGATTTCAGCAACACCTTTACATTCCGGTTTGTTAACAGCATTATCTATAATAGCTTCAGAAAGCATTTTCTGAATAGCATAATGATTGCATGGAATTCCAGTTGGTATAGTTTCACTAAGAATTAAACCTTTATCGTTTCTGTTAGTATCTTTATTGTAAACGAAATCTGTTGAAACATGTAACAACTTAGCTTTGTTATTTCTAATGTATTCAGCGAAAACTTCAACAGCTTTAGTATTTACTTTAAAAGCGTTTGGATTAGTACCACATGCTTGAACGTTAGTAAATGCTGCTAAGTTAATGATATAGTCCGGTTTTCTTCTATTGATATACTCTCTTAATTCTGTTATATCTGACATATCTAATTCACTGGACGATGTACAATATATGTCAAAGAAAGAGTATTTCGATGTTTCTAAGGAATGTACATAATTTATGAATTTTTCCTTAGTCTTTTCAGCGTAAGTACCGCTTTCAGATGGATGATTTTTGAAAGCTTCCAGTTCTTTAGAATCACTTAGAAATTTTGGCTTCCAGGAAGATTGTATCAGATTAGCTAAGTCGTTACCAATTTGACTCGAAATACCAGTTATTAGGATAACTGGCTTAACTCTGACATCTTCAGTGTTTTTACATAAATTGATGTTAGAAATGTTTTCTTTATCAACAATTTCTAAACCAAAGTCTTTAAATAAATTTTGCATAATTCTTTGTATTAAATTATCATTTTAGTATGATAGAATAGTACTAAAGAATTATGCAAAGTTACTTATTTTTACATGTCTTTGTATTTCTGTGCTAGTTTTCGCAACTGTGTATTCTTATTCATTTTACCACTGTTGGAATTTATATCATGGAAATATTCTGTAAGGAATTTGTCAAGACTTTTTATATCGTTAACAGCTTTACTGTAAATATCTAAATCTTTGGAAATATCGTCATACATTTCATATTCTGATCTAAATTGATTAAGTTCTAAAGTCTTTTTAGTTTTAGAATCTCTCCAATGTTCTAAAGAAATATCAAGTTTCTGTAAAGCGTCAGAAGGTGCACGGTTAAAGCTTGATGAAGCTTCAATACCAATTCTACGTATAGTAGTAACACCGTCATTAGTACCCATTGAACAATATGTTCTATGATTTTTGAAACTATTACCGTACTTAGACAATTCGTTAGCTAAATCTTTTTCGATTATACCTTCTAAATCATTAACTTCCATGTTAGAATTTTTCATTAACATAGAAAGTACACCTAGATTAGTATTATCGTTAGCTAAAGCATATCCTTTCTTTTTATCGTCTAATGCTTTATGATCCATAACTGTAAGATTTCTAATATTCATTACAGTAACAGTAAATGCTGAATCACTGAAATTATCAGTTAACCAGTTTCCAATACCAATAAACAATTGATTAGACGATTTTGGGAAAACACGTTTTAGAGAAGGATCAACAGCAACTTGAGAATATTTATCCTTTTTATCATTCATGTCCTGTTCGATTATCAAAAACGGTGTACCGTCAATTTTCTGAAAAATATAGTAAGCTATGTCATTACTAGCATATCTGTTATAATTTTTCGATTTACCTAAATCCATGAAATCGTATAAAGATACACGATTATAAGTATCTTCAGATTTAACAAGACGAGTAACTAATGATACTTGATCATCAGTTATTCTAGATAAATCGATACCTTTTTCTTTGGATAAATTTAATAAGAAGTTTTTCGTCAATGGATATTTGAACAGTTCATTGATTTTCTTAGATTCATTAGCTTCATTTAGTTTAGCTTCATATAGATTATGTAATCCTTTCATATTTAGTTTTGTTATCTTTATTGTAAAGTATATGTATTAATTTCTATTTCTTCAACTGACGGAAATCGTATATCACGTCTTTCAAAACATCTCTAGCTTCAGCAGCATCATATCTACCTGTAGCTAAAGCGTCAATAGGTCTTGAGATCAATTCGTTGTATACTAAACCATGGTCAGGATTTCTACGTTTACCACCACTTCTACGTTTCTTTAAAGCTTCATCAGTAGGCTTCCAGTAAGTTCTACCTTTACCTAAGTTAAACATTGATTCTATACCAGCTTTATCCTTGGGCATTGCTGGTTTCAAAGTAACTTCCAAAACTATTTCATCAGGGAAATCATCATATCCTAAAGTATCACCGAATCCTAATTTAGAATTAGTTAAAATCAAGTTACCGATAGTAATTATAGGATTCATAGGATTACCAACTGTTAAATGCCAGTTACCTATTGGTGCGTTAGTCAATAATGAAGTAATCATTGGAATTGAAGGTCTACCAACTTTGTCAAGTAACTGACCAAATCCAAGATTCAAAGCATTAAAAGCGATTGTTTTCAACAAGTTTACAACGTTAGTCTTAGCATTAGGACCTGTAAACTTATTCAAAACTACTTTCATTTGATCGAAACCTTTAGTTAGAAAATCATCAAATGATGTTGCTGAAAGGAACTGTAAGTCTTTCAAATATCTTGTAGGTCTAGGACCTGTCCAGAATCTAGCACCACCCCAGAATTTACCGTTGTTCATAGTAACTGCTAGAATATTTGAAATCAAGTCGATAAATGCAGCCTTACCGTTAATACCGTTTATAGAATCTAGTTTGTATCTAAATGTCAAAGTAGTTTCGAATTCAAATCTAAGACCTATATCACGAATATGTGTAGTATGAATAGAATCAACTGGACCATAAACTCGGTTATTGTCATGAATAGGATTGTAATCTAAACGATTTTCACCCATCATCGCTTCTCTACCGAATTTTGGGTCAACGAATCTAAGTATGTCTTTCATGTAACCATTTACACCATTCTGATCACCTTGCATGTCAGCTCGTTCAGTTGAAGCTTCCAAAGGTCTCCAATTCATTCCATAATCGAATGTCATGAAATCAGAAAGCTTATTTACATCTTCCGTCATGAAAGTAACAAGTCTACCTATATCATGATCCTTTATTGTAGAAGTATCTGTGATATCATCTAGAATAGGAAATGGAAAACGTCTTAACGTAATCATTCTATTTATAGGTGAACCAATATCTTCAAGATACAAAAAGTCAGCAGCTTTATAAATTCTATGACCTAAAGGATTCTTTATTAAATCTGTAAGCTTTATGTCAGCATATAACTTATTTCCTTCACGTATTCGATATTCATCATCAGTTCTAGGATAAGCGTTAGCATGTGGACCCTTGTATTTGAAAAGATGATAATCATTGAAAAGTGACTGATGTCCAGTTATTTTTGGTGCTGGTACTTCACCTGAATCTGTATCATGAAAATCATCACCACGTGGTAACTCAATTTCTTCCAAATCGAAGAACTCGTCACCCCATTGAACTTCGGGTAATACATCGTTACTAAATTCATTCTTAGATACTTCTATCGTTTCTTTAGTATCGATATTATCTGTTACAGGCGCATCGTTAATATTCATTCGTTCTAACTTTTACAAAATGTGTGTATCTGTTTAAGTCATTAAGTATTTTCTTATTAAGCTTATTCAGATTGGTCTCTAATTCGTCTCTAGTTTCGAATACAAGTAATGATGGAACATCGAATAGATAGTTAGCATATTTCTTACAGAAATCATCTGAATATGTTTTCTCTCGAACATCAAATGAATATGTCCATTTGTCTAAATATCTGTTTATCTTACGACCTCTTACTCTAAAACGTACACGATTCAAATGAGTTTTAACATCTTCGAAAGATTCGTGAACTTGTACAGTTTTAAGATGATATGTTATTGATTCACCTTCGATTATAACATCCTTTACTATACCCCTAAATCTGAGGTATAGGAAAGGATTTTCTATAGAACTTCTAAGAAAATAAACAACATCATCTTTAGCGTGCAGCTTTCTATGAAGTATATCCATATTCTATGTATAATTGTTAGTCTTTAGAAACGTTTTTCATTTTCCATAAACTGGATAAAGAATTAAGTTTCGGTACTCTAGGTAATTTTGAAGTGTTTTCTTTAGCTTCTTGTAATGTTACAGGATTGATGATTTCCTCTTCTTTCTCAGTAGTTTCAGATTCTTCAGTAATTGTCGATTCGTTAATTACAACAGGTTCTACATTTTCTAAAACCTTAGGTTCTTCTAGAACTATATCAGAAATAGAATCGAACATACTGTAATATACATCTTCAGCGAATTCGAACTTGATATTATCTTTGCTTATATTACTACCGAAACTTTCGATCATATCAGAGATTCCATTCTTAACTGAATGTACAAGGTTACCATCTGTTAAAAAGTTTTGAAGAATCGTTTCATTAGGTAAAACTGTATTAGTAATATCAGATTGTTCAATACCAGCTTCTTGATAATCCAGTATCAAAACTACAGGATCGTTGAAAAATTGAGAAGCTACAGTTACATAAGCTATTCCTGTTTCTTTATCATTTGTATTTTCTTCGATTACTTCTACAACTTTTGGTTCTTCGATTACATGTTCGATACCAAGTACCTGCGAAACTATCTTACGTTTGATATCTTCTAATGTAATGTTATCAAGGTTTTGTGAAACCACTTTAGCTATGTCAGAGTCTGAAACGTTTAAAGCTTTAGCGGTTTTATGAATGAATTCAATATCGAAATGGTTACAGAATTCAATTTCGATAGAATAGATACAATTAGTTCCTTGTTTCTTTGAAATCTTAATAGCACTATCTACGAATTGTTGCTGTTCAGTTAATGGTGAAACTTTAGCTTGTTGAACGGGCTGTGATGTAGCTGTAACATTTTGTATTGATACAGTAGGTTCTGGTAATACTTGAGAATGATGTATTCCAGGATTCGATTCATTAGTTTTTGATGCAGTATTTCTAAACTGATTTCCAGCACCTAAGTTAATTGAATCTAAATTACTTTTAACATATTGCGTAGAGTCGAATAAATCTAATACGTCTATTTTTTCACCTTTTTTAGTGTAAGCGAAATCACCCTGAACATCTACAATTTCTATTTTCTCAGAAGTAACAGCATCGCTACCTCTATTGATAGGTTTGATTCTTGTATAAGAACCGATTAGAGCATTACTCATAGTCTTGTTTCTTTAGTTTTTATGATATATGTATAATTATACTTAAAAACCCCATGAAATTTCATGGGGTTTAAAAAGAATATGATGAACAATTAAAAATCTAACCTGTATACATTAACTTGAATGTCGAGAAAGATGTTGGTAATATTGAGAATCTGTTACCATTACCAGTACTTGTCGTAGTTTTAGTTTTAGATGAAGCTTGTACATATCTTGTTTTAGTACCACCACCTTCTCTTTCTTGATAAGGTTCCATAAATGTAACTTGGTGATCGTGGGCTGGCATTTCAGCTATACTTAATCTCTTTGTGGACAAACCATAAATCGGTAGACCATATTCATGTGAACCTGTATTCGGTGTATGTGGAATCAATGCGTCACCAGATATGTAAAAACCTGGGTCTACTCTGTAACCATAACTATCTAAAGCTTTAGAATAACCTTGACCTATAAGTACTAGACCAGTAAGGTTTGGTGTACCATTTCTACCATCACATAAAACGAATTTACTTAAATCAAATTCTTTAATTGTACCACCACTTATCATAGCTTGTGCATTTACTTTACCTCTTCCATTAAGCTCGAAATACTGACCAACTATAGCCCTATGAAAATTCATACTACCACTATCATTCCACCAATTCCAATATCCTGGAGGTGTGTAGAATGCTATCAAGTCTATAACCATACCATAAACTAACTCACCAGTTGATGTAAAAGGTGTCCATTTTACATCTGTTACATGACCATTATTAGTACTAATCGAAGTAATGATTCTACTTGGATTAGCTTCCTGTTGAACAGTAGTTCCGAATGTCGGGTGAGCTATATTGATGGAGTTACCTACGTTAGATTTTATCAACCCACCAGAAACTGATATACCTTGAATAGCTTGTACAGTTTCAGTTCTTAGCATTGTAACAGTATTAGCTATATCACTGTTTATCTTATTAGTAAGATTCGTATTTACTGTATTTATCTTATTATCTAGTGTTGTATAGTTACCAGAAACTAACGAACTTAAATTTGATATATCAACATCATGACCATTAAGTCTGGCTGTTAATGCAGCATTAACATTATCCAAATCAGTCTTTTTAGCTAAAGTAATCCAAGCTACAGAATTTATAGAACTTGTCGAAGCTCTGAACAATATATCAGTAGTTGTTACAGCAAATTGAGCTTTAGTGGAAGTAGAAGTATCTACCAAATTCAAAACATATCCTGGTTGATTATTAGGAGAAGTTCCAGCAGCTAATCGATAAATACCATTAGGTGAAGCATCACTTGGAATAGCAACAGAATTTCTAAATTGTAAAGCATCCCTTTGTAAATTACCTACGTTATTATTTAAAACGTTTATACTGTTATTAATCGTAGCTATTTGATTTGCTATATTCTGATTGAATCCATTTAAAGCGTTCATTACAGCTAAAGCTGTTGGAATCTGTGTAGAAGTTGAAGAACCATTAACCACACCAGTAACAGTATATCCAGAACCTCTAACCTTACCTAAAGCATCAGTACTTAAAAATGTCATGTTTGGAATCGTACTAAATGTAGGAGTTTCCTTGAAATCTATTTTGTAAGTCTGTCCAACAGGCATTAAAGATTGATGTATACCAATGTTCGTTACATTTTGAGCAGTTAATACTTCAAATGCTGTATGTAAGATATCAGACATAAATCTAGCCTTACCAATAACTTTGAAATTCGATTCAACCTGAACTTCACTAGTCTGTGACATATCCTTAGTACGTAACTTAATAACGTCTTCACGAATTATGATTTCTGAGAATTCGTTTTCGTATACTGAATAATTCGAAGTTAATCGTAAAGCGTTTAGATCCCTATAAATTCTAGCAAAGTCTCTAAGTGTATTAGCTCCTTTGTAACCGATTATGATACCATTTTTATAGTTATCCTGTAATACAGCTAAAGCTGTAGAATCGTTTACACCTGGACCATATTCGTTAGTTGTTTTACCAGCACCGTTCTGAGTCTTTTGAATCAAGTTATGATACATTTCAGCAGCACCGAATATGAATGTTGTAGCATCATCCATAGAATTCATATTCGAAGTTGATAATGCTACGAATCTATGTTTATCTAGAAGATATCCTGGTTTCGATAAAGGAGAACCGATATCGATAATAGAATCAGGGTTTACTTGATTATTATTTCCAGAAGTTGTAGCATCAGGGAAGTTCTTTGCGTAAGCTTTAAATACTTCATAAATGATAGAACCTTCGTTAATACCTGCGATAGCATCATTAATCATTTGATTAACACGTTGTTCGGTAACACCTTGTGCTTGTGCAAATGACATTCCAGCATCCTTGAACTTACCTAAAGTAATATCGAATGTTATGATACTTCCGTCAGGTAAAACTATATTATCATTTGATATAATCGAATCAGTTTTTAAAGTGTCACATAATTTAGCTAAATCTGAAGCCAATTGCCCATTTATGAAAGCTAAATTCACTTGATTAGGATTCGTTAGATTGTAAGCTACTCTGAAATCATCCCAAATAGCCCAAAACCATCTTGAACCCCTTTCACCGTTAGTTGAAGGACCTGGAAGACCTTCCCTACCAGGCATACCCTTGAACAAAGGACTGGATAAAAGTATCGAGAAGTTATAGTTCAAATTCTCAATTAAAGTATTCCAATCACTAACGGATAGTTGTTTAAGCCTTATACCAGTATCTTGAAGATTTTCCATTCCTTGTTAATTTCGTTTTATGATATATGTATAATTTTAAGACAATTTCAAAATAATTCTACCATAATCAGCTTCCATTTCGTATTCGAAAGTATTCTTCTGACTATATTGGATTATCTTATCATCGATTGTCAATATTCTATCTATAGAATACATGCTGATAAACGTACCTAGAAAGAAATTCGTATAAGTATAGTTATCAACATCTTCTAACTGCATTGAATTCATTGTAGCATTATGTACATAAGTTTTCAATACATCTAATTTCATTTGATTCGATATTGTATTATTTGCATAACTAGCTCCAAATACTGTGCTTAGTAAAACTTCTCTAGTTAGATTTCGTAAATCAAAAATTCTTTCAGTAGATATGATTTCGATAGTATCGAAGTATCTAAAAATTGATGATATAAACGAATTCGATTTGTTTACGTTAGTATATCGATTCATTATTGAGAAGTTATCGTTATTATACAATTTCAAAGTACTATCATAAATCGGTGATAATGTATAATTACGATCTTCGATATCGATTTGATCAGTCATTGAAATAGTTGACCATTTCTTTATGTAACGTAAGTCTTTATTTATCTTTTCGATAGTACCATGTTTACTAGAATTGTATAGCATAGAACCATTGTAAATAGTTCTAAAAATCGGAGAATATGTTCCACTATATCGATACATTGGAAAAATTAACTGAGTATCTTCTAACTGTAATAACCGATTGTCTTCAGACTTAATAGAATTCAGTATCGGAAAATAAGAAGGTTCATAAACTTTTATCCTTTTCTCAGAAACAGTAATATCAGATTCGGTTACGTAAGTATAGTTAATTGCGTAATTGTTCAATATGTTAGCTATAGCAGCAAATGATACAGCTTTATATCTTTTGTTATTCGTTCTAGGTGATACTACGATATCGTAAATAGAGTTGTAATATGAAATAGCTTTAGAAATATACCAATCGTTATCTTTAGTAAGTAAAGTTGGTTCACCAGTATAACTAGCTAATTCAGATTTCAATGATCTCCATTGTTGACCAGTTGGTTCTCTGAAAGAACGCATTTGTATATCCTCACACCAGAAATATTCTGACTGAATTTCGATTACGTTAACAGCTTTGTATTCGACGATAGTAGTACCATCGTTTCTAACAGTTCTCCAAGTAAAATCATCACCTTGTGACAATACATCTAAGAAATCACCGTTCCATCTGAAAATATCACCCCTTCTAATGTTATAGTAAGTAGTATTAGAAGGAACATCGTGATGTCTCCAATCATAACCTACATCAACACCATTGAAATACTTTCTATTGATTTCGTTATACAAATCTAACGAAATTACATCTTGTCCGAAACTAGAAAGTTTCTTAGTAGAATATACTTTGTTAGAAAAATACAACAAAGACCTGTCAAGCATGTAAGGTATTCCACCTTCTAATGATGTTAGAACAGGGTCAGGTATATAGAATCTGATAAGAATTGTTAACGTTTTGAACTGTTTATTATCAACTATCGATATGTAATCAGAAACTGATGTTGTCGAAACTTGATCCTTTGTCAATAAAATAGCACAGAATCTGTAACCTTCATAATTACCAGTAAATTCTAACTCAGCACCTCTGAAAAATGTATAGTAATTAGTTTGAGAACCGTCACGTAACTTCATTTCCGACCAAGAAGTTTCATGATATCCATCAACCAAGTGAGTTAAGTATTCTTCGTAAGCATCAATATCAGTATCGATTAAGTCAGTATATTCTATAGGTTTGTTAGTATATCCTAAAGCTTTACGTGCGTTAGTAAAATATGGAGGTAAACCTTCACCTATAACATACCAAGAATGTGTATGAGTTCTTAAATCCCTTCCAGCGTTAGAATATTCTGGTGCGAAATTATCATATCGCATAGAAAGAGCTATGTTCAAATCATAAGGTCTTGAATAAACATTACGACCTTGTGAATGACCCCATTTAACTATGAAAGGATTGAATTTATTCACGTCTTTAGTAATAGCGTTAGTTGATTCTTCAAGTCTTAGATATTCGTTAGGAACAGTTGACTGAGCTTCTAATGTAACGATATCTAAATCTTTTAACATGAATTCTTTAGGTATGTTAATAGAATCGAAATGTTCATTAACCATATCGATTAGATTTGCTTTATATTGAGCTAATGATATTCCAGAATCCTGATCCCATCCTCCTACAAATAAAGGATCGTTAATAGAATCTATCAAATACTTTTTGTTAAGAACTGGATCGGAATCTACTGGATCGTAATTACTAGACCTGTCAATTGAATAATCGAAATCTTTATGTGGAATGTAAGAGCATAAGAAAAGTTCCGGATAAACATATGACATCAATTCAAGATTAGTTGTTGTACTAAGATTGATTTCTTTGTCTAGTCTGATAACAAAGAAGTCTCTGTACATATACCTTTCTTCGATTAAATATAAATCATTATTCAAAGATATTATGTCTTCCTGAGGGAATCCTGTTACTATTAAATCGTGACTATTGACAACTTTGAATCCGTAAGTAGTTCTTATAGATGAAGGTAAAACTAATTCAAGATTTTCATATTGTTCAGAAGTATTTACAGAAGCTATGAAAAATCTATCACCATCTTCGAACATTCTTAACGAAACACTATTCAACTTAGCTGACCTAAAATCACGTAACAAAGCTTGTTTCGCCTGTTTAATCGTATTGTACGAATCAAATTTGAATTCGTAAACAATTATCGAATTAAATCTTATCTGTAATACTGAGTTCTTAGGTGGAATCCATAACCAATTCAATTCAGCTTGTGAAGCTAATTCTTCAGATTTGAAAGCTGTCAATTTATTCGATACTTGTAAATATGGATCAGCTTGTTCAATAGTTCTTTCGAATTCGTTTTTATGTTTGGAAATGAATAACGCTTCAGGATTTTGTAACAATACGTTTTCAGCTTCACCGGTTGTTATATCATCCAAATTACAATAGAATCCAACATATTGTGACCAACCATTAGCTACTTCTAAATCTTCGAAAGTGAATTCGAAATTGAATAACGCTGGATGAATCAATGAGTTCCTGGAATAACCATTAGTGATATCGTTATTTGTTTCAAGAATCATTCTTTCGTTAGCTAAGTAATCGTTAAGAACGAATTCACGCTTAGAAGCCCAGTTACCATTCTCAGCTGAAAATCCATAATACGAAATCGATTTATCGTCACCACTGTAATTTACCTGTAAAGAATCAGGTCTAAAGTTTCTATCCGATAAATATGTTCTAATCCAATCGAAATAACTGTTATGACCTTTACGCATGTCTACAGCTTTGATTAGTTTTCCTTTCGTTAGAATCTTTTTGATATCGTTAGCGTATGATTCGTTTTCTAATCTGAAGATACAAAACATTTCAGGTAATTCACCATAAGTAAACAATGGTGCAAAGAATCTATTTTTCTGTAAAGGTGATGAACTGTCATAATAAGCACCCCATTCGTATAGATAATCCCTCTGTTCGTAAGGATATTTAGCTTGTTCTAAGTTTACGTTTTTATGTGTATACCATTCAGTTAATTCAGAAGAACCTTGCATGAAGTTCTTAACAGCCAATGGAAGAGAAACTGACTTGTTAATCTTATTAGCTTTGAATTGTGAAGAAGACAAATACATTGTAGAGTTTATCGATTCGAGATACATGAAATCATTATCGTAAACGTACTTAATGTTACCAGATAATCTTACATTCGTTCTTTGTAGTGAATGTACTCCTGTTTTTGTTCTCTGTGAATCTGTTAATGTTGGATCGATAAGTGTCATAGTAAAGTCTTATGAAATATGTATAAAAACAAGAAAGGTCGATATCTTTCGATATCGACCAAGTTCTACGCATAAAGAAAAGTCTTATGATATTTGTGGTGAAGTGTTACCAGTTTGGAATTGGTTAACAAGATTCACTTTATCGATTGATATGTCATGATTTGATAACGTTGTACTTCTAAATTTAGCTTGAACATTTAAGTCAAATCTAAAAGGTTCATTGTTAATAATCATATCGATACCTATAAGTTTATTGTAATCGAAGGTATCGTTTAATGAGTTTGTCGAAACACCATTAGGTCTACCTAAAGCATCAGTCATTCGATATTGCATTACAATAGGAATTAACAAAGCATTAGAATCACCTGGATGTAATTCTCTTACAGCACCAGCATCTGATGAAGCTACCTGAATAGATGAAAACGTATTCGAAGACATAAAGAATTTCGAACCCGTTGTAAAATAACCAACAATATGTTTATCATTTACGTTATAAGGTGCTGTCATTGAAGCATTATAAGCATTTTGAATAACTGGAGCTTTATGAACTTGATTGTATCTAGAAACTCTTTGTAATTCAGTTTTGATTCTGTCTATTGTAGTTGTATTTGGATTAGCTTTCCATTCGATAACGAAAGGATGATTGATACTTAACGCAACCCAGTTTAAATCTACCGAATCAGCTTTTACTTGTACCGATTCAACGTCTCCTGAATTATTTATATGTACAGCGTTATGTTCAGTTACGACAGCACCAGCTACGATATCAGCTAATGGAATAGTTGTTGGAATCAAACTGAAATCATCAGAATACAAAGGAATCGAACTTGATATATCATTCTTACGTAAGTATAACACTTGACCATTTTTCTGACGAACTGTGTCCTCACTTATAGCAACTCCTATAACATTGTAATTGTTATTTGTAGTATCGTTAGATAATACTCCAGGACTTGTAGAAAGTAACTCAGCTGTAATAGCAGATTTGTTTGTTATACGAATATAGAAAAGTTTCCTAACGATATCACCGAAATTAGAAGCTTCTGATAAATCAACTTTCTCAGTGTAATATCCACCAAAAAGATTTATAGTAGCATTCTTTTGAACTGAGTAAGACTGTTGAGTATCACCGTCAACTATATCAATAGAAAGATTAGCCATACGTTTAGATAACAATTCTTCAAGTCTTGTAAGATCGTTAGCTTGTTTTGTAAGATAATCAAACAATGAAATCGTTGTTTGTTCGTTAGTTAAGAAACCTGATGCTATCTGTTGAGAACTATGAGCGAAATACTTATCACGTTCAACGAATGAAGTTGCTAAATGTTCATCGATTCCTTTTGATCTAAACAATTCGTTTATCTGTACTTGTTTTAAGTCTTCGAAATTTGATTTTACTTGATCGATTACATCAGTGGTATTTAGTAAATCGTTTGGAAAGTCAACAGTAATTATTTCAGACCAATCAGATTCCAATCCTGAAACTGGATAACCAGCTTCTGAAATAGCTTTTATTCTTATCTGAACCTTCTCACCTGCTCTAATAGGAATATCTAACTGATTTATGTTTGTCTTATCAGAATCTTCTGTTACAATAGCGTCCCATACATAAGAACCATCGATATTCTTAACCTTTTTCAAAGTTACGGATGGATAAATGTTCCAATCTGTAAACGAACCAACTAATTCTTTACCTTGATCAGTATATGTTAATCTTTGTGAACTTGTATTAGCTTTCGTAGGAGATAAGTATCGATACTGAACTAAATACGAAATGATATTCTGAGGTCTTGAATTCTCTGAGAATATTGGTTCTTGTACTGGCCAGAAACCACGAATTCTGTATTTAGGTTTTAATGTAGTCAAATCCTCATTTTGAGTTTTCGAAGCTATATCACTAATCAAAGAATCGTAGTATTTTGAACGATCATTACGTTCACCGGATAATTTTTGAAGTTCGTTTCTATCCTGACTACGTTCTTTAGCTGACTTATACTTTCCAGCATTAATACGACTAGAAATATCCCTTATCGAATTTTCTAAAGCTACGATTTGCGCATATACTTTAGATTTTTCAGTAAGCATCTGATTAATCTTCTTAATGTCAGTATTATCCATTAAATGTTCGTTAACTTGAACAACTTGGAAGAAGGATGAATCAACTTGTGGTCGATCTGGTTTAATACCTAAGCTTAACGGAATTGTAGATTCTTCAATTAATGAAGAAAGATACGAACCTATATTTTGAACCTTCTGATTGAAATAAGCATTGAATGGTAATCTAGCAGAATCTTCGATAACTACCAATTCGTCTGAATCTATTCTATACGATTTAGATAATTCAGTTCTTACACTAGTATCGACATTAACAGGTGCTAAGAAAACATATTGATATGAATTACCATTGATTGGAACATGTAAACGTCTTTGCTCGTTTTCGATATCTACAGTAAGATTCAATTGTTTTACACCAACCGATATAGCGTCAAAACCACCAACACGTTTAACATTTGCAACTTTTGTAGTTTTATTTACTGAAGTTACAAGATACTTACTAGTACCTTCAGCGTTAGTTAGATAATCCCCAGCATCTAATTCTCTAGTATTTGATATAGATTCTGTATCAGAGTAATTCAATGATTCTAGTTCGACATTACTTGTACCATTATCCAAAGGTGTAATCTTAAGAACATCGAAATTACCATAAAATCTTTGAACTCTAGGTTCAGTGTCATATACGTCTTCATATTCTTTGAAAACTGTATCACTATTTCTAAGTGCTTGTATTAAATCGTAATATTCGAATTCGTTAGTATTATTCGTTATGAATTCTTTAGATACAGTTATTTTCTTTACGAATACTTGATTTGTCGATAGAATGTTTGAAGGTAAATCGAAAGCTACTGAAGAAACTGGATTCATAAAGTTCATAACAATAGACTTGTTCAATAACTTAACGTCTTCAAGTCTTGTTATGTTTTGCCAATTCTGTAACATTCTATCATATGACGAAAGAACAATACTACGTCTTACCCCATCTTGAAATACTACAGCTTTTTGACCAGATTCATTAAGACCAAGTATTTGCTTTTGATTCGATAAGACTATTTTTAATTCGTTATACAATGAAGTATTCGTAGGTAACTGAATAGTTGTTTCAGTTCCATCAGGATGTTTAATTGTAAAAGGTACAGAAACTTTATCAGAAGTTATAGCTTCTTGAATAGCATTCATAATATCAACGATATTGTTTGAATTAAGATTCAATTGTCTAAGTTGTTCAGATAGTGAGTTTTCAGCCCTAGTTTGATTGTTAGCCATAAGTTCAAATATCTATTCTTTTATGCGTTATAGTTTATGTATAAAACAAAGAAACCTGTTAGATTTCTCTAACAGGTTTCGTATTAATGATCATGTAACTTTTAACTCATTAGTATCAAATCGGAACCGTTACTAGTTTCCTTGATATAATCTTCAACTTTATCGAAACGTTCTTTAGCGTCAGCTGTGATTTCATCGACATTCAGTTTAACATTTCCAGGATATTGGAAATCGAAAGAATTTATGATACGTTTAACACGCATTAGACATGCTGCTGTAACATATTCGATGAACAATCTATCGTTATACAAATCTTCCGGAGGAATTCGTTTAAATACTGAAAGAACTAAATCACCGTTATAAGCACCTTGTATCAATAGTTTATGCGTGTTCTGATTGTAATTAAATCTTACTCCTTTTGTAAACAGAGATTCATATTGCTGAACTTCAAACATTCTTATAAGACCTTCCTGAAATCCCATTTCTCTGTCATATAAGTTATTGAACATAGTTGAACGTTGTCTACTTATAGAAGAATATGAACCGTTCATAGGTCCTGACATATACGATAACATACCCCAAGGTGCGAACTTAGCCATGTTACCACAAGCCATACAACTATTTTGATTGATAACCTTCAATTCGTAAACGTTTTGAATATCATCAGGTAATCTTATAGATTGATTTTGATTAGTGTCACGAATATCAGAATACTTTATCATTAGCCATTCTTCTTGAACAGCTAAATCGTATTCTGTATAGAAAAACAATGCACATTTCTTTATGACTTTTGGCATAGATTCTAATGGATATTCGAAAGGTATTTGACCGTCTTCTGAAATCTCAGATTGTATGAAAGTCATGAAAGAGTAATCAGCTTCTGTTAGCTGTATACCACCGAAATCTGGATTTTGAGGTTCTGTCATTTTTATAGCAATTTTATTTCTCCTTTAACTGGACCGTTAGGTGCAGTTAGTACGTGTTTTACTTCAGCATCCTGAACATAGTCCTTTATCAATTCAGCTAATTTAGGACCAAACGATTTTCCAAATTCCGAAGCGAATCTTTCAGAATAAGTTTCAGATATATCATCAGAAGTATTAGCTTCAACCACTGAAATTTTGTCAGCTGATTTCATTGCTGATTTCATAGCTTCTTTACTAGCTTTTTCTATATCCTTTCCTAAAGCTGTTACTTTACTAGATAGTGACATTATTTGATTTTTAAATGATCGATTGGTTCAACTAATTCGTAATCATCCCATAACAGACCTAAAGCTGTCATAGTTTCTTTGTTAACGATACCGTTTGGATTTATTCCATTAGCTTTCTGAAACATGTATACGTATTCTTGCATAACCCAATCGAACTTACTATCTTCAATTGGATATCCATGTTTAATCAAAGCGTTCTTAATTTTTAAAGTATCTGAATTATCTAATTCGTTTACTTTAAAACTGAAATTGATTTTATCAGTATTGATAGTTCTTAAATCTTTGAAACTATCTGATAAAACTATCTTCATATTCGAAGTATTCTTTCCAAGTTTTGCAACTAACGGATCAATCATACTACCTTGAATCCAATTATCGAAAGTATAAGTCTTTCCTTTGTAATCGAATTTCGTAGGTTTATTATCGTATCTATTCTTAGCTACTAATAAACATCCTAAAGTATGCATATGATGATTACCACCATGGAAACGAATACCCGACCATCTGTCACCATTTCTATTAGTTACGGATTCGTCTTTAGAGTTATTCCAAACTAAAGGTAAAGGTCTACCGAATCTAGGTGAATTAGTAGTCTTAACTTTATAGTTATCGTCATAAGGAATACAAGTATCACCGTACAATTTTACAGGTCTTGAAACGTCTTCCAATGTATAACAGAAAAACTTACCATCGATATATAGTTTACCTAATGTTTCGTTATCTGTAGCTAAATCTCTTATTACTAATAAATCCATTACGATAATATGATTTTGTAATTTAATTTGTTTGTTACTATGATAAGTTTAACTAAATCATCGTTAACGTCAACTTCACGTCTTACGATACATGACATTTGTTCGATACCATCTTCGTAAGTATTAACAGTAGGATAGTTACCGAATAATAATCTTAGTTCAGAATCTACGATTATTTCAGTTTCATCTTTAGTATTGTCAGCATCAAATATTACCTTTTTAGAATTGTTTATACATTCCCAATTAGTTGAATCTGAAATAGGATCATTATCTAAATTATCATCAGTTTTAGATTTGAACATTAATTCAAATCCGTTAGTTAATATTTTAGAACAGAATTCGTTTTCAGAATATGATCTTTGATTATCCCAAGTGTTCAATGTCATTGATATACTTGGAATTTCGATAGCATCTATTCTAGCATTAAGATCGTTAACTGTTTGATTAAAGATAATAGAAGTAACATATAAAGCTGGATCAAGAGATATACCATCCTTACCTTTTAACGAAGATAACCATTGTTGTTCAGTTCCTGTAAAACCGTTACGAACTGCTATCTTATAAGCATCATCAGGTAATTTAAGAGTAACTGAAGATAACTGTTTGAACAGAGATTTAAGTTCTTCAGCTAAAATCATGAATCTTGAAATCAGATCATAATTATTCTCAGAAGATAGTATCAGATTGTTATTGTTTCGATTATATAATAAACATGAAATTTCATAACCTGAAGATACGTTAGATAATAAAGCTGGATATATTTCGTTATATACTTTACCGTTTTCCCTTTTAACGGAGCTTACGATCATATGAACGTTACCTTGAACACTAACGATTTCAAATCGTTCGTCAAGTTTACGATCTAGTAATACAAAATTAGAACCCTTTGAAGCTGATTCAGATAATGTATATGTAACATTAGATTTAACTTCTGGAACTGTAGGTAATGAATAATTTGTGTTCATGATATATGTATTATTTTAATCCAATGTTACTATTTTAGATTTAGTCTTTTCGAAATCGCTACTATTCTTTTTGAAAGTTGATGTAAGTTTAGTTATCGTAGCATCACATTTTATGTAACCCTTTGCTAAATGTGCGGTTCTAGGATTCGATAAAGCTAATTTAGCTTGATCCTTAAGAAAGCTTGATAAGTCATCTCTTAACGTATTGATAGTATCATTTAATTGATTTAGCATATCAACGTTAGTCTGACCAAGAGTTCCAGGTTCTGCAGATTTTTGATCCGATCCTAATGAAATCGATTCGTTAGAAAGATGTATGTACTTGTCATATTCTTTATTGTATAACGAAATCGATCCGTCCTTTCTAATTGTTACTTTAGATTCACGAAGTTGTAGTTCTAATCCAGTTTCTTTACGATATGATACTTCTACTATGCCAGAATCTTCGAAGTTGTCAAGATTTTCTGACAATAGAATTCTACCAGATTTGTAATCTTCATCAGATAAAGCTAGATAAGTTGATTTTATTCTTTCGTATTCACCAACATGAATATCGTCATCGTATAAATGTACTTTAACGATTTCGTTCAATGCTGGTAATGAATGTAAATTCGTGTTACCATGAAGTGTGTACCAAGGTAACAGGTCTGTTGAGATTTTACTCTCGTCATCTGTTCTAGTAAACACACGAACTCTGACCCTAGATTTCTTCATAGGGTCAGAGATATCTGCTACAATTCCGTATGTTTGATGAGACATTTTATCCGAATAATTCTAGTTTAAATTTATGATCTAAATCCCTCCATTCTTTCCAGTTTTCTTCCGTCATAATTTCCTTTCCAGGAGTTATGTAACCACCACCTTCAGCTAAACCTAATTGCCATTTTTGAGAGTCATCTAAATCATTCCAAGTGAATCTACCAAAAATCTTTTGATAAATCAAAGGAAGTAAATAGATAACCCATGATACTAAGAACGCTGCTATAAAACTTGGTATTGTCGGTAAATCTAAAGCTATACTAATCGCAGCTACTATAGACAGACCTCCAAATATGATAAGATATGGTCTAGGTACTGAAGAAACTATTACAGCTTTCTCACGTTTCTTTAGAATCATTGCTATCAAATACAGTAATGCTACAGAACATGCGAATATGTTTCCAACACGTAATGACGTAATATAAGCATGTGGAACAGCAAATATGAAAATATTTGCAAAAATGAAGAATACATTAGTTTTGAATTTCCAATCGAAAACTAAATGCTTAACTATAAAACTTTTCATGGTCTATTTTGTTTAATTGATATATGTATATTTTTACCAAGTTGATAATGCTGTACGTTTCCATTCGTTAGCACCAACGCATATGTAAATGTAATCAGCTGTTATTCTTATCTCACCTATCGTACCTGTGTCTGTAGCTGAGGTTGGTGCTTCATTAAGATTAGATACGTTAAATTGTTTAGCTGTAGCTGTTCCAATCTGTAAAGAATTACCGTTACCATGCATCACGTACGAATTACTACGTGCTACATCACTTGTACCATTACCTATTATGAAAATAGGATCAGTAGCAACATAACTGTTTCGTTTAGTTGTTATTATTGGATCGTTATATACACCCATAGTAACAGCCGCATGTGTATTAGATTGTAATCCAGTACCACCAAGTAAAACTGAACCATTACCGTATGCAAATTTATTAATAGTTTTGTTAGTAGATGATGTTTGTTCAAAACCTCCAATGATGACATTACCTCTACCATTTGATGTTATATTGGTTGACATGTCTGAGATACTAGCATGATAATACCCACCTATCATAGTAGCATTTGATTCACTGTCTTCGTTTGTACCTTTACCTAGTTTAATAGCACCTCTATCAAATCTAACACCCAAAAGTATATTAGGTCTAAGATTAAATTCGAACGAAGGTGACGTTAAATATGATGAAAAAATCGATGTAGCTGACTCAAATGTATGCGTACCCTGTGATATACTTGATGCTATGATAGTACCATTGTTTGTTACATTACTATTAGCTGCATCTAATTTTATAGTCGTACCATTTGATGATATTTTTCCACCTGCATATACATTACCTCCTAATAAAATACCGTTACCTGTTGTACTTAATGTACCACCCTGTCCTGCATTACCTCCAATGATAACGGAATTGTTCCCATTGGCTTTTATTGACGATGTTGCATCAGCAGCACCAACACCTATGATTACTGAATTTTCACCAACAGCTTGACTAACTGGAGCAGATGAAAGATTTATTGATCCAGCACCACCAGCTAACGCTCCAATACCTCTCAATCTATAAGCTAATCTACCACTGACGTCAACACCTTCTATAACTGATTGAGCGTCCATTTGACCTTTTGTTGCGAATTCGTTAGCATTTATTGCGTTAGAACCTTTAACAGTTCCAGTAAACGAACCAGTTCCAGCAACTTCAAAAGTACTAGTTGTTGGTATAACACCTATACCAATTTTACCACCAATTACTGGGGTTATTACTGGATTAAGTCCTGTAATAGCATTAGTTCCAGTACCAAAAAGAATACCACCGATATTTATACCATTCGTGAATGCGTTTGGTAATGATATATTTCTACCAATGATGATATTATTAGTTCCTATAGTATTTACATTACCATTATCAGTAAAACCTTTACCTGCCTGTTTCCCTAAAAGAATAGACATACTAGCACCTGTTGCATTATAACCTGCATTTTCTCCTAACATTATTGAGCTATGTGCACCTGTAGCACCATCACCTGCGTAGCTACCTAGAAATACAGATTCGTTTGCGGCTGTAGCACCATTACCTGTACTGTTACCAATAAATACAGAATTTCTAGAATTAGTTGCATTATTACCAGAATAATAACCAAGTATTATCGAATTGTTAGCATTAGTGGCATTTCTTCCAGCCATATCACCTAGAAAAATACTGTTATTGTTTGAGTAATTAGAAGTTCTAGAATCGTAAATAGTGCTATTGTTAAGTTTAATAGGACTGTCACTTCCTCCAGCTACAACATCAGCCCATGACATTCCAACTGGATCGAATGCTCTAAGTTTCTTAGTTGTAGTGTTGAAGAATAATGAAGCTTGTTTAGTAGTATCGATTAAACTCGAATTTAATGTTTCAGTAGGACCTGAAGGAATTGTTAATCTTTTTGGAACGTTTAGAAAGTAATCAGTTTGAAGATATCCATCTGCTGATCTTGTACGAACTTTCAAATCGTTTTGAGCGAATGTCGTTAATGTCGTAATAAATAGAACTAACGATATTAATAGTTTCTGAGTTTTCATTTTTATATTAGTTGTTTGATTTCTGTTATTTGTTTATGTAATTCTGTTTCGACTTCATGTAACTTAGTTACAGATTTGAACAATATTTCAGTATTTAGATTCTTCAATTCTGAAATACTTTCATCTAATTCATCGAATCGTTTTATTATTGATTCATATGAAGCATTTAACCGTTTAGTACTTTCCTGTAAACGATTTAAAGCATTATTAAGATTGTCCATATATGTTTTCGTTTGGTGGTGTACCTTGTCCAGAAGTTCCACGTCTAGAATCGTTATTAAAGGCTCTTCCAGAATTTATCAATAGATTTTCAAATGTTCTAGAATTAGCCATAGCTACTATATCAGCGGGTGAAGTTTCGTAAACGTTTCCAAGATATAATCTATTGATTTGATTCGTTAGAAAGGCTTGTGCGTTCCTTTCAAGATATTCTCTAGCTGATCCAAATAGTTCACCGAAACCAGCTTTGAAATCTTCTAACGATTTGAATCTTTCCTTTAACTGATTTATATCTCTTAGAACTGGTGCTGCTGCATCCTTAACAAAATTGAGAATTCTGTTACCTGATTGTTTTTCTTTTACAGCATTTATGATAGCGAAAGAGGAAGGTGATATTACTTTTTGACCAAGTAAAGATTTGAATACACCGGATTGTCTTACTCTAGTATATTTGAAAGCTAATGAAGTTGTAGCCATTTCTATCTCAGCGTTATTAACACTTTCTATAAATGTCTGCCCTGAACTTTCAATATCGAATTCACATTGAGCGAATTCAAACATTAAATGATTAAACGCTAAAATATTGTCAGCAGGTTTCTTGAATCCAGTTCCATCCGATTTAGCGTTTGGGATTGATTCAGCTTCAAGATTAGTTCCAACATTATAAACACCGATAGGATATACGACAATAGATATAGAAAATTGTCTAAGATTTCTTGGAAGAACCCATACATGTCTTATCGAATCATATGCTATGTTTTGATAAGATTGAATCAATCCTTGAATTCGCATATCTAAAGTTTCAAGCATACCAAAAGAAATTATATTGTTTTCTTTCAATATAGTTTTATTGAAGTTATTCTTAGCTTCTGCTAACCCTTCGATAGTTTGAAACATGTATGGCATATCGACATTAACTTTTTGTAATTGTCTGATAAACTGTTTTAACGCTTCATATCTAGTTTCCTCACCGATTCTTTTCAGATAAGCTAAAGCTGAATCTGTGAATTCCTCTGGTGCTAATAATCCAGAATTTACCGTATAATGAAACAGTGGTCGATATCCTAGAAATAATGGATCGTCTACGTAAGGGCTTGATTTGAATCTTTCAATTGCTGAAACGTGATGTGTTACAGTTTTATTAGCTATAGCCCTAACCATAAGTTCATAGTTATGAACGTTATCAAGACTAGCTAAAGAAAAATTACTATCGTTTAATATTCCTATCATAGATTATGTATAAACAGAAAAACCCTTACAAGTTAATGTAAGGGTTCGAAGGATATGAACGTTGTTCCAAAACGTCGATTGATAATTTGCCTAGATTGGACAGCTTAAGTCTAATTCGAAATCTTCATTATGTACTGGTTTTACATTAATAGCCATTTCGTAATTAGTAGATTTCATAGAAAAGAAATCATGTTGAGTTGTTTCGGTGTTAAGTCCATTCAATACGATTGGATTTATTTCACCATGTGTGAATTCTGGATCGAATCCAAGATTCATCAAAGCTTTATTAGCATTGTATTTAACGTATTCTTTTACATCTGAAGATAATCCAACTTCGGTATAAATGTAATCAGTATACTTAGCTTCGTTTTCGTATAAACTGTAAATAGTTCTTAACAGTTCATCTTTTAATTCTTTCTTTGTAGTATCATCGAAAGTGTTGTAAACTTCTTGTGCAAGTAATCCAACGAATACACCATGAATAGATTCATCAGCTACGATTTTCTTAATGATATCAGCTGAAGCTTTCATCTTACCGTTACCAGAAAGATATAATGGTAAAAAGAATCCAGAATAAAATAGAAATGATTCTAACATTACTGATGCAGCTAACCCCATGAATAAATCCTTTGGATCGACTTCAGGATTTGCTAACTTTTGATAGTAAGAATCGATAACACTAGCTTTATATTGAATCTGAGGGTTTGTAGTTATCCAACTAAAGATTTCATCGATTTCATCTTTATTAGCTACTGTTGTAAATATCGTTGAGTATGATTTAGCATGTATCGCTTCCATCATACACATATACGATAATACAGCTTTGTTTTGTAGAGAGTCGATATGATCTATGATCTTAGGCATACCTGTATGACTTTGTAAAGTGTCAAGTAATGTAAGACCTCCTAAAGCTCTCATGTATGTTTTCTTCATTTCAGGTTCTAACGACTTCCAAGAAGTTATATCGTTAGAAGGTACATATTCTGTATCGATCCAGAATTGTTTAATATTTTGATCCCAGAACATTTGGGCATAATCGTTATCTGGATTGTTCCAGTTTACAGCAGTATATTTTTTATCGGTCATGTTAAAAATAAGTATCAGTAATATGTATAATCTAGCAAACTAGATATGAATCACCGCGATCATGTTTCATATGATATCCAAGATTTCTAAGATTTCTAAGTTCTTCGGTAGAAATGAATTCAAGTTTTGAGGATTTAACAAAATACAATTCAGAAGAAAATCCGTTCATAATCGATTTAAGATTAGAACCGTTATACTTTCTAACAACTGTATAAAGTTCTCCATCTTCTTCGGATATTATATCATTTCTATAAATCTTGTATAACTGATCAATTTCTCTATCAATCACACAGTAACCTACTTCTAAGGGTATGTCGATAACTTCATGACCTTCTAATAAATGTGGATAATTATCCCTTATCATTTCAATTTCGTTATCAGAGAACAAGCGAAAATGATACGATTCTGAATTATCTCGAAAATCTGAAGAAGTTTTAAGTTTGTCAGCTAATTCCCCGATTGTTAAATCTTTTAGTCTGATGCATTTATTTTCACCTGAATGATAAACCTTTCCAGTTGCTATAGCTTTAGCTGATATAGTTTTTGATTCGTTTTTCATTTTTATTCTGTTTCTTCACAATCTTGACATTCTTCTTCACCCATTTCTGAGTTATCAAACCACCATCCACAACCATCACATCTAAACATTTCCATGTCTATAGCTTCATGATCTGACATTTCTAAGTCAAACTGATCCATGTCTGGATATAAGTCTGATAAGCCTTCATCTAAAGACATGCAAGTACCTTGTAAATGTTCTTTTACTTTTTCTATATCGAAATTTTCTGGTTTCATTATTTAAGTAATTCAGGATTATCGAATTTGTTTCCAATCAATGTTTTGTTCTGCATATAACCGTTAGACATAGCATTATACTGTTGTCTATCGATTGGTTTAAGGCTAGGTAAGTTGTCGTATATTACGACTTCAAATTTCTGACCTCTCGGATTAGTCATAATATCACCAACGAAAACCATAGTATCATCTAATTCGTAAACTAGTTGACCAACAGTTTCTAAAGTTACTCTTTCAGAACCTCGACCGGGTGTAAATATACCATGAACTTCATTATGTTTATAGTAGTAACCGTAAACCCATGATCCTGTTAAAATGTCTTTACCTCTAAAGTATATTGTATTCATTATCTTTGAATTAAATGTTCATTCGATTTAAGAAACTCTCGAATTTTATCAGAATCTGTAAATGTTTTCATCTTACCGTCACGTTCAATTGCTAGATAACCCCATCTAGATTTCTTCATGACTTTCTTAACTTTGTCAATATCTATTATTTCGTTATTATGTGAACTAAAGAAATATCCAGCAGCTTTATACGAATAAGAGTTTTCTGATAATCTTGATACAGAAACATTCCAAGTTCCGTCTGAATCAGCTATAAGAGTTTCGATAGTGAACGGTTTAGGTTCGAATAAAGATTTTACGAATTTAATCATTTGATGATAATGTTACGTTGTTAGAAGAAAATTCATTTCTAGTCCAAGTCTTTTCAGTGTCATCACCATCGTATATAAGAATCTTAACAGACTTTTCATGTAATTCAAGAACTTTGAAATCCCAACAACCATTTACAACATGATAGGTTTCGCCAACTTGTAAGTGATGAAAGTTAACATATTCAGATTCTTCAACTGATAGTTTGACTATATGATCCTTTGTCAAATCTAATTCAGTATTAGCTAACTCTGCTGCAAATTCTTCAAGAAGTCTACGTTTAAGTTCTGTTTGAGGGTCTATATTATAAGTCTTTAGACTTTCGATTTCCTTATTTGAAATACCTAATGTAACTGTTTCGAATTTCATGATGTTTAATATACCATTGATAAAGAAATATTATACTAAGAAACCCATGTAAGTTTCAGTTACATGGGTTTCTGATTTATTTTACGATTTTATTGTAAGCGATATCTATTTGTTCGTTAGATGCTAGAAACTTATGTTTTCCATCTGGAAACATTTCAGAAGGTTCAACATCTAAGTAAGTGTAAACCTTACTATTATCCGGTTCTGTGAAAAGAATCAAATCATCATGATCATGAAAGGTAACATTTCCACCATCTGATGTAATTCTGTTATTAACTATATCACGTTTAGTTTCAGGTGATACATTTCCAGAATTTAAGAAATCGTCAACTTTCAAAGTTTTAGTTATGCTAACGATTAAATCCCAATCAGCTTTGTTTAAAGTGTTACGTTTAGAACAGCTTACAACAGCATTTCTAGAATTGAAAAGATAATGATCTTTTATGTTATCAGTTTTCGTATAATGAAAACCTGAATTCGTTTTTGTAACAGTTTTGTCATGACCTTCTGAAGATATTACTAATAAACTGAATTCCCACTTATTAATGAATAGTGATTTCTCACATTCGATTACAGTAATATAACCAGTATTAATGTTTCCGTATTTGTCTTTGAATTCTGTATAGATAGGTTTTTCTAGATAGTATTCAAAATCATTGTCAAAGTTATTGAATTGACTTGAAACATGAAGCCATTTTCCTTTAATGTTAGAGTTAACTCTGTCTAGAGCGATAGTTAAAAGTTCTTCATTAGTACATGGGTGATTGTAAATAGTATTCATAGTTGAAATATATTTGTTATTAGTATATATTATACTACGAAACCCTCGAAAGTTTCAGTTTCCGAGGGTTTCTTTTAAAAATACTAAAACAATTATTTATTTATGTACTTTACGTAATCTTTATAAGTCAATTCTTTAAGATTGTCAGAAGTATTTTGAGTATCAGAATAACCGGTTTCCATTTTAGAATCAGATTTATCAGTGGTAACATTAGTTACTGTAAATAAGTCACCCAAACTACCACTCTGATTCCAGTATTTAGCTATATCATTCTTACTGAATTTAAGTTGACCATGTTTACCTTTAAACGTAAATGGTTTTGTTACTAGGAACATTTTAGAACTTGGTACTGATTGTCTTTCTTTAAATTCTTTTTCTGATAGAATTTTAGGTGTACCATATTCTTTGATATAGTCATCGAATTTCATGTCATACCATGATTTAACTTCCGATTTTGAAGCAGGTGATAAGAATGTTAAAGGGATAGACATTCTACGTTTCTCAGGACTTACACCTGTCGACAATTCAAGATTAGCACGAACACCCCAATTAGAATCTTCTATTCCTGTAACTTGCATTACAGCATCGTTTATGTATTTAGCAGCAGCTACCCATGCAATTCTATCACCATTGAATTCGAAACCAAGTAAATTTTGTGTTATAGAATCTCTTACAGCTTCTCTGTAATCTTTATCATATCCTGTAAGTTTTACATAATCACCGACATTAATCTATGAAAGACTTTCGTATATCTTAGTAAGTGTTTTCATTTAGTTATTTTTAATAGTATGTATATCTTACTAAGAAACCCATGTAAGTTTCAGTTACATGGGTTTAGTTTTTAAGCTGAACAGGATATACATCCGTCAATAGAGGATTTACGAGTTCGTGTATAATACAACGATTTCAGTTTCATCTTCCAAGCGTAGATGTAATATCTTGCCATTAATGCGGTATCATCTTCAGAATTTGTATGTAAAATACATGAAATTCCTTGATCGATATGACGTTGAATAACTGATACTAAACGTAATACCTTAAACTGATCCATATCGTATGCTGATTTATAGAAGAACATGTTATCATCGTTCATTCCAGGCATAGGATAAAAGGTTGTCGAATGATCATATTCACGTACTTCAACTTGATCAGATATTGGCATTATCGAAGGAGTGGCTGACATAATGTAAGCTGTTGACTGGTTAGGTGCAATAGCTAAACGATATGCATGATAGATACCGTAATTCATTACATCATCCTTTAAGTCAACCCAATCTTGTAAACTTGGAATTTCGATACCTTCGAATAACTCACTAGTTTTATCGAATTTAGGTTCTAGATTGAAGTTATCTATGTATCTGTCAAAGTACTTACCATTTCCATATTCAGATTCATCAAATCCTTCGAAAGTGTCACAATCACGTTCTCTACTAATTTCCATGGAACGTTTCAATGAATAGTAATTTACCATTCCGAAGAATACATTAACGAAATCTAAAGCTTCATCAGATTCGAACATGATTTCATTTTGTGCAAGATAACCATGTAAATTCATAGCACCTAATCCAACAGACCTGAAATGTTTGTTAGCTCTAGCAATAGCAGGAACAGCAGCAATGTTAGTTCGATCAGTTACATGAGTTAAAGAATCCATTGCAGTACTTATGATCCTTTCGAAACGATTAGTATCTTTAGAATTCTTCATAACAGTTGCGATGTTTAGAGAACCTAAGTTACATGAAATACCGTAATTGATTTTATCGTTATGTTGCTTATCGTAATCATTGTATTCTGACACTTCTGAATATTGCATGATTTCGGTACAGTTATGAACTAAAACCGATTCGTTATCACTTACAGAAATAGTAAAATTATGGGGGCCTTGTACATTCAAATCGTACACTGGAACACATTCGTTTAATTCTTTAATATCAGTTACATATACATTATTAGAATCTGAAGCTAAAATAGAACCAATCGATTCTGAAGCCTTGACATACTTTCCATGAATTGTAGCTATTTCATGATTGGGTGTACATTTTATATTACCACCGTTAGATAGTTCAAGTTTTATTACTTTTTTCCAACCTGTCTGGAAAGCTGTAGCATAAAACCATTCATAGTCCCATTGACCTTTATCATCGGACCAATACGCACCCTGTACTGTTATACATCCTTCTTTTTCATGATCGAAATTTGTAGATAAATCTTCAATAGTACGTTTAACATATTGACCATCTCTAGTAATTATGTTAACTAAAGTATCACCAGTAAAACATAAATTAGAAAACTTAACGTCTCCCAAATTCTTCAAAGGATGATATTCGTTAGCATTAGTTTTCAAGAAGAAATATGGATAACCTGATTCTTTCTGAACTTGTGCAATCTTAGTTAACATACGTCTAGCATTTAACTTACGTTTCTTAACATTAGGATTAGAAACTAATTCGGAATACATTGTATCGATATCCAAATCATCTAGATGTTTACCGTATTCTTTCTTAACTGTATATGGATAGAAAACATAAAATGGTTCATCCTTCTCAGCTAATTCCATGAATTTGTCAGGAACGATAACACCTAACGAAAGCGATTTAAGACGTGATTTTTCGTCAGCGTTGATTTTCTTAGAATCTAGAAATTCTTCAACATCTGAATGGAAGATATTGATATAAGCAGCTCCAGCACCTGGACGTTGTCCTAATTGATTAGCATATGAAAAAGCATCTTCAAGGATTTTCATTACTGGTAAAACACCTGAAGCTCTTCCGTCGATTCCTTTAATAGCTTCACCACGTGCACGTAATTTAGATACGTTAAACGATACACCTCCACCCATCGAAGATAAATCCAATGCGGCTTGAATAGATTTGGATATTCCAACTTTAGAATCACCGATTTCATCTAAGAAACATGATACCAATTCACCACCTTTAAGTTTTCCAGCGTTTGAGAATGTCGGGGTAGCAGGTTGATATTCCTGATTAATCATGATTTCAGCTTGTGCTAAAGCTTTTTGTAAATCACCTTTACCAGTTTTAAGATCAATTGAAGTATATAATGCTACTGTAGCTATACGATCTTCATATCTTTCAAAGAATTGATCTGTTTCTCCATCACGCATTGCATAGTTCTTGTAAAATAAGAATGCAGCCATATACGATTGGAAACGAAATTTCTTAGAATATACGAATGAAAATACCTCCTTGATTTCTTCATATTCGTAATTCTGAAACATATCGAAATAGTAACCTTCGTTAACCAAATGACATAGTTTCTCATGTAACGAATGGAACCAAACCATATTCTTGTTTACATATCCTAGGAAGAATTGTCTCGCGGCTTCTTTGTCTTTTTCTAAATCGATTGTTCCTTCAGCTCGATTTAACAGCTGGTTGTTAAGTAAAATCCAAGGATTGTTCATATTGTATTAAGAGAATTTTTGAATGTTTTCAATGAATGCTTCTATTTCAGAGGGATTACCAGATAATTCGAATTTCAATAGTAACGGAACGTTGTATTCATCTGAGATGATATCACCAGCCTTACCGAAATTAGGTCCCCAGTTACGATTACCACTTACTGATACAGAAAGTAAATTGTTTACATTAGATTGATTTGCTAGAAAAGCCTTTGTAGGATTTGGGAGGTGTCCGAAACCTGTAGTATAAGTAACAAGATGGACTTTCTCATCGATGACAAGATTCTTATCAATCTTAACGAAAGTCCATCCAGTTTGTTCTTTTACTTTGTTAATGAATCGTTCAATATTCCCAGTCCTTGAGTCATAAACGATAGTCATTATTTAGAAACGTATTGTTGAATTTTGTCCAATGTTCCAGGACCTGTGAATTTTTCCGAAACTTCTATAGCTGTATCATCTGTTAATGGTTTATTAGTAAACATTACAGTTGGTACGTTTCGAATTTTGAATTTGGTAGCAATATGTGCGTTATCGAATAAGTTGATTTCTTCAAACTTTATGTTACTCGATTTAAGTGTAGCTTTAACAGTTTCGCAGGGAACGCAACCGTTTTTAGACAACACTGTAATGATAGGTTCTGTCATGTTCTTTGTCTGAATTTATATATTGAATTATATGTATTATACTAAACTTGATATTTTATGTTTACGTGTACAAGATTTTACAAGATTCTCTCATTCTTTTACTAGCTTTAGAAAATAGATCGAAAAGTTCCAATCTATTTTTATTATATAGAATATTGTTCGCTATATCAGTTAATGTCAGTTTCCTGTAATCCGATACTTCGATATTACATAAACCTCGATTCTTATGTTTGATTATTGAAATGAAATTCAAGATATCATAATCGTCGATAAAGTCTGAAAGAGTTTCGTAAGCATATATTTCGTAATCTAAAGAACATACTTCTTTTAGTTCAGACTTTAGATAATCGCAAACTTCTTTGAAATTTTCCATGTCTATTCGGAATCTATATTTACGAAGTATCTTAAAGTTAGAAGATCGATAAGATCATGATAAGTCATAGCATCGATTCCAACTTTACAGTTATATTCTGATTCTAAATAGTCTTTCAAATCAGCAATTTCCATATGATCTAATACTTTGTTTAGAACATCAGAATCCTGTAAGTCTTTAGACTGATCTAATTCTGTTACTAAGAAGAAATTCAAGTCTAACCTGATTTCGTCATATTTTGATTGATAACGTTTCTTTGATATCATAGTTTTTAAGAATTTTGTTGTTTAATAATTTCCCTGTTCGCTAGATTAGTTATAAGTGTGTTCATAGTCATGAAAAACTGACGTTTGATGTTATATCCATCGTACTTATGTATTACATGTTCACAGAAAGCTTCGTAATCTTCTCTTCTCCAAAGTCTATAAAGATATTCATTATACGAAAATCTAGTATTCATGCTATTAGATCGCATAAAATCTTCTAAATCTGAATTTATAGTAGAGATGATTTCACTATGTGTCTTTTTCATAACCTTGACTGTGGTGTTACTTGTAAGTAAATGATTCGACATACTAACTCTTCGAAAGTCTTATAACTTATTTCAGTATTACTTATCGAAACTTGATAGTATTTATCGATTACAGAACTTAAAGCTGATAGTTCCATAGAATCTAAAATGCTTTCCATTTGATCGGATTCGTTTATAGAAACGTTTATGTATAGAACTTCCTCGATTATCATTTCCATTAGATCGATACAAATCTGATTGTATCGATCTTTGAATTGTTCTTTGATTTTAGTATAAGTCATCGAAATCTGAATCTTGATTTTGGAAATCTGTTACTAATTTATTGACATTGATTTTTGTAAAACGGTTAGCAATGTAATTCGGGAATGTAGAATTAGTTATAACTCTTTCGAATCCCGAATCTAACATATAAGTTGTACCCCAATCCGTTTTATGTCTTACGTGTCTACCTAACTGCTGTTGAACAGTTACAACTGTTTGCCAATCATACCATCCTGGAATTCTTTCAAGTTTTAATTTGTTCAATGAATCAGCTAGTGACGGATAAGGTACTTTAGCGAGAATAGCGAATCTGGCTAAATCATCTTTCAAATCCAATCCTTCTGATAACGAAGGTCCAACGATAATACCATTTTTAGAACGTTTAAGTTCTTCGATAGCGTGAGCTTTTTCAAATGAATTGTTATAGAAAATGAATCTGTCATTACCTTTTTCAGTACGAGTCTTAAGATTTCTAGCTATTTCGAAATTACCAGTATGAATGATACCACGTTCATCTTCGTGACAATTGATCAAAGTCATGATTCGCATCATTAAAGCATTCATGTTATTCGCCTTATCTTTGAATGACATTGAAATAGTAGGTGAACAGATATTGATAGGACAATTTTCGAAATCGAAATTAGATTCCATGATAGTATATTCGTAATTCGTAATACCATTTTGTTCAGCCCAAGATTCTAAACCTTTACGTCCACCTAATGTAGCTGAAGTCCATACTGCGAATTGTGTATACTTATGAACATGTCTAGCCATTAAACTAGATTCGTTAAGAGTTCTAAATAGTAGAACTACGGTACCATCATCTAAAACTGTTTTATCTGCAACAATGTTTTCAATATCTTTGTTATTTGATAAGAAGAATTTCATGTTTGAAGAAACTGATGCGAATCTTTCAAAGTTCTTATCGAATTCTTGTTGACCAACAGACCAAAGGTTAGTATTCTTAGGAAAATATTCTTGAATGAAGTCTAAGAACATATTCGAAATCCTATGAATATATGCTGTAGTCATTAGCATAGTATCGTAAACATCTTTCAATGATTGTTCGTTAGTAATCTTGAAAAGATGATCGAAACATTTCTTGAAATCTTTAGTGAGTCCAAACATTCTTTCAAGCTTGTAAACATCTTTTTCAACAGATTCATAGAATGAAATTAGCTTAACGATTCTATCCTGAACTTGATTCGATATTTCAACTTGAAACATACTTTGAACTGTATCAGCTAACATATGACATTCATCAAATACTGTAACTTCTCTCGGTTGAAATGGTGAATTATCTCCAAGCATGTTATACATGTAATTCATAGCAGATAACCAATAAGCGTAAGATAATACAGCGTTATGTGACAAAATAGCAGCTTTACGTTTTTGAATGTATTCACATGTTTCAGCACAAGGTAATTGAGCTGCTTTAGAAATAGCTAACTTATGGCAAGCTCTTTTCGTAAAGTTTTCATTGTTTTCAAGACACATGTAATTACCTTGACCCTTTAACAAAGCCCATCCAAGATTCAAACGTTTGTTGTCTTCATCTAACTGATCCTGTAAAATCTTTGTAGGTGTTAACGTATAAGCTGCAATATCTTTATTGTTGTAAAGATAGATTGATTCGTTAATAAGTAATCCAATGATTGATTTACCAGCACCTGTAGGTGCTTCTACAATGTAATTCTTAACACCTTTGATATAAGCGTTAAGAGCTTTTTCGATAATAGGTTTCTGAGTTTGTTCGATTCTTTCTCGTAAGATTCCAGGATTCTCGCATAGCTTATCGATTACTTTATCAAGACATTCAAGAATCCTTGAACGTTTTTCTACAAGTTCTTTTGTTTCTTCAGTTTCCGTTGAAACATTTTCAGGTTTTGGGGATAATAACGCATCTAGGTCGTCGATAAAATCTTTGTCGTTCATTTGTATGACATTAGTGTAAATATATTTGTATTGAAATATATTATACTAACAAATATGAAATCGTTTCAATCTGAATAACGATTTGATCTAATCGAAAAGAACTGGATACGTTAATATCCAGTTCTTTAAAAATAACAAAAATATAAAATGGTCAACTACAACCTAGTCTACTAAAGTAGTATTGTCTAATTCGTGATTGATAAGATATGTTAGTCTTTCGAATAAATCATCTTTATTGATTCGATCTATTCTGAAAGGATTTTCTTCTAATTGAATGTCTCTGAAAAATCCAACAGTTACATGTAATTGTCTTGAAGTACCATATGATAAGATTTTCAAGAACAAGTTTTCATTGATTTCGTAAACGTTATCAGTGATATCACCTTCCAAGATTCCAGCTTGGATTTCGTTTTTGATTTCTTCAATGATTGGATTTTCCTCAGAAATTGATTTGTTCGAAAACGATTTAATAGTTTCCAAAGTTATATGATATTTCTTAACGAAATCTTTGATTTCATCTTTATTCGAAAGTACAGCATTAATGATTTTGAAATCTTCAAACGAAGATAATGGTTTGATATTGAAAGTTGGTGTTATAACAGTTTGATCGTATTCGACAAATACTTTGTCACAGATTATGATACCAGTTTCTAGGAATTTTACATCAAGTAAATCTTGAGTGTCTTGTCCAAATTCACTATCAAGTAAAAGTGCTAATCTGTCAGTAAAATCTTCTTTAAGTTCTTCAAAAATCGCAACTTGTTTTTCGTATGGTGTGTTAATCATTATTTCGTTTTTAGCTTTTAAAAATGATTCGGAAGATAAAAATCTTCCGAATCTTAGGATTTAGTAGTGTGTTATTATTTTACGATTTTGAAAGCTTCTAAAGCTGATACAAATGCTGGCATTCCATTTACAGATTTCAAAGCTTCCTCTAATGACCCAGTACCAGATGACATTTTCTTGAATTTACAGTTACCGTTTGTAGCAGCACAAGTGATTTGGAAAACATTCCAAGAAAGATTATTAATATCTTTCCATTTAACGAATTGAATTGTTGTACCAATCAAAGATGTGTCTTCGTTAACTTTGATATCGACTGGATATTGAATTACTTGGTCTGGATTTCGCCAAATGAATTGTTCCAAAGTGAAGATAGATTCACCCTTTCCTTTGATGAATTTTTCCAATTTATCAGTATCAACAAGAACATCAGTTTTAGTTACTGGGTACATGCTCCAAGTAATTTTACCGATTTTGAAATTGATACAAGCTTCGATATGAGTTTGTTCACCACGAGATTCCTTGACCTTGAAATCAATATTGAAATCACCTGTTTTACCTTTGTATTCACCCGATAATTGTTTATCAGTTAAAGGTAATTCTGACCAAACTTGGAATTTTGAAGGTGTTATTACACGTAATCTTGGTTTAGCTAAACCATCACGATTTTTAGATTCAGTTTTACCTTTCTTAGATTTCTGAGAAATTGTATCATCGATCCATTGAATATCATCTTCAGTAATATGATCCTCAACTGGATTCCAAGTTCCACGAATAGCGTAACGTTGTTTAGTTTGTTTGTTTACATAGAAACGAACCGGTAATAACAAGTTACCGTAACATACGATTTTAGAAGTATCAGCACCTTCTGGAACAATTGAGAAAGTTTTATCGTTTGGATTTTTACGAACTAATGATTTCTTAACAAGTGAACCTGCAAGAAGATGTGCTACGTTTTTAGCAACGTTAGCTTTTTCTGAGATCGATTCGATAGTTGTTGAACCGTTTTTTATAGCATCAAGAATTGATTGTTCGTTTTTTGTAAGTTTTACCTTAGCCATAGTTGAAAATGTTTTTTATTTATGATATTTATGAAGATATTATACTACGAAAGTTTAGATTGTTTCAGTTGCTGAAAAATAAAGTTAACAAAAATTATCCAAATCGAATCCGATTCCAGGATTGATATCTGTATAACCTGTTAGAAGATAATCATGTAAATTCAAATCTTCACCATGTTTGAATTCTATTAGCATATATTCGAATCTAAAACTTGAAGAAAATTGAAACGTACTAGTAATTAGTTTTTCTGATAACTGTTTACATAGTAATTCGTTTAAAGATTCACCAGTTTCTTTATGTTTAGCATCAGAACCTTCTCCGAAACATTCAAGATTTAGAAGTTCTTCAGGTGAAGGAATAATTTCGTAAGTAGCTATAGCTTCCCAGTTCGATGAATCTGAGATATTGTTTTTAAGAAGTAAGTACATGTTATTTGATTTTAGGATAAACGATTAAATCATGAAAGTTGTCTTCAACTACATAGTTTCGACTTTCTAATTCTTCGATAATTAATTTATCGATAGTATTTGGAACATAAATTCTTTGATCACATCCATTAGATTTAAGAAATTCTAATTTTTCGATTATTTTGTTAGCTCTTACCTTAGCGTTTACTTCTTTGATAGATGACATTATATGCTACGTTTACAGATTGTACATTTAGATGATTTAACCAGTACCATAGTACAGCATTTCTTACAGAACTTAAACATATTAGAAAAGTTTAATAAGATTTCTGATTCCGATAGTAACGAAAAGAACTAAAGCTGTAACGAATAATCCTGTCATTACAGTTTGAACGATTGTTTGAAGAATTTCCATAGTTGAAAAATTAGCGAAGCTAATGCGCTTCATAAATGAAGTATATTTGATTTATTTAGTATATTATACTACGAAACGACAAAAAGTTTCACTTACGATGAAACTTTTTGTAAATAGTTTAGTTATAATTTACTATCTTTACACCAGCTACGAATATAGAATCAGTGGCTGTACAATTTAGTTTTGTTGATTTGTTATCAGATATCGAGAATTTCAAAGTACCTGTTTTACGTTTCAAATCACCCAAGTAAGTTGTAATCTTACTACCAGATTCCAAAGTATCAAGTATCGTATAAGAACCTTTCGATTTAATATTAACAGTTTTTGTAGGACTGTTGTAATACAAGGTAACAGTACTATCAGAATAGTAAGTTGTTACAGTATTGAACTTTTCGATATCTTTAGAATCTATAACAGAATTCTTATTGATAGAAAGTATTTCGATTTTGTCTTCACAGCTAAGAAACATCAAAGCTATGAATATTGATAATATTAACGTTTTCATCTTCTTGGAAATTTAGCAAGCTTGTCGAATTCTAAAAACATTTGAATAGGTTTATCCCAGTATCGTGTCTGAATTGATTTAAGTTCTGAGTTTAATCGCATCAATGTAGTATAACTACTATAAAACGATTCCTTTCTATTCTGAAAGAACCATTTTACATATTCTATTCGTTTTATCAAACCTATTACAGTATTATCGATTTTATACCAAGTAGAATCAAAAAGAAATAGATTTATATAAAGACAGTGAGTGTATATACTACTAGTAAGTTTCAAATGTTTTGAAAAAATTGAATTGTCTAAAGAATCGAAATTGTCTATTAAATGATTTCTTTCTAATAACTGTTTCAAATCATGTAATGAATTTATTATAGTTTGTTCTGATACTGACATTTCGATTAAATTGAAGCTATAAGACGATTGATAATTTTCTTACGGGTTGCAACCATTCCAGATTTCTGGAAACTTGTCAAACCTTTCTTGATAAACCATCTCAAACGTTTTCGATTATTACAATATCCAGATTCTATGATTTCTGTCATAGATTTATGAGCGTTATTAGTCATTCCATCAGGATATAAACTGATGAAAACTTTACGAATTAAAGACTTACGTTTCTGAGATTTCGAAGTTTTTCTGAGCATAATTGAAAGATTAATTTACCAATCTTGTACGATCCCCAAATCGTGAAGAATGATAAAGCTGTGAAGAATAAAATTGTCATTGGTAGATATAGGATCGATTGCATAATTTTAAGTATTTAGTTTTTCTAAAATTGCATTTTTGTTTTCTATCATTTCTATTTTAGCATTGACAATATCAAGTTCTAGAATTAGACTAGTTCTTTCCTTCCTTAGTTTTTCAAGAACGTTGTCATTACTATGACATTTCGAATGATAGTTATTAAGATATGTATTCGAATGCAAACATTTAATCCAACATAAATGACCATCAGAATCTACTAAATGTAATTTGTATTTCTTTACGAAATGGTTCGAAATTTCACGACATTTCGTAGATTCTGTCATCTTAGTATTAGTTATGACTTTCATTAGTTTACTAACAGTTCTATTACTAAGATGTGCTATAACGAATGAAAGATTTTCTGAATTGATTTCGTTAATGTCGATTTTTACAATAGTATTCACATCCTTGAAAACTAATCCAAGTTTTGTCACATGTGACAAACGTTTTCCAGATAAAGCTGTAAATATTTCAAGATTGTCATTTACTTGAACAGTGTCACATAAAGTACGTTTAGTCATCGAACCCTTGATATAGTTAGAAGTAAATCTAATGTTATCTAATTCTTTGAATGTACGTAATATGTAGTCAGTTAGTATGTCAGCGTTTTTAATATTTTTCATGTTTCTTTAGTTTATTATAACGAATGTATAGAATTATTCATATTTTGATCTTTGTTCCTCGAATTGTTTTACCCTATTTTCGTATCTTTCATTAGCTCTTATAGCTTCTGATTCTCTAACTTTGTTATATTCGTAAACTTGTTCGATAGTTTCGAATTTGTCAATCGCATAATCGATTTTTCTACCCATTTCGAAGAAAGCTCTATCAAGTTTCGGAGGATATGTTACAAGATTTCTATTGAAATTATCTACATCGATACCAACGTATAATATCCAAATTAACTTTTTCTTAGATTCGTCCCAAAATGCTAGATTGTAACTTGTAGAAGCAAATTCTTCAAGTTTATATTTCAGTCCATGTTTGTTAACTTTCGATGGTTCTTCATTAATAGTTATGAAAGATACTGCAGTAATCATTACTGCTAATATTATGAATACTGTTATTATCATGATTCTAGGATTTTCTGAATTCGTTTCCTTCTAGAAGGTGAATTTAATCGTTCACATTTAGTTTTCAATTTTTTGATCGCTTTATCATTTTTCTTTGGATTTTCTTTCATCCAGTCTAAGCGATAAGAATGGTATTGAAATTCTATGTCAAGTTTCGCAGCAGTTTCGGGGGTTCTAATCCTTTTGTTTAATCTCCTTGCTTCAACGTTATTACGTTTAATTCTGTTGTAAGAGGACTTACGTTCACGTTCAACATTTTCCAAAGTTACACCATAAAGTTTCATTACGTCTTTGAAACGTACGACGTTTTCCTCTCGAAATGTTAGAAACCATAATAAGAACTTTTTCCAGTTTTTCTTATCGTTTCGTTTAGGTGCTCGAAAATCATATGATCTAAATCCATGTTCAGTTCTACGATTAGCTGGAGGATTAACTTCCATTGCACCGAAATCGTACCAGTTTACACTTTTCATATTAAAGAAATTTTAAGGTTAGCTTTCTTGTCAGATATAACAGTTTTCTCAGTTCTGAAACCATTTATTTGTAACAAAACGATTAATTCTTTAAGAACGAGATCATTGTCTAAAATTTGATCGTATTGACTACCATTAAAGAACAATTCGATTTCCATAACCTTCATTAGTCTATGATAAAGTTCCTTAGCTTTCTGAACATTATTGTACTTGATGGAAAGTCTATCAGCTGAAATCGAATATAGAAAATATAAAGATTTAGATTTGAATATAGAATCCATAACTCTATCAGCATACTTAACATATATATGATTACTGTCAGTTTTTACGTGATATCCTAAATTGTTAAGAGTTTCTGAAACGAAATTCAAATGTTCTGTAGATTCAGATCGTAAATTCGATAATGGTAATTGTAGCAAGTATCGTAAGTTCTCTTCTTCAAGAACCTTAGATTCTAGAAGATTGTGAATGTATCTCACATCTTGATACTTAGTTTGATTGCTTTCGATACGAGTTCTAAGCTCTTTAGTATTGATAATAGTTGACATACGAATATAGTTTATAGATTATATTGATTATTATACTACGAAACCCTCAGAAGTTTCAGTTTCTGAGGGTTTCTTTTACATTTCTGAATCGAAATCAAACTTGATACGTTTATACTTGTAATATCCTGAACACATGTAACAGGAGCATGCAGTGTTCATTGAACGCATCCAAGTATGTAACTTACCTGATAATACTGATTTACTGTAATCAGAATATGACATTTCTTCATGTATTAAATCTATGTCATAAGTTAGTTTGATTTTTCTGTTTAGTTTCGTAGAAGCTTTATGTCTACGATAAGCGATTGTTCTATTTTCTTTCATGATAATAAGTCATAGAACAGCAATTGAACTATTACTGTTCTTGACACATGAAAGTGAAGATATATGGTACCATGAATTATGTATTAATTTGAACTTTTTCTAAAATCTTATAACAGATGCTAGGATGATATGAAATCTTTTTCATTTCAGGTTCACAACCAAAGATTCGATAATCTTGCTCGTAAATACTGTTACGTTTAGCCATTTTACTTTTATTGTTTCCAGAATTTTCGAAAACTAATCTGTTAGCATGTAAATCAACATTAGAGATTTCTAAAGTGAATGGTAAGCTATAAACAGATAGAATCATTATCGTTTCATTGTCATCCAGTAATACGTTTTCTGGATGAAACTTTTCAGGTGGATTCGAACTCATGAAAGTATTCCAACGTAATTGCATTAACTTATATCTGAATCCATCAGATTCAAGTTCTATAATTTTGTTCAATCTTTCGTATGACATTGATATAATGCTTTAAACTGAACTTACTAAATCATTAACATTAACTTTCAGGTTACTACCACCATTTGAATTGTCAGCAATGTATTCGAATCCTGATAAATCGTAGTCGTAATCCCTTTTGACTCTTTTTGCCAAATTTTCAACATTCAAAGCTGTATGATAAACGCAATTAGGTTTACGGATAATCTCAAGATTCTTGTAAGAACCATCTAAAGCTTCCCACCAAGTGATAGTATCTTTAGAAACGAATGAAGCTACTTGAATAGTTTGTTCAGACAAGTTAATTTCGAATACTGAATGATTGTTATGAGGTTTGATACAATCTACTAACAATAACTTCGAAGGTTTTTCTTGTTTAACTTGAAGTTCGGATTGGATATTAGAATCTACTAAATTCGATTGATTAGGAATTACTGTCATTTTTATAGATGTATAGTTTACGTTTGATTGTTTTTACTTCTTCGATAGTCGAATACTTGAAATGGATTTCATCTGTTTCGTCAAGATTCTTTAGAACTATAGTTTCGTTATTCTCAACATTGCTCACTAGATACGAAATACTTCTTTCAGTTTCGATCGAAACATCTAAATATTTTGTAAAGAATGAAAAGATACTATCATTAAGAATGTTGACTATTTTCTCACAGTCATAAGAATCTGTTAATATCGCTAATGTTCTGACACATATTTCATGTCTAAAGTTCTGTACGTTAAATGAACTATTGAATCTCGATAACTGAATAGGTTCTATTTGTAAAATCGATACATCATACATTCTAGTAACAGAAACTAACATATCGAAATCCTCCCAGAATATCTTATCCTTTAATGAATGATCTGGAAACGCCTTCTCAAGATATTTATAGACTTTGTAAATATCATCAGGTGTCATTTCGATGTTATCTAACATCTTTAGAAAACTGTATGCGATATCAATGTCTTGAATAGCTATATCAGACGTAGAGTTTGTTTTCTTACATCTGAATGTAAACGATAGTGGATTATGGAAATTCATGATGTTAAGATTTAAAATGTTCTAAAGCATGTTCGAATGTTTTCTCGAAACGTTTCTGTGTTGGATTCGTCATAGTACCAATTACTTTACCATCTTTACTGTAAGCTTCGACTTTGATACATTTGAATTTATCATCAATTTCGAAATACATTAAAGTAGGATAAGATTTGTCAGGTAATTCGTTACCATAATCCTTTATTTCACATCTAAGAATTCCATCCATTGCTGGAATTTTATCTTCAGGTTCTTCTTTCCAATAATGATTTCTTGAAAACGGTTGAGAAGATAAAGACATATAGTTCACCATTTGTTTCTTACCGAATAGTTCAAGTTCTTTGAACAGGAACATATATTTAGCTTGTTTTCCAGTTAATTCTGTACCAGTCAAACCTTCGATTATTGAATTTCCTGGAGCGTCGAATCTTGAAGCTGACATGTATCTATCAGCTAATGTTCTAATAGCTTTGAATAAATTAGAAGTTTCAATTTCTGTAGATAACTTCCAAGTTTTCATTTCGTATTTCATTACTTTACGTTTTGATATTTGTTAGATAATTCTATGAACTTATTAACTTTGTCATTACCGAAAGCTAATATGATTTCATGTAATACAGAATCAAGTTCTTTGTTTTCTGGAGCTTCAGAATTAAAGAATTTTTCAGGACAGATAGTTATGAATCCTTCATCGTCACAATCGTTATAGTCAACCATTCCACCAAATTCGTTACATAGTGAATCTGCTATAGATTTAAACATCCCCCAGCAATTGAAACTTATAAGAATTCCATCGATTTCGAAATCATATCGACATGTTGTCCGATCCATGAAAACGTATAAAACTCTTTGTTCTTTTGTTCCGGATTTGTCTAAGTTTATAGTAAACATTAAGCTGAACATACCTGAAGCAGCTTCACGTAATTCTACCTTAGTTTTGAATTTAGTTTCCAGAAATGTAATGATTTCAGATAGTTTGGTCTTTGGGTTAATGATAACCTTTGTAGATAGTCCCATAGTTGATAAATTATAAAGTTATAAATGTATATTACTACGAAACCCTCGAAAGTTTCAGTTTCCGAGGGTTTCGTTTTACTAATTATGCTTTAAAAAGAATTCTAGCTTTTCTTTGAAATTTTTAACTGTTGTATAAGTACCAGGATTCCATACTCTAGTATTATGAAAATCAGACCTGAAGTATTTTTGTACAACATTGACGTCTGAGTTCAAAGCTTTAGCTAAATTATTATGATCATAATCAGTATCTGATACAGTTTTAAGTACTTGACTGTAGCCTTTAGCTATGTACATCTTATATTTTCTAGTCTTACATACTAAAACGTCATTTACGTAAATATCAATACCCTTTTTCGTACCATACTCGTTACCGGAAATCATGGTATATTGTTCAGAAGCTTCTTTTGAAGAAACAACATATATAGAACTTTCAAAAAGTTTTGTTAAAGTTTTCATTATAGTTTTCCAGATTTTAGAATTTCGTTAGTAATATGAAAAGCGTTCTTAGGTTCGTAAGGTTTAGCCCTTCGTAATGCTATTATTTTGTTTACTATCATACCGTTAGATAGTTTGAATACATTACCATCGAAACTAACATTACGGTTTATCATAATGTTGTTTAGAAATTCGTAAGCTACAACATATCGAATCTTAGTATCGTAATTAGCTTCATTAGGTAATCTAAAATCTTTGAAATTTCGAAGAAATTCTGATTTACGTTCTTCAAAAGATTTAATCACGTCTTGCTAATTTTTGTTTGTATTCCATTTCTGTCAATTCTTGACAGCATTCTAAAGCTATAGAATTCAATCCAGAAAATTCAAGATGATTCGGTAGTAACCATTTACTTACACCTAACACGTTAGATTGTAAAGAATTCGAACATTCGAATAAATCACCTTCTTTAAGTTTTGGATTATTACCATAAAATAGAATCTCAGAACTACATGAAGTTTTAACAACTTCGTAATACTTTACGATTGGAGTTTCTACAGTTTCTTCCTGAAGTTTGATAACCTTGTTATCTTCAGCTATACGAATATTAATTTCTTGTTCGGTCATGATAGTATATTTTTTATTTGAATATGTATTACTAACTAGATTTTTTCAATTCGTTAAAATCTGTATTCTTACGAATAGCTAATATCTTTCTAGCATATCCTTCATCAGGACAATAACCAGTTTTGATTAACCTTCTCATATATTGAGATTCGTTTTTAATGTTTTCGATTTTAAGAACTTGTTCTTGATGTAACTTGTAATCTAATACACACTTCTTGATTGTTTCGAAATGTGAATAAGAATCGTTACGTTTATGTATTTGTAAATGGTCACGTTTTCCAGATTTCTTCATTCCAAAAAGATTATTAGAACGATTAAAAACTGCTGAATTCATCCAAGCAGATTCCATCATAGCTTGAGACCATACAAGCTCAGGAAACTTAATTCCAGCTTTCTTCATGTAAACATACAAATCCTCTTTGTTCTTGATTTTACTTGAAGTAGATTTTTCATTGAATTTTTCTGGGAGATTTACGTCAACAATATCAGAATCTGTTGACAGCATTTCAGCCTTTGCTGAACCTTTAGAAGCTAATAGTAACCATAGTATGAATACCATTATAATAATTGACAGTACTGTATCGAAATCAAAGAATTTCTTTATAGATTCGATTAATTTTAAGATTGGGTGTTTCTGATCTGATTTTTCATTTTTTGAACTAAACATTATTTTTATTTTAGTGAAACCATGAAGGGAGACAAGATCAAATGTCTCCCTAATTAATTATTAGTAGATATGTATAATACCTACACTGTAATAATAGTTTCCTAGAATTTAGCTCCTAACTTCTCGTTTAACATGTTTTCAATCTTACCTTCTACGATTTTTGTAAATCCGTAGATATAGTAATCGTGGAAACTGTTAGAAGATTCTGTAAATCTTAATGATGAAAGAACTTCGAATATGTCACCGATATTTACAGTGTCTGAAAACAAATGAACGTTCTTAGTATATACAAACTTAAGTTCATGTTTACAAATGTTATTGACTAAAACTTTCATAGATGAAATCAAATCGAGTTTACCAAAGACTGGTACAGTTTTTAGAACTTCTGTAGTTTTTATCTTATCCATGAAGTCTTCAATATCGTTAACTTTGATTTCGTTAAGTTCTTCAACACCTCGATATGTTTCTAAGGATTCGATTAGATAGTTTTTATCAATCAATCCGTAACTTACTAACTTGAAGAAATCTGGTTTGATGTATTTCTGTAAAGCGTATTTTATCAGACAATGTGTATCTTCGTCAACAACATTGAAGATTTTAGTTTTCATTAAATATGATAACAAATCGTGCCAAAAATAATCTTGTCTAAAGTTAGCATCAGCTAATTCCTTCAACATGTTTGGAGCGTTATCGGTAGTTATGTAATTCATGGCGAATTCCTTGATTTGTAAGTCAATCAAGTCCTCACCGATCCAGATGAAATCCCTACCATTAGCTAGTTCAAGAATTCTATCAAGTTTTTGATCGGTTGGTACAAAGTTTACAGATTCCACATGAATGTTATGTAAAAACTTCTTAGTTAAAGCTTGACCTTTTTCTGTAGAATCACCCGAAACAATATGAATTTCGAAACCAGCGTAATTCAGAATCTTAACAACATCACGAATACCGAATGCTACAGTTTTTGCATTTTTCTCAGGACCGTTACTAGTTCTGTCAATATATGAGTATTGCATATCATGACTGAAGATACCATCGAAGTCGGTGAATATCAGTCTTGAAGTTTTTTGGTCAGTTCCTTTAAATTTCATTATTTTTCAGATAAGGTTGTTTCTAATAAGTATTTACCGTAATAATAAGTTGCGTACATTTTTGATGGATTGTTTCTTATGTACTGTGCTAATTTAACATGAATCAAACCAACGATAACACGTAAACGCTTGATATCTAAATCAGGTCTAATCTGTTTTACAGTATGTAACACTGTATCGATATCATAGATTCCATATTTGAAGAAATCTACTTGCATAGTTTTACTATGTTCGTCATAATGTAATTCGAAAGTCTTATCTAAATTGAATCTAGAATAACCTTGAAGTCCATATATGAATTTAGCCCAATCGTAATAAATATCACCAAACATCAAAGAATGTCCGAATAATCCTCTTGGGTCGATAAAGAACATTTCGGTACCATCATTAGAAATCATTACGTTAGAAGTGTTTGGGTCACCATGAATCAATCCCCATTCATTAGCTTCAGATTTAGAATAAGCGTCATAAAGATATTTCATAGTATGTTCAAGTAAATGAATAGTATCACCTTTGAAACTATGAATCTTATCACCGATTTTGAAATGATGTACATCAGCTTGTAACATGAAGAATATTTCATCTAAACGTTGATATGTAACTTTGAAATATTCATGCATATGATGTTCATTCCAACGTTTTTCAGGTTTATTCGATTGTTCGATATTATGAAACTTAGAAATCTCAGTATCAAATAAACGTAATACATTATACATTTCTAAAGGATCGTTCCAAAGATATTCGTCAACAGTTTTACCGTCAATACGATTCATTGAAAATTCAATAGAATGAAATTTCTGTTCACCTTGAGGATAATCATAATTCTTTTGAATATTAGAAATTCTTGGAATAGCTGGACGATTTTTAGTATCTGGAAAGAATCTACCAACTGTAGAATACCAATTCAATTCATTATCGATTACTGACATACCTTTTTCGTTTAAAGCTTTCTTACGAACTGTATTTTCAGTAATTTCTAAACTATTGAAATATCTAGTTTCTAACGATATCGTTTCCATGTATTTTTCATATTTTTCAACATCTCCGATATCGATAAAATCTATTTCATTAGTTGAAACTATACATCTATTCTTTTCGATTTGTGCTTCTAAAGCATCCATCAAATCTATTTCTGGTGACAGATTATGATATAGTCTTAAGTTATCAACGAATACATGATCGAATATACTATCGAAATCACCTATAAAGAAATATCCTGGAATGTTACCCTTCATATCATCTTTCGAATATTTGACAACTTCATAAGTTCTTGTACCTTGTCTAAATTCGATACCCATCCTATGACGTTTTTGAACATCAGTAATTATCTTGAATTCGTTAGTCAATAATTTTGTTACCTGAAGATGTGATGTTGGAATGATATCAGACCAATTGAATACTACATTCTTCAATCCCTGACCCTTGAATAGGTTGTAAATCGTATTGAAAGAACCATCTAACTTTTTGTAAAGTAATACATCGATTTTTGTATTTTTTCCGAAAGCGTTAGAATGATATCGATTCAGATAATTAGATATAAGTCTTTGATTTTCTTCAGTCGAAACGACAATGTTAAACGATTTCAAATCCTTGTAAACTGAATAGTAATTTACAAGTTTGTCTAACATAGTTTCGTTACCCATCGAAATCAAAATCTTAGGATAAAGATTAGCTGTAAATTTATGAAGTCTAGAACCAAGACCACCAGCCAATATAACTACATGCTCCATTAAATTTGTTTTTGTTAAGTTTTTATAATTGAATATTACTAAGAAACTGACTAAAGTTTCTTGAACAGATAGATTCCACCGTCATGCTGTTTTTGTGTATAGAATCCATGAGGTATCAAATAACGCTTGTATATTTTGAAACGTCTAGTATCAGAACCTGTAACTAGCATAGAATTAAGTTTATTGATATGACGGTCATTAAACCAAATAGGGAAATCTAGCATAGCCTCCTTAGTCCATATCAATATTTCGATTCCACATGAATTCTTTTCAGGTTTGTCTTCGTAAATACTTAATTGCTTACGTTTCCTACCACTACTTAAAGAAACATAACAATTCATGTAAGGGTCTAGATTTATTCCTAGTCTAGCTTTAACGTTTCCAAACTTTCTAGTAACGATATAAGCATGATAATAACCATCATAAGTGTCTAAGGATTCATCCCTTACCCAATTGAAATCGTATTTGTTCATAATTGAAAGAATGAAAAAGTCGTATCTATTCGATACGACTTTTGATTTAACGATTGATTTTGATTCGTTCTAAAAGAATTGAATTGTAATTACTCATAGTTTCGTATTGATCTTCAAGTAATTCTTGATTTCTTTCAGTTAATGTTTCGAAATGTGAATTATTCGAAATATAATCATGAAGCTTAGAAATCTTTTCAGACAATTCCTTTTGTTCTGTTATCAGTCGTTCTAAAAATGTTGACATGGTATTTAGTTTTTGTTTATGAATTTTCCAATGTCACCACCCGGGTGATTACCACCGAAATCTTCTAAAGTCAAATCATAAACAGAAGCATATTCACAAGCTAACATGTCTAAGAAGATTTGGAAGGCTATCGGTGAAGTGGTTGGGACTTTATTGAATTCGTCAGCTTCACCGGTTTTCGGTAATACTACATGATTGATGGTTTTGAAGTTTTCAAAACCTGAATCGAATTCGCTATTCATTGAAACTGCAAACATATCTATACAAATAGATTTATTCGATACAGAACTTTCACCATCAATTACAGTGTTTATGGAATCTAAATATTGCATAGTTCTTAACAATTCTGAAGTATTACCAGATTTCGAAAAGAATATTACAGTATCATAATCCCTGATACAACCTAAATCACCATGTAAAGCATCAACTGCGTCAAGTACTTCACATTTAAGACCTAACGATTTAAAAGTTGCTGAAGCTTTACGAAGTGATGGAATGTTCTTACCGATACCACATAAATAGATTGTATGATCGATATCGATTCTATCATTTTTGTTGATAATCATATCGAACATGTGTAATACATTACTTTGCGGGTCTTGTACAAGTTTACGGAATTCAGCTACAAATTGGTTAAGTTGGTTGTTCACATTGGTCAGTCTATGTTCCAATGATTTAGCTAAGTCTTGTCTGTCGTCAAACAGGAGATTAGTTTGTTTGTTCATTTGTTTTTGATTATTTGGATTTTACCATTTATGAAGACTAATAGTTCTTTACTATTAGTCGATTTCTTGAAGTTCTTCGGATTCATGTAATTTTGCTTCTTTACGAGCTTCAACTTCTTTCTGTCTCTTACGAGACAATTTAAATTTAGAAGTTAATGCATATTCTTCGAATTGATAATCATGAAACATTGGAATGTCTTTACGTTCTTCACGAACATCAGCAGCTTTAGTTACAAGTTTCATATGTTCACTTACAACCTCTACACGAGTTTCGACAGGTTTATTCATAGTTTTAACCCATTCGATGGATTGTTCAGATTCCATGATTTTCTTATGAGTAAGATTGAAACTACTGAAAAGATGTTCGTCATAAACACCGTCAATGTCTAGAAGTTCTGGACATAATTCACCAAAATCACAGTTAAGTCTTACGATAAAAACTCGGTTTATCATTGGTGCTATAGTTTCAAACATTTTGAAATTACCAAAGAACCAAATGATTCCATCGAAATATTCTTCAGTCGAATGTAAAGCACCTGCTAAACTTTTGAAGAACATATGATTAGTTTTCGGAACTCTAGCACGTTCCATTTCAGGGTCTTTCCAATGTTCTAGTATTTTCTTAGAATGTACTACTCTGAAGAAATTTGATGTTAGAATTTCATGAAGTTTCGAATCATCGAATGCGTATCTATCGCAAATGATTTGAGTGTCATTTTTGATAAAGTCATGAATTCTTGTAAAGTATTCTTGAATGAATGGATATTTTGTCAAAGCGAATCCATTTCTATCAACTATCGTTGTGAATACGAAATGATTCTTTTTGTCATATACTTCTCCGTTATAGAGAAATTTATCTAATCGTTGGGTCATACGTTTCTTATGTTTTGAAATTGAAATATAGATGTATATTACTTAAGTATGTATTATCGTTTCCTTATCTTCTGATAAACATATGACTGAATTCGTTTCTATACATTGGATTTAGTTTCGAATAATCTGATTCAGTTAGATGTATTTCATAATCTGGAACAATGTTCATATCGATATAAAGTAGTTTATTAGATGACTTACTAGTAACTTTCACTAATTTGGAAATATTAATAATTGTATCACCTTCAAAGATTAAACTGTCATTAACTATGAATAAAGCTGGACTACTAGAATTCATTAGTAAAGAAGAATCCTTTAAAGATATTTTGAAAGTATCGAAATCAGTATCAACAGTAATAGCTTGTATCGAATCTATTTGACTAGTTTTTGTAAACTTGATATTTTTAGAAACGATACTTAAAACTGGATTCAATATGAATAGCCATAATAGAAACCCTACAAAAGCACCACCAACTATTCTTGACAAACCTTCCTGTTTACCATAGAACGGATTTGATTTTCTGTTTAACGAAGCTATAGCTCCGACAATAAGTAAAATAAGTAAAAAGATCATTTTTGATTGATTGATTGTTTATAAGAATGACAGTCTTTTAGTAGACTTTTTATGATGAAATCGTTTAGATTTCTTAGCACCGAACCGTCCCAAGATTGACCAAAGACACTTTGAAATTGTTTATACGAATCCATTTTTGATATGAAAACTTCTATAGTCTTTACGAAAGCTAATATTGCGTTAGTCGTTTCAACACATATTGCGAACGTTGTCGAAGGTTTGACACAGCATACAAATGGTTCTGTTAGATTTCTTCTAAGTATTTCAACTTGAAACAATTCGTTAGTTGGTAATTCGATTATGTCCGAAATAAATTGCATAGAAGTTCCAATACCTTCAAATACAAAATCAGTTCTAACTACTTCTTTATGTATTGGATTATATGCTCTTTCTTCTATCTCGAATAATGAATTCCAAACAGATAAGGTATCGTCTTTCAATGATACCTGTAATCTATTTTTGTCTTCTTTCGATTCGAAAACTACTGTTATATCCATGTAACTTTTAGGTTAGGATGTTCGATATTGATTTTCTTGATAGTATGTAATACTGTGTTCAATGACGCATACAATTTAAACTTACGTTCAGAGAACATTGGAAACAATGATTTCTCACCATTTTCGTCAATGAAATCATTATATCCAGAAAGCATTAACGGAGTGTTTGAATATTGAATTCTGTAAGTTCTTAACGTATTGTCAAGTTTCGATAACATGACATTCAATGTTTCAGTATTGCGTTTTTCTGTTCCAGTATTATCGATATCAAGTATTATCAGATTTCGATTATATCTGTTATCAGAAGTTATGATTGTTGTGTAATCGTTACTTATCGTTACTCTGAAAGCTATCGAAAAGTTTTGTTTAGTAATATTATTACTTTCAATAAATAAGATAGCAGTGGTTTCGTTAGTATTGCGATCTGGAATAAGTTTTACTAAAGTATCGGCTTGAATAGTACCATGTACATAAAGTTGATTGTACAAGGCTTTTTCTAAAATATTGATTTTCTGTTGTGAGTCGTGCGTATTCATGATAAGTTACAGTTATAGTTTATAGATAATATGTATTATTAAGATTGTTTTGATTTGTTAAGTCTGTCGATTATTGGAAGTAATTCATAGATTACAGATTTATCGACTTTATTAAAGCATGGAAATGAAACGATAAGATTCTTACGATTATCGAATACTGAAACATTACCGTAACTAGTATTATCGATTCTTAAATGTCTTCGAAAATTGACATTGATATGATAATCTTCAGAATTTACATACCAAGTTAAAGAATCTGAAAATACGTTACCATATAAAGCTAGTATTTTCTCTTGAATATCGATAAGATTTTGGATATCCTTAACATTAAGTTTAACAGTAATATTAGATTCTACAGTATTAAACTTACGGATTATTGAAAGATTACCGTAAGAATCCAATCTTACGGTATTATCGAATACATTAGAATAACTATATTTACTTAGTTCTATCATTACAAAGATTCTTTAAATTTAGCTACAGCTTCTTCGTAAGTTAAAACTGTTACATTGTTAGCGTCCGCGAATTTCATTTTTGAAGTTTTCGAAACCTTATCATCTGTTATCAGATAAGTGGTATCTTTCTTAAGTTTCGTATGATTCCAAGTTGATACATATTGTACGAAAGCTTCCTTAGATTTGAATCCAGCTAATTTAGGTGATCCAGTCATTTCAAAAGTAACTGAACCTTTTTCGATAACTTTTTCTTCGATATCTTCAAGTTCGATACCGTTTCTTAACGCTAATTGAATTGCTGAAGTTATACGATAGATATTGTTTTGATCCTGTGTTACTGAATATACAACTTTAGAATTTAATCCAGATGTATCAAGTTCAGCATCCGGTTTCGAATACGCTTTAGACAGTTTCAAACAATGTCTCCAGCCACAAGAATCGAATTGCATAGCTAATAGCAACTTAGGAAGATTCATATTTACTAAAACATGTTGACGTTCCTTAAGGAATTTAGGACCAGTCATTCCTAAACCTAGTATTGGTGCTAGATTTTTCTTAGTAAACAAATCATCGTTAAAGATGTTTTCGATTTTACCTTCCATCAAATCATAAAGTTTGATGAATGTAGCACCACCGAATCCAAACATTCCTAAAGTATAAAAACCTTGAACGAATTTGTTGCGATTAATAACGTCAGACATATCACCCGATGGTAACATATGAAGACCGTTATCAGAAATTACATGATTTTCTGGTAGATTAGAAGGTTCTGATTTTGTTACTACTGATTGAATTTGTGGAATGATGTCACCATTTTTACCAATTACAACCTCAGCACCTTCCCAACAACCTCTTTCATTAACCCATCCATAGTTATGTAAAGCTGCATGAGTTACGATAGTTCCATCCAATTCTACAGGTTCTAATGTTGCATGTGGAATGAATTTTCCAGATTTACGAAGATTCCATGAGATTTTAGCAATTTTAGTTCTTGCTAACATTGGAGGGAATTTAACAGCTACTGAGTAAAGTGGTGCTAAACCATTATCACGATGTTCAACAGCACTTGATAATCTAATTACGATACCATCTGTTGGATAATCGAGATTTGTACGTTTATCAAGTAATTCATGATAAGCTTTCGACATTTCATCGAATGTATTGAAGAACGAAATAGAATCGATTATCAATGGACGTAAGTCAACGATTTCGAATAAAGTCTTAACCGAACCTTTCACTTCAAATAAGAAGATATTCAAATCTTTTAATCTTGGGTCCTTGATATCGTTTTGACCAACAATACCGGCAGCTAAGTTTCTTGGATTTTTGTATTCAGAATATTTCTGAATGAATGTAGATTTCTTGATAAAGATTTCACCACGAACCTCACCACTGAAATTTGTTGATAATTTGTTTGGAACTAAATGTTTACATTTTTCAGTAATATCAGAACCTATTTTACCGTTACCACGTGTTGCGATAGTTTTAAGAACTCCATCAGCATATGTGATATTTGCAGCTAAACCATCTAATTTAAATGAAGCTTGAAGCATATGATCACCATGTTTATGAGTAACAAATTGATCATATCTACCAAGAGCTGCAAGAACATGATCGAAATGATGCCCTTCAAATCCATCAGTAAATACTTGAACTTTGTCAAGAGATAACATTGGAGTTACATGAGGTGATTTAGTACCTTTGATTTCTTCAGTACCAACATATTTCTCGACGTATTCATTAGATAGCAAATAATCCTCTAATTCATCGAATTCTGAATCGGTAAGTGGGGAATTTCCAGTATTGTAATACTGTTCTTTAGCATTGTTGTAAAGATCGATAAGAAATTGAACAGAATGTTTTTCGAATTGCATAATTGAAATGATTATAGTTTAAATATATAGATGTATTATACTACAGATTGTCAAAAAGTTTCAGTTACTGTTTAAATTCTTTTAGTTCCTGATTCAATTTAAATATGATTGCTGACATTTCATTGAAAACATATTTGATACCAATCATTAGTAAAGCTGTCATTAATCCTATTAGTATTATGATAATAAGACTTTTACCTGAAATCTTGTCGTTCATAAAACCAATAGTAAGTACAGAAACTATACAAATAACCCAAGCTAATACGAGAGTTATACTTGTAATCAAATTAGCATGCTTAGTTATATCTTCCATGTTCGATAGATTTAGTTAGACGTTTCATTAATATGACATACAATTCGTTAATATCGAAATCTTCGAATATTCTTATCTCAGATTTCAAATACAAACGATCTTTAGAATCTGTACAGTACATATCGATTTCGTTAGTAGCTAAATTATGTTCTACGTAAACTTTATCAATCTTACGAGATGTATAACCACCTTTCGTAATAGGATTCTTGATTATGATAAGCTTCGATAACGTATTGTAATTCTTAGGATTTAATGCGTACGTATTCGTACCATTATCTTGACGTAACAGATATTCTGGTGAATTCTCAACTTCAGTAAAACCGTCTTTAAGAAGTTCTTTGTATTTCTTAAGTTGCGAACGTTCTAATCGTTTACTTCTAGATTCTGAAAAGAAATCAATATTGAAACTTTCGATTCTGGAAAGAATCCTTTCGTTTACTAAAGCTTTCAAAACGAATAAAGCTAGAAATAGAGAAAGAACAGCTAAATACGGATTACCTGTAGCAGCACAAAGAGCTACAATTACAATCATAGAAATGAAGATTCTTAGGTGGATTTTCGGAGTTATTTTCATGATTATTTTCTTCTAGATTTTTTGATTAACGATACTACAATTGCTATAACGATTAATGTGGAAATTGACGAAAGGTAAAGAATGTCGAAATTCTTTTGATCTTGTTTGTAGTTCTTTGCGAAATCGATTACTTGTTGATCGATTACTAAAGTATCGTTTTGATTAGTCTCAGAGTTCCAGACTATTACTGATTGGTCTTGCATAATTGAAAGTATTTAGTTTAAAAAGTCTTGACGAATGATGAAAATGAAAGGTGGTTCTTTTGGAAAACGTTTAGTCATTCCTGAAGCTTCCATGAATGACATAAAACTGTCACGAGGGTCTAAGAAATATTTACCACTATTAAGGTAATCGTAATAAACTGTATTTAGACGAACAGGTGTTAATGCTTCATAAACTTCTTTTGAAAGAGTAGTAGCTTGACCTACTGGTGATATGTCTAATATCTTAGAATCATATAAAGTTTCAGCATAAGATGGAGAACAGAAGACTAATTGTCTTCCGTTAATCTCCAAAATCTCGAAATTATTTTGCTTCATATCTGTAAACTTTTTTGCAGTTTAAAGATTCGTTATTTTTAATACGAGCTTGTTTTAATTCCTTTTGTAAGTGAAGTAATTCAGACAATGTGAAAGATTTTCCACCAGCTAAAGTTACAACATAACATTTTTGAATGGATTTATGAGTGAAGGTTTTAACTTCCTCGTAACCGTTATCAGTCATAACAGTAAGTTTGAAGCAATGTTTCATTGCATCGATTCCAGAATTTCGAAGAGTTTCTAACGCGTAGTTAACGTTTAATGTTTGTTTTGGTCCGTTAGACATTGATAATAAAGCCATAATTGAAATATATTTATAAATTTGTTATTTGAGTATATTATACTACAAAACCTACGAAAGTTTCAGTTTCCGTAGGTTTTTAATTATTTTTTACTTTTTATTTTTGAAGACTGTCAATAATTAGGTCAGATATTTCTTCAACTTCCGAAGCTTTGATGAACGATTCCATTTCAATATCCATAATTCGGAAACATCTTACATCTAAGTTAGGACGGTAATCTTGTTTAGATTTCTCCAAATCGGTAAGAGTATCGAAAGCGATAGTAAAAGCGTCACCATATCGTTTAGATTCTTCTTTCTCGTTTCTGAATTGACCCTGTAAATCTACGATACAAACTTGTTTAAGGTTTACGAACTTACTTAAATCTTTTAATTCGAATACATTTGAAATACGTTGAGTAATCATGTTATCGTATGTCAAAATAACATCAACATTGTATTTCAGAAAGTGACAGATTATTTGTTTAACGATTTCGTTAGTTCTGTCAATAGAACCATAATTGAAGAAATCTGGGAAGTTAGCGTTTGTAATTTCTGAAAATGGAAGATTCCAAAGATATTCTACAACATGAAAGTTTTCTGTTACTGAAGTTACATGTTCTTGCCAAAGTTTTGATTTGATAGTTGTCATAATTGAAAGATATATTTATTTATTAATTTAGTATATACGTTACAAAGTAACGGAATCCATTTATTTATAAATGTATAGTACTACGAAACCCTCGAAAGTTTCAGTTTCCGAGGGTTTCTTTTACATTTTTTCTTAATTTTTCTTACATATTGAAGAAACTATTCTGATAAGCTTTGTTCTTTGATATCATAGCCTTAACTACAGATGTCGCTAATTTTAAGCCATCCATTCCTGGAGCATATTTCAAATCTTTAGTTGAATCCATGTTAAAGCTAAGCTTGAATGAAGCGTCACCTTTAGGACCCATGTTAAGGAATAACGTAATATAAATAGGTTTATCATTTGAGGCTGAATGAATGTAAAATCCTGAAGTCAAATGTACAACCTTTTTAGCGTTATGTTCTAGAACTTCTTCTCTAGTAAGAATAGTTCCATAGTCTGATCCAGGTTTTGAAACTCTTACAAGATTATAACTAGCATTATTCAAGTTTAATTTAGATTCATTAGCTTCGAATGTTATCTTGTTACCTAATTGTTCGAATCCCGAATACAAAGCATCAAAGAATTTTTGAGCATGCTTAGGTAAAGATTTGTAATCGATTTTTACATCCTTACCTGCTATAAATTCTTTGTCTTTGTTAATATGTTTTAATTCTACGAAAGCTTCGTATAGTTCTGATATTGATTTCATGTCTTATTTGATTTATGTATTATGTATATTTCATGAAACTCATATCATAATTTAATGTTAAACCAGTACCCAAGTCAGCATAAAAGAATCCAGTACGTTCACCATATTTACGTTTCTTGTTAATACTTTCAAGTAAAGTTTCTATAGATTTGATAAAGTTACCAACGTTGGAAACTACACATCTAACAGTTGTAGCTTTGTAAGGTACACCATCTTTTACAAACCAGTTAGTTCCAGAAAACTCAACTTGTCTGAGCATTAACTGACCATGTGATTCGAATATGTAATAATCTTTTTCGTTAAAATAAGAATTATCTCTGTATTGTAAGTCTGTATTTTCCATTAGTCTTCAAATAAATCTGGACAGTCTTTCATATATTGTCCAAGGTAAAACGGATAATCTTTAGCAAATCTCATAAGAATATTGTGAGTCATACAATTTCTAGGAATATGCATAAGAAAATTGAAATTATGATGTTTAACGTATATAGCAAATATCGTATATAGCTTTAATGAATCGAAATATGGTGAACTTTTTATTTCGTCACGAATCCTTGTATTGTTGAAGTCGTAACTAGTAAAAATCCTATAAACTGAATCGATACAGTTATAAACGTTTTCAGATTTACTAGTATTGTCTGTTAAACGATTTGACAAATCGTTCAAAGCTTTCTGAACGATTTCAGTAGAAGTTAAAGAACTTGGAAAAAGTAGAAGTATGGAATATCTTGAAGAACCGAAAGTCTTTACATGTTCTTCAACTAATCTAACATAAGCTTCCCTGTTTTCTAGACTTATTAAATTCTGAATCTTGTAAATCTTATGAATAAACTTACCTGAGAAAGCGTCTATACATATGACTTTGAAAAGATCGTTAAAGAAATCTTTACGATATTTATACTTTGATTTATCCTCGTAATCGTATTCTATAGATTTTATGATCCATTCTGTTAAATCGTTTATGCATTCTTCACATTCAGTTAGAAGGTAATATTTAATGAATGCTAAGTTTTTAACAGGATCAAATAATTTCGTAAGTCTTTCATGTAAGAATTCTGATGTATGATCTTCGAATTTGATATGATTAACGTACAATTTAGAAAGCTCGAAATTCGTAAGAATCTGTTCGTCAAATATCTTATCATTAAGTATTACGATAGTTTGATTACTTTCAACTAGAAACTTTATGTAAGCTTTATCAAAAATCCAATGGAATCTTTCCTGAAATACTTTGTCGAATATTACATCAGTTGTAGCTAATTCGAGAAACAGTAAATATGACGTTTGTGTATCAGAAAAGAACAAATCATATAACGATATCTTGTAATACGAACAACTATATTCTTCAGGTAAGTTTATAGATTCTAAGGTTAGTAATTGTGCTTTATAAGCGTCACTACATTCGAATTCTACGAAAGTTCTTATTCTTTCAGAAGGACTTGAATTGAATAACTTATAATATAACCGAATATAGTATTTCTGTAATAGTGGTAATCTTTCGACTTCGATAGGATCGTATCCGATAGTATTGATTAACGAAGATTTGAAAACTTGATTAAATTTATTCATGTTAAATAGTATGTGAAAGTTCTAACCAAATGAATCTTCTAACCTGATCGTCTATAAATAGTTTTTCATCACAGAAATCATACAAACAAGCTAAAGCTTCATTGTAATTTCCAGCAGCATCTTCGAATTCCATGTCTCTCATTACTTTAATAATTTCGAACGATTCTATACAAGATTCTAATTGTTCTTGTAAATCCCAGAAAACGTCTTCAGATAGTTTATCCTCAAGAGGTTTAATATCGTTCTTAACTTTATCAAGAATAGATAGAATATCCTTTACGTTATCTTCAAGTTCCTGAATAGATTCAGCACATCTAAGATCGAGTTTGTATGCGAGTAACCAATGTAAGTTTTTCATGTTATTTGTCCTTTCTAAATTCTATTGCTTGTTCAAGGTTCATAGAACCTAACGATTCGATTATTTCAATAATTTCTGATTTCGTTTGATTAAATACATCCCATCTAAGTTTCCAACCAATGTCACGTATCAAAGCTTTCTTGGTGTTAATAGCATCAATGATATCAGAATGTGAAATTCCTCTACTCCAAGTAGTCATTAGGCTTAATTTGTATTTCAATAGATTAAGTAATTGATCCTGTAATCTATGTACTAATACGATTCTATCCCATGGTACTGATGTATCACCCATTACTGTAGTAATTGTTGCAAATTGTGCAGATCGGTTTAAATCTCTAGTCCAAGCTAATTCTGGATTTCTACCATCATAGTCGTATATTATACAGTCAGGTATTAAACTTGGAACTGGTAATGTTTTTGTTTCGTTAGCCATGTTAAAATCTTTCTATTGGTATTTGAAGTATCTGTTGAATTTCCTTAATCTTTTGTTGCCCGTAATATGTTACAGCTTTATTAGTCCAATGTAATTCTGACTCACGTCTGTTAGTAAACTTAGCATTTTGTAACTTGTGAGTAATGTAATACTTTTCGTAATTTTCGAAAACTGAAAGATTCTCATCATATTCAGCTACAACACAGGGTAATTCGGTACCTAGTTCGAAACTGCAATCTAGAATTCTAAACGAAACATAATGAAGTATTTGTTTAGCTTTATAGAAATTGTTAAGTTTACCGAATCTGTAATGATATTCAGAAACTAATGCAATACCGATATTACATAAACGTATAACGTTATTAGTTGATTCGAATAACCATTTAGTACATGGATGATTACGATGTGTAGGTTTGTAAAGCTCTACAGGATGATTTTCGAATTTCTCATGAGCGTAAGTTGAAAGCATCTGACAAGTTTCTGTAATCATTTTGATAATATGCTTATCAGTATATAATGAAGCTGAAATAGTTTCATCGTTATCTAGGAAGAATATGTTCATGATTTAGAAATTTGGAGTACCTACGATAAGATCGAATATTTCATCGATTTCTACATTACTGATAAACGATTTGTAATCGAATACACTGATTTCGACACTTATGAATCCTGAATGTTTTCTTACAATGATGAAAATATCGTCCTGTGTACGTTTTTGATGATATTTGTTAATTGGTAATCTACCAGTAAACTTATCGAAATCGACAGTAAATGAAAAGTTAGTACAAAGATCAGCCTTTACAATAGATTGAAAGGCTTGAACAGTTGTACATTCACTTGAAACATGTTCGAATTCCAACTCGTGATTTACTTTAACACATTTTACAGGAACATTGTAATAAGTATGTAGCTTGTGTAGAATATTTGGAAGAACTTCGATAGTTTTACGTACACCTTCGGGGTACGTATTTAACAGTTCAGGAAATTTACCTTCTGTGATTTGTTCGAAAGGAAGATTCTTAATCATGTTATTGATAAACGGATTAGAAATCTGAGAATCTACGAAAGATTCGTATATGTTTGATAAGTACATAATTGAAAAAAATAAAAGTTAGAAATAGATTACCATTCGATCGAAAGACGTCTTACATCTTTAGCGTCACCCCAAAGTTTGAAAGCATTAATAAGCTCTTCCAATGAAGTCACGAAAGGGAATGATGACGGTTCGTCTTTCCACGAAACGATTTCCAAATGAAGATATTCACCTCTTCCGAAATATTCCTTAGCCTTTTCGATTTCTTGTGGAGTTAATGTAGTTTTAGCCATAATTGAAAGTATTTTTTGTATATATGTTACAAAGTAACGAAATGCATTTAATTAATTAAATGTATTATACTACGAAACCCATGTAAGTTTCAGTTACATGGGTTTTTATTTACAGATTTTTCATATGTTTTAACATGTCTTTGAAAATTTCGATATCGTCTTTAGTTTTCTGCAATAAAGTGATATCAGTGATATCAGTTAAACTATCTTTCCAAATATCTATAGTAACTTGTATGTTTTCTTCATTAACGATTCCAAGTTCATTGAATACTTCCTCGACAGCACTAGAACCGTCTGATAATTTCCATCTACTCATTATCGTAAAAATAAAATGTAAGCAACTGCGTCAGATATAGAATATCCTGTATAATGACGATTTTCTAGATATGGTGAAGCTTTCAAAATCTTTAAATCGAATATTCTGGAGTCTTCATATTCCTTGAAAGCGTATCTACAATAAGATTCTGTTTCTTCGATAAGATACATAGAATCAACAGTTTCTGATTTAGTTATCCTTATAGCTTTATCAGGAATCTCAGTTAAATCAGAAACTTTAACATTAGTTTCTTTGTTCGTAAAAGAATGTGAGAATATTTGAATAGCTGAACGTTGACCATCGTAAACTGTAGTTTTAACATTTTGAAATACAGATTTGAAAACTTGTTCTAAACTATAAGTCGATTTTATATTAGCATTACTAAGTAATTCAGCCCATCCTTTAATCAAACTGATATTATTCACATGCTTACGTTTAGTATAGACTTTGAAAACTGGATGTCTTGAAAGTTCGTGATATAAACGTTCGATTAGCAATTCATAAGGTAATCCTTGTCCTTTGTAATATTCTACAGATTTAAGTTCATGTAGATGATCATCGTTTCTAAATAGTTTTTCAACATCTTTGAAACATGTAACTACAGCATCATAAGCTGTGATTAAATTCAGTTTAGCGAAACCGATATCATTTATTTTGGTCATTTAAATAATAGATTAGAAAGTTCTTTGTCGTTTTTTGCTAATTCGTCTTTAAAAGGATTATCTAAATTGAATTCGAAATAAGATTCTTTATGTAGATTTTGAAGATTATTCCAAAGCTTTAGCATATTGTTAGAATATCTTTGAAGTATTTGTTCAAGAATATCTTCTGACATTTCCTTATGTGCTACTTCTACGATTCTACCTAAGTTCTCAGAATAGTTTAGCAAGATACTGTTCATAACAGTTTCAGCTTGTTCTGTTTCTAAGAACTTGGTATAATCTTTTGTAGCTTTGTCAATATCGAAATTGACTATAGATTTAAGTAGATTGTTGCTCATTTATCTTTTGCATTTCTAAATCGATTTCTTCAGTAACTGATAAACGTTTAGGTTCTTCAACTTTTACAGTTTCTTCGATTTCGTTAGTTATAGGTTCTTCTATAATCGATTCTTCAGATTTAGTTTCTTCAATAACTGATAAATCTTTAGGTTGTAATTCAACATCTATAACTTTGTTTCCGCCAGTTTCACCAGTGAATTTCATTTTGTAAGCACCTTGTAGATTTTTGTATTTCTCTTCAGATTCTTTCAGTTTATCAAGTAATTCATTGTACATAGTTTCACTGATATCTGAAGTTTCTTCTTCGATTTCTTCAATCATAGAAGGTTCATTAACTAAGATAGAGAATCCATAAGCTTTCAACAATACTGGAATCAATACCGCGAATGGAATAGAAATACCAAATTGGAACCAGTTAACTTGTTCATTGTTCATTAATGGATCATAAATCAAATGACCACCCCAATAAGCAAAGTTAATAAGAGCTTCAATCCAAGTGAAAAGTAATATCAGATTCTTAGACCTCTTGTTTTCTTTAGAATCATCGTCTTCATTTACACCACGTAAAATGAAGTATGCAAGACCACATGAGAAAAACAAAGACATGATAATAGCTTGAGCTATTTTCCAGAATCCAACGAGTGATGAGATTTCGTATGTTATGAAATAAACATGAGAGAATTGGGAAATGATACCCATTAGAACGAAGACTGCTGCAGCTTCTCTGGAAGCTAACCAATAAGCCCACGTTAGAATTTTACTTCTGTGTTTCATTAGTTCTAAATAGTTTATAGATATATGTATAAATTGATTATACTAAAGATTGGAATGCTGTTTAAACAGCATTCCAAGTCTTGTTTTTCATTTCTGTACAAGTTTCAAAAGATACTCACCATAACCAGACTTATCATATTTCTTAGCAGATTCAATTAATGAGTCTTTAGATATTTCATCATGTCTAAATGCAGCTTCTTCGGGGCTACCTATTAAATTACCGGTACGATTTTGCATGACTTCAACAAATAAAGAAGCTTCAGCTAAAGACTGAATAGTACCAGTATCTAACCATGTAGTACCACTTCTGTCAAAAGCTTTAACTGATAATTGATTCTTATCTAAGTAATATGCGTTAATATCTGATATTTCGTATTCTCCACGAGCTGAAGGTTTGATAGTCTTAGCTACTTCGATAACATCGTTATTATAGAAATATAAGCCTGGTACTGCGTAATTAGATTTAGGATTCAAAGGTTTTTCTTCGATCGAAACAGCGTTATCATATTCATCGAATTCAACTACACCATATCTCTGAGGATCATTTACACGATATGCAAATATCGTATTTTTATCAGACATATTAGCTTCCATAAGTAATCTATCTATATTAGAAGCATGGAAAATGTTGTCACCTAAAATCAGAGCTACTTTAGATTTACCTATGAATTCTTCACCGATAACGAAAGCTTGTGCTAAACCATTAGGTTTTTCTTGAACAGCGTATTCTATTCTAACACCAAATTGTGAACCGTTACCTAGTAAGTTCTCGAAAGAATTTCTATCCTGTGGTGTTGATATTATAAGTATTTCGTTTATACCAGCTTCGATAAGAGTTGTCAATGGATAGTAAATCATTGGTTTATCGTATACAGGTAATAACTGTTTCGAAACACTGATAGTCAATGGATGCAAGCGGGTCCCAGACCCACCTGCTAAAATAATTCCTTTTCTATTTCTTGTAAGCATATGTTAAATGAATGAACTTAAAATTCCTTCGTTAGTATAGATCATTTTACCAGTTCTGTCTTTAGAATTGATAATCAAATCGTCTATACCGATATTAAAACCCTGTTCGATTTGTATGAATATATTTTCCGGTAAACTTAAAGGGTCATAAGATACTTCATGTTCTTTCGAATAATAGTTATCACATTTGTAATGCATGATTGTATCGTCTTCTAATGATATGAATCCATGTAGACAACCACGTGGTACAAATAACGACATATTTGGTTCATGTAGTAATACTGTAATAGTCTTACCGTAAGTAAGAGAATCTTTACGAATGTCTACAACTAAATCGATTAATCTACCTTTAAGACATGTAACAAGTTTACCTTGTACAGAATCACCTGTTTGAATATGCATTCCACGTAATACATTCTTATGTGATATCGAAACATTGTCCTGAACAAATTCATGTTTACATATGAACGATAATCGTTCTTTACTGAAAGTTTCTCTGAACGATCCACGTTCATCTTTAAATTGTGAATTCTGTATAAAAATACATCCTTCAATTCCTGCTGGTATGTTTTTCATTATTTCGTAAATCCTAAAGTTTCTCCGATCATGTAAGGTATACATTTAGTAATGTCGTATTTTGGCTTCCATTCAAGTTCTTTACGTAAGGTGCTAGAATCTATTGAATATCGTAAATCATGACCAGCACGATCTGATACGAATTTAATCAATGACTTATAATCAAATGTATTATCATGTTCATTAGCAGATTCTGTTAGTCTATCGATTAATTCTATATTTGTTAATTCAACACCTCCACCGATTAACCAAGTTCTACGAGATTCTTTAGATTTCAAAGTATGATGGATAATCATATCTATAGCGTCGTTATGATCTAAAACATGTAACCAATCTCTAACATTTTGACCATGTCCGTAAAGAGGTATTTCAGTTTTGTTCTTAATTGCGTCTAAAACTTTTGGAATCAGTTTTTCCTTGTGTTGATATGGTCCGAAGTTATTTGAACAATTAGAAATCGATACTAACATATTGTAAGTCGTAGCATAAGCTTTAACGAACATATCACTTGCAGCTTTTGAAGCTGAATAAGGTGAATGTGGGTCGTAATTAGAATCATCGTTAAATGAACCTTCCATTCCAAGAGCCCCAAATACTTCATCGGTTGAAACATGATGGAATATTACATCTTTACGATCAGCCCAATAATTCTTAGCAACATTCAATAAATCGACAGTACCTTTGACATTAGCTAAAACGAATATGTCAGGATTAGAAATCGAATTATCGACATGTGATTCAGCAGCAAAATGTACCACAGTATCAATGTCATAAGTTTTGAAAATTGAAGCTAGAATAAAGTTTTCAGCTTCATCGAAACTACCTAAAGTTATTTCTTGAACTTTTGTAACGTTTGTAAGTTTTTCAAAGACTGGGATATGTTCCAGGTTTGCAGCATATCCGAAATTATCAAGTGGAATGAATAAGTAATCTGGATATCTTTTTGCCATAGTTCTAACGAAATTAGAACCAATGAATCCAAGAGCACCAGTTACAAGAACTGAACGTTTAATATTTGACATAATTATTATTTGATTTAAATGAATAGTACTAATGATTTGAACAAAGTTTCAAACTAGAAAACCTGATATTTCTATCAGGTTTTCATTGAGAAGGGTATTGCGAAACGGTAAGTTTTAATTTCTAGGTCTTTTGATAGTATAGTTAGGTCGATAATAGCTATCAAGTCTGTCAGCTGGAATACGTGGTAATTCGTTATCGTAATTAGTATTTTTGTTTACAGTAACCTTACCAGTTTTAGCTTCATATATGATTTGAATTTCATGTATTCTGATACCTTTATCGACATAAACAATTTCATCGTCTATAGTTAAAACGAAATCCTTGAAATTATATTCCATTGGCATTAAATCGTAATCTAATCCACGTAAATGGAATCTTAAAGTTTCAGATTCTAACATTTCACCTGAAAATGTAATTTCAGATTTATTACGATCTTCAGGACCTGCAAACATATTCCAATCAGCGTAATCTAAGAAACTTTGATATTGCTTATCTGAATCATCTCGTATCAGAAAATAAGTTTCCATTCTAGCGGGAGACCAAAGAAACAATTCGTATTTGATTTTCTTTGGTGGTTCAGGTTCTATGATTTCCTCTTTGTTACATGACGTTAATGAAACTATTAACATCATGAAAATAGTCATTAAATGTTTCATGTTGTATAAGTATTTGATTAAATATAAAGTACTAATCTTTTTGGATAAGTTTCAAATCATGTAAACATTCCAAGTATTTCCTAGCTTTGAAAACGATAGAACCTTTAGCGTTAAACAATCCCCATTGTGAAAGATTTACGAATTGTTCGTATGATACATTGTTAACTATCGAATACATCTTAATCATTTGGAAAGATACTTCAGGAAGTTTCTGTTCATAGTAACAGAAATGTACACTTTCACCCTTATGATTCATGTAAGACCATTGAGGATTTATAGCATCGTTATTATGAAGTTCTGTAGTTTCTGAAACATCCATAATCTTTATGTTTTCATGACACCAAATTATGAACTTTAGTAAATCTGCAAATTCATTTACAGGTAGATAAAAGGCTACAGTTGCTATGTTATTATCGTTAAGATTTTCGATATTCATAGTCTTTCTGAGAGTTCCACTTATTCTGATAGTATGCTTACCTTCTAACGATCCATTACCATGTAACATTTTAAAGTTAGGACCATGTAAATGCGATTCAGTAGTTATTGTTAGATTCTTTACAACATCATTGAACTTTTTGTTTATCTCGTCATGTGTTAATCCTGACTGATTGATAGTATTCAATTTAGTTTTAATCGTTACATACGATTCTTTAGAATCTTTTGAAAACAATGAATCCTTATTCTGATCTATGTCTTTAACATAATCACCTTTTGCTTGCATCCAAGCTGATTCGAATTTTACTATTCGTAATCTTTGTCGATATTCAGAATTCTTAGAATATTTCGATTTGAATTTAGTCAAAGCCCTTTTTATGAAAGAATCTTTTTCAGTACCATTCCAGAAAGCTATTACATAATCTGCTACATTCATTAGATTTATAAGTGTAGCTAAAGGAGCTAAACTGTTATAAGAATCACCGTTCTTATCTATTCTTACAGTACAAGGTTTAGCATTAAGATTCTTGTATTGAATAGTATGAGATGAATAGAGTTGCTTTGGGTTAGCATTTAGAAATCTCTTCGACAATTCACCTAATTTACTACCAATCGATACGTAATGATATTCGATCAAAACGTCTTCTGTAGTGTTCTTTAATTTTTGCAATACATCAGTAACCTGATTCGTAAACTGATCGAAATCGTTATACTCACTGTTACCAATTATTGCTAGTTTTATTATTCTAGCCATGTTAAATTGAGTTTGGTATAATATTACCAAACTCAATTCGAATGTTTCTTAGTTAGCTTCACAGATTTTTAAAGCATGTTCATAATCTTCAGGTAAAATGTGAGCATTTGATATGTAATAATGCATAGTTCCAGCTTTCAAATCTAATTCTCTAGCTATACAATTTTGTACGAAAGCGAAATTAGAAAAATCGAAACATATAGTTTTAACAGCATTATTAGAACGCATCATAACATTTGAATGTAATCTGTTATTACGAATAAAGAAATGTAATGCTATTGTACAAGGATATTCTTTCTTACAATCAGATTTCTCACGTTTTTCTTTTCTAACTATCTGATCCCTTTCGTCAAGTATCAATAATGTAGCACGTCTTGACATAGGATTTTCGGTTAATTCATCAACTATGTCATAAATTTGATTCTGAATACGTGGTGGATATAGAAGATTTCTACCTTCGATTTCATTAAACTGAGAAGTTCGTTTATTCAGTGGTAAAAGCTCATCAGCTGAATTAGAACCTGACATTAACCAACGAGCGAAAGCATTTTGAAATACTAAATTGATATTACGTTCTTTGATTTTACTGAAATTAGTTTTAGGATCAGTTTCATCAATATTTTTGATATCGAAAGCGATACCAAACATTTCACGTTCACCTAATTCGTTAGGTTCTAAATCGATCAAACTTTTTAGTAAAGTTAGATAAGCTTCATCTAAACTATCGAATTCTTGTTTATCTTGTATTTTAGTCATTTGTTTTTGTTATTTTGTTTAACCAATTTGTTGTATTCCCAGTTACATAGAACATATCGTAAATGTCAGTTTCGAAAGTATCATGTTTATCGAATCTGAAATCGATATTATCGTATATCAAATAAAGTATTTCGATACTTGTCTGATGTAAAATATTCAAAGGATTAGAAAACAGTGGAATCTTTACATCTATTTTCTTAGTTCTGATAAGATCGAATAACGTAAATAATAATGTACGTTTATCCAAACCTCTGACACATTCGATGAAAGCTTTTTGTATTTCATCAGTTACTAATAGTATCGAATTCGTTGGATCAGTTACTACAGTTTTTGATTTCTCTTCATCAGTAAGATTTTGAAATCCCCAATCCGGGTCAGTTAGTCTAAAAGGAAATATGTATTCTATATCATAGTTTTCGAAGAACTGAATCAATTGATTTTTCTTTATCGTATTTACAGATTTGTAAAATGACATTTGATATTCTATAAATTCAGCATTAAAACCTTTGTTTATTTTACCATTCAAAAGTCTAAATTTATCATATGTATCTGAAACATAATAATTCTTTATGTAATCTAATTGAGCTTGATTATGTAATGTCACAGAATCTGAAAATGCGAAAAGTGTTGAACAGTTCTTCTCAAGACCTTTAAGATATTCACGTTCATCTTCCTTAGAATGTAACGAAACGTTTAATCTAGAACTGAATCTACGTTTCTTAATGTCTAGGATTCTAAAAGCTTCAGATACTTCAGATTTCCAATTGTATAAAGCTTCGAAAGAACTAACTAAGTCTAAAGATTTTTCGAAATTAGTTGATATAGAATCGAATTCGTTAATATCGATTTCGTTAATACCATCTGCTAATATCCATTCACCGTTATCTCGATTTTCTTTAGCAGAGTTTCTATATTTGATATTTTTGAATACGATGGATAATGAAACGTTTTCGTTAGATATCAGTTTTTCTAAACCTTCTACGAAATTAGTAATCAATGTTAACGAATTAGGTTTTGTATTCTTTGGAATAGTGATTGTATATTCTAGATGGAAATTACGTTTCAAATGTAATGCTACATTTGTCATAACTTTGAAATCGTTACAAATTGCATGTAATGTAGCATTTAAGTTACCATCCAGATGTATGTTGTACATCTGGATGTTCTTATCGTAACTAGAATATTGTTGGAATATTAGTTCTCTAAGTATTAATGGTTTATTCATATATTAAATAGTACTAAAGTCCCTTGAAAACTGAAAAGCATCTAAATCACCTTCTATCGAAAGTTGATAACGTTGATTGTTGATAGCGTTAATACGTCTATGAGGTTTTTCTGAATAATACTTCAAAGATTTCTTAAAGTCTTCAACAGTTTCGAAATACTGTAAAGGTTCTAAATTCAACTTACGTTCTGGATCGATATTATGATGAATCAATAAAAGTGTTTTTGCAGCAATACCTTCAGCAATACGATTTGGTAAAAGTCTACATTTTTCGTAATCAGCTTCAGAGAAACAAACAGAAGCGAACATTTCATTTAATCTTACAGGAACTTCAGAATATGGTATCTTATTGATAAATTCAACATTTGGTAATTTATCGTAAATATCTGGATGAACGTTTGAAGCTATCAATGGTTTAACTGATAAATCTGAAGAATCTACTGAATAGAACTTAATGATATTATCGTATCTATGTTTACTGATATCACGTAAGTCACCAGCGTAATAGAAAAACTTACCATTATGATTTTCCTTAATCTTTGGAATGTCATGTGAAACTAACGGAGCTAAATGTAGCTTCATATGAATAGCTGATACATTTTTATGAACACTATTAATTTCTGAAGATTTAACGATTTCGATAAATGCTTCAGGATCGATAGCTTGTGTTAGGTATGTCAAATGAATGTCATCGATATTGATATCCTTAAGTTCTTCTTTGAATATTTCATTACTTGAATAAAAACCAGGCTTAATCAATGGACATCTAGTATCTGTACAAATCAGATATCGCTTGTTATCTTTATTTCTTGTAGATTCTAAACATTCATAAAATGCTCGAATATTAGAAGCATCAGTTTTAGATACATCGACATCTGTTGGAACGTAAATATAACCAGTCCAGAAAATTAACAAATCCGTTTCAAGTAATTCCAGATTCTTGAAATCTTCATAATGAATGTATTTGTAATACTGTTGATTATTTTCTTCAGAAACTTTCGGATTATCGTAATTTACTAGATTGATTTCGAATTCATTAGTTGGTACGAATCTTAAAACATTGTAGATTTCTTTGTATCTGATAGTATCTTTATCGATACATTCAGGTGATAACGAATCTTTGAATTTGATTAAAAATAGTCGTCTCTTTGTTGTATTCATTTTTATAGTCGATTTATTGTATTTGTAAGATTCAATGGATTGAAAATAGTTTTCAGAAGTTTTTGATTACTGATGATAATACTTCTACGTAATTCATGATTTGAAGCTAGCTCATCGATCTGTTTAGATGTTTCGTAATCTCTTTCATTGGATATATCAATAACCTGTAATAACGAAAAACCAATATCATGAATAGTTTTCATAAGACCTCCCAATACTTGTTCATGTATTAGTAATAACGTTTTAGCAGCTAACCCTTCGATTAAACGATTAGGTATTAACTCACACTTTTGATAAGCTTCTTCAGATAGAATAACAGAAGCGAATGATTTATTAAGCATATTCTTTATTTCTGAATAAGGTATTCTATCAGATACTTTGATATTACTAGTAATTTGAGTTGGAACTTCACAAGCTTTAGTATTTATGATTAAACGACCCTTAGCTTTATTTGTAAAGTTATTAGCATAGAAAAGATTAAAGATATTCTCAGTACGATAATCACGTTTCTTACTAAAATCTATTGGAGCGCTACCATAATAAACATATTGATTGTCATGTTCATATGTAATATTTTCCATTCTGTGAGAAACTAATGGAAGTAAGTGAGTTGGAATATGTATAGTTTCTAAGAAATTTTGATTAGCGTCTCGATTAGCTCTTACAAGATTCTTAAATTCTTCAGTATTTCTAGCCTGTGTTAGATATTTGAATTTTACTTTATCAACAGATTTAGCTAAACTGTCAATTGTATTACCGATAACTGAACTATAAACTTTGTTATCCATGAAGAATTCTGGATTCATCATGAAACATCTAGTATCAGTACATAAAACGTAAGGGGTTACTGGTTTGTTATGTAGTGAAGCGAAACATGTATACCATAAAGTTCCATAAACACCACATTTAACTCTAGTCGAATAATTGTAACCAGTCCAGAAAATTACAACATCTGATTCCTTTATATCGGTATCTATGAAATCGAAAACGTTTAGAAATGTAAGATTGTCACGTTTCCTAGTTTCTGATATATACGAAATTAGATTTATTTCGAATCCGTCTTTAGCAAATTCTACAAAGTTCTTAACTTCAGAAACTGTTAAATGATCTGAATCTTTAGAATACCATGAGACGTCATCCAAAGATTCATCGAATTTCAGTATGTATAGTTTACGCATATTGATTTTGAATTATAGAAATATTGTACTAAAGATTGATAAAAAGTTACAGAAACTAAAAAACGATACTGATAATTATCAGTATCGTTTCCTTTATTTAATATGTCAAAATGTAATTATTTTGCAGCTTTCTTAATTGTTTTAACTTTAGCAGGTTCTTCAGTTTTACCTAAAGCAGCTTCACGTTCAGCGTAATATCTTACAACAGCTGGGTGATCTTGATTCAACTCTTCCCAAACTTTAGCGATCTCATCACGATTAGCTTTTACTTGTGCAACTCTAGTATTAAAAGCTGATTCAAGTTTAACATGATCTTGTGCAATGTTAGATTGTTCCATTTGAAGTTCAGTAATAGCTTGCATTGGTTTACCTAAAGCTGTCATAGCTTTGAATAATTTCTTACCATCTTCACGACCTCTAAAGGTAGATTTAGTAACAACAGTTTGAATCAAAGTCATTTCATTTCTTGTAATGAATTTAGATTTAGCGTTATCGTCTAATTTAGCTACGATATAAGCAACATCGTAAGGTAAATCAACAGTATCTAAAAGAGGACCCATGATATAATCGTAAGCTTCTTTTAAATCACCTTTCTTATCGAATTGAAGATTTTCAAGATTGTTTGTAGCTTGATCGAAAGCTTCCAAAGCGTCCATGTGATTACTATAAAGTTGTAGTAATTCTTCTTTTGTTCGTGGAGCTAAAGTTTCAAAAGCTTTCATTTTTCCGGTCTGTACGTTTTGATTGTTCATTTGTTTATTTATGTAATTTGATATTAGTATTAAAAGATATGTATAAAGAAGTTTTTGATTGGTTCTAGAATCGATATCAATTCGTTAAGATAAAATACATATATGATTCTACCTATGAAAGTCCAAAGAATCAATGAAAATATTAGATGATAAACTATCGAAAGTATTGCTTGGAAGTTAGCAATTTCTAAAATCAATAAGTAATTTTCACGATCAATTCTTTTTGTTTTCATTATCAATATTTCTAGAAATCCTTGATTAACTAAGAACTCATGTTTCTCAGCCAAATTCTGTAGAACACCTGTATGTAAATCGTCATCTGATAGATTTCTTGCTAATTGTTCTGGAATCGTTTGTTGAGCGTATAATCTTCCAAACCAAGCTTCTTCAAATTCATGATTGTCGAGAAATTTGATAAAGTTCTCATCGTTTTGAATCTTATGTTTTATGAAATCGATACATTGTTTATAGATTCTCAGATTATACTGAAGTTCCTTTATCAGGATTGGAAAAAACAATGCATTAAATACATATATCAATGGACTTATTAGCCAATCTAATTTGATTCTAAGTTCTTTCATTTTTGAATTATTAGTTATATGAATATTACCAAAGTTTTAGATAGTTTTTCACACGATTATTTAGAAAATGCGTTAGTTGGGATGATTAACGATTTGTCTTTATGGATGGGTCCTGTTAAGATTCCAGTATTTGTTTTGAATACTGGTGATGAAGCTTTCATAATGGATCAAAATTCCGGATTCAAAGATAGTAACAGAGACCGTGAAACATTATATCAACAAAGACCTAGAATCGAATTAGATATTCAAAATATCGATTTCCAGAGAGATGAAATAACGAATCCACATCAAACAGCTAAGTTTAAACTTAATATGTCAGAAGGTACAAGAGAATTCAGAACAAAAGTTCAACGGATTCCAATGACCATGAATATCGGTTTACATTTAATAACTGATAACATTTTATCAGCTCTTAAATATATGGAGATTCTTACAATGATTCTAGCTAAACATAACGTTTACGAATTTACATATCTAAGTAAGACTTATAGCGGAGCTTATATTTTCAACTTCAATATGGGAGAAGAAAAGAATCTAACTATGTCTTATGATCATGAAAGACGTAATAGAATCATAACTACAGAATTATCATTACAGTTACAATATCCAAGCTATAATCTGTTTAGAAAATATCCAGGTGTTGGAATGCCTCCAGAAGGTTCATTTGGTAACGGTCTCGATGGTGATCCAGATAATGATGGAAATGGTAACGGTGGTATAATTCCTGACCCAGATTTAGAAGATATCACAGATGGTGAGAACAAAGTTAAATGGTCTCATCACATCAAAGATAAAAACAATTCTTTCGAAACTAGAACAGATTATGACGGTACTGTTGAAAATCCAATACCTGAACATATTACTATAAAACCGTTACCACGTAAAGATTAAAAAGTTTGATTATGAAATCTAGATGAGAATGTTGGCTGAATAGCACCATTTCTTTCTATGAATTCCTTTTGAACTTTCTTGTTATATTTGTCTAAACTTATCTTCCTTTTCAATTCGATTATCAATTGATTTTTGATAGGTTTAGCCAAATTAGCAAGTAATAATTCCGGTGATATTTCTAAAACTTCCGTAAGTTCGTCGAATATTATCATCGCCGTAATTCCTGGAAATTTCTTCTTACATTCAATAAAGAAATTAGAACATACCTGAATTTCAGGTTGAACCTTTCCCTTCCTTTCTGGAAGATTATTAATTAATCTTGGTAATACTTCTTTCAAATATTCAAGAAATTCTGTTTTGTCATACTCATCGATTAGAGTATCGTAATCCATATCAATAGATAAATCACTGTGCGAAATCTTTATTTGTGATTCAATTATATGTTCTGGAAATTGTTCGGTCATAGTCAATAAATAGATGATGTTATATGATATGTATAAAGTGTTGAGTAAGTAAATATTACTAAAGTTTATGACTTAAGTTCTACAATCTTAGTCTTATGTTCAGTTTTACGTTTATCATATATCTTACGTCTAGCATCAGACTGTCTTTGAAATACGTTAGTTCTTGGACCACCCCAATCTGGATCATATTTTGGAATAATGTCATAGAAATCTATATAACGTAAGAATTCTTTATCCTTATGTAAACGAACACCACGACCTATTGACTGATTTATAATGATCGTAGATTTACCACCATCAGCTGTAGCTAAATTGTGAATGTTATCAATAGAAATACCAGTTGACATTGTTCCGAAAGTTGCTAACAAAATTATATCATCATGATTCTCAAGTTCTTCGAATATTCTTTGACGTTCAGCATCAGGTGTAGCACCGTATATCAATCGAATCTTTTTATGAGAATTATGATTTAGATGATCCATCATGTATCTAGCATATTCTACAGTATTAAATAGCATTAAAGTTGATTTCTGAAGTTTGTTCAAAATCTCAGCTATAAATGCTAAACGTTCTTCATTATATAGAACTACTTGTTTTTCGAAAGCTATTCTCTTTTGATTTGGTTCAGATGTTTCAGGTGAAGTATAATACAATTCAGCAGTTTTTCTAGTATGTTTTATTCCAACCATTAAAACTTTAGTTGGAACGATAGAACCAGCTTCTTCAAGTTCTGAAGTAGGTGTAAACTGTAATGTAGGGCCTATGTAACATTCTAAAATTAGCTTACCAATTTCGTCATCAGGTTCAGTACCTGTCATTCCATGAAATGAGCGACATTTAGCCCAAGGTAATTTTGGTATGATCTCCTCCTTAATTGAACGAGTTTTAGCTGTATGAGCTTCATCGAATATAGCACAACCGATATCTTCAAAGAATGAAGCTTCGTAATTACTTAATGTCTGAAAGGTTCCAACGATAACATTTGAGTTAGCATAGTTTCTACCTCCAGAATATTCAGAATCGATAATCAAATATCCATCATCACAGTATTTCTTTAAGTCAGATAAGAACTGATCAACTAGAGCTCTACGTGGTACAACGATTAATACTTTCTGTCCAGGTTCTAGTATATTCTGTAAGTAATATCTAGCTAATAAACACGCTGTGAAAGTCTTACCACCACCTGTACCGATTTCAGCTTTAGATCGTGGAAACTTTATCAATTTAAAGAAAGCATCAGCTTGATAGTAATAAGGATCATATATGAGGTTCTGGGAGTCTACCCATTCTTGAAGTTTTTCTTTTGTAATATCAGTTCTAACGAAATCGTTAAGATTAGTAATATGAACATGCCATGGATTCTTAGCTCTATTAAGTTCTAGTACACGTTTCCACATACCTGCAGGAAGATATTCATAATTCTTATAGAAACATTCTTCCCAATATGATTTAGTCTGAAAATTATAGTTTTGTCCAGTAGCGATAAGCATTAATTGCTCATGTTCTTCTTTAGTAGCACTTACTACTCTTAGTAACGAAAAGTTATATACAAATTCTAGTACCATAGGTCACATAATACGTTTTGAAAAATATGTATAAACGAAAGAAGGGTTGTGTAAATTACACAACCCTTCTTTTTAATTGATCCAAACGATTGTCGATTGTCGATTAAATTCCTAATTCGTCAAATACATCTGATTTTGCATCATCGGAAGTTGGTTTAGTAACCTCAGGAGCTGTTTCAGTTGGTTTAGTTTCCGTAGGAGTTTCTTGTTTAGTTTCTTCAGGTTTTGCAGCATTTTGATCTGGTGCACTTTCAGCTGAAGGAGCTAAATCAACAGGAGCGTTAGACATTTTCTTGATAGCACGTTTTACAAGTTCAACACGATTAGCATCCGCAGGTTTATATGCGAAATGTTCTTTAATGTTGATGTGATCAGCTTTCAATGCTTCAACAATTCGGTTTTGAACCTCAGTGTTAGTAGCATCTTCCGCAGTGATTTGTTTGTAAACAGTCTTACCATCTTTAACAACTTCGTTACCTTCTTTATCTAATTCTGGAAGTTGCATTCCAACAAATGTGTCATGCCAAGTAGAACCAGAGAAATCACGACCGTTAGCAGTTTGTAGAACTTTTAAACGATAAGTTGGTGACCCAAATGGATTGAAAACATCATATCCTTTCAAGTCTGGATCAAGTTCCATTTCCTCTTTCGTAGGCTTGATTTTAGATTTGATAGCTTTGTGAACATCACCATCTAATTGCATACGGAATAAACGGAATTGACCATCCAATTCTGGATTTTGAGGGTCTTTAATAATTTGGATTACAGCACATGCTTGACGAGTACGAGCATATTGCTTAGCAAGGTTTTGTGAACGTGCATCATCTTTTTCATTTCTCAAACGGAAGAATTCGTTCATTACAATACATGCTTCACCGATTGAAGAAGGAGAATCCCAGTACAAACGTTTTCCCGTATCAGGGTGTGTTAGTTTGTAAAATGATTTCTGAACAACTGGGTCAAGTGGATTGTAGATGTTTGGTAAGAATTTGATAGCAGCAATGTAAGGCTTTTTACCATCTTCATCGGGTGTTGGTTCGTAAAAGATTTTGGAAAAATCGATACGATTTCCACCTTCAACCTCATCAAATGATTTGATGTCTTCGATGTTTGTTTGAAAGATTGCGAAAGGGTTTTGGATTTCTGTACTCATGGCGTTTAATTAAGGGTTTTTAGTGTTTAATGAATATATGTATTTTAAAAGAATATTATACTTATCTGATTTACTTAGTTTCATTGATTAATTTACTTAACCAATCCAAATGAGTCATGATGTTCGTTTCAAAGTTTTCATCTGATTCAAGTTTTATCAGATACTTGTTTTTGATTTTACGATTATCGAAAGTTTCTTCGTAATACTTGTTAACTGATTTCAAATCTTCAAGTTTCGTTATATCGTCCTTGATACCAATCTTGTCAGCAATAAACTGTACATAATGAACATTCGATTCTCCAAGAAGTTTCATCATTTCGATTTCAAATTCTTGAATACGTTCTTTGAAAATGTCAACTGATTCGTAAAGTTCTTCTATTATGGATTTACGTTTTATGATTCCATAAGCTTCTGAACTACCATGATGTCTGTCCATGATAATAATCGAATCCTTATGATTGAAAAGTTTCAACATTTCAAGAAACTGAGACCATGCGAAAGCATTGTAATATTCATAACAATATGGTGGATGATTCAAAGCTATCCTTGGGCACCATACCGGAACTCTATTATCAATGATTACATCAGAATTAGTTTCTTCAAGTTTTGTTTTCAGATTTGATATGAATGTAGTTTTACCGATTCTATCTATTCCTTCTACGATAACTAATTTCATTTGATATATTAATATGTGATTATGAATGTATAGTACCTAGTATGTATCGAAAGTTACATACTAGGGTCATTTGATTAACAAGAACCATAAAATTTATCATCATTAACTAATCCCAATTTACGTTTGATTTCGATTGGCATAGTTTCGATAGACCTTTTACCGATTTCGTAACTGAATACATTGTTAGTCTTAGCAGCTTTAATGAATGAATCTGGATAACTATATGCTTTATTGAATCTATCAGAAAGATGCTCCAATCGATTAGTTCTATCACACAGATGCGATTTGATTTGTTCTTCATAAACATCCTTAGAAAGTCTACGATACATGCATTCATATTCGTATCTTTCTAATTCGTAATCAGGTGCTGTACCCAATACTGTTGGATGCCAAAGATGATGCCAAATAATCGATGTATCTGTTACAACGCTACCACCAGTTAATTCGAATCTGAAAGTATAATCGTCATCGTCCATTCCATAAACTCTGTAATCTTCGTTCCATCCTCCTAAATCACGGAAGAATTCTAATGACATGAAATAAGCACCACCACAAACTCGCCAGTTTTCAGCTTGTGCATTAGATTCGATAATTAGTTCATGATTTGAAAGATGTTGAAATTCTCTAGTTTCTAGAATTAAATCCTTTCGTAATTCCGGTTTTGTTCTTGCTACAGAATATGTAAGCATTGAGAAATAATCAAGATTATCTTCGATATTCTTAGTTAGCTTCTCAAAGTATTCTTCGAATAGTATGATATCAGGATCACACATACCAACGAAATCATATCCTTCTTCTAGTAAATCTAGAAACAAAGTATTCATTCTGGTTGGTTTTTCGAAACGATATTTTAAACCAGTATGTTGATAGAATCTAGCTTCAGGATATAACGGATTGATTTCTTCACCAAGATTAGCTAGGATTACATCTATCTTGAAATCGTTCTTATTGTTTTTGTTGAAATAGTCTGCGAAATTGTCACAAGAACGTTTAACGTATCCTATGTTTTCTAATCTTTCTTTTTCGTTTCCTACATTCCAAAATGGAATCGTAAATGCAATATGTTTCATATGTTTCGTTTTGGTCTTATCCGTAAAATTTATTTGGATCATCTTTAAGAATTCCTATTTGTCTTTGGAATTTTTCTGGGAATCTAGTTAGATCGAATTTTGTTAAATCTGTAGTAAATTTAACTTCATGTTCTAAGAAGTTTTCATCACGTTTAGCTAATTCTAAGAATCTTTCAGAAATATGATTTCTTACAAGTCTATCAGATTTTGGAATTTCTATTTGTTCTTCAAAGTTTTTCTTATTGATATACCAGTAAGTAAGTTCCTGTTTATATCTTTCCAATTCAGCTTCATCTGAATTTTCTAAAGTTCTAGGGTGAAATAAGTGATGAAACAATACTTCAGGAAACTTCTTAACGATATAATCGTTTAACAGAAATCTATTAGTAAAGTCAACATCGTCCATTCCATAAACTCGATATTCTTCATTGAATCCTCCAACTTTTATGAAAGCTTCACGACCCATGAAAAATATACCTCCACAGATTCCCCAAGCTTCAGAATATCGATTAGCTTCTAAAATTAATGGATGATTTTCTAAATGTTGAGTTTCAAAATCTGAAGTTGATATAAGTTCACGTAACTCTGGTTTTGTTCTGACGAAAGAATATGTAAGCATTACGTCTAAATCTAATTCATATTCTAAAGTTTCGAATAAACGTTCATAATTGCTTTCAAGAACTATTAAGTCTGGATCGCACATACCAACGAATTTATATTCATCTAAATCTAGAAACAATGTATTCATTCTAGTTGGTTTTTCGAAACGATATTTCAAACCAGTATGTTGATAGAATCTAGCTTCAGGATATAATGGATGAACTTCCTCACCCATATTACAAAGTATGATATCTAGTTTTGTATTCTTAGAACGTTCATTATGCCATTTAGCATATTTGTTCAAGGATTTCATACAATATCCTATGTTTTCTGATCTTTCTTTTTCTGATTTATGTACGTTCCAAAATGGAATTGTTAGAGCTATTGATAGTTTCATATAAAGATATTATACTAAAACTTTGTTAGATGTTTAATGATAGATACGAAGAAATTTTGTATCTTGAATTTGATATTGAATGTTTAAATTCTATAGTCGGTACGATATCAGAATTAAATGCTGAATAAATGATTTTCGATCCTTTGTTCTTTTTCATAAACTTTTCAACGTTTCTAAAATACCTTACCTGTAGTTTAGCATATTCATTTTCTTCGACTGGTGCTGTCGAAGTATGCGTAACATGCCAAAGATGTGCAATAGTAATCATCGAATTCCTTACCTTATTATCGATATCAGATTTAAATCTTTTTACAAATTCGCAATCTTCAAACCCCCATACCTTAAAATTCTCGTTATATCCACCAGCTTTGATAAATCTATCTATATTGAAAAAAATGTCTCCGTCAATACCTGTTATATATCTAGTTTTCTTATTTTCAGAATTTAAACATAAACAAATATCTTTACTATCTTTATACGAGTCATGTAAGAATAATCCATTTTTATCGAATTCTTTGTAAATTTTTTCAGACGTTCTTACCATGTTAAATTTATAAAGTTCGTTAACGTTTGAAGTATTGAATATTTTGAAAAGCTTAGAATACGAATTACGGTCTATCAGTATGTCAGAATCCATCATCATTACGAAATCATATCCAAGATTTTTGATATACATTATCATTTCGTTTATTCGTATAGATTTATCAAAACTGGTAGATACTTTATCAACTACTAAATCTATCGTTGAATCTATTCTTAGACCGTTGGCTTCATTTTCTTTAGTTGAAGACAAGTTAAAATTGAATATGTCAAGTTCTGAATCGAATTTAGATTTGTCAAACGATTTCTTAAGATTCTCTAAGTTTGCCCAACAGATTTGCAAGGCTTTATACCTCGTTTCTGATAGATTCCAGAATGGGACTACTATTGCTATTCTCCTATTAATCATCATTCTAAAGATTTAATGTATTCGGTTAGTTTTCTAAGTTTATCTTCTGAATGTTTCAATGGTACTGTAGATAAAGCGTAAGCGTCAATAACGTCATCGATTTTTCCAGTAGTATCGAAATCTGGATAAATAGTTAAGAACTTATTTATCATCATCATTTTAGAATCTTCAGAAGGTTTACGTTTTCCAGTTTTAGGACATTTAATTGTAGCTGGTCTAGCACGACCACAGAACAATTTCTTAAGTTCTAGAATAGCGTAAACAGAACCAACTGATTTCTTATTGATAAGATTAGCTTTTAGAATACCAGTTAAGTTCACCATATCAACTATTCTAAGTAAACCACCACCGAATGAATTCATTACGTTACCTTCAAATCTAATATCCCAAGCTTTGATATCGAATTCTTTTTCATATCTATCCATTAGATTCTTGATAGTTAATGTAATACGTTTACAGTTTTCGATCTTACCTAAATCATCGATTTCAAAATCTTTAGTTTCTGTATATACTTTAGGATATGTCAGACATTTGATATGTACTGAGTTTTTCTTTTTATCGTAATCGGGAAATAAACGATATAAGTGAAATTGTTCTTTCTTGTTCTTATCGAAGAAACGAATACAAATTCCACTTGAATTATAAGAAGCATCGATACCGATGATTCCAATATGTCTGGTTAAATCATGTTTCATGAGATATGTATACTCTCACGAAACATGATAGGTTGTTATTTTCTTGTAGTGGTATACGAACCTTCTGATAAGTCGTACATTACATTGAATTGATTATGAACCAATACAGCAACATCTAAAGCGTCTTCAACTGCGTTATGTGTAACTACATTATCCTCGAATAATCCTGAACGTTTCTTACATTCTTCAAGATTTGGTACACAAGTGTCAGTAGGTAATACATAGAAAACAGCTGGATCAATTGTCCTACGTTTAGCTCTTATAAAATCGTTCCATCCAGGAATAGTATTTTCAGAGAATGGAATATCGAATCCAGCTAAATTCTTTCCAGCTATATTGAACGATCTTTCACCTTCATGATAGGCTCCATTAGCTTTAAGCCAAGTTGCTACGATTTCATGAACACCTTCTAATTCGACATACAAATCCATGATTTTGTATTCTTCTTCTGTAAACGTTTCAGGTGATTTCTTGAATCTGTTAGCATTATTCAAATAGAATGATAAGTCTTCGATAAGTTGCTTATTCATATTCAAAGCGAATGGGTTACCAGAAATGAAATGATGAATGATACGAAGATTCAAAGTTGGACAGTTTTCTAAAGTTGGTCTTTCTTTAGAATCAGTGTCGAACAATACAAATCCAAGTTCTAGAATTTGATTGTCATTTTGTTTACTGACACCCGTTGTTTCGATGTCATAGGATACGATTTTCATTTTTCTTTGTTTTAATGAATATTCTTTAAAGAAATATTATACTAAAAAGCCTCACATGTTTTCATATGAGGCTTGTTCTTATTTAGTTGGTGACATTTCGTAATCGTCTGATTTGTTCTTACCAGCTTTAACTTTGTCATAAGTTGGTGACATTTCAGAATTGTCATTTGTTTTCTTGTTATATGATTTGTCTTTAGCTTTATCATATATCGGAGACATATCATCCTTGATGATTGACTCGAACATTGACTTTAATGTTTTCATTTTTATTGTTCTAGTAATTCAGACAAATTAGCTGAATTGTTTATGATTCTTGATTGTATGTGCATATTAAACGACCACATAAAACGTAACATTATAGCATTAGGTTTACCTACTGCAAAATGTTTACAATTCTTACAACAGAAATCTTTATGATTTACTGAATCGAATTTTACAGATAATGGTTTAGAACATCCGAAACATTTCCATGTAATGTAATTCGTATCCATAGAATGTGGTGGAATGATTTGAAAACTACGTTCAATCCATGACTGAACGTAGTTGTCTAATAGTTCTGAATGAAGTATCTGTAAGTTATTGGGTTGTTCCTTTAACCAGACTGGCATGATTAAAAATCGAATTTTTCTTTGATATTTTGAGAACCTACACGTTCCCTTACCATTTTTACAGCCATGTTTACCTTACCAGGATTTGAATTATCAAGTATGAAATTGTTACCTTTAAGTTCTTCATATTTCATACCGTTCATCTTCAAATCTTTCTTAAAGTCAGCAACACCTCTTTGACTTACAAAGAATTTTCTTTTTGCTGGAATTTCTTCAGCTTCGTATAATTGTGTTAACGTTTTCATTTTTAAGATATTTAAGAATATGTATTATTAAGCTGTCATTTCGTTATAAATGCTATGAACTGCTGTACCAACATGTCCATGTATCTTATCGTAAACGAAAGCTTCAGCTGATTTAATAGAACCTGAAAATGCTTTAGAATAATGCCAAGCATCAGTAGCACTTAATGATGATAGAAACGTAACTATTACACCATTGTAATCTTTAGTTTGTTCCGTCATATACTTTTTCTTATGATGTAAATGTCCCAATAACCACTCACGATAATAAGTCTCAGCCCACATTTTAGGTTGTTCTTGAGCCATTAGAAGTGGTAGTCTATCTACAGCTTCATTATGACCATGTGCTAAACCTATCATGCATTTACCCCATTGATAGTATTTTCTACCCTTTGGAGAGTTATCTACAGTTACTCTTTCGTTATTACTAAATACAGCTTCTAAAACATCACCTAGATAAAATACCCTTTCATGATCATGATTAGAAAATACAGTAACGACATCAACGGGTGCTATTACAGAAAGTTTTGTTATCGCATTCGATATTAATTGTCTTCCTAGAACAAACATCTTTTGCCATCGTAAATCATCATGTTGTGGGGTTCCAGCAGTAGTTTGAGAATATGGGAAAGCTTTATCAGAATTGAATAAATCGTTACCTACTGGAAATAGTATTCTTTCAGGATTAAAAGAAATAGTCTTTTGTATTAAATCATCAATAGCGTTATTGAAACGTTCAATAGCTATTTTGTAGTTGTATTCCTCACCAGTTTCATCGAAATCAGCAAGTTTACCAAGATGTAAATCGAATATCGAAGGTACTAATAACTTACCAGATTTCTCATCAGAATACGATTCTAACTGAAAAGTTTTAGCTTTGTAAACGTTATCCCAAACTGAAGTATCAGCTTCAGCTTTAATGTTCTTAACGATTTTAGAAACTGAACTTATAAAGTCTTTGAGAATTTCGTCATTAGTTTTCCTAGCTGATGACATGTTAATCGAGAAGTTTTCTGACTTATACCAGAAATGATTGACAAGATTTATATCTAGTCCGGCAGTTTCACATTCTTCAAGTAACGCTTCGTATATGTCTGGATTTTCAGACTTGAAACGATTTAAGTTTTCTTTTTCGGAGTTTAGAGAAGTTTTATGTACTTTTAGTATTCTTCGAATTTTTCTACGTAACTGATCTCGAGTGAATTTTTCGTTATTGTCAGTTTCAAAAATGATATCAGCTATTTCTGAAACCGAATGACCTAAGTTATGTAAATCAAGCATTGATTGCTCCTGCAACGTAAATTGTTTCATAGTTAATTCCTAAGTTATTAGGAATATGTATATAAAAACGAAACCGATTTGAACATGTTCAAATCGGTTTACCAAATTAAAGTATAAATATGAAATGGAAATCTATTTCTTTACTAATCTATCTTTTATGATTTTAGCAGTATTTTCATGCATTAAATGATAATCGTTTCTACGGAAACCTGTTTTATATTCGAATATCTTACCATGTCTTAAAACTATGTAACATGAAGGATCGAAATCACCTGCGTCAGCTGAAAGATCATCGTATCTACCTGTACCTGATTTAACATCAAAAAGAATTTGTTTGTACTTGTAAGATGTATTACGTAAAGAACATTTATTGATTTCGATAACATCAGAATCGTTAGTATTCTTGTAAATCTTAGTTTCGATAAAGTAATGTTCAGATTCGAAATCTATCCTAAAAGTTTCTTTCAATAACTTTATCAATTCTGAATAATCGTAATTGATTTTTACGTATTCGATAGAACCATTATTTCTGAATATCAGATACAATGAAAGAATTAAAACACTTCCGAATAAAAATACATAGCCTACCATCTTCCTAACTTCTTAACGAATCCATAAACTATCACTGATATAAACAACCAGATCAGAACGTAAATTGAAAGCATTGAACCGATTAACCAGTACATGATAGAAATATCCTCATGATCTAGAAATCCACGATTTACACCTAAAGCTACGAAAATGAATCCCAAAACCATTGAGATAACACCTATTTTTGAGTTGATGAAGTTTAGCATAATTGACAAAGTTTAATGTATGATTTATTAAGTATATAGTACTACGAAATGAAAGAAAGTTTCAGTTACTTGTATTTACTTAACAATATGTCACGATCACGTTTAAGAGCTCCAACTTTTAAGTTATGAGCTTTGATTCTAATTTCTAAATCCTCGACACGTTCTAGTAGATTATTGTAGCTTTTAACTAAATCTTCAGATTCTTCCTTTAAAGTCTTTTCAGGTTTACGTTTAGCTTTGAAAGTATTGATTATCATTACAGTCGATAAAATCGAAGTGAAAATTATTAGACATGTAACGAAAATATCATCATGTAGCATATTAATATCCGATATAATAATTCATGATTTCATCAGCTTCAAGACCTCCATCCATAAACTCACGAGCTTTATTAGCCTGTTGTTCAACATCTGTTACATTTTCATCGAAATATAAACTTTCGATTTCGTCATAACTTAAATCATTTTCAAGAACGTTAAGAATAGCATCTATTTCTTCTTGATCAGAACGTCTTACAGTTAAGTCTTTTAACTGTTCTATTAATTCATCGATTTCTAATTGTGGTCTCATGTTCTAGAAAGTGAAAGTGTGGAAAGTAGATTTAAAATGATTATGTTCATCAGAAGGATATTCTGAAGTATGAACTTCTTTTGATTCTATTAGACCTAAATCCTCGTAAGTATTCAGTATAACGTTTTCTTCCGATTCTTCGACTTCAGTATCAATGATTGTCAGATAAACGTTAGTAACTAAATGATTGACTTGTTTGATAAGATTAGCACCACCTATGATGAATATCTGAGATTCTGAATTTACATGACATAAATCCTCTAAGAATGTATCTAAACAGCTAGGATTCTCGAAGAAAACTCCAGGTTGGTCTTCTATATTTTTAGAAGTTAGAACTATGTTCATACGATTTGGTAGAGGTTTTGAACCCATTGACATCCAAGTCTTGTAACCCATTATTACAATGTTTCCAGTTGTTCTAAGTTTGAAATTTTTCATATCGATACGTTGAGTACCCATAGCCCATGGTAAGTTATTACCAATTCCGATTACATTATTCTTAGTCTGTGCTACAATAATGTTAAGATTTTTTAAACGTTTCATTGTTTTGTTTCTTTATGTTTGCTACTTATGTAGTTTTTATATCATTTTTAATGATGAGATTTCTACTTTATTCAAAGAAGGTTGATTGTTTCTAATATGATAATCTATATGTTCGTTATAATACATTAGATACATTTGAACATCTAATTCACTTGGTATCAAATCTGGTAATTTAGATGTATTCAAGACTACATTTGCGGTTATTCCAATTTCATATGAAAGTAATAACTGTGTTCGATCTAATACATTACGTAAACGAATATTATAAGTTTCTCCTTGAACTGACTTAACAGTTCCAATGATTTTCTTATCCATAGTTGAAAGTATTTGTTTTTATTTATAGTACTACGAAATGAAAGAAAGTTTCAGTTACAGAAACTAAAAAACCCTGTTACTTAATAGTAACAGGGTTTTCGTTATAAGGTTAACTTACGTTATACCCAAGTATCACCACCGAAATCGGAGTTGACAACGAAAGTTAAGTAAGAAGCCTCAGGATGGAAACCACATGCTTGAACTGCGAAACGTGAAGTAACACAGATTTTAGGAGCGTAAGTAGAAGAATCGATAACCTCTACAGAGCTAGCTAAATCGTAAGCAAAGAATTTCAAACCTGGTTGATCGTCTTGACCTTGACGTCCAACAGATATACGTTTATCATCCCATGACCATTTAGGGTTAACATAGATACGGATACCATTTACGTTACCAATGTAATGTAAATCAGCTGTTGAACCTAAGTTGTTTTCCATTGGAACTGCAGTGAAAGATTTAGAATCTTGTAACGCAACTGCTGTTTGTGGACCAACTACCGCAACATCACCAGAACCGTAACGAGAAATTGTACCGATAATAGCTGAAGCGGCTAATAAACGAGAGTAAATTCTACGTTGACGAGTGTAAGTATTTTCTGCTGCAGAGTTATTCTCAGCGTTTATGATATTACCAAATTCAGCTGCACGATCAACACCTTGAACGTCTTTGAATTCTCCGTAGTTAAACTGAGTCAAAGGCTTATTAGCTGTTCCAGCAGGAGCGATAAATAAGTTCAAGTTCAAGTTTTGAGCTGCGAATAATTGAGCGTGGTTAGTAACACCTAAACGAGTGAATTCAGTTATGATCTCATCGTTAATTGACTGAATCAATTCGTTTTGAGAAGCTTTGTACAACTGAGCAACACCATCGATACCATATGCACTTAAGTCTTTCAACTGAGTTTTAGTGATATCAGCAAGTACTTCAACTGTACGCATTTCCAAAGAAGTTGACCATAAACGTAAGTTCAATACTGAACGAGTTCCTTGCTCACCTGTTGCTCTATCCATAGAACGTGGAGTAATTTGGTCACTGTTAGTGAAACCTTGTACATGTTCACGGAAAGATTCAACGTATTCAGCTTGTGCAACTTCGATATCTAAAGCAGTACCATCAACTGCAGTAGCAGAAGAACCAGGAATTACTTCAACACCAGCGTCAGTAAATACATCAGCTACAGAGATAGCATCAGTTTTAGTATAAACGTTAGTAGCGATAGTACCAGTAGATTCAAGTTTGATCATTAAACCACCATCGAAGAACGATTTACCCATGAAAATACCATGAACTGCAGTATCATCTCCTTTAGTTTTGAAGAATACATGACCACCTTTAACCAAAGTACTGTAATCGAATCCAGCACGAAGTTTAACTGAACTTACTTTCATGTAAGAAGGAGGATTTCCAGCTTCGTTAAGTTTACCACCAGCGTAAATAGAATCCAAGAATTGGAAAGCTGCTGTCGGAGTATCAACTGGAATAGTGTGAACGATATCGAAACCTACAGTGTAAGCAGCAACGTTCATCGCTAATCCGAAGATCATTGAAGGAACATCACCAGAACCTTTTTTGTAGGTTGGTTTAGTCCAAGCACCTTCTTCATTTCCTGGAGCAGTACCTGGATCAGAAGGCCATGTAGATGGACCCATTCCAAGAATATCACCAGTTCCAGAGATTTGATAGTTCTCCATAAGAGCACGTTCTCCCTTGTTAACTCCACCGTCATTAAGTTCCTTAATAGCAGCAAGTTTCGAAATCATATTCATCTTGTTAGCAAAACCTGGAAGAGTTTTGATAGACTCGAAAGATTCGTTTAATTTAGCACCCCATTTTTTCTGGGCTTGTGCAGGATTAATCCTAGTATATTTAAAAGACATTGTTTTCTTTGATTTATGTAAGTAATTAATTTTTGTTTTTATATGTATACAAGTTTGATTTATAAAAATAATGTCAAACTTGCATACAAATTAAAATGGTTTAAGTAAGTTAGTAACAAACGCTAATCCAGATTGCTTAGTTTCTTGACTTTCATTTAACTTATTCAAAGCATTACGTTGTTGTAAGCTTTTGAAGTTTGTATTCTGAAAGAAGTTGCGAACTCCTGATAACGTATCAAGGTTAGCATTTCTAGCATTTTCGTTTAAAACATCTTTCGCTTCAGGACTTAAAGATTCATATAAAGCTTTAAATTCATCAGGAATATTTTTTAGAACGTTAGTATCTTCGTTAACGTTTTCGTTAAGCTTGTTTACTTTTTTTTTGCGTCAAGACGTTTTGCTTTAGCGATATCGTTTTTGATAGATTCTAAAAGACTACCATTACGTTTACTTTTCTTAGCAACACGAGTTTTCAAAGCTTCATAAAGTTCCTCACCTTCAAGCTCTTCCAATTCTTCTTCAGATAATTCAACTTCATCAGCTGGAATTCCAGTATCTTCAGTAGCCATAGCACCTAAATCTTGTAATTCGTCAGCGATTTCTTCCAATTCACTTTCAACAAGTTTCATTTTACGACGAACTTTAGTAAGTGATTTAGTATTCAAAGATTCTTGAAGTTCGATTTCATCAATGATTTCTTCTTCTTCTTCTTCAGATAATTCCTCATCTTCGTGAGCTTCATCCTTAGCTTCGTTTAAAGCTTTAGCTTTCTTAACAAGTTTAGATTCTTCAAGTTTCAAATCTTCAAGTTCTTCTTTCTTGTCTTCAAGTTTATCTTCAAGTTCTTTAACTTCTTCAGCTACATCCTCTTCAGCATTTTCCAAAAGGAAATTACGGAAAGAATTTGTAATCTCTTCGTTTTGAGATTCGTTAAGAGCTTGACCTTTACCTTTAATGAAAGCAACTACAGCAGGACCGAAGTTCTCCATAAGATGTTGATCGATCATCGCAAACATTTGTTTTTGATTCTCTTGTAAAACTGGAATCAATTTTGTTTTGATATGTGACTCAACAAGCGCATTTACTTTTTGAGCAACTGTTAGATTATTTTTAGACATGATATTTCTAATTTGAATTTATTTATTTGTTTTTATATGTATAACAGTATTGATTTTTGATTTATTTCAAAACTTTAGTAGATTTCAAGAAATCTGTTACCATTTTCGAAATAACCTTTGGTTCGTCTTGACCAGAAACTTTCTTGAAAGTTTTATCAACGTCATCATTTGGTGCATATGGTTCATCAGAATCTTCATAAACACCTAATTGGATTTCTAAATCACCTAATTCTAGTCCATGATGTAATTCAAGAGTTATATGATAATCGATATAATATGGTACACCATCTTTCTTAAAATCGATTATACCATGACCGTAACCTTCGCCATCATCAGAATGAGCTTCATGGATTTTAATATCTTTAAGTTTCAAAGATGAAGCTAACGATTTAACAGCCTTCATTACAGTTTCACCCCATTCGTATGGATCATAGTTTGAAGCTTCATTTAATTTAGCTTCGTATAATTTTGATATTGTTTTCATTTTGTTTTTATTTTTCGAAAGCTATAGCTTTGTCATATATTAATTCTAAAATGTCACCTCTAGTAAATTCGAAAACTTCTTTATCTAAAGGAGAACCTAGTAAATCGTCAAAGATGTACATATTACCTTTTATCGCTTTAAGTTTATATCCAGAATTCCATTCCTCTAAACCTAAATCTACAATGCAGTAAGTTTTCCCAACTTTTACATCCTTTAAGTCTTTAACTAATGCACCTAATTCAGCATTTTGATCTTCGAGATGTTCTGTACCATAAGCTTCATTAAGCTTAGCTTCGTATAATTGATTTATCGTTTTCATTTTTATAGTTTAATCGTATGTTTCTGACCAGATAGAAGTTTTCGATAAGATACCATCTTTATAATGATCCTTATCTAAGAAAGCTTTAAACGTTGAAGATTTCTTTAATAGATTTAAAAGTTTAGCTTCACCATGTTTCTTAATAAAATCCGTAAAGTCGTATAAATTGTCAGTTTTATTTTTTGATATTCTAGAATAAACTGAAGAAGCTTCATTACTAAGAATAGAACTGTTAGATGATATCAAAACTGGATTGTATTCTTTATTATAAGCGTTGATATTACTAGTTACGAAATTTATTAAATCGAAAATTCTATCAGACTTATCAAAGCTTTCTTGTGTTCTATCGTAAGTATACTTATCATCAGAACCACCAGAATAATATCCAGACATATACGAAACTATTCTACTGAAATTATGATTATAAATAGTAGCGTCTAAAGTACCACTGTAATAGTTTTCAAATTTATCGATAGTTTGATCAGATGATATTTTTTCACGAATATGTACCTGTAATTTAAATTTGATAGTTGTTAGCTTTTCAGCATTCTTACCTAAATCTGAAATCAATATAGCTTCAGATTTAGATACACCTAAAGATTTAAAACATTCTGATAATGGTGCAGACCATTCGAGTATTACAGTATGATCTATTATTCCTTGTCCGTAGTTATATCTGCTTTTAAAATCGTAAACCCCTCTATATTTGTTAAAACCTTCAGATTTCTTTAATTCGTTTGCAATATTTAGAAGATATTTTTCGATATCTTTATTAGACGAATCAAATTTAGGATAATCTTTAGATATAACTATAGCTTCATATAATTGTGTTAATGTTTTCATTTTTATCGTTTAAGTATTTTCGATTTAATAGATTCATAAAGCTTCTTAGATTCCTTCGAAGAAACTAGATTAGTTCTTTCATTTAAAGCTTCTAATAAAGCTGAATCGTTAGTTACATATTTCTTAGATTCTAAAAGCATTTGTTTAAGTTCTGAAACATATACAATACTGTTATCATCTTCATTCAAAAGTTTAATATCTGAACTATTTGATTTAGATGTAAAATCTAAAGATTCCATCAAGAATAATTTAGCTTCATCGAATCCAGGAGTACCGACTAAATCGACTGTATAGAATTTACTTATACGAGCTTCATTACCTTTCGCTACATCACCAGCACATCTAGTAGAACATCTAAGAGTACCACCAGATTTAACAATAGCTTGAGCAGTTTTACCTTTTTCGTTATCTAAAAGTAGAAATATACCTTTGACTTCATCGGTAGCATGATCATACCAAAGTTTTTCAACTTTATGAGAAACGTTATTATAATTGATATTAAAGCTATCAGGATGTTCCATTTCTCCATAAAGACCGGTAGCGATTTTATCCTGAATAGAATCAATATGTTTTGTATAGTTTTCTTTAGTATAAAAACGTCCGTTATTATTCATAACGTCCATCTTAGCTATTACTCCAGAAACACGCATCATACCATCAGGTACTGGTATTAATCCGTCACTTACAGCTTCGAAAAGCATTGAACGTTTGTCAATACTTGATATTATGGATATATTTTTCATTGATTTGTTTTTATATGTATAAAGTTATTGCATGTAATCAATTTCCTTAACTTCTTTGTTTCTTAAGAACTGTACAACTTTGTCAGGATTTTTCATCCATGTAGTATTACGGAAATCTTCTAAAGTTATACCATCTGGATGCTCAGCGTCATAATAAAGACCTGTTACGTTGTCTTTCAACATTACATGATGATCGACATCACCCATCATCTTAACGTTACGAGAATGAACATGATCTAAAATATACTCAGCGAATTGAACACAATATCCAGAATTAATATGCTTACCAGATTTGAATTTATCAGGAGTTACGTATTCAGCTGCATGTCTTATAAAAGGTAAAGCTGAGTTTCTCATAGCATCACCAATTAAAGCTTCGATATCATGACGATTCTGATGTTTACGAAACCCTTTGAAATTTGTATCAAGTTCTCGACGTATCGCTTTAGATACATCGAGTGATAAGTCTTCGAATAGTTGAACTAACGTTTTCATTTTGTTTTCAATAGTTCTATAATTTCATTTTTATCAAGCTCTAGCTTATCCCAATAAGCTTGTTGTTTATCAGATATCTTTGATAACTTCATAAGCTTATCTATTTGATTATCGATATGTTTCAATTCCGATTTCAAAAATTCTTTATCCGAATCATCGATTACAGATTCATATAATTGTGTTAATGTTTTCATTTTATTTTCTTGATAAGTTTTTAAGTTCTTTTTCTAATCGTTCCAAATTTGTATCAGAAGAACGTTTACAGAAATCTTTGATAGATTCGTTATATTTCTTTCCTAAGAACTGAAATAACGATTTAGCACGATTCTTATCAACTTCCATAACATTTCGATACAGTTTAAGGATTCTTTGATATGTAGCATTACAGTATTCACCTTCACAACGTTCTTCATTTTCGTCAAAGTTTTCATTTATCGATTTAGAACCGTAACCTAAATCATCTTTCAGAATTCGAACCATTTCGTGAATATCTTTCGAAGAACTTTGATATATAGTTATTACATCGTTATCTGGAATTAATGAAGCCCATGAATGATGTCCATCAACTAAATAGCCATCTTTAGAAACTATATACTTACGTTTATCCTGATTAGTTCCGATCTTATCAATTACTTTAGGTTTCTTGATTTGAGTTTGTGCAGGTTTCAAATCCCTAGCAAATACACGTCTAGGTTTAAGTTCTAATAAATCAATTACGAAATCTTCCTTATCTTGTGGAATCTGTGGTAATTCTGTTCTATCATATCCTGCATGTTTTTGTCTTCGTAACCAGTTAAACGATTCTTGTGCGATATCACGTTTTTCTGGATATAATGAAAATCTTACTTTATGTGGAGGCATATTATATTCTGTATTTTGTAATGTCTTTTGTTGTTTTCCGTTTGATTCTTTTAGCCTTTATAGATTCGTATAAAGATTTAGAATCATCTTCTTCGAATTCTTTTGTATATTCAGCTTTCTCAGCTTCCATTTCAGCTGAAATTGTATTCTGTTTTCTACTGAATTCTTCCATTTCCTTTTCCTCTTCTTTAAGAGCTTTCGCATTTTGTTCAAGTTCTTCAGGAGTTAACATCATGTATTTGTCCATCAAGAATTTCAAAGAGAAGAAAGGTTTTTCGTTACCGTCAGCGTCAACACGTTTAAGCTTGTCCATCATTTCACCAATGAATTCAGTACGTTCTTTCATGATTTCCATTTCGATCTTTTGAGTAAAGATGTTTTCAGATAAGAAATCTATAGTAATCGCATCAAGTAATTCGTAATTATTTGTCAGATTAGGGCGATCTAAACATATTTGAATAATCAGAGGTTTTAGCATTATCTCAGACATTGAAGTTCTTAACGTTTGGACAAACTTAGCGAATTTCAATTCTTGACGTCTTGAAGATGTTGGGTCAAGATTCCATGATTCTGAAGAACTAGGGTCGAATCTATCCAAAGGTACTTTAGAAAGTTCTAACAGATTTCGTTTAGACCATGAAGTATCAGCACTTGACAAGTCATATCCGTCACCCCCTACTGTAGAAACTTCAGGTTTTCCAGACGAAGTATCAGCTAACCAATATTCCTTATTCGCTGGAATGTTCGCTGAACCATTTACTTTAACCGTTCCATCTTCATCAGAGAATTCAACATGATCTCGATATCTTTGCATTGCTGCAGCTAATACCTCAGCAGCGCGTTGTCTAGATTTACCATGAGTTGGAATAACGATCATAGTTCTAAACTGAGAGTTCATAACCCACCAGTTAACTTTCATTCTTTCGATAGCTCGGTAAACATTAAACGTTCTTAAAAGTCTTTCAAGATAAGAAAACTTAAATCCTGTTGGGTCCCAATCCCAATATATTACCTGTGAGTCATGTAATGTTCTTTGACCACCCATAGCTCTAGTAACACCCATAGCACTAGATTGTTGAGTAAGATTTGGTTCCTGAATCCACCATCTGTTACCATCTTCATCCCAATGTTCAATTAATGATAATGGGTCTATCGGAACTAAACCTATAATCGATTTAGGATTATCTAATGAATCGTATACAATCTCCCAAGCTTTCTTACCTTCAACTAACCATTCTTGCATCAAAGATTTAGCACCAGATTTATAAAGACCTAACATTCTATATAAAGCTGGGAACTTTTCTGTAACTAATTCTTCAAGGTCTTTAGAATCTTTAGAACTAATTATCTTTTCGTCTAACATCAAAGTATTTAGAATAGCAGAACAGCAGTAAGTAGCATTCTTATCATATACAATAGCTTCATCAGTTAACGTTTCAATAATATCTTCAAGTTCTGGATGTTTAGACATTGTAATTAAATGCCAACGTCTAGCTTGTCTTTGTACTTGATCGTTTTGATTATATTGAGGATATGAAGTTTGATTCATTGAACGAGTTCCAATCGTATCAAGAATCGAATAAATGTCACCTTCTAATCTTGGGTCTTCAGGTATAGCAGTCTTTTTGTCAAGAACTTTCTTATTTATGACGATACCGAAGTTACCAATCGATTTGATAATCGGTCCTAATTTACTGAATTTCTTTGATAGATTCCCAGAATTGGGTCTACCTGCGTTTCTATTGTAACCTAACATATTTTATAGTTTGGGATAATGAAATATGTATAATTGCAATTTTTGGTAACTTTAGTTATTTAACAACAAAAACCCGTTAGATCGATCTAACGGGTTTTTGTTCATGTATTTGATGTTACAGTTTCGATTCTTTGAAATAATCGAAATCTAATCCTAAAGCTTTGACATATTCTTCAACATGTTCCCAGTTTATTAATGTCTGAAATACAGTACTCTCAGTATCACTTGTAAGAACTGCATGATATCTAGAACCTTGAAGTTCTAGAACCATAAACATTAATGTCTGAGCTTCATTAATCATAAGATACTTATGACCCTTAGGTAAAACTTCTTTTTCTTTCAGAATTCTATCTTTAGCTATTTGAATATCCTTTTCGTCAAGAACTTCTTTAGCTGGTAACAGTAAATCTATATTTTCTCGATAGTACTGAGAAACTGAAGAAACGTTAAAGATTTGATCTTCGAATAGTTTTGATAGAGTTTTCATGTTTAGAAATATAATGTAATGTACATTGAACTAGTTCCGACAAATTGGGTTTTATGTTTAGTAATGCCTTTAGCTTGTAAAACTTTTGAAAAGGCTTTACTTTCCTCCATTCCAAATTTTTCAACTTTATCAGCTTGAAGTTGTACCTCTATGTACGTAATACCTTTTTCAGCAGTTAAAGAAGCATTCAGATCTTTAATGTCTGATACTTTGTTTCCAAGTATTTTTGATAAATGATTCTTAATGCTTGTTACTTCTTGTTGTAAGCCCTTAACCGAGGCTGAATAGTTAGCTATAGCTAATTCTATAGCTTTAATCGATTCGAATTCTATCATTTGGAAATCCGAACTAGCTTCGTATAATTTTGATATTGTTTTCATGTTTATTTAATGTCAGTTATGTTAATTATTCTTTTTGGTTCTATGTCATCGAAATGAACTAATGAATCCATTTCTTCAGGCATCATTGGATCTTCGAAAAATTTAAGATTCTTTGTATCTAATTCGATAAGTTGAGGTTCTTCGAAGTCGAACATCTTAGAAACTTTCTTAGCGTCTTCTAAATTCGATATTACGAAAACAGCTTTGTATTTTCTATCTCTGAAAGATTCTTTTGATTCATGTTTCTTAATGTTATCAGAAGCATCAGTAGGTCTAGAACATAATAAACCTTTTTCAGTTATCGATTCTATCCATTTCTTAGAAGTTACATGATAAACTTTATCAACGAATCTTTCTGTTACTGGAAAGATGAAATCTACGTAATTCTTATCTTCCCCGACTTTAGCATCGATCATTAAAAGATTAGGATAAGCTTCCAAGTTCTTAGAAAGTATTTCTAAATCCTCAGGTACATATAACTGATCCTTAGGTAATCTAATTTCTAAAGCAAAGCCTTTTGGTCTACTTGTATCATGTCGAACAGTATAACCAAAAGACTGAAGCTTTAACTCAAGTTTCCTTATGTCAGAATTGTAAGATTCGAATAGTAGGGAAGTAAGAGTTTTCATAATTTAATCGTCTAACGAATTAAGAACCGATCCGGAGCTTGTTAAAGAAAATACATAAGTATCACCGTTCTTATACCATTTGATATTGTCATTAATCCAGTCAATATAAGCATTGTATTGTATACCGTTTTTATATGGATTAAGTGCTAGTAAGTCTTTTTCAAGTTTTATTAGATCGTTAGACTTCTGAAAAGTAACCAAAGCCTGTTTCATTTTTACTTTGTCGATTTCCTCACTTTCGTTAAGTTTAGATTCGTATAATTTCGTAAGTGATTTCATTATTTAAATTATTTAAGAACTAGTATTAAATCACTATAGCTATTTCCGGAGAATTCTGAATTATATCTAGTTACACCAGCAAAACTAAAAGTTTTATCCAGTTCCGATTTATTAGCTTTAATGAAATTATTGAAATAAACAACATCTTTCTTTATATTCGAAGTTTTGTCATTCATTATTTCACTAGGAATAGTAAATTCTATGCAAATACTGTCATTGAATGTCATGATCTTATAAGTTGCATGTAATTCTGTAAATTCTGGAAGAACATTTTCAATTACTTTAATAGCTTTAGCAGTCTTAGATTTAGCATCCTTTATTTTAGATTGTTTAGCTAAAAGCTCCTTTAATTCCGAATCAATATGATTCTTTACAGAATCTATAGAAGAATTCATATTAGATTCCAAAGAGCTAAAAGTTCCTGAAGCTTCGTTAAGCTTATTTTCGTATAAGTTTGTAAGTGATTTCATTATTTAAGATATTTAGAAATATGTATTACATCATACTAAGTTTCATTTTAAGATCATTTCGATCACTCTGATTAAACAGATTATAAACTGGTATATTATAATATTTTGCGATTCTTAACGCTTGTCCAGTACCTCGTGATGCCTTACCATCCTTCGTCCAACATATAATAAAATTAGTAGGTGATTTAAGATCGAAACCCAATACTTGATAAACATTTCTAGTCATTAGTTTTCTAGCAGCTTCTGATAGTTTATTCCAAGCTGGGTGAAACTTCTCAGCTATTTCTCTAGCTTCATTAGTAAGCTTGAATAGTTTAGAATTGTTATCATTAAAACGATACCAAGGTAAATAGATTTCTTTATTAGTTATATCGATATCGAAAGCTAAGTCAGCTCCAGGAGCACCACCACTTCTAACAGTATAACCTTTAGTTTCTAAGAATTTTGCTATCTTAGACATAATTGACAAAACTAAATCGGGAGTTTCTCGACTCCCGATTCCAGTATAGATTAGATTTCGCATTAAACGATTTTGAATAACATAGAAGGTTTAACTGAACAAGTACCTTTATGACCAGTTTCAATAGCTTCATCGTTGTACAGAGATCTTGTAGCTTTTACTTCCGTTAATGTCAGTAATCCTTTCGGTGTGAAAGATTTAGCTATACCGATTCTAACATCTGAATAACCGTTAGTTGATTGAGAATATCCATATTTCTCACCGATTACAATTTCTTTACCTGTTGCGTCTTTAGTGTTGAATGTTTCTTTCATTTCTTTGATTTATGATCCGAACCAATTTTTTCTTAGTTTCTGTTTAGTCGATTTCTTTTTGTTATGTTCTTCAACGAAAGTTTCCCATTCTTGTTGAAGTTTAGGAGCTGTAATTCCGTTCAATTTTCTGGATTCTAAGAATATTGCATTTTTCCATTCTTCTAACTGAAATTCTACAATGTTCTTTTGTAATTCAGGAATGTACATACGAATTGCGAAACCTATTCCATACTGCTCTAAAGGCTGTATTAACGATTTGTAATTAACGCTAGGAATAGCTTTAGGATTATTTACACCCATCAAAGCTTTATAACGATTCTTATTGAAATCGAATATCTTTGACATTACTATCTTTCTAGTAATCGGTGGTAATAAATGTAAGTTTATGTTGATCGTTCTCCAACCTAGTGAGGTTTTTACAGGACCTAATGAAATAACCAACGGATTCTCATCGAACCAAGGTAAAACGTCTTTGTATTTAGGATCGACGTAATCGAACATATATAATTGACCTTGTTTCATTAATTGACCCTTAAGCCAGTTCTTTTTATCTTTACGATATTTACGATACCAGTCATAGGCTTGTATACGACCCTGTGGTCCATTCCAAGGATGATTTTTTATTTCCTTGAATAAGTCATATGATTGGAATATTCGTTTGAACTTTCCGAAGAAGTCTGAAATAGATTTTGTTACATCTTTGAAAGTACTAGTCATTGATTTAGAAGCTCTAGTAACTCTGTCTCTAAGTGAAGCCATAGTTTATCCTTAGAAATATGTATACTTATCTTTGAAATACTTGAAATGTTTTGTTTTCGTTTTGTACAATTCTTTTAACGTTTGACAAAGTTCTGTTATATATCTCTCAGATAGTTCTAGTTCGTTGAACATAGATTGACAAGGAAAATTATGTTTTTCCCTCCAATGTCTGATATCATCTTTAACTACTGATCTTCTTTCAAATAGTTTCGTTAGAATTTCTTTCAGAACTTTCTGATAACAGTAAGGACTAATAGTTTTTCCTAAATCCTGAACCTTCTTTTCGATATTTCTAAGATTCATTTTGATTTCGAATATCTTGTCTTCTCTACTAGAACCAAGACTATTTAATAACCATGTACCACGTTCAAGCTGAGTGTGATATTTGTCACGCATCAAAATTCTAAAGTACTTTAACCATTCTTCTCTCAGAACTTGAAAGATTGCTTCATTTAATCGTTTCTTAGTACAGTAATTGTAAGAATTTGGAATTTTAACGATTTCACCTGATTCAAGTAAAGTATTGAACTTATCATAGTTCTTAGTTTGTTCATGTAACTTTGACCATGATTTAAGGTCACCTTGTGAGCGACCCTTTACTACATCGAAGTATCTTAATATTTTGTTCATTAGTAAGTTATATAGATTTCTTGACCGTCGAATGACACTATAGCGAATCTAGCATATTTGTTGTCTTTCATAGGGGTTAAAGCTGTAGTACAGAAAGATATTCCTAACTCTAGTCCGAAATGCATGAAAGTGGTACTTAAATGACACATACCCCTTTCTAATTCACGTTTCGAAAGTTTAGCTTCTTCGATAGGTTTTACATCATTGAAATATGGTGTAATGATAGATGTAATATCTTCTACAAGTAAAACTGATAACGATAGTTCAAATCCTTGTTTAGCATTGAACTGTTCTATTTCTAGATTATCGTTATATCTGAATCTGTAAAGCTTTGGATTAGAAACAGATTTAATCTGATTATCATATAACGAAAACGTAATAGTCTTGAACATGTTTTCGTGATATCTTTCTCTAACAAGTTCTACGAAATCTGTAAGAATATAATTCTTAGCATCTTCTAACGAATTGAAGTATTGTGTTTTGAATCTTGCAACATTGTCAGAATGAATGTAAAGTTGGAAAGGTTTTTGTTCTTGAATGTTCATAATTGAAAGTATTTTTAGTTTGTAAATATGTCCTTGATTTCTGGTATTACATTATGTAAACTATAACGATATTTGTAAGCGTTTGTTTTACGTTGAGAACATCCGTTATTTGACCTATATCTATACCAGATATGAAATACGTTAGTTTCGTTTTTCTGTTTAACTAATTCAAATATCAATTTGATCGATTTACCAGCACCTGAAGTAGTTTGCTTTATTCCGGAGAAGGAATCGTTTTCTATACATTCCTTCAACCAATTTAAATCTTTACGTATTTCTTCAGTCATTACGAATTTATGACCTTCGTTAGTTATGTAAGTCGAATCGTATACAAGTTTTTCAGTATTTTCAAGATACGAATTTAATACGATTTCGTTTTCAACTATATAAGAATTAGCTTCGTTCATTAGCGCTGAAACTCTAACTAAGTGAGATAGTATTGTCTGAATAGTTGAAGGATTATGATCTAATAGTAATTCTGATATCGTTTCCAAAGTAAACGATTTACTATTGAATTTTTCTGAAACTGTTAGTATTGTTTGATAAATAGTTGACATATAAAAACATTTAATTTAATTAAATATATTATACTACGAAACCCTCGAAAGTTTCAGTTTCCGAGGGTTTCGTTTATTTATTTTAGCATTTCTTTTATATGACTGATATGTCTGTTGTAATTATGCCATTCTCTTCGATCATTTCGTTTTACATAATCATAAAGAATTTCCCAAGCGTTAGAATCCTTCGAATCAATTAAAGCTGATATTAGTTTGTTAGTTTCCAATACGTTATTAGAAGGTACAGTATCGTTATTGATTTCTAGATAGTAATCGCTAAGTTTGCGGATTATTTCTGGACGGTCCGAAAGAATAACTTCATGATTTACACAATAAGCTTGTTTCGTTAATTGACTTATTGTTAAATCATATTCAGGATATTTTGCAAGTTCGTAAATTCCTAATTTATCAGTTTCGTATAGAATTCCTACAACTGTTAATTGTCTTCTAGTAGTATCGATAGTAGCTTCCGTACATTTCGAATTCTTGAATTCTTTAAGAAATTGTTGACGAGTTAAAACGTCTCCTATACAATGATTTCTAAGAAAATCTACTAATTGTCTAAAGAATGGTCTGTTCATATGTTTATTGTTTTATCTATGTGCTGAATATTTTGACAATCCTGTTAAAGCGAATAAAGATTTTTCTGTAAGTATGATAAACTTATAACCATAATTACGTTTACAGAATTCTTTAGTAGCTTCCCATTTCTGGAAGTTCTTACGTTTTACAGGATCGAGTTTTACCTCGTTTAATGATCTAGGTACTTGAGCTAATGGTTTGATTTCGATAAGAGCTGTACTTCCGTCTTTGAATTTTACAACCAAGTCTATCCAGTATTTATGTTTCTTACCTGTAGTCATGTCAGTATATTCTATAGGAAATGGTTCAGTTGTCCAATGTACGACATTAGGTGAAGTATCAGCCCAAACGAAGGCATCATATTCGTAAGAACTACGATATATGATTGGACGTTTTCCTATATACTTGTTTACAGTTGTTCTAGCTTGTTCAAAGTACCCTTGCTTAAACTTAGAATTTAGTCTAGGTTTAAGAGAGTCCTTTATATGAGTTGACATTTGATGATGTTTAAGGTTTCCAGAAAATTAAATCATTATCATAATTCTTAACCTTTAATGGGTCAGAAAAAACAAACGATTTCATGTCTGCATAGAAAACTCTTTCTTTAGTTACAGGGTCAGGTTTATCTAAAACATATTTTATTTTAGAACCACCCTCTTCCATTATATGAGCACTTACCCAGACATTGTCAATATAAAGATAAACATTATCACGATTTCTAGGTGTTATAAAATTCAATTTAGAATCGTCAAGTTTTGATTTCTTAATACTATCTAAAGTTTTCTTTCGTAACGATGCTGAATCATTGAAACTGATCGATAAATTCAATGTACCATTGTTTATAGCAACAGAATCGAAAGCATTAAGATCAAACAATTCAGAACATAAAGCTAACATATTCTGATCAGGGGTTTTTGTATAACTGCTAGCATATGAATATCCATAACCCCATTTGTCATTACCTATAGAAACTTTCACCGAATCAGTATAGAAAGATGGTTCGAGTATTAGTTTAGACTTACTTGATGGATAATGTGAATCTATTATTTTTTGTACTTTTGGTAAAGTTTCTAAAAATGTTTTAGAAACTTTAGTTACGTTAGCAAAGTATGATAACTCTGTATTCAAGTTTTCGTTAAGTCTCGATTCGTATAGTTTTGATATTGTTTTCATTTTATATTTCTATATTACGTAATAATTTTTCAACTAACAGAATAACTTGATTCTGTAAGTCAATTCCTTCGATTACTAATTCTTCGTTTATGCTAGAAACTTCTTCGTTTATAAGGTTTATGATAATAGATATTTTTATCCTTTCGTTAGAATCGATTACTGAATAAAGAGCTTTGAATTTTCTTTCTACATGATTTACTGTAGCTTCGAATTCTAGTAAACCTTTATGTTCGTTACCGTTAGTTTCTATTTCTAAACTTTCAAGATTTCTAAGTCTCTTGATTTCACCAACTGATACACATCTTCTGAAAGCGTCAGCTATTATTCTATGTATCGTATTAGAATTAGTATCGATTTCTTTTTCTACGAAAGCTTCGTATAATTTCGAAAGTGTTTTCATTAGAATTTCCCTTGAAGTGATTTGATAACAGTTGAAGTGATTTCATTCTTGAAAGTAGATTTCAGGAATATCATTTCATGTAACTTCTTATATTGTTTTAACGAATTAGTACTATTGATATTCGAACCTTCTGTAATAACGATAATCTCATAGTCTGAAACTTTATCACTAACCGTTCTAGTTTTAACTACAAATCTTAGACTAAAACTAAAAGCTTTACCATCCGATTTAGCTGAAATAGATAAAGAGTTATTCGAATTTATTTTAGCTTCGATATCAGTTAAACGTTTTGTAGACATTCTTTCGATAGTGTCTTTAGCGATAAGAGCTAAATCGTTCTTAGAATAATCTTTAGATTCGAAAAGTTGAACTAATGTTTTCATATTAACTGAATAAAGGTTTTTGAAGTTCTGATATATTTACAGTCAATCTACATGTTGGAAAATTTACTGTTACTTCGTTTCCATTTACTGATTGAACTATACCAGCACCATGTACATTATGAATTACTTTGTCTCCTTGTTTCATAGCTTTGTTTTATAAGAATATGTATTAAATCTGTTTCAGATAAAGTGTTTGTTCAATTATGTTTTCGTTATAGTTCATTTCAACTTGTCGAACATAATACTGACCTGAATACAATTCGTTCTTAACTAATTTCCTAGCTTCATCACCCGTTTCTTGAGGCATTTCTTCGATAGATAAGTTTTCATCTTCTTGATCATACGAATTCGTTCTTTTCTGAGTGTTAAAGATTTCAACAGGTAATGATAATCCTGGATGAATAGCATGTAACGGATATTGCATTCTAACGATTAATTCTGCTGATTGATTCAAAGTATCTTTAACGAAATTACCATAATACTTAGATTGAAAATATCCATCCCAAACGTTATCACTTTTGACAAGTAACTTACGTTTTTCTGCTCTAAGTTCTTCAGATTCAGCTGTTATCTGTACTGTATCAGTTTTATCAAGTTCAACTAAATCAAAGTTTTCGATATCGTATAAACTAACATACGATAAAGATTTGATTCCGTAAGAATCATTTACTGACCAAAACATTATTTTCCCAACGATATCAGTTTTTAGATAATTGTTAGATAATACTAGATTCTGTGGTTCTTCTAAATCGATTCCAGAATATGGGTTAACTGTATATTCGATTACGTCATTAGTTTCGTGAGCTTTCTTAATATCGATAACATTTAAATATGACCATTGGTCTATAAACATATGAACTGCTAGACACTGTGAGGATTCCGCAGTATTACGAATAAAATCGATATTAGTAATATTATCTTGTAATCTTACCTGTTCATCAGATGGAGTGAAATTACTTGATAATCCCAATCCTACTTCAGAACATATTTCCTTTATCGTATCTATAGAATTCGATTGGAAAGCTCTCATTTCACGTTTGAAAAGATTTGGTACGTAAAGAATAGCCCTCATTGACAAATTGTCATCACCTGGATCGCTGTATACAGTAGAAAGAATGTATTCCTGTTTTGAAAACGAACCATCGATATTATTACTCAGATAAACCGTTATAGTATCGATATTTGTTTTCAATTTCTCACGCAAACGATTGTTTTCGTCAGTTATAATCAAAGATATTTCTGGAAGTAACGAAGCTCCTATTTTGTATCTAAAGTCCTGAATTTGATCGATATTAATAGTTCTGTCAAGTACTCTTATCAGTGGATAAGTTTTACCAACTACTTTCTCAAGAACTTCAATATCCTCATCTTTGTCAGTTCTTACAATTATTTGTTTAGCTTCTAAAGTTGGGTGTATTATTTCTTTTATCATTAGAAAACAAGGTTACCATTTTCGAGACGTTTAAATCCTATAGCTCTTGTCGTATCTCTTCTAGTCTTTCGATTCGATAACTTAGACATTCCATCAGTTGAAACTGTTTTTATCTTATCGTTAGCTATAGAATTAAGATTTATCTTATCAATACTAGCTTTAAGAGATGTCAATTCAGGCATTATCAAAACTCTACCTATTGGTTCTTCGAATGGATTAACGATTCCATTGACTTTAAGAAATAAATCGAAATCGTCCAAAGTCTTGTAATAAGCCATACAGAACAAATCTAATCTCATAGCAGTTACTTTATCGATTACTACTAATTCTTGAACAGATACTTCAGCATTTCGTAAAGACCATAACTTAGATAGCAAATCTGTATCATTTTCTTTAGTTAATGTCTTTTCGTCTATTGATTGAAATTTAATAACCATATTATTTCGGAAGACTAGGTTTAGGAGTTGGACAAATATAAGGTTCTGAATGGTCATAGTCTATATCGAATACTGAATTAGACTTATCATCATAACCTTTAACGTCTTGGAATGGTGGTACGAAATCGATTTCGAATTTATCCAATTGCCAGGTACATGTAAATTCTTTATACGATCTATCGAAATTAGAATAATCGACACCGAATCCGTCTATAGATTCGAATATAGCACCCTTAAATATCATGGTGAACATTTTCGAACCGTACATGTTTCTTGTTATTACTGGAAAATCTGAATATACTAGTTTCTTTTCGACATTCAATTTAGCCCAGAAATGTTCAAATAAACATGACCAATTTATAAGACCATCAGTCATTCTAAATGTCAATGTCAATGTTTTACCTTGAGCATTACGTTTGTTTTCGTATCCGGGAATATTTACATCATTTGGTAAATCACCGTCACCAGTAAATTGGGGTTGTGTTATAAGATTTTGAGATAATCCTGGAATTTCCCAAGACTTTAATGATTCCGCAACCACTTCACGAATATCATCGATAGGATATTCTTTAGCTTTTAGAAACCTGTCATATTTCTGACAAATAGAAGGAATCCAAAACTTATCATCAAATATAAATTGGGGGAGGTCAGTTCTTGGGTTTAAAGATAGCATACCTTAATACGGATTTATTAGTATTAAGGTATGTATAATTTCAAGTCATTATAAGGATTTAATAACTTCCAGATGTGCAGTAATTTTATGGACAGGTTTTGATCCGTTAGAATCTATTTCAGTATTCAAATTGATAAGATTACGATTAACCAATTCTCTAGCTATGTTTTCTGAAAGACGTTTAATCAGAACTTCTTTAGAATCTGTTAACTTATCGATTTCAAAATCTGAAGTTATGGATTGTTCTATCTTATGTATTTCAAAGAAGTTTCTACGAGGTTCGAACAGTTTCGATATATCGACATTAGGAGGTTTCGGATAACCGAAGATTATGTTAATTATATGTTTTATCATGTCATTTATCCTAAAGCTGTAAATAGTAAATCGTCTAATGAATCTAAGTCTTTCTGAACTAAATCTTTAATCATTGATAAAGCTTCCATCTTAGCTATAGGTAAGTACTTAGGTTCATTTCCTATTTCGTTAACTATCGATAATACATCGAATAGTTCTTCATCGTCAGTAAAAGCAAAAGATTCTGAAACTGATTTAGTTTCTGAAAAATGTGATCCTTTCCAAGTTTTAGAAACGAAACTTAACAAATGATTTCCAGAAACGCTAGTTTCGTCAAGTTCTCTGTAAATGACGTTACCTTTAGGACATGATTTCATTTCTTTGTCAATTTCTTCTATTCGATTTTGACAATATTTCTTAGCTTCTCGAAGAGCTTTTACAGATTCACTAAAATACACGTTTCAATTGATTTAAGTTTTGAAATTCGTAAATGTCCATATCCTTTGGAACGATTACGTTAATTACCATGAATCTTTCAAAGTTCCAAGCATAGTCACATCTAATGATTGTACCATCTTCTAACTTTATCATAAATTCCCATTTCTTATGTTCAACTGGTTTAATTATCGAACATATAGATATTACATCTTGTCGTTTGATACTTACGACATTTTCACCTTTCATGAAAAATGCTAATTCTAAAACATGTTCATGATTTTCTAACTGATTTTCAGCTATGATTTCTTTAAGTCTGTTTAAAGTATTTTCTCTTAATTCCATTTGTTGGATTGTTTGTATTCTAAAGTATCGATATTCATGATTGTCAGATACCCATCATCTAGTTTAGCACCTGTGTCAAGATTAATCAATTTTTCAGAGATAAATGGTTTATAATCTTTAGTAATTGTATGTCCTATGAACACACGATTTAAATCGGGATGAAAGGATAAGTCTAATTGATTCTTTAGAGCTGATTTATACATTGAACGATTGTTATAGAACTCGTCAGGATTTTGTCCATGAATCGAATAATCAGTATTCCAACCAGCATGACATAATACAATGTTATCTTCTGTAAGATAGTAATCATGCATATTATCATAGAATAGTTCGATATGTTTCGGAACATAAACTCTATGAAGCATGTTATCATGAAAATTGAAATCGTAATCGAATGACTTATTAAACGAATTCAAAGTACCTTGACCACCATGTGACCAATTGTACAAATGATTACCAGACTTTATCCAATATCTAAATACTGCATCATGATTTCCACGAATGTTAATCGATCCTATAGATTTCAATAGTTTTACGATTTCGAATACACCGTCATGATAATCAGTAATATCACCAAGTACGTACAATTCATCTAAGAAATCTTTGTAATCAACAGCTTTCAGTAAGTCAACTAAAGCGTCATATCTACCATGTGGATCACCTATAGCGTATCTAGTCATTTAGTTTCTTGTTTATACGTTTCATTTCTGAAACATGTTCATCTAAATCTCTAAGTCGTAACTCTCTAGATTTATTCGAAATCATAGTTAATAGTATCGAATATAATTCAGGATCGATACAATTAGTAAAGTTAATACAGTTAGTAAGCTGATCGTAAGTTTCACAAGATTCGATACTCTTAACTATTTTAGGATGCAGTAATTTTGACATTTTGAGCTGATAAAAGATGTTCAACGTTAATTCTTAGAATAGATGAAAACTTGATAGCATCATCTATAGATAATTTTTTATCAGTACCATCTAATTGAGATTTGATAAAGCGTTCAGATAATCCGGTTAGACGTGAAACGTACGAAGTACCTACTTTCATTTCTTCCATCTTATCTCGTATCAATCTTTGAGCTTCGTTAAGTTCATCTTTATACTTGAAAACTTTGCACCAAGTAATATCTACCATTGTACCAAGTTCATAGATATTTACTTTCATGTTCAAAGCTTTCCCAGACTTTGAAGTTTTATCTTCCTTGAAAGGATTCCATCCGATTTCTTCAGATTTTAAGAACTTAGTAACAGAATCTTTATAAAGATTCACACCCTTTGCGAAACTTTCTAAATGTTTCGAAATTTCTAAATGCTTACTATCGTCAAGTAATCTAGGTGAAGAATATTGATGATGTTTACGATCCTTTAGTTCTGTATAGAATCTGATAGTTACGTCACCATTTTTATCGAAACGTAATCTATGTTTCAATTCTATATCGAAAGTCTTCTGAACAATATGTTCAGAAGACTTTAAAAGTTCATTTAGTTTCTGTTGCATATCGATTGGATTAATTCGCAAGTTTTTGCTTCTTTAGTTAAGTGATAAGTTCCAGCAATTTCACCTTTTTCTTTGAGTGAAACAACTAATACGTTTTTCTGGGAAAGTGATGAAATTACACCCGAACGAGTTTTTCCAGAATATGGAAGATTATCATGTACTGAATAATCCCATACTACTGAATCGATCCCTTCTTCGAAGAAGTCTGATTGAGTGAAAGCTTCTAAGAACTGAATTTCTTTTTCTGTAAGACTGAATAAGTTTGTCATAATTGAAAGTATTTTTTGTATTAAAAGAATAGTACTACGATTATGTCAAAAGTTTCAGTTACTGTATTAAACTTTAAACATTTCTATATTACTTACGTCATGTTCTGTTTTAACCTTTTCAGGTTTTACGTAGTTCACATCGTATTTCAGACCGATTTCTAAAATCTTCCAAGATTTTGCTGGATTAGTTGGTTCTTGAATCGAATATATTCCACATTCACCACCTGCTTCTGTATAAGGTTTAGCTTTCCATTTAGCATGCTTCTTAACAAATATTTCTTGACATCTTAAACGAAGTTCTGAAACTATATCTTGTTTACTTTTTGTAGACCATGATAGAATCTCATGATACTTAACAGTTTCTTTTTCACGCGGTTCGTATTGACCATGTTCACCATAATAAATATGTTTACGATTTTTAGTAACCCAATCGTATTCTGTGAATATATTTCTGAAACACCATCCATGAATATAATAAGCAGCTGCACACATTATCATAATCCATTCGTAATTTTCATTGAACTTTTCATGATAATCAGCTAAATCGTACAATTGATTTCCAGGAATAGTATTTCTACCGTCCTTTCGCCATTCGTATTTTGTTACAGGGTCTACTAATCTTTCTTGATCCCAATGATGTCCAGTTTTGTAAAGCAATATGTTAGTACTTTCTTTATTCGATAGATAATAACAACCACCAGCTACTATTTTCAAATTCTGATTTCGTTTGATTCTTTCTTTAACATGAGTTATGAAGATTTTGGAATCTTTAATTGTACCAATAGCGTATGAAACATTCATAAGAATATCTTCAGTTAAATCAGTATTCCGGAAAAATTCGTAACTGTTTTCCATTTTAGAAGATATGAAATATACTGTATTAGAATTATTAACTATTAATGTATTTCGTACATGATTATACATTCCAATATTAGTATTTGATAAGTTCCTGTCGATTTCGTCAGAAAAATAAACTACTGAAGTATCAGAATTTAGACCAAGTAACGAAACTTGTTTTATCGATTGTTCCGTTTCCTTCAAATCGAAATCACCATATTTGTCAACAGTTTGAGGTTTAAACGGTATGCGTTTCTTTAGTTTTAAGAATCCTTTGTTTTCCATAATTTAACGTTTATGAGTTGTTTGTTGATTCCTTTCGTAAACTAGTGTAGATAGTCTACGATTAAGATGGAAGTTATGAGCAGCTTCCTGTTCAGTTCCAGAGAAGTTAATAAGTCTAAACCATTTGATTAATTCGATATCTGACACTATTGATTCAGGATCAGCTGGATGTTCGTAAACTATATCTAATCTTAGATGAGCGTTAAGAATACGTCTTTGAAGTTTTTCATCAAGTTCTCGAAAACTAAATGAAGGTAACGCTTCCTCCAATTCAGGAATATAGATATTAAACTCACCTCTAATAAATTCGAATATTGTAGAAAGTCTTTGTTTACCGTCAATTACTTTCAATAGCTTTTTGTTGGAGACTTTAGTTACATATTCTTCAGTTTCACTCATGATTACTGAAAGATTAGGTAACTGAATACCTTTCAGAATCGAAAGTATCAATTCAGATTTTTGAACATAGCTCCAAACCAATGGTCTTTGTAAATTGTAACCATCTGATAACTTTACATCGAAATCGATTTCATAGTAATCTTCATCCATTAAGTCTTTCGGGGTATAAGAAAGACCTTTTCTGATAGGTAGGTTTATCGTATGTAAAATATCGAATATTTTATGATCTAGTTTCATATTTACTGATTTTCGTTAATTAACGTTTTTAGCATTTTCTCATGTTGATGACTTTGTAAAGTACCTGAGAAATTAAGAAGATTGAACCATTTGATTTTGTCAATATCTGAAACGATAGTATCAGGATATTCATAGACAATTGACATTCTTAAAGAACAATTCCAAATACGTCTCTGTAAATGTTCATCCAAATGATCGTACATGAACAAATCGTTACCGAATTGAATCGGAAACTTATTTTCCATGAAATCTAGAATAGTTGTAAGTCTTTGCTTACCGTCAATTATCTGATATACTTTATCTGATTTATCGTAATGGCATTGACAAATAGCATAGATTTCAGGAATTTCCTGACCTTTCAGTAGCGTTAGAATCAATTCTTGTTTTTGATATTCTTTCCAAACTACTGTACGTTGTAAAGGTACACCGAAAACTATTACATCGAAATCTAGTTTCGTATTCTTTCTAAGAAGATTATATGGAGTGATATGAATCGGATTATGTACTTCTAAATCGAAATGATTTTCTTTCAAGAAGTCGGATAATGTCAATGTTTTCATAAATATTATTCCTTGATCGAATTGAACGCCTTAGTTAAGTTAACAAGTTCAGATTCTGTTATTTTTGTGTTTTTAGTTTCTAACAGTTCTGATAATTCTGTAAAGAAGTTTTTAAGATTCTCCAAAATGATACTAGAATATTCCGATTTAAGTGAATCGAAATCTTTCATATACTGTTCAGTATATTCAGTTTTTAAATGTACTCTAAATAATCGATAAATCTCATCAATCGATAAGTTTTTACCTTTTGAATATTGTTTCGCTATCAAAAATTCGTAGTACTGTTTAGCAGATACCTTTGATTTAACTAAACCAATCACATGTTTTTCAATGACATTTACTACTTCATCTTCCCAATGATTTACAGAATAATCGTTTGGAAAAAATATAGTTTTCAATAAATGATTAACTAGATTTTGACTATTGTTAAATATTCTGTTCAGTACGAATTTTCGGTCCATAGCATGTTCGAACATTTTTGTTTCTGAAAGAACATCTAAGAGTGTGCTATATAAAGTTTTCATTAGTTTGAAGTATTGATGTGAGTAATTGTAATAACTTTACCAGAAATTGTACCTTTAGCTGAACAATTAGCTTCAACCATTTCAAGGATTTCAGTTCTTGATAAGTTATGATTTCTGATACTATCACGTAAAAGTGAATCCCAAACCCAGTAAGGTGAAACAAGATAAGCTATTCCATCTTCAGTAAGATATAAACCACGCCCTACATCACAAGAACTAACGATTCTATCATTTTCGAAAACTGTAGCATTTCTTACATCGTCAGCACCTGATCTGAAATTGATTTCTTTAGTATCTTCTGTAATATCAGAAAGATTATTAGGTGTTACGATTCCTTTATTGATTTGGTAATTGATATCGTAAATCGCTTTGTGAGATTTACCTTTTAATTTAAGTGGGTTCGAAAGTTGTTTTAAAGTTGACATATAAGTATAATTTAAAGATTTATTAATAAGTATATAGATTCTAAACGAATCGAATTACTTTATTTATATAAAGTAATTATACTACGAAACCCTCGAAAGTTTCAGTTTCCGAGGGTTTTTATTTTTACATAAGATTTGGTTTACCTATTAACGAAAAGATAACTATCTTATTTGATCTGTTTACAGCTTGTAAAGTTTTGATTATTTCGATTATCGTAGAACCTGTTGTCGTAACATCATCGATTACTAGAATGTTCTTATCTTTTAATTTTTCGTAAGTATTTTTAGATTCTTCGTTTTCAAATTCTAAGAATTCCTCAACATATTCTTTTAGTTTATTAGTTTTGATAGATTCAGCTATACTGAAATAATCAGACTTTCTAACAGAATCTATAATGTTTTTCATTTTTTGTAAAGCTTCAGATTTTTGTTTATCGGTATATCTAGGTCTTTCTTTCGAACCCATCATAACAGTCGAATTCAATACTTCGTCAGTAAATCGATCTATGTCGAAATTAATGTCAGATGTTTGTTTTTTGACTAGTTCAAAACTGAAAGGTTTAATTCTTGATGTTCTAGTAATGAATTTTAGCATTCTTGAATTGATTTCAGACCTTGATCTAGGTAAAACTATAGCGTCGAATTTCCTTAAATCTATTTCTTTATCTAATCTTGATATAGCTGTAGAAATAAATCTATTACTGTCAGTTTTACTTATATTAGCACCAAATCTAAATTCGTTAAAGAACTTAGTTCTGTCAGATGAACTAGCTTTATCTGTAAATTCGTAAGAAAAATGAAATACTGAATCAAACATATCAGATTTCTTCAAACCAGTATTCAATAATATGATATCAGATTCTGAGTCTTGATCAAAATTAAATACTAATTCATTTGATACACCTTCGTATAATTGACTTATAGTTTTCATATTTATATACGTTACTTTGTAACGGAATCCATTTATTTATAAATGTATAGTACTACGAAACCCTCAGAAGTTTCAGTTTCCAAGGGTTTCGTTTTTAAAGTTTTTCTATCTTTATCGGTAATTCAGAACCAGTAGCCTTTCTAGGTGGTCTGTAATTACTTGAACGTTTATCACTAATATAAAGTACATAAAGTTCTTCAGATTCCATTATCAACATCATATCACCTGATAAGCTTCTATAAATCTTTGTATTTCCTAAAGTTTCAGATAAATACAGATTTTCGAAACATTTAGAATATGGTTTCTGAAAGGTCAGTTTAATCCATTGTTTTTCCATTTCGATAAGTTTAAACAGATTCGTTAAATATCATATCGAATCGAATTGTGTTTTTCGAATTCTTTTTGATAACGTTCCATCCAGCTCTTAAACCGTTCATAGCTGTTGTTGTAAAGAATGAAAAGGCTTGAGTACCTCTAGTTTCATCGAAGTCTCTGAAATTTGTCATCATTACTAGAATAGCATGTTGAACACAATCATTACGATCGTCTTCATTATCATATCTAAATGCTGGCATGAATGAAACACGATATGCTAGTTTCTTGAACATGGCTGCTAGTTTAGGTGAGCATTCATCAAGCTTTTTACATTTAACGATTTCATTATGTAACTCATCGTTATTTACATAGAAATTCTTTTTGTTCTGAGCTATTTTGATTTTCCTGTCGGAAGAATTGAACAACTCATTTAAAATATTGTTTTGGTTGGTCATGTTTCGATAAATAAAGACAGACGTTTCAATTGAAACGTCTGTCAAAATTGTTTAGTTTAGTTTTCCAAGCTCAGATACGATTGTATTACGAACTTCAATAAGAGCTTCTGCAGCTTCAGAGTCAGCGTCAACTAATGCTAATTCTTCATCTACTTCAAGAAGTGATTTTTCTAATTCCTCTTTAGTTTCGGAATCGATTTCGTTTTCTTCATTAAGCTTTGATTCGAATAGAGCTTTAGCTTTCAACTGTTTAGAATACACTTCGTTAAGTTTAGCTTTAGAAGCATTGAATTCCTCATGAGCATATTCGATAACATCTTCAAAGTTATCAGCGTATTTTACTTCACCATCTTCGATAACTGAAACTTCTGTTCCAGATTCGTTAGGGTAAATTACAAGATTTGTGCGATCTACAAGATTTTCAAAAATCGTTACTTGATCAAGAATTGCTATATCATCGATATTATCAACGATATGAATTACATCATCCAATAATTCTGTATCTTGTAATGTCAATACAGAATCTTCCGATTTAACAGCATCACTTAACGATTCCTTAAGTTCTTCACATGACATAGAATCACCATTTAAACGAATACATTTTTCATATGGAGATATTGTAATCATTCCAACAGGAGATTCTAATTCCCATTGATCCTTTTCGTCATTGTAAAGAATGTTTTCGATTGCGTTATTAACAGCATCAGCTTCAGCACTTGCTTCAGCTTCAAACAAACGACCAGTTTTACCAATCGCGTAATTCTTATTCTTAATACGAACTACAGGTAAACCGCTTTCGTTATTCTCACAGATCATTGAGAAAGGTGAATACATTACAGTATTTTCACTTAAATTCGTAGAACCTTTCAATCCTTTGTTTTCTGTTAACATTAGATTAAGTTCTTCGAATTCTGGAACCCATCCGTAATCTTTCAAAGCTCCATTAGTAATAGCTGAAACTAATCCATTTCCGTCAAGATTTGTAAGATATTCCAGATCATCGTAAGTACTTGCTGCTACAGCATTTTGTAAATCTTCTGATTCAGTTTGTAAACGTTCCATTACTGAGTTAAAGTTAACAAGAACTTTATCGTTTACGTCAGTTGATGTAACAACTTCATTAGCCCAAGCATTTAAACCGTCGTCATGACTTTCATTAAGTGTTTTAGCTAACACTTCATTAAAAGCATTAAACGATCGTTCAGCTTTCAATGCACTATTTTGTATTTGTTGACCCGATATAGAAACGGTTGTAGCATTTTCCAACGATTCATATAACGAATTCAATAATTCTTGTGATTTTTTCATTATCTTAGAAATTTGTATATTTACAGTTTAATAATGTATGTATTAATTACCAAATGAGTTTTGAATTACCGATTTACCAAGATTCGAAATTGATGCATTTTCCGGAAGATATCTTTGTAATGGTTTGATAATGATAGCTTCGATTTGAGCAGCATGATTAATCTTAGGTAACCAATCTGGGTAAGTTGTTGAATCTAAAGATAATGGAATAGCCATTGGTTGACCATCTTCAGCAAGATACCATTTTAATCGACCATCGTATAATGGTTCATATTTATCAAGTACTCCATGTTTGTAAAGTAAATGATTCCATCTAGCTGAACCTTTTTGTGGAGGTCTTGAACCTTTAGCTAGAATCAAGTTTTCTTTATCATCAATAACGAATTCATGATATTTACTGACCTTAGTAATTCTACAAAGTTCATCTAAACTTAATGTTTTAGCATGTTGAACTATTCCAGCAGCTAATCTATAAACATCATTTACTGGGAAAGTTGGAGTTAACAATGCTCGAATTACACGTTCTTGCATTTTCTTAGCAAATAATGAAGAAGTCTTACGTTTAAGTTCGACACCTGTTGCTTTAATTTTTCCAGCTTTAGCAACATTACGACCATCTTTCCAAATTACAGACATCACATACATTTTCTTAGCTAAGAAAATCCCACGACCACCCATAACTTCAAGTTCCATTTTCATTGTACTATTACCATTCTTTCTAGTAACTTCAGCTGTTAAAACCTTTTCGAATAAAGGAGAAACACGATGAACATCCATCAATTTAACAAAATCGATTAAATCATCATGACTCTTTGGAACGAAATTACAAGCTTTGAATATCTTACCATATTCGATATATCTTGAATCTGTGTCACCGTAATTACAAACATCGCAATCGATTGGAACAAATTTGAAATCTTGTTCTGGGAATTTTTCTTTAAGAATTTTCTGTATTTCTAAATCCTTATCCCAAGCTCTTAGATATTTGTTTAATGCTTTGTCAATTGCAATCATATGATAAGCACCCTCTCCGGTAATATCAGAAGCTACTTCATAATTCGCGAATCTATAATGTTGATTTCCAGAAGCTCCATATAATGAGTTAGCTGAAAGTTTAACAGACATTTGTCGTGTCTTATAAGTTATCATTAAAGCTTGAAACTCATTATAGATTTCTTGTAACTCCTCATTAGAAACATTTTTCAATTTCTCAGGGTCAAGAAATTTTTCTTTAAGTCTTTCGTATCTGTGTGGCATTTAAATCTAATTAAGAATAGGTGACAATTTTAGCCACCTATTCGTATATGGTCAAATGATATTAGTTGAAATCAGCCCAACCAGTAGTATCATCGTTGAAATCAAGGTCTGACATAATCGCTAAATCTGTCATAATCACTGCACAAGATTTAGAATCGATTTCAGCATGTTTACTATCGAATATGAAAGTAACAGTACCATTATCGTTAGTACAGTAATGAACTTTAGTATCTTCTTTATCTAAAACAGATAAGAACGATTTATGAAGTTTAGCTTTGAATTCGATACCTTCGTATGTACCGATTTCTTTGTTAAACATATTGTTAGATGCTTTTAGAACACCATTAGCAGCTTCGAATTCAACGAAATCGATTTTTTGTTCACTAAATTCCGTGATTGACGATAATGAAACGATTGAATCGACAATTCCAGGATTCAAATCAAAACTAGCTTGACTGTTTGATAAATCAAAACGTTTTAATTGTTGATCCTTTGAAATGATATTTGCGAAATTGATGTTAGTAGTGTTGATATCAATACGTAAAGCTTTATCAGTCATTACGATACGTTTAACAACATTTTCTTCATCAAAGTGAATTTCCCATTCCGGTGTACTGAAAAATCCTAACAATTTGTTTGTGAATACGGAACCATGGGCGAAATAGAATTTCAATCTTTCGAAATCGTTATTATGTTCGAGGATTCCTTTTAGATCAGTTGACCATTCCTTACAGAATGTATCATGTTGATTTGCAGCATAAGCTTCGATTTTTTGAGGAGTAAGTTCAAAATACAAAGAAGTATTAACTGATAACGATCTACCGAATAAGCCTTTAAGTGATGCTACATCGATGTTACTTAATTTAATGGTCTTCATTTAAATGTTTGTTTTGTTTCTTGATTTAAAAATTAATTATACTAAACTAGAAGAGGAAGTTTTATTCCTCCTCTTCGTTTGAAGCTTTCTCAAGCTCTTCTAAATCTGAATCATTTTTATCTGATTCTTCTAAATCTTCTTCAGTTAAAGATTCTTCGATAACAATAGTTTCTCCTTCAACTAAATCAGTACCAGGATTGTTATCAATATCTTCTTTAGAAACGATATGAGTTATTGTTTCAGGTTCTTCGATTTCTTCAGTTTTCTCTTTCTCAACGATAGTTTCTTCAATTTCCTTTGATTCTTCTTTATCTGATACTATTTCTTCAGTTTTCTCAACGATAGTTTCTTCAACAGTTTTGAAATCTACTTTAGAATATTTTGAAAGAACCTTTTCGATTTCTTCGATAAGAACTTTCTTATTTTCGTTATCGCTTCTTTCACCTACTTGAATTTTGTTCTTAACTGTATCAAGTAAGTCAGAGATCAATCTACTTGACAATTGTGATTCAGCTAAACGATATGCATATTGATGTTGAAACTTTTGAAGTTTACTTGATAACGAATTGAATTCGTTTTTGTCGATTAATGTAAATTTTGACATTTTATTTGAAATATGGTTTTAAACGATTAATGTAAATTATTTGTCTTTCGAAAGATCTTCCTAAAGCGTCAGTACCAGAACATATTGCCCAACCTGATGAAGTTCTTTCATGACATATGATTTTATATTTCTCATGATCTGAATGATAGAAAACTTGATTCTTAGAACCATGAAACTGTATAGAAAGACATACAGATGACGGATTATATCCTAGATGATATGTATTATTCGAAGATAAAGATTCATTGAATAAATCTAATTTCGATAATCTATTAATAACGAAACAATATAAATCTAATAACGTATCCTGTTTTTGAACGATATCGATATTTTCATTTGATATCGATAAAGTAAGAATGTCTTCTTTATGTTGATAAAGATATTCGAAATCATATTCGTTCGAAGCTAACTTTAAAATGTCTTTTAAATCTTTAAAGAAATTAATATCCATTGTTCATACGTTTTATGTTTTCCTCATTTTTCGCTACAAACATCTTACCAATTTCCTGTGGTGAAATGTTAATCATGATTCCAAGATTCATCAAGAATTTGAACATGTCAATCCATTCGAATTTAAGTTCTAATATTTCCTGTTCTGAGAAATCTGAGAATTCACGTTCTAGACATTCCTTATGTTTAGTTTTCCAAGTTTTCCAGAATTCTTTGTTAGGATATTTCTCAAGACCTCCCATAGCATTACGAAACTCTGAAAGTTCGTCACGTAATCCTTCAGCGTTCCATTCATAGAATTCTTTCATAGAACCTACAGTTTTTCTAATTTCTTTCATATCGAAATTAAATACTTCTGATTGAAGTTCTTTCTGTAAGTTGAAAATCATTGTTAGAATGTCACCGTTACTTATATCAAGACTTTCTTGTGTAACTTTAAGATTGGAACATACAGCTCCATTATCTTGTAATTTGATCGATTTGAAATCTGTCATTATGAATCATGTTTCTTTAATTTGATACCACGTCTTTCAGCTTCAGAGTCTAAAACTGATAAAGCGTTAGTCCAAATATCGTTTTGTAAATTCTGGAATTGTGCACGTTGATTAGCAAGTTTCTCTTGAATACGTTTGTACATATAGTCCTTATCGTTCTTATAAACATTGTTTCTTTCTGTAACGATATAACCTTTCTGTAAATAAGCTTTAGCTTCAGTATCATTCGCTGCTTTACCAATGTAATTTTCAAATGACAAATTCAAAGAACGCATTGTATTTGGATATAGAGCTTTAGCATCATAACCTACTGGATAATCGCAATACTTACGAACTGGGTTCTTAACGAAACCACCCTCATAAGGTTCTTTTTCAACCGATTGTTTTTGAACACCATATACGACATTGTTAACGTACATATCTTCAAAACATAAAGCGTCAGCCTGAGCAAGTGAACCGTTGGCTTGTTTTACACCAATTCTAAGATACTCACCAAATGCGAAAACCCATTCACTCCTTGCTGTTTTCTTATGTATTAATTGTACTAAAGCTGTATCGACAATTGCGTATGCTATATACTTTGAATAATCCTGTTCGTATAATTCCTTAAGTCCTAATCCTCCATAATCTAACTTACCAATACCAAGTTCCCATTGTGATACAGCATCCAAACTGAAAGATTCATTTTCATAATCATATGCACTTCTTTGATATTGATGCATATAGTCATGAACTATTCTATGGATTGGATATCCTTCACGGTCTATTTCATGTTCTGGTGATGAACGACCTAAATCGATACCAAGTTTAGAACAACGATTCGTAATGTACTTCCAGTCATATGCATGGAAATTCCATCCTCCAATGTAACCCATTGTCGTTCTCATTAAGTCAAGGAAATATGTAATCATTTCACCCTCAGTATCGAAAACTTGATTAACCCATTGCCATCCATTAGAAGGTCTTAATTGTTTACCCCATTCAAGTTTATCCATAGCTTCCTCGATATACTGAGAAACTTTTGAATCGTCGATTTCATGAGCTTTCTCCTTTAATGACAATACTAAAGTAGCCATGTTAGGTGCTGTAATAGTAAATACTAAGATTCTTGTTTTAGCTTCTTCAGCACCGGGAAACTCATCCTTAATCTCAGTCTCAATATCTACAGAGAACATTTCAGGAACATAATTCGAATGAATCGATTCGTCAAGTTCTGGTGATAATCTTTTAGATACGAATTCGTTAAGATTTAAATCCCAAAATCTAGCACCTGGTAACCGTTTAACAGGTTCACCTTTGAAATTTCTAAATACTGGGTCTTTGTCTGGGTCATTTTCGGAACATATTACCCAATTTTCATATCCATTTTCGGGAAGTGGTACAGATGTTACAACTATCTTACCTTCCTTCGTAGAATGTGATATGTCAACATGTGTTGATTTTTGAACAATGTCTATTATCATACTTGAAACTATATTTATATAAATGTATAGTACTAAAGATTTAACGAATGTTACTTAGCTTTAATCCTTGATATATGGTCACGATATAGCTCCATAACTGATTCGTAATTATGACGATTATGTATCGGTAATTGTGCTTGTTCCTGTAACGAAGAGTAAATCCAATATAATTGTACTATACTGTCAGATTGTTTTATCTCTGATATTTTAACTGGATATTTTTGAAAATATGCTTGAATGTTGTAGAATAAAGAAACTACTAAGATTATTGATATCAGAACAAATTCTATAGATGTATAGTTTACTGTTAAAGTTATCAATATAATTGAAAGTTTCAGTAAGTCATGTAGTCTAGAAGTTGTTGAAACTCCAGTAACTCTTGAAAGCTTTCTTGCGAAATCATTACGTTTAGTGATTAACGTGTATATGCTTGTGGCTAGTAGTGGTATTACTGGAATAGCTAAAACTGTCCAAATTGACAATTTGAATAAAATTCCCAATACTAGTGATAAAGTTACAGCGAATAACTGAATATCACTGGATAACGAACCTTGCGATAGTCTGTATCGCATTACATACTTGATAAGAAATTGTCTCATAAAAGAAAAATAGTTTGATATTTTGTATAATACCAAACTATTTTCGAAAGTTACTGATTAAACTTGACCACCGTCAGTAATGGTGAATCCGTTAGCTATTAAGTGATTTCTATATATAGCACCCTGTGCAGTATATTTTAAACCACTAGCCCATAACTCACAAACACCTGATATATTTGAGAACACAAGTGTATTTGCCAATCTTTCGAGAAGTGAATCGTAATTAGCGGGTGATAAAGGTGGTGGAGTTACAGTAACCATTCTAGATAATATACTCCTTATTTTAGTGGCATCGGTAACACTGCTGAAATTGAATCCTTGGAAACTTTGGTTAAATGCATTACTTTCATTGAACATTCCGTGGAAATCTTCACATGCTTCAGTAGAATCAAAATCAATTGGTTTATTGAATGATGTACAACCACTGAACATGTAATTATATGTGGTTATCTTATTAGCATTGGTTAATGTAACCTGACTATTCAAAGCACTACAATTAGCAAACATATCGCTGATATCTGTGGCATTACGCATATCAAAATTAATTGGTTGGTTGAATGAAACACACCACATAAACATACTACTTGCAGACACCACTGTTTTTGTATCTAAGTTAATTGGTTGATTGAATTTATCACACCTAAAAAACATATTTCTCAATAATACTGCCGAAGTAGTATCTAAAACAATTGGTTGGTTGAATAACGAACATTCTGAAAATAATGATGAAAAATCACTAACATTACCCGTATTTGTAAATGTTACCTGACTATTTAACTTTTTACATTCAGCAAACATACTGGTCATTTGTTCTACATTATCTGTATACATCGATACCGTACTGTTAAAATTACTACATCTAATGAACATTCTAGTGGTACGGTTTAAACTAACAGCGTTATTTATTACTATAGGTTGATTGAAATTTGTACAAAAAGCGAACATATTCTCCATCGAAACAACCCCACTGAAATCCCAATTTTCTAGACCATTAACAGTTACCAGTGACGTACATAAATGGAATAACTCTACAAAATTAGCCCCTGATTCTATGATCGGTACACCAATAACATTATCCAGTTTTAGATTAGTGCAGTTAAAAAACGATATAGTTCTATTAAACATACCATTACTTATGAATGTTAATTTACCCCAGTTATCAACACTAAGCATCTTCAAGTTATGCACGTCAGTATTTAGGAAGTTAAATGATTTAACCTCACCATGTATACTAATCGTGTAAATACCTGCTGTTTGGTAAATATGTGTATTATTTTCCGATAAATTAAAAATCATCGATTCATTACCATCACCCCATTCAACAACTAATGGTGACAAAACACTAGACATTGGTAACTTAAACTCATTATCCATCGCACTAGCTGAACTTACATTCCTAGTATCAATGGTAAATTTAAATGGATTACTTCTATCGACATACAATCCTGCGTCCACCACAGTAACTCCATTGGTTGTAAGTACGTCCCTGTATTGTTTTCCAGTCAATGAATATTTAAGCCCATCAGCCCTAAAAGAATTTGTCTTATTCAGTCCACTAAACACCAATGTTTCTGATAACCTCTTAAGCAAGCTATCATAGTTTTCAACTGATAATGGTATCGAATTATTGTTATCATTCGATATGAAACTATTAAGACTTTGCATAGTAGTTATAGATTTGAAATCGAAAGATTCGAAACTCATGTTCAAAGAAGAACATAAATTAAACATACCTGACATAGCTCTAATCAAACCAGTGTTAGTTAAATTAAGTTGCTTATTCAATGAGGTACATCTCTGAAACATGTTACCACTCAATTGACATTTCGATAAATCTAATGATAATTCTTGGTTTAATGAAGTACACCCCCTGAACATTCCTTGGGTGTCAGTTACTGATGACGTATCTAAACTGACTGGGTAGTTGAATAATTCACATTCACTGAACATATATGACATGTTTGTAACCCTACTTGTGTCGGATAGGATTACTGGTTGTGTTAATTTAACACATGAACCGAACATACTTCGCAACGATCCTGCTAATTTCGGTGTATTGAAGTTAATAGATTGATTGAATACAGCACATCCATTAAACATTTCACTCATATTAGTTACTAACGGGGTCTGAAATACAATCGGTTGGTTAAATAAATAACAATTCGAGAACATATTCGCCATATTTGTAACCTCATTAGTATTGAAGAATACCGATTGATTGAATACTCGGCAATTATAGAACATGTGTGCCATATTTTTTACCTTACCTGTATCGAAATCGATCGGTTGATCAAATAAGCGACATTCATTAAACATATTCGACATGTCTGTTACATTACTAGTATCTAATTCTACAGAATTATTGAATGCACCGCAATTATAAAACATGCTTGCTGTATTAGTTAACAAAGGAGTCTGAAATACTACAGGTTGATTGAATACTAAACATTGATAAAACATGCTTGACATATTCGTTACCTTTTTAGTATCGAAATTTAATAACTGATTGAACTTACGACAATCACTAAACATAGCTGACATGTTAGTGACGTTACTAGTATCAAAATTTAAAGGTTGATTGAACATCCTACATCCAGCTAGCATACCTGACATGTTAGTGACATTACTAGTATTGAAATCGATTGACTGATCGAATATGACACAACTACCAAACATAGTGGACATATTTGTTACATTAACAGTGTTGAAATTTACTAGTTGATTAAAAACAGTGCAATTTCTGAACATGCTTGACATATTAGTTACTTTACTAGTATCAGAAAAAGTAATAGAACTATTAAATGATGAACAGTCATAAAACATTTGATACATGTCAGTTACATTACTAGTGTTGAAATTTACTGGTTTGTTAAAGGCAGTACTTCCATAGAACATATTCAACATACTAGTAACATTACTTGTATCGAAATTAACAGATTGATTGAATACTGAACTTCTAAGGAACATGTTAGACATATCAGTTACATTACTAGTGTTGAAATTCACCGGGTTATTAAAAGCCCAACAATCTCTAAACATATTCGACATGTTTTTAGATAATGAAGTATCTAATCCACTGACATCAAAATTGAATTTGATTTCAGAGAACATATACTTACAATTCCAAACCCTAGTATTTGGTTTGAATGCAGGTATTGCTTTTAAATTGATCATCCCATACATTGAAACGTTACCGAATCTTAACATCTCACCCCAGTCATCAATATATTGTATCAACTTACCTTTTTGATTCATAGTACCTGAATACATTGAATATTCACCAAATGTGGAAAGTTTACCGTACACATGGATCACCTCATCAGTAACACCTGTACCTAATGCCATTTCATCAGCAAGTGGGTCACTATTTTTTATGTTTACTGTCGGTGAAACTATGTTTTTATTTGGTGCTATCCACTTGAATGTTTGTTTTTCTGGTAAGAATGAGTCAAAGTCCTGAGTATCAATGTTAATGATTACTTGTATATCAGAACGTCTCATCCATAATATTGGAAGAGCGAATTTACCGTCAGTGTGTGCATTTACACGTAGTTTCATAGGCTGTTGAACAGTATAGTTATATACATTCCAACCACTAGAATTCATTGATGTTATTGTGGCTTCGCCTATTTCTGTTACCTGATTACCAAACATATTAATAGTCTTGTTATTCAGTTTGGAATTATCAAGCATGTCCTTAATGAATTCATCATTGAATAACGGATTCTGTGTAACTATATTGATAGGATCACCACTATAAGAAGTTTTGTTCAAAGGATATTCTCTGTTCATACTTAACAAACTAGTAAATCCACTTGGTAACCAGTTGTCAAATTTAGCACAGCTATGTAACATTTTTGTAATATATTGTACAGAACTAACATTCCATGTTCTAAGACTTCTATCAAATACGAAACAGTCTTGGAACATACCTTGCATGTCAATGACCTTACCAACATTCCATCCACTTACGTTACCGTCGAAAACATAACATTGTAAGAACATACCATTAGTATTAGTAACGTTACTCATGTTAAAGGATTCAACACCAGTACCAGTAAATTCTTGACAGTTAGCGAACATATTGTTAGTGTTAGTAACAGTACCTGAAGTCATTTTTCCAGCAAATGATTGATTAAATTTCAAACAACCATAGAACATACTGCTAGATAATATCAATTTGTTCAAATTGAAATGACTAATAGACTGATTAAGAACATCACAGTTAGCAAACATTCTAGAAGCGTGAGTAGTTGAAGTAGTATTAATACCAGTTAATGGTTGGTTAAACTTTCTACAACTAGCGAAAGCTGCCCCGTATGCTGTAACTTTATCAGAAGGTATGTTCACAGTACTATTAAATTCACCACATAACTCAAATATAGCATCAGCACTATTAATGTTTATTGCATTATTGAAACTAACTGGTTGATTGAATACCAAACAACTTTTGAACATACCCGCAACGTTCAGAAGTTTATCAGAATATGCAGTCGGTACTGGTGAATTAAATACTGAACAACCTATCAACATATTGGAAGTATTGGTTGCTGAAACCATAGACCAACTTGATAGATTACGATTGAACGAACTACACCGCATGAACATCGATGAGAAATTAACGACTTTGGAAACATCCCAGTTACTCACATCGGAATTGAAGTCGAAGCATTCCTGAAACATATTGTTAGCTGATGTCATTTTACTGACATTCCAATTACTAACATCAGAATTAAATTTATTACAAGCGGCAAACATGCTTGTGGTGTTAGTTGCTTGAGATACGTTCCATGTACTTAGGTCTTGATTGAATACTACACACCTTGAGAACATCGAATTGAAATTATTCACCTTACCCACATCCCAATAATTCATTGGTTGGTTATAAACACTACACCCTACAAACATAGATTGCATAGTGGTTACATTACTTACATTCCAAGAATTTAAATTCTGATTGAATACCTTACAATTAGCGAACATATAAGCCATGATCATGACTTTAGATACATCAAAAGAAATCAATGATTGGTTGAATAATACACACCCGTTGAACATTCCCTCCATGGATAAAACCAATGATGTATTCCACAATTCTAAGTTATTTACGAATGTAAGTTTGGTACACCCCTGAAAGAAATATGCTAAACTCCATGGATATAACGGATCGTTTATTTTAGGTACATCCGTTACATTCTCAAACGTACAATTACTATATCCATTGAATGTTATTCCAAAATTTGAAGGGTTGTTGTTACTTCTCCTTGTGAGAGTTTCACCAAATTGCAATACTTCAACAACACATCTTTTATAATCATTGAAATTCGGATCGGCTGTTGGGGTATGATTCCATCTTGTAACGACACCTTGAATTTCAATAATATATTCACCCGGTTCTGAATAATCATGAGAAACGTATGACAATGTGGTAGAAGTGGCTTTTATTTTTTCTTTAGGTGTTCCATCCCCCCAGTCTACTGTAAAAGAATCAGGTACTATACTAGTTATAGAAGTAGGTAAAACAAAACTATTATTTGTCACACCTGATGTATGTAATCTAGTATCTATCTTGAAAATATGTGGAGTCGGTTGCTTCCTGTCAATTGATGCTTTAATTGTTCTTGAAATCATTTCTTATAATACTTCTAAGTGTCCGTAAACTATGTACTGATTATTGCTAGTCCATTCTATAGCAGCTGTCGTGTAAATCTTATCTAAGTTTGGTAATTCTTCAGGAGGATATCTCAATGTTACACCTGAAGCACCAACTAATGTAACCTTAGAAGCACCCATTCGTCTAATTTCGAAACGAATATTAGCAGGTAATCCTAAAGGAATAGTTACAACAGTATCTTGTAAATTATTAGACGTAAACTGTAATATAGGATTCCAGTCAGATTCTAATAATGTATAAGCGTTAGCTGATATGTTTTTGATATCCTTGAAGGTCGTTAATTTAGCTCCAGATATGTTGAAGTTTTGAAAGAACCATATTCCATTTTCTTTACGATATAAATCTCCATTTGTATATCCTGTTCCATCAATAGCTTCAGTGATTATAAGATAATCTCCATTTTTACCTAATGAATTATTTGGAACCTGTGCGTTATACCATTGAGCTCCAGCGAATTGAGCAGTTTCAATCAATTCAGTACTCTGTGAAGATTGCTCCCCAGCATTTTCAGCTATATTTGCGTTAATTACAGTAACATATTGATTCGTTTTCATGTTTTGTCTATTATAGTATTCAGTATATGTATAACAACAAAAGGTCGTATGATATCATACGACCTTTTGTAATCTAGGTTTATTGTTTTTATCTTTTCGTTAATAACTTACCTATCTTCATAGAATTGACTTGCATATTTGTCAAGTCGTCCATTTCGATATGTTCGTCAGAATCTGTGTAAATATGAACAACTAAATAGTAAGCAGTTGAACGATATATACAATAAGAATAGTATCGTTTAATACCTTTTCCTGAATAGATTCTTTGACATAATCCAAAATCATCAGTATCGACTAAAGTAACCTTTCCTTCCTCTTTATTGTTATTCGATATAAGTTTCAATAAAGATTCCAACGTTTTTGAATCTACTGAAATATCTTGAATAATGTCCTTTAAAGCACCATCAGACTTACTACATAATTCATGTATCATAGTTTTATGAATATTTGAATGTATGGTAAGTTTATCCATACCGTTATGATACTTTACGATAGCAACATTAGTTACTTTCGATGAAGTGTCAACAAGTATTTCGTTCATATATTCGTAGACTTCTGTAAGTATTTCTGAATTCTTTTCTAAAGACTTTGTCATCTGAATGTCAAGAACTCTTGATATTGCAGCAAGAATCTTCGAACGTTGAGTCCATATAAATGTAGCCACTGCCCCAAGAGTGACACTTGATGAGACAAAATCTATTTCCATAAGTAGATGTATCAGTTAAGTTCTAAAATTATAATATGTATAAGCTCCTTTATTGGATATCCAGACATAAGAGTTATGGCATTTTCGATATTAGCTGTATTATTTATATCGAAGCTTGTACCAAGTTTCCAGTAAATATCCATAGAAACACCTTTGTCAGATATTGTATGCACTTGGATATTTCTAGCATTCAAGTTATGATATACTGTAAGATTTATGAAATCTTTAGCAGAAACTACAACTTGCTTATTAGCGTTAAAAGGTTCGAAATCTTCTATTTTAGATTTGATAACGTAAAAACGTTTATCGTCAATAACGTAAACTAGAAGACCTTTGAAACGTTTATGAAACGGTATCAGACTTAAGTCTGATACCGTTTGTACTATCATGTATTTTTGTTCTTTCATTAAAGTATTGTTTCGGTATTGAAAATTACTCCTTCGTTATTAGCTTTAGCGTATGAAGCTATACAAGCTGTATAAGTATAAGAAAATGGTTCAGGTTCTATAGTAGAATTTCCTTTAGACATAGTTACAAAAGCGTTTTGTATATTCTCGTTCTTGAAAAACGGGGCATCTATAGGAGTTCTCCATAAATATAAAGATTTTGCTACCCATCCTATCAATCTAGTTATAGATAAATTAGCATTATAACCTAAAAACAGATTTTCGGCGTATATATCACAAGCATATAATGATAATGGGAAACGTTTGTCTGAAATTATTTCAGTAGGTTTACCATTTACATAAGTATTCATTAGTTTAATATCTCTGAATACTGTTAATTTACTGTCACGTATAGTAGGAACGATATTATCCACTGAATCGAATATAGTAGGAACACCTTGAAGATTTACTTCACTATAATCAATAACACAGTCAATGAAACAGCATTGAGCACCACTACTTGAAAAATGCCCATAGTCTGATATAGCTAACGATATCTTACTGTTACTTATCTTATGTAAAGTATCTAAACTTATTACATTAGGATATTCCCCATTAACGTCCATATATACCCCAGTTTTCATATTTCTGAAATCAAAATCATACTCACTGTTATTTATAGTATCGATTCGTTTAGTTATATGACCTGTAGTACAGCCATAATACAATGACGAAGAACTATCATTAGAAACATTATAGTAAATTACATCATCAGGGAATGATTCAGAATATGCAATAGGAGCTAAAGTATTAACTGAAGTAGCTAAAACTATTAACGGTTCTATCTGATCAGATTCCAAAGTTAAACTGGTAACACCGTCACTCCAATCACTAACAGTTTTGTAATCGATTATTCTGTAACGTTTATTTCTAGCTAGAATCGAATTGTTTATCTTAGCGATTAAATCGTTATAGGTAATATCTTCAACGTCTTGTAAATTGTTCTTACATAAATCGGATAATACGTCAGGTACAGTATCACCATCCTGACCATTATTCTTTCTAGAACTGGGTAATTCAGTACCAAAAGTTGTGTCGGAATATACTAGATAGATTTCAGTAAAATTCAAATAACCAGTAGGTTGACCATTAGCACCAATTACACAAACACCAGTACTTACATCACCTACCCAAGATGTTGGAACTAAAGCTATAGAATTATCAGTATAGTAATGATACTGCCAAGATGAATCTGGATTGATTTGAAGTATCTTGTAATAGATTCCAGAAATCTTAACCATTATGTAAATAGTATTAGCCTTTCCAGCTAAACTATAAACACCGTTTACTAATTGATAGCATAATGAGTTGTTTCCAGAAACATAATAATCCACATCTGGAACAGTACCAATAGCTGCTATATCATCAGATAAAGAAAAATCACATGAATTCTTGTCAGTATATTTTCTATTAGTATCTTCTAAACCTTTACCAAGATTCTGAATAATATTCAAACATTGTGCAGTATACAAAGGTTCAACATAATCTTGATCAGATGCTAAATTGTCTTTGAATTCACCTTGAGCTATGTTGTCAATGTACAATTCAAGAGTTTGATACAAGAATCTACCTGTAGCTTGTCCGAAAAGAACTTGACATGTACCTGATGATGGAACAACTTTCCATTCATAAACTAGATTAGATTTTCCAGGAAATCTATGAAAGTCGTAAGTATTGTCAGATTTTATTTCTAATACAGAATATCCATTTACAGTTTGAAATACTGAGAATCCCTTATTAGTGAATTCGTTTCCATTCTGATCTTCAACTTTATCACCATTCAGAATTACTTGTTCTGTTCCAAGACCTATTTGATTACTAGCGTCAACATTGTCCCTAACGTTAAGATATAAATCGTTTAATGTTGTAAATCTGTTAGTTGATAAATCGGCTAGTTTAATTACGATATCAGAACTTCCTATTAAACATGAAGCTGATGTTGTATTTGGAACTTGCGTTGTATTCTGTAAAATATAACCAGAAAGTTTAGAACCAAATGTTAATTCAGCTTGAGAATATCTTGCTGAATTGTCTACACCTTGATTCAAACATATTAAAGATTCTTGAACACCTATCCATCCATAAGAATCGTCTAATGCTAATTCAGATAAATCTGGACCTAATCCAATAGTAAAATCGTTACCACTTTCGTTAGAGAAATAGTAATACAGTTTATACTGAATTCCGGTAGTATTAGAACTTGATATTCCTATTTCACGTCTTATCGTTTTATTCGTAAAATTGGAATTGTCTTTAAGTACAATCTTATCAGCGTAATTACCTTGAACTGGAATACCAATAACTAAAACTTTATCAGAAGGAACTGATGCGTAATTATCACCATTTATGAAAGTTCCATCTGTTTGATAATTAAATGTAGCTTCTATGAATTCGTTTAGTTCTAAAACTTTGTAGAACGCTGGATAACTAAGATTATTGAATGTAACGATACTATAGAAAACTATAGAACCGGATGGAATCGGTGTACCAGAAGGTTGACCAGATTCGTCATTTTTCTGAGGACCTTCATCATATCCGATACTTAATGATACAGCTTTATTGTTTACGTTTCCAATAATAGATTTAATAGGAATTTCTACAGTATACTTATTACCTGTAACGATAGCATCATTTAAAAAGTCATTACCGTTAAGTAAGATACTTGATAAATCACCACCGTCATTCTGTAAGTAATCGAATTCAACTTTTACTTTTACATCACCTTCGTAATCTAGGAATTCTTCGATAACTATCGGAGAACCTAATGTATTTTCAGAAACTACTGAATTATTATTAGAAACTGTAACCTTACCGTTAGCTATAAGAGGATAAACGTAATCAGCTGAACTAGGATTGAAAAATATCAAATCGAATATTTCTTTCAAGTTCTTATTAGAAACGTCAGTTCCAGCTGTCAATCCTCCTACTGTAGAATATACATTCTTTATTGATATAGCCTTAACTGTATCATATAAGAATGCTTTTTCTAATAGTTCTAGGTTTACTATTTCATGAGGGTCAGAAGCTTCAGCTTTTACTAAAGCGTTCTTCAATTCATTCTTAAGTAAATCTAAACCGTGATATATTGATTTGATTTTCTGAGCCATTTTTTATTCTTTAACAATAACGTAACCTGTTAGAGCAGGAAACAAATCTAATTTAACGATACCATTTGATACATTAACGAAAGCTGAAACTTCATTATCGTTTTCATCATATACATGAACAGAAGGATTATCGTAAGGTGTCGTAACAGTTACTTCAGTAACGTTAGTAAAACTTTGTTTATTGAACCTAACATCTGAAATAGATAACCATTTAGTCGGAGCGTTTACAGGGTCTTCACCTAATCCAATGTTGTCTAAAGCTATGTAGACTTTACTGTTTTGAATTACACCTTCACCTTTTTGATATACTTTGTTTTGATATTCTAGAATACCTCCGATACTTACAGGTAACCATTGATTCAAATTAGTACCATTACCTGCCGATAAATAGTAATAACCTTTCTCAGATATAACCCAAACAACTTTATGTAAATATGCATTCTTAGCTGCTATTGTTGTAAGTTCTGACATATTTGCAACCTGTGAACCGTATATTGGTGGTGCTGCAACGGTTACTTCTAATTGTGCACCAAATGGAATTCTTTCTCTAGACATTTCGTTATTATGTTTATTGGTAATATGTATAAACTAAAAAACCAGTTCCGTTAAGAACTGGTTTCGTTTATTAGATTTCCTTAATGACTTGAACAGGCATTGGATTTTGTACTTTCCTATTAAGATTTTTAAGTTCGGTTTTAATCAATTCTAAAGCTTGTGTTAATTGCTCTTCAAGAACTTCAACTTTAGATTTTTCCTGAACTTTAGCACCTGTTACTTTACTAACAACTTCGTTAACTTGCTGATTGTTAGTAACAATAGATTGTGGTAACTGTGGTTGAGGTTGAGGAGGTGGTGTAGCACGAACTTCACGTATTTCATCAACTAACATTCGTATAGCATTTACTAACTGATGCAATTCCCCAGTTTTCGAAGCATCCATCAAATTCTTAGTCATTTGATTAAACATTGTTAGCTTAGTCAAATCGAATTTGTTAACCTCATTCTTAATCATTGTAGCTTCTTTACGAATCTTTCCAAGATTAGTTATAAGTTTATTGAATGGTTTGTCGTCAGCTATACGATCGAATACTGTATTGATTTCTTTAGTAACTTTATTTAATTCATCACCTTTAAGACCTCCTAACGATTTGAATACGTCAGATAATCCTTTCATCATAACCGATTCAGTATTGAAATATTCTAAAGTTCCATCTTGTTCAAGTTTAGTAAACGTAGAAGATATACCAAATATGATAGTATTAAGAACTTGTGTTATTTCTATAGCGTCATCGTTAGTTATCTGTTTCTCACCCAATTTGAAAGCTTGAACAATTCCTATGATTGGATTGAATACGTTACCTATATCTGATAAAGCTTGAATACCTTTCTTAGTTTTGTTCGAAGAGAATAATCCTCCTTGGTCACCTATTTTAGCTAAAGGTTCTGATACAGCTGATATGAATAGATCGATAGATTTTCCAACTTCTTGGAAATCTGCAGCTGTAAATTTCTTAGCTTGTCCAACCTTAACTATCTGACCATCAACTAACTTAGTTTCGTAATATTCCAACTTACCCATAGAAACCATTCCGTCTGCTATGTCTTTCATTAGATTACCTAGACCTAGGATTCTCATAGCATCTTTAGGTAATGAAGCTAGTAACTGACCTTTATCTGATAAGATAGTAATCATTCTATCAACGAAATCCCCAACACCTGTTACAGCAGTATTGATTAAATCTGGTTTGTCAGCTATCTTAACAAATTCACTAATACCTCTGGAAATACCAACTGTAGAATCTGACATGTCTCGTATCATTCTAACAGCTTTAGGTAATTCACGATTCTTAAGAACAGCTGGAGCGTTATCAACGAATACTTTTATCAATTTGTTTAATCCGTAATCAAATCTATCAATAGATTCGTTACTGATTAATCTTGACATTATACTAACTGACATTAAAGCGAAAGCTATTGGAGGTGTTGCTAAAGCCATTTCAGTAGCTAGTAATACACCACCTGTTAATTTCGCTGCTCCGATGATTCCAATACTTGTAGCTAAATCGATGTAAGTTTTTGATAACATTTTCATACCTTCACCGAATACAGCAATATTATCTTGATTGAACGTTAAAGCACCGATAGCAGCTAATTCTAAAGCCATTACTAATGACATAGAAGTTGTAGCCAATAATGCAGCACTTGATACAGTAGCACCTAAAGCTTTAGCAATTAATACAGGATTTCCAAGAACGTTAGCTAACAAAGTAACACCAACACCAAATTGAGCTACGTTATCATTGTTATATCCTAAAGCTCCTATCGCAGCTAATTCTAAAGCCATCACCATTGACATGGAAGTTACAGCTAACATAGGTACAGATGATAATGAAGCTGATACAGCTTTAGCGATTAACATTGGATCACCGATAGAATTTATCAGATAAACTAATGAATCAGTAAAACTATCGATTTTAGCTTTATCGTAATTTACAGCATTTATAACAGCTAAAGCCCCACCCATTACTAATAATGCAGCTCCACCAACTAACATCGCCGCAGCACCTGCTGCAATGAATGGTGCAACAGTTCCAGCTAAAGCTAATGTTGTTCCAAATCCAGCAATGAACAATCCTACAGGTAAATAAATGTCTGTATTCTTTGGCATTAACTGTAATGCTAGACCTATAGCTCCAATTGCAGCAGCTCCAGCTAATAAAGCTAAACTACCAACACTAGCACTAGGTACTTTAGATATCAAATACATAGCCCCTGTTAGAACAGTTAACGCTCCAGCAGCTTTCAACATCGATTCCCATTCTACATCGTTATATGTTTGTAATGCTAAACCTAAAGCTGCTACAGAAACTGTCGTTAATAGTAATGTTCTTAAACCATTCCTTCCAAGACCTGTACCAATAGCCATTGTAAATCCCTTGATAGCCAATCCGAGAAGTATAATAGCAGTAGCTGTTTTTAATGTAGATTCTAAAGTTACGATTTCACTTAATCCCCAAATTGCTAAACCAAATAAAGCTATAGCTGCTGATATTTTTAGCATGTCTTTAGCAGTAGTTCTAGTCATTACGAAGGTTACACCTTTTAGTAAAGTTAAAGCACCAACCGCAACTAAAACTGCAGGAGATACTAACGCAAAAGCTGTTAAAGATAATCCAAGTAAAGCTATACCTCCAGCTAATTTCTTAAAGTATGCTGGAGCATTTGGATTATCAGAAATTGCTGAATTTATTTTTTCGATAGTACTTGTTAGAATATTTCCAGCTCTTTCAATTTTCTTAGAATCTTTATCTAACGTTATCAATGAAGCTGATATACCGTTAATAACCACTTTGTAAGCTTTCGTAAAATCTTTAGCCTGTTTAACGAAAGAAGGTTCGAATATCGAAGAGAACATGTTTCGAATAGAAAATCCTTTCGATTGTTCTTTTAATTCAGATAATCCTCCTATTACGGTTTTGAATAAAGATTCTATAGAATTTATTTGCTTAGAAGCATCTTGCTGTAAATCGTCTTTATTTAGTAGAAATGCTTGAAATTGTTTTTCATCCCATTTAACAATTTGAATACCGTCTTTATTGGTTACGACAGTACCATCATTTAGACTAATATTCTTTATAGCTTCAACAATGTTGTTAAGTATCGGATTAGTTTCTTTCTTGACTAAATCATATGATTTCGCAACAGCGTTTATAAGAATCTTAGCTTCTAAGTTTTGATTTTTGTTTCCTCTTGAAATTTCAGAAAGAATAGCTTCAGACGTTTCGCTTATGTTATTTACAGTTTCATGATTCTTTTTTAACGTATTCATTAAACCAGTAAAACCATTTAACATAACAGCCGTGATGTCAGGTGAACTATCGTCCTTATTTCCAGTAAATGATCCTGAAGTAGCCATATAATTGTTTTATGAAATATGTATAAACTAAAAAACCGGTTACGATATCACATCATAACCGGTAGAAACAAAGAAACATTTGACGAGGTTGACCAGACCAAGTTTCGTTAACGTAATAATTACGTGTTAATTCTTGAGCGTAGAGTACGAATTTTTGTAACCATACGAATTATAGTGCTTCCAACTTGATTTAAGTTATCAACAACTATCGTATAGCTATTATCTGATACTGACCATGTCCCGTCATCATTTTCTTTAACGCAAGCTAAAACTGATGCTCGCATATTACTAATAGAAACGTTTACTTGAACTATTCCAGTATTATCGTTAAAAACATTAACGCTATATGAAATACCTCTAGTTGTAACAACGCCTTTTAAAGCTGTGTTCAATCTAAAGTAAAGTTCGCTCCTATTCATTTTTCGCATTTTGATTAAGTATTTTTATATGTATATCAACTAAATTCTATAAATTTTATGATTCCCATATCGATTAACATATATTCGATTTTGATCCAATCTACGAATGGTCTATCTGATATATCTTTATCATAAACTAAAGGAATACCTAATCCAATATCGTCGATTATTAATTGACCGTAAGCTTTAGGAGAATGAGTCCAAGATTTCTGAGTAGGATTAGTATTGATTCCGTAAAGAGGTATATCATTTTCTTTAAACCAATTTACAGCATCAGTTAGATAATTTCCACCTTTACAAAGAATATTAGTATCTTCTGATGTAGGATTTTCAACATCTGAACGCATAGTAAACAGTATCAATCTGTGTCCATTGTCAACTAATTTCTTAAGAACTCTTTTAGCTCCAATATCTTTACCGACGTTTGGAAAATCATGTGTTACACATGTACCGTCGAAGTCAATCAATATGTCCATTTGTTATCGTTTCATTTTTGGTATTGTACTAGGTCTAGGTTTCGGAAGTTTCATAGCTGCTTGTTGACGTTTAGATTCCTCAGCTTGTCTTTCGTTTTCTTTAGCTTCCTCTTTTAAATGTTCATGTAAGTCTTCTATCATGTATTGAACTTCATAAAACGGAAGCCCGTCCAGTGAATCTGGAGGGACTCCTAAATGTTTTTGAAGCATCATACGCTCCTTAAGAAAATTCCGAAGCGACGGAAGCTGTATCAACGAAAAGATATTTGATTCCGTCGGGAAACACAATATCATGGTAGACCTCCCGGCTACAAGAGCTATTTTGACAATTGTCTTTTATCTGATTGATTGGTTCAAGTTTTAAACGTTTGTTAGCTTCAACATAGAAAGCCAATTCGTATTTATCCATCTTTTGATAACGATAGAAAGTATTTTCCATGATATCTTTGTCATACTGATTACTTGAATTAACTAGTAACCAATACAGTTCAGAAAACAATGTATCGATCGCTTGACCTTTTTCTGCTAATCCTAAAGCGTATTCACGATAAAGATTTTCACGATATAATGTTAACGGTTCGACTATGATAGACCCAAAAGTTTTAGATACGATTTCGAAAGCTCTAAGATGTTCCTTGTAATGTTGTTTCTGGAATTCGTTAAATTCAGGTTTAACAATTTTGTCGGTAGTCAATTCGATTTTGAATTTACTTTCACCACATGGACAACTAACATCGTAAGTTAATTTCGATTCGGGATTTGCGTAAGTAGCTTCACGAACTTTTAAAGCGAAGATAAATCTATCAACAGCTTGTAGATTAGTAAACGCTAATTTCTTACCTTTTTCGTTATAGATAGAAACACATGAATTAATCAATTGCTTCATTGCGTCATCTACAGCGATTGGAGAGTTTTCATTAACCATCGAGAAATGTTTGATTTCTCTAGTATCAGCAGCGCGATATTTGATTACAGTACCTTCTGGATAAAATGCACCATCATAGCTAAGTTCTGACAAGTCTAGCATATGTTCACCTAAAGTGATTTTCACTATGTCACTTACTTCTGGTGCTTTCGGAGTTTCGATTTTTCCAAGATTTTTAACAGCTTCCAAAGCTTCCAAAGCTTGCATCTGTAATTCTTCGGTTGATTCTTTCTTTTTAGTCATTTGTTTCTTTGAATATTATTTAGGAATCATCTTATTAAGAGTAAGATGATTCCATTTGTATTTTACTAATTCTTACAATTCTGTTTCATCTACCCAGTCAGCTACGAATTGGATATCAATTTCTTGAGCTTCATGGTTATCGTAATCATTCGTTAAATCTGGAATGTTACTGTTAGGGAAACATTGAATAGCTGTACGAGTATGGAAGATATTTCCAACCCTGTCATGTTTTTGAACAACTATTGTTCCAACATAATCACGTTTTAATCCACGTTCACCGGTTAACGGATTGTATTTCTTACGAGCCCAATCACGTATGATCTTGTAAACGTAGTTTTGATTTGCATCATTTAAGTTCAAAGTGAAAGTAATAGTAAAGGTATAACTTGTATCACCTTTATCATTGCTATCATAAGTACGTGTAGCAGTTTGGAACTTTTGTGTAATAACGTTATCACCTGTTTTATCTTCGAACAGTCCAACGACATTACGAATATGATCTTGTAAAATCAAAGGATCATTAGTAACACCCGCAGCTGGAAATATGTAGGCTGCGAATTGCGATGCTACAACTGGTTCATACATATTTGAACCTGCAGCCGAATTTCTAGTATGTGGTAGTTTCATGTGTATAATATGTTTTAATATTGTATGTATAAATTATCTTGTACTTAAAATTCCATTAAGACGTGATTCGATTACTGTAAGTTCATCAATAACATCTTTCGAAACATTTAAGAAATCCATGTATAGTCTTCTAGTTGACATGTCTTTAACTTTTGCAGCTAATTGAAGTCCTAGATAATACAATTGTTTTAATCTTGTTGACGATAAATTATTCTGATCTAATCTGAATAATTCGTTAACAAATAATTTGTTAAGCTTAAGAAAACCTGTGAAAGTATTTTCGAATTTATGTAATACGTTCACATCAACTCTACGAATCAATTGTTCACTGTTAACTAAATATCCTTCCCAAAAGATATTCATGAACGATCCTAAAAACAAAGGTATCATACTTTCTGATACGTTAGTTTCTAGTTTATCAGCCGATAGGTAAAATGTAGGGTCTTTGAAAGATAACGTAGTTTGAAAGAAATTCTTAGCTGTTGTAATATCGTAAGAATATACCTCGAATGATGTTTTGAATTCGTTATATACTTGTATGATATCTGTATAAAATTGTTTGAAACTACCTAAATCTATATCAGGTGTATTGTTAGCTAAAATGTAAGAATACAATAATAAAGCTGATTCAACAACCTGCATAGCATGTGTAGGTGAACAAATCATTTCAATGACTGGTTGAATATCTGGACATGTTGGTGTCAGATATTTGGTTAGGTCTATGTCAGTTACGTTTATTTGTTCTGAAATTAAAGCAAGATTATTAACATAGCATTCGACAGTAGCGATAGTGTCGTAAGACATCGCTTGCGATAATTTATGATAAAATGAAGAAACGTTAGGATTGTTAGCTAAGTCTGTGAAAATCTCAGTAATTAATTTTCCAGCTTTCTTAGATTTCTGAGAATCAGTCATAACGATTTTAGTTAATTCTTGAATCATTTCTGAATAATTCGGATAGGAAGATTCATAAATGTTTGTAAGAATTAAATGAGAATCTTCATCGGTATAATCAGCACCCTTGCTCATAGATAATGCTGTCATACCAAATCTGAAAAACGACTCTTTAGAATCGATTGCAGATTCATTTAAAGCTTTTGAAGATTGTTTTAATGTAGTACTTAATTTTTTCATAATGCGAATTAATTCCTAATGCTTACGTAAGATATTAGGTGTTTCCTTTTTGTATGTATAAAACATGAATGGGATAAAAATATCCCATTCATGAAATGCTTACTATCTTATTTCGAAAGATGGTAAGTTATTGTGTAATGTAAGTACATGTACCCATTTTTCACCATTTTTAGTAGCTTGGATATGAGTTTCGATAATACCAAGGTCACGATTTATAATGTCCTGAGTATTGTTAGATTCGTCACAGATATTCAAATACCAAACGACACCACCATTATCTTGAATACGTTGCATGATACGATCAGCTTCAGTTTTCAATTTCAAGCGATTACCGAGGTTATTAGCTTTGAATGGATAACTACGTAATATAGCTTCGAATTCTTCCTGAATTGTAAGAACTAGCTCAGAAATATGAATCTTAGATAAATCAGTTATTACATCATTCTTAGCTGTGAAATCACCATAGATTTTCAAACCTAAACGTGAATCGTTAACGATTGGATTGTAACCGAATTTCTCAAGAGGTCCAGTTTCTTCCTTAGTTAATGGATATTCAACGTCAGCTACCGAATCAACTGCGAATAAACCAGTGGTGTTAGCAACAGTATCGTAAGGTTGACCAGCTATAAACTTGTTAACAAACGCTTTTGATACAGCTCCAGCAGGTGGAACGATAACAGTTGTACCATAATGATTAGCTTTCAATCCAGGTCCGAAGAACCAAATCTTATCGGCGTAATCTTTAGGTAAAGAGAACGTATTGTTAGAAGCTATATTTCTGTTACCACCTTTAGGAATGAACGATAAATCTAAATCAGACTGAGGAGTGTTTCTGAAATATGGATTTTTAGAATCACTAAAGTCTTTCATAAATGGCATGTTAGCTATCGCTCTAGAATTAGTTTGATGTGCTAAAGTAGCCAATTCAGATTTAGCATTTGGTTCGATGTAAGTTTTGAATGCGTCAACAATATATCTGAATTTCATTACTCCAGATTCTTGAATAGCTTTCAAACCAGCAACGATTCCAGGAATTCCTAAAACTGATAATACATCTTTTTGATTTTCGTTAGTACCGTTAGTAAACTGACTAGGTCTAGCTTTGTAAGGTTTTAATTTGAATGATTTCAAAGAAGCCTTATTAGTTGCGGAACGTAACAAGAATGCACGTGATTCTTTCAATTCAACTTCAGTATTGTCATCAGATTTAACAACTTCTATAGTTTCTGTAGCAGGTGTATTGTAACCATTCTCAACGAAACCATCGAATCTAACTTTTAAGAAGTTGATAAGAGCACCGTATTTAGTATATAATGTTTCGAATTGTGCTTCAGTTAAAGTTGGAACTGGAATTTCATCAGAAGTATCAGCGTCTTCAGGTAAACCATTAGTACCGAATGTTACTAAATCACCAGCTTTAGATGAACCTGCTGGATAGATGTAAAGACCTTGAGGGTTCTTAGGGAATTCTGTACCATCAGCTTGAATAGCCAATCCAGGAGTTCCAAGACCTTTCAAAGTTTTTACAGAACCATAGTTCTTAATATCGAATACTGTACAAAGGTTACCATTTACTGCAATGTATTTATCACCGATGTTTACAGGAATCATATCAGGTAAGATCAAAGTAGATTGATCAGCTGTGAAAACTGTAGCATCAGTATAAACAGGAACTTTAAGAACATCACTATTGAATTCACTTAAATCGTAACTTAATTCTTGACCAGTGTTACGTTTAATTTCACCTTTAGTCAAAGTATATCCATCATATGATAGAGTTTTGATAGTAGGTGTAAGTTTAGTTTCATCAACCGAACCAGTACCATCAATATCAAATAAGTTTTGACCGACTAGATCGATTGGATATGGACGTTTAGAAGCGTTATTTTCGTAAACTGGTTCATCATTAGCATCGAATTCTGGTTCGAAATCTGAATAGTTTTCGTAAGCTATATCATTGACTTTCAACATTAATCCAGTTACTAAAGCTGAAGCGTTAACAAGTTCTTCAATATAGAAAGGATTTTTGTTAGCATCTAATGATCCTGGAATCAATGAACCCTCGAAACGTTGAACAAATCCAGCTTCTGTTATAGTCGTAAGTAATTGTAATGCATCGAAATTACCAGTGTTAGTAACATATTCTTGAACTAAACCGTTAGCGTCGAAGAATTGTCCATAAGTTTCAGAAGCTTGATTTTTAACAGGGTCAGAAAAATCGGTATTAAATACGAATATTTCAACCATTGTATCGATCATTAAATCCTGAGGATTCAAATATTCTGGAACTGGACGGTTTTGATTACTGTAGTAATTTGCTATCGTTTGACGATATCCAGCATTTTGTGAACGTCTTGCAAAAACTGAAAGATTTTTAGAACCAATATTTGCTATCATAAACAAGTTACTATCAGTAACGTTTAATAATGCTTCAGGTTTCGGTGTCCATAATCTGTCAGTAGTGAACATTTTTGAAAATTCGATTTCGTTAGCTTTCGAATCGTTTTGATCGACTAATTGAGTTGTAAGCATTGTAGTAAGACCTTGGAATTCTGTCTTATCTGTATCAGCTTCGAACTTACGTAAGTTCATAACAACAATTGGACCATTTTCTAAAGCTTGTAAACAAGTACGAACTGAGAAATTACCTTGACGTTCATCTTTACGAGTAATGTCACCGAATACATCTTTAAAACCTTGGAAATCTCGTTGTTCAAAATAAACGATCGAGTTAATAGGTCCACGTTTCATGTTTATTGGAATGAAACGTAATCTAGCATTCGATGCGATAGGAGGTAACTGTGTATTAGTGTCATCAACTAATTGATAAACACCAGCCCCCATCAATTGAATTTGTGCTAATTGAGTTGCTAAATTTGTCATTGATTTTATTTGTTGTTATGCTGTAAGCAGTATGTAATACTTACAACGTTGTTTACTAATTTATGTTTGAATATGTATAATCGTTTTAATCGTTTTTAATATCTTCGAAATCTATTTCATCACCATGTTCTTTTCTAGCTTCAGCTTTAGCTTTGTTAACTTGAGCTATCAAATCCTTCATACCACGTTGAGGTTTAGCTATATCGAATTCCGAAGGTTCTGAAATAGCTTCATGAACTTCACTAGCTTCAGCTAATTGTAACATACCACCAGATTCATGAATTGGTAACATATTATCCATTACAGAATTACCGTTATTCATTATATCATTTTGAAGATGTTTAAAGAACGTTGGAATATTACGAACATGTGAAGATATAGTTAACGTTAGATTCAATGCTGATTGTTGAGCCTTCATGATTTGTTCTATTAAATCTGGGTCCATGTTACCACCAGTTTCTAATCGCCTCATTAAAGTCTCAACTAAATGCGAAGACCATTTAACTTGTTTAAGTAAGATATCTAGGTTATCAGCTTCAATATTCGCAATAGATGCTACTATTTCCTTGAGCATGTTTTCCTCAGCTTTATCTTCTTCGTTGTAATACAATCCTTCGATTTCATCATTGAACTTGTAATACATCTTAACGATACTGTTAACAAACGTTTTAGATTTGTTCTTGATTACAGTATTTTCAGTATCGATATTCAAAGGTTTGTAAGAAGCTAATTGATCGTTATGTGTAGATTTAGCTAATTCATCTAATTCGTTTTCGTATAATCCCCCGTACTCAGTATCGAAATTGTCTCCGTCTTTATATTTTCTAGCCATTTTTAAGTTTTTGTATCGTTCTTAATTGTTTCCAAAATATGTATAAAATTACAATCTCGATCTAATATCAGAACCAACTGTATCACATTTATCATGAAATATTACATCATCTGAATTAGGTTGTGTCGTTAATAACAATTCTTTAGCGTTAGCTTCGTCAATTGTACGTTTTCTTAAAGTCATTGCTGAAATAAGATGTTGACCACCAAATATTTCTATCGAATTCAAAAGTTCTGTATAGTTTCTTACAGTAACAGTTTCAGTATCGATATTAGTAATACTTCTTGTAGAATCATCATATTCCATGATAATCATAGAACAGTATTGATACTGATTAGACCAGTTAACGCAAATACAATATTTCTTCTTAGATTCTATAGAAACGTTTGAAGTTAATAACGATACTCCATTTATCGATAGAACTATCTTACCTTGCTTAAAATCTAAGTCTAACCAAGAATTACCTTTATCTGATTTCGTTTTGAACAATGGTTTAGAACTTCTAGTTTCTTGATACATCCAAAACGATATCGAAATATTGTCAGGTTTAGTATTTCTAGCTTTGTATGATACAGCTAGTTCATCTTTCGGAACCATACTTAATCTATACCAGTTAGAAAACAATTTAACGGTTTTATTGTACATTGGATATTCTATGATTTCTAAGTCCTTATGTAAAGCTGATCTAGTAGCTTCAAGAACATCCATGTTGTAATAATCTGGAGTCGATTTCTGTATTTCTTCGAACGATTCAACTTGTTCTAGATTCTTATCCTGAAAGTTTATCCATTCGTTTATTTGTTCTTCGAAACTAACAGTTTCATCGTCTTCAGTTTTTAGATTAACGATATCAGACTTTTCATATTTCACTAGACTAACTTGCCACTTTACATACTCTTGCATGAATTCCTTAACTGGATAAGCATTATTAACTTCATACATTCTATTAGTAAGAGGGAAATACAAGAAATCGTGTTGTTGTGGACCTCCAGCTTCTTTAGTAAAAGCTTCGATAAACACTTCATCTAAGATATGGAAAGTCATTTCATCGTTAAATGTTATTCCGTATTCAGAAAAGATATTAGCGTTATCAGGTATTTCATTATCAGGTATTAAAATCTTGATTTTCTTTAAATCAGAAACATTCTTTAAACGATAAGACTTTAACGAAATCGATCTATTTGATTTATCTGATTGAACTTTGAAATACCAAACATAGAATCCAACGACGTTGTTAATAGCGTAAGATATGTTTTTCCAAATCTTTGTAGCTTTCTCCATACCATTATAAGGCTTCCAAAGATTAGTAGTCTTTCTTTTGATTATACTATTATCTGCAAACGGTACTTCAATTTTTGATATTCTAGCTTTCTTAGAATTGATATCGATCTGTTCGATCATTACTGTATCATAATTGTTAGCTAGAACATTATAGTTTCGTTCATCTTCTTTATCGACTTTAATTTTGATACGAATAAAGGTTTCGAAACCTTGATTTATCTGTTCATTAACATGTGATTTGAATAACTGAAAGTCTATATAAAACTGAGACCAATTGTCAGAATCTAAGCTATATCCGTAATGAATTTGAACATTTAACTCTTTGATATCAAAAATCAAATCTATCGATTCTAATAAATCAGAACTATCTTCAAACGATAAGTCAAAATAAACTATTCGTTCTTGTTTCTGATTGAATTGGAAATTAATAGAATTATCGTTAGTTCGATTATGAGGGTATGGTATCATGAAACTATTGCAATATGATTAGTAATATTATATGTATCATTTATACATACTATAATGACCATCTTATGTAAATATGATAGATACTAATAATAACGAACTTAAACATATCGAAACTATAAAGACATTCGATCCTAGACTTCCTTTCGATTCCAAGGAAGAACAGGAGAATGCTTCGATTGTATGGTCATCCCGTTCTATCGATTTCGTATATAACTGTATAAATGAAGGTGTTGGTTTCAGAGGTTCACCATTTTATCGTGGTAAACCAGGTATTAGAAACGCTAACTTAGTTTATCAGTATACTGAAGAAGAACTTGAAGAGATACTTAAATGTATGGATGATATTAACTATTTCGCTGAGAAATATGTTTATCTGAAAGCTGGTAAAGAGGTATCGAAAATCAAATTAAGACCATATCAAAAGAAATTACTTGCACAATATCAAAAAGAACGATTTAATATAGTTCTACAAGCACGTCAAACTGGTAAGACAACAACTACAGCAATTTACATTGTTTGGTTCTGTTTATTCCATACTGATAAAACTGTAGCAATTCTTGCACAACGTGCTACAATCGCTGGAGAGATTTTCGGTAAAGTAAAAGGTGTTATCGGTGCACTTCCATTCTTCCTAAAACCTGGAGTAACATCTTGGGGTGCTGAAGATATGGGATTCGATAACGGTTGTAGGATTATTACAAGACCTTTACGTCCAGACTGTATTCAGGGTTATACTGTAGACGTTATATTCTGGGATGAGGTTGCATATGCTAAGAACGCTTACGAAGTATGGATTAACATTTATCCTACTATTTCATCCATTCCAGATTCTAAAGTCTTTCTGACTTCAACACCAAACGGTAAGAATTATTACTGGGAATTATGGGACGGTGCTTTAAAGAAAAAGAATAAACTTGTACCGTTTAGAGTTGATTACTGGGAAGTTCCAGGACGTGACGAGGAATGGGTAGCTCAAGAGAAAGCTAACTTAGGTGATGCTGGTTTTGCTCAACAATATGCATTATCGTTCGATGCTAAAGTTAAACAGCTATTAAATCAGGATACGATAAACTACTTATCGAAAGTTGGTTACAAATGGAAAGGATATCATAATCTAGCAACAGGTTTTGATGATTCTTTCCAATGGACTCAGTTATTCGATTTCAATCTGTCACAAGATTATTTCGTTTTATCTGTAGACGTTTCTGAAGGTCTTGGTCAAGATTACAGTACTATCAAAATCTATAAAATGATGCCAAAACTTGGTGGTGTTATAGATCAAGACAATAGATCGAATAATATTTCATTACTTAATGTTGGAGTTTTTAACGATAATCTTATCGATATTAAAGATTTCGCATACGTTATAATGAAACTTGTAAGTAGAATGGATCAGGAGAAAGTCAAATTGATTATCGAACGAAATCAATATGGTGATCAGTTAATGACTCACATGGAGTATCTTGAAGATATTTATCCAGACTTAGAAATCGAATTTGAGACTTTCGCTAAATTCTATAGATCGAAGGATGCTACGAAACCTGAAAAAGGTATAAGAGTTAATGCTTCATCTAAACGAATCGGTGTTAATCGTTTCAAAAAGTATCTTAACGATAGGACATTTATCGAAACCGATGAAGTTACTATAAGTCAAATACGTGAATTTGGTGAAGATGATAGAGGTCGTTACAGAGCTACAACCGGTCATGATGATTTGGTTATGCCTATGGTTAACCTTTCTTATTATCTTGAACAAGACTTCCAAGAATGGAAAGATTTCGCTAATGAGTTTTTAGATACTTCATTGGATCGTAGATTTAGTGAAACTCTTATCGAACCAAACTTGAAATATCTTGAAAGAATAAGTATCAAGGTTACTGAAATGATTAAAGCTGAACAAGAATCAGTTGGAACGTTAGTTGATCCAGCTAATTTCGTTTATGATGCTCAAGAAGATATATTCTACTTTAGTAAGGAACATGCTTTACAATCAGCTCAACAAGTTGCAGAACCTACTGAATACGATTTCGACGCTCCTAAAACTCCTAAACAGAATCTTTACGAAACTATGGTTAAAGCTGAAGCTGAATTAGTTAAGAAGAACATCGAAGATAGGATTAGGGATAATGCTCCAATGAAAGAAATCATGGATTACGCTATCGAACACGAAAGATTGGAAAAACCTAAAAACGATCAATATGAAACTTGGAGACCTATTCGTAAGAATGGTATGGGTAACATAGATGACTCAGCTGAATCTTTAATGGATATGTTTTAGGTAATATATTTCATCAAAAATAAAAAGGTCGTACGATTAACGTACGACCTTCATTGTTTAACATTTAATTTTCAATACACTATTTTAAAAGCAAGTAGGATTTTTGGAAGTCCTATTATATGTATAAAGTTACTTTTTAGTTTTTTCTAGACTTTGTTGGTTTCATCTTATCTGATAAGAGATCATCTATATAAGATTCTATCGAAGCTATAAGATTCTTACCAGCAAATTGATGGATAGTTTTCAAATCCTTGAATTCTAATTCATTGTCTTTACAGAATTCGATAAGATCAGCTTCTTGATATTTTGCTAAAGGATTAGCTTGCTCTTCAGCCGCTTTGATACCTTTAGAAGATGTAAATAACCATTGAGGTTTTCTAGATTGATTTCCAACTTCTTTCTGGATAGAATCCAAAACATGAACATTATGAGTTTTGTTAATGATATGACAATATGATGGTAACATTATCGATAATGTTCTTATCGTCATAAAGTAATGTTCCATTTTAGCTTTTACAGTTAATCTTTTGTAAGTTACAGAATCTGTAAAGAACGCGTCAAGGAATTCAAAGAATCCAATTTTATGTATGATTTCCATTATATTTATTTTACTAATGTTTTGGAAAAGGTTTTAGTGCTATACTTTCGTAAGATAGTAGATCAATTGTATAACCATAGGCTATTCCTTTAACGTTACAGAATTTATTTATGAACTTGATTCTTGTTGTCTTTTCGAAATCGTACTTATATTCTAACATGATCCTAAGACATTCATCTAAATCGATTATAGGACCTCTTAGAATAATTCTATAAACTGGTTTGTCATCATTGTCCCAGATTTTCTTAGAATAATCAGCATTACAATAATATAGACATAACTGAGAACGTCCGTCAGAATACTTATGATAATTGTAAGAATAGAATTTAATTATTTCAGGCTTACTAAAGAATATTCTGATAAATACGTAAACTGTAATAATCAGACCTATTACGAAACAAATTTCTATATCTGTCATTTCTTTCTAAACGTTAAAGCTTTGATAATGAATCTAATGATTTTGTATGCTAAATTTCGTTTCATATTTGTTTTCTTTAAACCAGTTTTCCACATAATCAGCACAATTGTTACTATTAGGAGTTTTGATACGGTCGGGTGAACAATGACTATCGTTTACTATCATATGTGCTATTTCTTTAGCAGCTTTAAGAATCGTAGAATCTATGAATCCTATAGCTTCCATAGTATCACCTTCTTGTAAACCTGAAAGAAAGATAATAGTCTTACTAGTTTCGTTCTTAACTATTTCTTTTAAGACTTCAGAAGTTGTTTTCTTATTCGTCATATTTTTCTAGTGTATATAATCTGTAAAATAATGCTAGGATAACTATGATTAGAATGTTCATAATTGATAAAGTTTAAAGACTCCCATGAAATATCATGGGAGTCAAATTAGTTTAGTCGATACCTAGTTCGTCAAATATACTAGCATCAGGTACACAAGCTTCAGGTGTTTCTACCGTATTTTCAGTTTTGTCAAGATTGAACATGTTAAAGAAGTCATTAACAGCAGCCCCTTTATTTATCGAATTGATTAATACGTTACCATTGGTCATTAGTTTCGTATCACATTTATCAAGTATGTCTAATTTAGATTCGATAGTTTTCTGCATTCCATCATAAACGTATTCTGGAATTTGTTCTTTAGAAAGATGCAACATCTTAAGATTGTTCTTATAGATTCCAACAGCGTGATCGATATCCATATCTTGATTAATAGCTTTCTTCATTGACGGTGCGAACCAATCTTGATAAAACTCTCTAATGAATTTCTCATCATAAAGATGTTCGAAAGTTAATGGATTTTCATGATCGGATTCTAATCCAATACCTTTGAAATCTAAGAACTTACAAAAGAATGTATGATTAGGTCGTTTCCACTGTTTACCATTTTTCGTATAAGCTACAGTACAAGGAATGTTATCTTTAGCATCACCTATCAATAATTTCCAAACCAAATGAGAAGCTGGATTAGGTACGATATGATGAACTAATCCAGTACTTACTTCCTTAAACATTTCAGTTAAATGGTCAGATTCTGAATGATTAACATTAAAGATAGTAGCATTTTTAGTAGCATCGAAAACTTCATTAAGTTTCTTTGTAGTAAGTAACTCACCTTGTGGTCCGATTTTAGTTTTTACTTGTCTAGCAATGATTGTATAATCTTTGATAGTATGAGAAATATCACCATCACTACAGTAAAGCAATGAATGTATTTTCTTATTCTTATACAAATATCTAGGAAGATACCATAACCAATCATCACCTTCAGCACCATTTACTTTAGCATATGGTACATTGAAATCACTTTCTAAAGTTTGGGCAAAATCCTCGAATGTTGAATATACAACCGACCAATCAACTTTATCATCCTTTACACGATTACCTTTGTAATCTGTATCATCACCTTCTGTGAATCCATCTAAAGTATAATTCTTTGGTTGAGGAATTGACATGTCCTTACGCCAAGATTTAGCATCTTTAGCTATAATGATCTTGTCACAGTATGAATATCTTTGAACAGTTTTTGCGAAATGTCGACAAAGATTTTTAATGAATTCATTAATGTCTTTGTTTCGTCTAGCATTAAACTGCATATCAGATTCTTCAGGTCGTTTAACTGTCATGAATGTTCCTTCAAAGTTTAGAACTGAGAAGATACGCATTAACATGAAGTTACCATCTACGATAATAGTCCTTTGCATTATTTTCTTATGTATATGTTTTCGTATTTACTAGTATCACTATTACTCATGTAACGTTTTACGATTATCGATTCTAGACATTCTGTATATGTTTGAGTTGATAGATAAACTCCACCACCCATTGACATTCCAGTACCGTCGTTTATCAAAGTTGGCACTGTTTCAGTATATGTTTCGGATTTTATACATTCTTCATGATAAAAGAAGTAACCTTTTTCATCCTTACCATCTACATAAACATCTCTAGAACAGCTTAATAAACTGATACAAAGTAATAATGATATTAGTATTTTCATGATAATATATTACCTAATCTTTACAAATTGTTTCACTTAAGCTTGTCAACTATTTCAGTTTTTACAGCTTTCAAAGTTTCTCTAGTAGTTCTAGTTTTATCGTTATGAAATACGATATTGAACTTTTCTGGAAACTGTTCGTATAGATTTTGTTCAGATGAATGATTGATTTTGTTAATTGAATCTGATGTAATGTATATCGAATTTATCGAATAATCACATTCCATTTTATCAAGTTCTTCGGATAAATCATCCAACACTTTTAGTTCTTCAGGATATCTTGTATCTAGAATAATGATAGTGAATTCTTTCCAATATGTACCAGAACTTATTATATGACCTACTAAATCTAAAACTCTATGTTTCAACAAAACTGAGAAGATATCTGGCATTCCGATAGCATTTTTAACAGCATCAGAAAGTAATAGATGTAAATCACGTATCGATTCTCCATGTTTCAAATGTTTAGGATGATACAATTTAGTGGATTGCTTATCCATGTCATTCATGGTAAAATCAGTACCTGCTACAGCTTGAACTATACTACGTAAAGGTGTTGAGAATCTAAAAACCATTAAGTCACCTCTATTCCAGTCAATTCCTGTTTCTGTTTGAATGTCAGAATTTGAAACGTTATGAAGATATTCTAATTTTTCTTTTGATATTTTTGAAATGTCTAAATCTTTTGGATTGATAGCTAGATAATTCATACATGAGGTAATGTAATCTTTACCAGCACCAGAATTAGCATGTAATGATATGATTTTGATTTTAGGTTTGTTCATCGTAATGAAATTTTGAATGTTTTAGTATTAATGGATAATTAGATTTGATTATAGAATGAAGAGGTTTACGTTTAATCAAGAATTTTACATTAGTCATGTCGATCAATTCGTAAGCTAATACTGTTTTCTCGAACCATATAAGAAGACTTTCGTCATTTAGAATTTCTAAATCGATTACGATATTACATTGATTAGCCTTTTTAGAAGTAGCTTCAATACTATCTAAAATACATTGTAGATTCTTAGTACTGAAATAAGTAATACCATAATGAATATGATCTGCGGAATATCTGACATTTATCAAATCAGAAGGACTTATTGTAGATTTATCAGATATGTAAATGTTTACGATACTATTCTTAAATGAATTGTAATTAACGTATGGTAACGGTAAACCGAACCCAAATACTTCAAATACATTAACGATGGTGAATTTTTCGAAAACTGAAGCTAAAGAAATACTATTGAAATTCTCCCAGAATACGATACCTCCACCTTCTATAGATTTTCTAGATTTAAAGTAATCAAAATTATAACGATCTCGTTCAGTCTTACGTTCCAGTTCTATCAAATTATGATCGGATGTAGGTAAATCGGCTATTTCAGAAGCTAAACTAAATCTCTGTTTGAAAACAATAGCTCTACGGATCAATTCGTGAACATGTCTATTATAAGACTCGAATATCTTTTCATCTTCATCCGTAAATATGTAACCATATACAATTTCACCTGATTTTTTGTTTTTGAATTCTCCTACTGTATAAATTCTATTTGTTTCGATCATAATTGAAAATGTTCTATAACGTTAATCTTATTTGTCAGTAGTTTATTTACTTTTAGAACTGACTTTACTTCAGACTTTGAAAACGTATTATCGAATTTGATACTGAATAATAAAGCATCAAATATATTGAATGCTTTTCTGGTCGATATACGTTTACGTATCTTAAATTTAACCAATGAAATATCTTCCATAGCTTCTTCAAGTTTCTTAATGTTACCCCTACATTCGATTTGAAATTGAACGGGTAAATATCTTACAGGTGCGAATCTGTAAAATGCTTTAGTCTGTTCTATAGATTCTTCGATATCGAATTTGAACATATCGTTTCTAACTATCTGAATAGTCTCAGTCTTAGAATTTGTTCTTACATAACTTTGATGCAATTCTACATATTTAGAAGAAAAGTTGATTAACGATTCTTTATCAATAGAATTAGAATTGTAAAGAATAACAGCACCATATTTAAGTCTTCCGATCCATTCGTAAGCATTAGCAAGAGTTTCGTCTATAAGAACGATAGGTGTATCTTCTTCTGAATTTAGAGCATCATGTAAATTATTGATAATCAAACCAGTAGTAAAATCTACTGGTTTTTGATTTGAAAGATACTGAGAATATCTGATAATTTCGGGATTAAAAGATTTCATATGTTCATGTATCAATCTTTCATTATCTTCGAAATTAGGTTGATCGATATCACACAAATGAATATAACCGAATCCTTCGAATTTATTTTTCTTCATTATTTAAAGCTTCTTCTATTTCTGAGAGAATTGTTTGAACTTCGTATTGCGTGAATAGATACTTACCGGTTTCTTCGAATTTAGCATTAATGAATTCGATATCGTTATCATCACCTACTAAAACTAATACATGATAAGCTTCATCTAATAGTCTATTCAGTCTATGTCGAATTTCGTTAGCTTCCATACGATTAGTGTCAGCTTTCATTCTAACACACATGATAGGTTTTTCAGTATTAGCTATCTTTATAGATTCGATAAAATCTGAAACTTTTGGACCTTTGACATCTTTTGTAGCTTCACCTGCAGCATCCCAAGCTGCTTGAATTTCTTCTTTAGATTTAGTTTTTAAGAGTTCTTTGAGTTTTTCAACAATTGACATATTGATATGATTTATGTATAAGTTAATAGTACTAATCTTTCACAGGATTGTTATATTCGAAAACCAAGTCCCTTAGTTCTATGAGTGACATATAGAAATGATGAACTTCGGACAAATGATTTACTGATATTCTGATAGTATGTTTATTGATATAGAACGTATCTATAGTTTCAGAAAACTTCACATAATCGTAATGATTGTCTAAATCTTTTGAAACGTTAGACAAACGTTTACGAAAGTCTTCTGAATTATATTCGATAACGTAAATACCTGTAGAAAAGCTATAACGTGATTCATTTTTACAGATAGATAACATCAAACCTTCTTTACAGAATTGTAATTTACATTCTAGTTTATCGTTATCTGTTAATGATTTGAACGATTTAATACAATTCATTAACATACGCTATCGAATTATTCTATTGATTTCGTAACAACATGCTAACAATGTAACTAGTTTGTCTATTACACCTTGTGATTCGTATTGATATTTATGAACACATGCTGCAACTTCACCAACTTTGTTATTCTTACCAACTTTGTCTAACATTAACCATTCAAGGAAAGTAGAACCTAATGAGTTATAAGCTACATGTTCTTTATTCATGAACTTAGCTTTAACATATTTGTAAAGTTCTGGTGGATAGCTTGTTGTAAGAAGTAATTGATACAATTCTGAATCTTCTGTTGTTTCAGAAACCATTAAAGATTCAATCGATAAAGACATATTCGATTGTTTCAAAGATTGCATCTTATTGATAATCGATCTAAAGTCTGGGAAGAATCTTTTCATCAATTCCAAAATACCCTCTTTAGTAATAGTTAGATTTTCAGCTTTAGCTATATGAACAATTCTACGAATGTAATTATCTGTCTGTTCTTGAGCTTCAGAACCTGTAAAATTGAAATCAACTAAATCGAATCTAGATTTAACTGGATCAAGAATCTTTTCAGGATAATTACATGTTAGAATGAAATATGCAACTTTGGCAAATTTCTCAATAGTTCCACGCATAGCACCTTGAGCAGCAGTTGACATAGCATCAGCTTCATCAATGAAAACTATTTTCATACGATTATCGAATCCTGAAATACTGCAAAAGGCTTCAATATCATTTCTTACAGCATCGACACCACCATTTTTAGAACCATCTAATCTTAAAACTGAAAAGTCTTTTGTAAGAATTCTAGCTAATGTTGTTTTCCCAGAACCCTGAATACCTGAAAGGATAAGATTACTTTTTAATCCTTCTTTGAATTGTTCATGAATACGTTTTGGATAACAAGCTTCTTCCAATGTTTTTGGTCTGTATTTCTCAAACCAAACTAAATCTTTTTGCAATACTGACATTATGTTATTTTTTATAGAAAAGTATTTCGTTGAATGTATCAAGTATATTTAGATAATTATACTCAAGTTTAATGATTTGTATATTTACTACATCAGAACTTACTAGCACATAGTCATGATGTATGTATAAATTGAAATCTAACATTTCACCAGCATATACGATAAGATGCTTTAGTTTATCGATTCTTGAAATGTTTAGAATCGCTGACTGAATAACTTCGATTATGTTCTTAAACTGTGATGGGTTGGCTAAAACGTATTCTTCGTTTTCATGAATTAGTTTCAATTCTAATTTTTCATCGTCTTCAAATACTGATATTCTACTACTAGCGTAAGAACCAAATAGTAGTTTAGTTTCTTCCATATTTAGCATATTTTGATATTATCTTTGAAGAATGACAAATGATCATCGATTATGTGGGAAAATGTTCTATTGAATACTTCTAAATCTAATTTACATTCGGAAGAATATGCAGGTTCGTCTGAATCTTTGTTATATACTGAAACAACTATTTTAGATTCTGATAATCTTGTAAATGCTATAGTTACGATTTTATCATGTTTGAAATTACCGAAAGATATAACAGACCAAGGTTCTGTAAATACTTTATGTAATTTTACTAGAACGTTATTGTCCACATCTTCAAGATTTGGTGATAATATAACTTCTTCATAGAAACCGTCATCTGAACTAATATCGAAGATTAACGAATATCTGCTAGAAGATTCTTCAACGAATAGTGACATAGTTTCAGGAGTTTTCGAAGTTTCTCCTGAAACTATTTCGTCGAAGTTTAAAAATTCGAAGGTTGTGCTCATAGTTTACAAATTTAATATGTTAAAGATATAATTGAATTATACTAAAGAAGTTACTATCGTTTCATTTTATTCTTAAATAGATTTCTAGATTCTTCTATTAATCTATCGTATTCGATTTGATCGATAATCTTAGTTTCTGGTGTTCTATAAGCGTCTATTCTTACATAAGAATACAACTTATCAGTTTTATCGTTTGGATATAAATCCATAAGAATAATCTTGTAATCGTCATAAATGATTTCAGTTGTATTACAAGTATAGTTTACATGTATCATATCTGTCTTTGTTCTTTAATGAAACTGATATAAGTTTTCATAACCCTTTCAACTTCTTCGTTATATTTATCTGTTATATCTTCAGATTCTGTTTGATATCTAGTTACAACTTCTGAAATATGATTCATTACATCACCTACAGATTCTAGGTTCGTATTGATGACATTAGCTTTATCGATATCAAAAACATAGTAATTGAATTGTTTCACGATAATTTTGATAGCTGAAGATAATGAACGTAATTGGATTAATTCTTTTTCAGAAATACTATTTCCATGTTTATCGAAAGTAGTTTCTACTATCATTAATCCCCCTACCTTTCGCCTAAGTCTAATTGAAGAAACTGAACCGTCTGTTAAAGATTTAATACCATAAAACTTATCGATATTCAATCTCGATTCTGTAAGCATTTCATATAATGCGAATTCTAAAAATTCAGTATTTATATGATACTTCATTATGTCTTCTCGATATTTGACATAATTTTTTGTTAGTTCTTCTGGAAAAGCTTCATCTGTTTCTATAGCTAAAGGTGTTTTCAAAACCCATGAAGATTTAGCATATGTTATCTTATTGAATAATTGAACTGAATCTGTACGAATAGATGCGTAATAATTAGGAAGTTCTGAATTCAGAGTATCAAGTAATTTTAGATACTCCATGTAATTGTCAGCGAACGATAAAGCGTCTTCCTGTTGTTCTAACAAATCGACCTTAATAGCTTTCTGGAACTTATAAGGCATGATAGTTTTCAGGAATCTGTAAGGTGTTTTATCTTTTTCTAGAATTTGACTATAAGATTCGGACTCATCAGATTTTGTATTTATTCTAGCTAACTCATGTAAAAGTTTGAAACGATTATGGTTTACAAGACTTTGGAACATTACAGCTCTATCAGCTTTAGTTAAACGTTTTTCTTCGATTTCATGTTCAGAATCTGGATAAGTAAACATGAATTCATGATAAGTAAAATCTGAAGGTAATAAAGCCAGATAGTAAACTTGAGTTGGTGTAAGTTTTTGCTTGTATAATGAACGACTCAAACCTCTAAATGGATTTTCTACTAATCCATACGATCTACCATCTTGAACGTTACGATTTTCGAATAAAAGATATATCGTTCTAATGATTCTTGAATAATATTGGATGTTATCCAGAATAAGATGTTCAAATGATTTGTAGATTCTTCGAATTTTTCTAGTTCTGAAAAGCTCTTGTTCTGTATGAGAAACCATGTCAGTTACATATTTCTCAGACGCTTCGATAAAGAATTGTTCATTGAAAATTACACTGTTAACATCGAATTCGTCGATATCCTTTGACTGATTTCTACGTTTTAGTAATAACGAATTGAACTTATCTTGTGGTTGGTGTGTGGTTGGTACAGTATGTTTCTTAGTCATATTTACTTTAGAAGTATAATTGTATAGTACTTAACTTTCTTCTAATGTTACAGTATCATAAGTTAAATCGATACTGATGATATCAGAAGGTTCTTCAGTAAACGATGGGTCAGATATTTCAACTTCGGTAATTGTCATACCATGTTTCTCCATGATTTCTATTAATTCATCACCCGTTTTATTTTCGAAATAGTCTTCGATATTTTTCTTTAATTCTTTAGTTAGTTTCATCATTTTTATAGTTAGGATTTACCGTAATATCTTCAGATGGTACTAATTTAGCGTAAACTCGAATAGCTTTAGGAAATTCGAATTGCTTTAATGGTGAGTAATTTGGAAAGTTTACTGACTCCATGTCGAAGTTATTAATATGTAAATTAATAGCATCAGCATACACTTTTGGTGATATTCCACGTTTTGCGATTTCGTTAGCAGCTTTCTGTAATCTAAACATAAGTATTTTATTTTTGAACGTTCTCAAGTCTTTTGTCAATATCTGAATCGATTTGAACTTTCCAAGATTCTTGAATTTAACGTTAGCTTCTTTGTCTGATACTATTTTCGTATCAAATCTAAGTTCGTTTAATTGTTTGGATATTCTTTCGACAGAATGTTTACAAGTTGTAGAAGTCTTTGTAAACGACTGACCCCATCTCCTAGTAGGGAACTTAGGTTTGATGAATTCAGATGTTCTTATATCATGCATATGGATAAAATCCCATAAGTCTGACATTGATAAAGTGGTCCATTTCATAATGCTTATTTTTGTTTCTTCATTAATTTCAGATAACGTTCTAATCTGTTAGATAATCTTCTTATGTCTTCTACTTCTTGTTCATGTAAAGTTTTCATTACTTTTGACAATTCTTCTTCTGAAAGTTGCTTAGGTTTCTGCATAATATAAAGGAACCTCGGATGAACTTAATCACCCGAGGATTTAGGAAAGATTGCTTATAAAGCGATTGTATAATTTACTTTCTTGATATCGATGTTTCTGAGAGTTTCAGTTTGTTTAGTTATCACTAAATCGTCATCGATATGACTTAAACGAATTCTGTTGATTTCCTCAACCTTAGAATCGTTAAGTTCGAATATTCTATTTAGAATTGCATTGTAAGCTTCTCGTTTTTGTCTTGTTTCATTATCAGGACTTGGAAGAACTCTGAATTCTAGATACACTTGTTTGTTTTTACGTTTCTTCTTAGTAAGAATATTTACGATTCGATTAACTTCATCTCGATATTTCTGACGCATTTGATCGGTTCGTAATTCTAAATTCATAGCTTCTAAGAACTTGATTGTTATGTTATCGATATTAGATGAAAGAATAGCTTGATCGATAGTATAATCAGGGTCTTCGACGAAAACGTTTACGATTTTGTAAATGTCTTCAAGTAATTCAAAGAATGCTGGAGCGATATCATCTCTTTCACTATGTTTGACTAACTGAATCAATTGCAAGTATCTATCAACTTCAGTTTTATTCAGTTTACCATTTTCGGAAACACAAGAATCGAATATGAATAACGCAGTATCAGAGCAATACATTGACAATAATCGAATTGCTATTGGAATCGCTTCATTAAACCTTCGATAAGACATTACCGAAATCGAAGTAATTACTCCTAAATAATCCTCATTGACTTGAGCAATTTCTTCAGTTAAATTCGAATCAGTTATTATCTGAATGTTATTATCGTAAATCGCTTTTGGAAGATTATCGTAAGTAGCTGTATCAAGTTTATTCGTATACTTATCATTTTTCAACAGCCATCTAACTGATTCGATCATCAGATTATTTTGTTGTATCGAATCCATTTTAGCTATTTCCAAACCAGCTGCGATAATAGCTTGTTCATCTTCATTTGGTTTTTCAGCTATTTCGATATCTATAGAATATCCGAATTCAGCTAAACCTCTTGCTACGAAATATGGAGATTTGTAAACCTGTAAGAATCGTTCTTCAAATTTTACCAATTCATGTTCTTCAAGTTTAAATACCACTTGACCGTTTTCAATATCCAATCCTGGAGTGAAAATACGTCTTGTTATTGGATCATAGTTAGCTGAAAGATTCAATTTCGTTTGAGCGATATCCAAATGGTCACGTAATAAATCACGATCTATTCGATTCATTTCTAAACTGAAAGATTCAACATTCATAATCGCTGGAGATACCTCACCACTTGGTGTATGACAAGCTAAATAAACTGTTGAACTAATATCAACTTCACGTAAACGACAATTGAATTGTTCTATTTCATATGCAGCAAATGAGTTATCATAGATACATTCGAAATCTGCAATATCCTTAATATCGATACCTACTGATAAATAGTTTGAAGCTAATAACAATTCGTAATTCGACATTGTTGCATCGTCATTAATCGAATTCGAAAGTTCATCACCTTGATTAGATTTCTTGTAATATCCCCATTTGATTGAACGTTTCAAAATGAATTCGATCATACCAACAAGTTTGATAGCTTGATTATCACCTTTGTTTGTTGGAAACAATACCTTACGACCGATTTGTAATGATTTAGCTATATGAATTGCGATTTGACAAAGTTGTTCATCTACTGTGTTACAAATTCTGAACTTAACATTTTTAGAACGTTTCTCCTCTTTAGTAATTGTGAACAGATTCAAATTCTTATAGAAATCAAAATATGGAATCTCACCAGTTGGTGTACCAGTCATAAGAATAGTTTTAGCTAATCCAAATGACATTAGTTTTGGTTTCGTAAGTTCCTTAATTTTCTTCAAAGCATTTGACATAGCTCTTAACCTAAACGAACTTGTAAAAATCAAGTGAGATTCATCTAATGCTATGTAATCATATGAATGAAGTAATTGTTCAGTATCACAGTTTGCGAACTTATCGATAGTCATTACAGCAGATTTACCGCCATGTTTCTCGATAGCTGTATAACCATAGTATGAATCGAATAGTTTCGAGAACTCTTCATCTTTCTCAATTTTAGCTTGAATAATTGAAGTATATGGAAGTACTAAACAAACCTTTTTACCTTGTTTTACTAATGACTTAATCCATTCAGTCTTACCAGTACCTGGAGGAGATATTACAAGATTAACTTTATCTTGTGTCATTTTCCCAAGTATTACGTCTGATATGTTTCCAAGATATTCGTTAGATTTCAAAGTAATTACGTTATTGTCCTTTCTTGTAATATTCTTTGAAGCTGATTGAAGTAATGCTTTAAGTTCCGCTTTTAATTCTTCATCAAGTTTATCCTCACCTTCATCTGTGTATTTAACTTGTAATCCACATGTTTGAAGTATTTGAATACCCCATTTCGTAAATGGTTTGTTTGAAGTTATCGCTGTATTGTACATACCTTGAATCTCTGATTCATTTTTACAGAATTCGGATTTCAAAACAAAATGTGCAATTTCACGACCTTGCTCACCAAATATAGCAGCAACTGTATTTACAACGTTCCAACGTAATGCGTAATAAATCTCACCTTCGAAAGGTTTCAAAGTTTCGATAGTTTGATTTCTGTCAAATTCTAAATCTGTAGATACATCTAATTCTTTGAACTCTTTGAACGAACCATTGTTCTCAATAGATTCAACGATTATGTCATGTTCACGATTCCAGTTTTGGATTTTCTTACTTTCCATAATCGATTGATGTGTCAACCAATCTTCAAGTTCAAGATTTACTTTCGGTGGGATATGAAATCCAAACTGAATTTGTAAGTCTTCGAAATTCTCATTGATTAAGAAATTTGGATCGTATGTAATTTTAGCACCTTGTTGAATACGTGCCATTGAAAAGTCAATTACAGCTTTCTTAGGATGGTTTAGATTTAGTTCTAATCCATATACATCACCTAACAGATACCTTAAGATTGAATATTTCTGAATGTATGAGATACGGAACCAATATTTGATTAAGGATTCATTATCCTCAGGATTCAGATAATACTGATGTGGTCTAGCAACTTTAGTATAAACGTGAATACCGTTACCAGAAGTTGATTTTCCAACACCTAAGAACCAGTTATATTGTTTCAAATCGTTGTAAAGTTTTTCCTTGATTTTGTCAACGTTATGTTCAGTTGATGAGTTTTTCAAGTCTAAGTCAAAGATTTGAAATCCGTTCCATAGATGATAAGAATCTGAAACAGGTCTGATACCAGTTGTTACTGAATAGATTTGTTCACGATTAATCTTATTCGTTGAATTCGGAGTTGCGATTAATTGTAAAATTCCAGCTAATGAACGATTACGATATTTGAAAGGTTTTTCTTTACGAGTTTCTTTGTTATTATCGAAGTCGTCAATATGTTTGTTAGTTTCGAAAGCATCCTGAAATATTGTAATCGAATTCTGAAGAATGTATTTTGTGTCATTGAACTTAGTCATTGCATTCCAACCATTCTTACGTAATTCTAAACGATTGATTTCTTCAATCAATTCATGAGGTATTACATTATCGATAGAATTTGAATCAATCCTTTCACGATATTTTGAAGCTAAACGAATTTTCAATTCCTCGATTCTTAGATCGATATCTTCAATATCATCTTCAGAATCCCATCCATTTTCATTTAGAAAAATAGATTGATCAGAACCAGTTAATCGTTTATCAGAAAGTCTTGAAGTTTTAATGTCTTCTATAATTTTCGTATACGATTCTTGATTCTGTTTTGATAATTCAGCTAAGTCTTTCAGGGAGAATTTTGGAATTAATGGGTGCATTCCTGTGTCTTCTAAGTGAACTGAGTATTTGTTCACATCGTTTTCCCTTGAAAGTGAGAAACGTCTATCATATAGACGATCATCACCTTCTTGCATCTTAGCATGAATAGCTTTGATTGTAATGTGTTTCATGTTTATAAATCTTTCCTAATATTTGCAGTACGTGTGTATAATGAGTAACTATCTTAATAGATTATATTATACTAAACTTTGAATAATCGTTATCCTGAATGTTACGAAAAGTAACTAGTTTATCATTATAGAATATGTATTATTAGTATTGATATTATACTAAACAAAAACGGAGAACTTATTGTTCTCCGTATCTTGTAACCTTTCCTCGAAATACTTCCTGTAGATTTCCGTCTACGATATAGTATTCCTTTTCCTTTCGATAGTATTCTAAAGCTTTGATATTAAATATGACAGAATTAGACGTCCTTGAAGTTTCTTCATATACACGTTCACCTATTCGTAAAGATAACTTTTTAGAAGCTACAACTTCGATATCGATATCGAAAGCGAATGCTGAATCAAATGGTGAGATCGAAATTTCTGGTTGTTCTTTAGAAACTAGAACATAGTATACTGGTTTGTAAATTTCAACAACTTCTGGAAGTAATGGTGAATTCTCAAGTTTATGTTCGATCTTTGTTATTTCGTTCTTAACGATAAGATTATCAAATTGAAATACTTCATTCGATGGTTTCAAATCAGCTGTTAAAACCGCTAACTCTGAAACTCGAATCCATGTTTGACCAGAACCTGAATTAACAGCTCTAGAAACGCATCGTACAAGTATATGATCCGATGTATAGTATTCATGAGGAATGTAACTAACTGAAGCGTATTGATCAGAAAAGTTTCTAAGTTCTATCGAATCAGTTGATAACAGTACATCATTAGAATCATAGAATGAAAATGTAACCTGATGAAATATATCGATTTCTTCATTTATCTCTTTGAACTTCTCGAAATAAGCTTGAAGTGTTGTAGTGCTATGAGCTAATTTGAAATCTAGATAATTTGGATTTTCTTTCTGTAAAGATATTAACGAAAACAGTTGAGAATCTTCAGTAGACCTTTGTATGATTTGATTACGATAGTCAGTTAAACTTGAGAATCGTTCGAATGGGAATCCATTTTCAACAAACGTAACCATATCATCATTATCAATAAAACCGAATTCTATCATTAAATCTGATACATATGACACTTGCTGACCGTTAGTGAAAATATTAATTATATCCTGAAAAGCTTGTGTCTTCTGAGAGAACAGAAAGTTAATGTCAAGAACATCTACTTCAATATGTTGAGTAAACACTTGATTTTCCAAAACATATTCTCTCGAATTAGTTTCTAATCTTGTGTCGAAATATTCATCAACTATCGAAGCTAAAGTAACATCGATTTCGTTTATCTTGACATAAATTCTAAACCACATTCCATGAATATTAGAAGGATATGTCCAACCTGCTGACATATGTAATCTAAGCTTCTGAAACTGTACCATTGGTAAATTTCCAGGAAGTAAAGTACTTATTTCTCTAGAATCATGATAAGTGTCAGGAATATAAGGTCTGGGTGTAGTTTTTAAGAAAACGTTTTGCAGATATGGTGACGTTGAATAGTTTCTTGAATTGTTACTATTGTCAGCACCTAGAACTTGTTTACCTGTACTATTGTTAAAGTCGTAAACGTATAGATCGATATCGTTTAAATCTGATCCAAATGTTTCTCCTACTTCTAAAGCTGAATATTGTGATACTCGTGTTAATTGAATTGCCATAAGTTTGTCCTATGAAATATGTATAAATTGAGAAAATGAATCGAACCCATCCGTTAAGATGGGTTCGATTGACTTTATAATTATTGAGAGATGTTTTTAGCTTAACATTTTCGATTTAGCTTGTTCCTCAGTACTTGATAATTTTCTTTCGTTGAATTCAATGTTTTTACCAGTATCGATTCCAGCTTTGTAAGCTTGATCAGACATATAAGTTAATTTCTGAGGAGCTGCATCACGTCTTAAGTTTTTAACAGTAAGATCGATATATTCTCTTAAAGCTTCTTTGTTAACGATCATTAAAGAATTGATTTCGTTAGCTAACTCAGATTTTTCTTTTTCTTCGTTAAGTTTAATATCGATTCCTTGAACAACACCTAATAAGAAAGCTTTACCGAATTGATGTTTAGTACCAGAACCTAAAGCTTCCATTAATTCAGCTTCCAATTTGTATACAGGATCAGTACGTTTACGTTTCAAGTGAGTTTTCCAAGCGTTTACAGCTAAAGCTTGAAGTTTCATATTCAAGAAATGATATAACCAAACAACGTTTTCAACGTTTGTCATGTCACCATAGAAAGTTAAATTTCTAGAACGAGTTTTTGTAGTGAACGTACAAAAGTTATGTTCAGATAAAACCATTGCTAATTTGTATCTCCATTGAGAACCCCAATATCCATCATAGAAAATCATGGAAGACTTCCCATATTTTGCGAATTTTTCCTCACCATTTAACGCATCGATTTTCGATTGTTCGATATTGTATTCAATGATAAGCTTGTTAGCGTGTGCTGTAAAGGCTTCGAATTCTGCAATTGAACCAAGTTCTTTAGCTGATTCAGCTTTTTGAAGTAAAGCTGCAATTTTCTTTGTGATTTTATCGATTTTTGTAGTTGACATAGTTGATAGTATTGAAGATTATTTATTGGAAATATTTTAGTGACCGTTTCTGAAAGTGATGTATTTCTTAACTAAGTTTTTGCTTGTACTGAAACCAGGATATCCAGGTTTGTCTTTGTAAGTGTAATTAGCTCTTACTGTAATGTAAACCTCTGAAATATCCTCTGTCAACATTTCTCTTGAAACTTGTTTCAAGATATTATCATGAAGACTGATAAGTTGTTTCTTAGTTTTAGGTTTCCAAGTATTGTAAAAACCTTCCTTTTGAGTAACCTGATTAGTTTTATCGTTATAAGTTGAGTTATAATCGATTTGAAGAGAAGCTTCATATGAATGAAGAATTGTATCGTTTGGAAATTCGAAATTTAAGATGTCGATATTTGATTGATTTGCCATAATTGAAAGATATAAGTTATTTATGTTTTATTTAGTATATTATACTACAAAAGCCTCAGAAGTTTCAGTTTCTGAGGCTTTATTTTACTTTATTTTTCAATTATTTTACAGTTTCTTTCAAAAAATCTATCATTTTTGAAACAGGATAATCTTTAGTACTTCTATCAAGTAATACGATTTCAGTAGGTAACATTGGAATCTTATCGAATTCGTTAAACTTACATATGAATTCTTCATCCATTAAACTAAAAGTAGCTATTCTAACTAACGAATTCGCTAAAGGATTTTGAGTACGCTGTATCACACCTTTAGTTGTATGCTTTACTATAGCATGTGATGTTAACGAAGTCAAATGTTTTAACGGTATAACTAAATTATCTTTAAGAACTAGACTACCGTTTTCGATAGCTAAATACTGAAGTTGAATTTCCTTGTTTAAATCTACTTGTTTCATGATTGTATAGTTTACAGATTATTAATTAAATGTATAGTACTACGATTATGTCAAAAGTTTCAGTTACTCAGACAATTCTTTCATAAATTTTTCGAATGTTTCGGATTCACAATAAACAAAGATATCGAAAGTATAAGAAACTTGTGACAGATTCGAAATATGAATACGTTCGAAATACTCTCTGATTTGTCTTTTAACGATTTTAGAAAGATTAGAACCGAAATGAAAATCTATCTTATCTAAAGAACCACGATAGTATGTTACTGTAAAACGTTTATCAGTATATCTATAACCAACATCAAGTTCTGGTCCTATGTTAACCCATGTTGTTGGACAAATTGAACCTTTACGATATAACGAAGGTTTTGCTAGATTCGGTGTAGCAAAGATATGAAGATTGTCAGAAATCTGAAAATACTTAGCATCTAACATTCTAGGTAACAAACCTTCAGGTGACACATTATATTCCTGTCCGTAATAACTACCCATATTTTCTTTTGAATTTTTTCATAGCAGATTTCTCAGAAATAGCTATGATAGTTTTACCTTCGATTACGTATTCTTTACAACCATTAGGAATAGGTTTGACTATTTCCTTTGGTTCTTTAGATTCCCTTTCAGGTTCTCCGTAATATTCCTTTCCATATTTTTCCATAGCTCCTAAAGCTGATAACATTGCTAATCCAGCAAGGGATGACATTTTACTCATAATTATGGTTGTATTGTTATAGTTACTGTATAAATGTTATAAGCTTGAACTTTAGAAAGAAACTTGCTTTCTTCCAAAAGCGAAGACTTGTCATATTCTTCTGGAAATTCGTAATAGGTTACATAAGAAGCTAAATTCTCATCACTAGTAAAGAATGTACCATTCAATGAAACATATTTGCATCCATTCTTAATGGATTTTTCTAAGACTTCAGCGACTTCCTGAAGATTATCGATAGTTCTAATTTCTGAAACTAATGATTCAGTTAGTTCAGTAATAGCGAAAACGTCTTTGTCAACCGGTTCGATTATTAACTTACAATCGTTATAGTTAAGATACATTTCTAAATCGAAATCCATTTCTTTGAAAATCCTGTAAACTTCACGAATCTTACGTTTAGCACTGTCTACAGCTTTATCTTTCTGATCGTCGATTATGTTTATTTTCGTAATCAATTTTTCGAACCAGAATAAACTAATTTCATCTTCTGTCCCTATAGAATGTTTAGAAGGTACTTCTTTATTACATGCTATTAAGTTAAACATCGATTTGAATTTTCCACCATCATGTTTATTCGTTATTACATATAACGTTCCTATGTTTTCTATCATTTCGTTATCGTTTATTAATACAACACTGTTTGAATTTCTTTCCAGATTTACATGGACATGGGTCATTTCTACCTATAGTAATCGAACTGGTTACTGGAATAGCTTTACCAACATATTCCATTTCCTTACGTGTAAGTTTACCGTAAAGATAATCTTCCATGCTTCCTTTACTGAAGATATCACTTTCTTTGAATTTCATGTAAGTATCTTTGTAATCTAAAGCTGCATCATCCATTAAGTCTGATTCAGGTATTTGAGGAATTGCAATGTCCAAAAGCTTCTCATACATTCTGATCTCTTCTTCAGTAAGAGATTCGTCTAACTGACATAATTCAGAACCATACAAACGATATGCATCACCACGAGTAGCATCGTTAATCATACTAGAACATTGCTTACAGTAATGCTTCTTAGTAGATTTATTGAAATACAAAGCTGGTTTGTTTTCACAAACTGAACGATTACATTCGTTACCTAAAGTACCTTTGTCTGATGAAACTGATACCTTTTCACCCGATTGAATTTTATTCAATGCTGAAGAACATGACATATTTCCAATGTTTCCAGCAACTAATATTGTCTTACTATTCATTGATATTTTCTTCTAACGTTTTAACGAATTCTTTGTATTTTTCCAACTTAACGATCTTAGCTTCTTTCAAAGTTCTGATATTAGCTTCTAACATCTTTTCCAAAACTTTGAAATGAACTCTAATAGGTCTTTCGTTACATCTGTCGATAACTATGAAGTATTTTCGTTGCATAGACTTAGACTTCATAGGATATTCTTCACGAAATTCATATCTTACGATATTAAGATTATCGTTTAGATAGTAGAACGTATCACCAGTTTTAATAGTTTCTAAAGTTAATGGAGGTTCTGGTAATTTCGTTAAATCGAATACTACCGAATTCAAATATCTTGAAATTTCTTCAAGACGTTTCTTGATTAACGCTTCAGTACAATTCAAAGAAGTTTTGAATTCTAAAGATTTCAGAAAGAATACTAAATCCATGAATTTCTCCATTTCCATGTTACTCTTGTTATCTAGAACTCTATTGAATTTAAGAACGCTAAGAAGGTCTAGAACATTTTCTACTTTTTTATTGAAAAATAGAACCCTAGTTCCTTCTTGACTCTTTTCGATTCTTAAAACACTTACATCTTCACTGATTAAAATCGTAGCTATAGTTTCGTAAGTTTTGATTAGTTCGTCCTTATGTTCATAGAACATAACAGGTTCAACAGTGCTTGTCATAATGTTTGATTAAATGTCTTTAAGAAATATGTTATATGAACGTTTGTATTCAGCTCTTCGTAATCCGGAAATTAGTCTACGTACATTGTTTGAGTCTGTATCGTTTCTAAAGAATGTATCACTATTTAATTGTTCGTAAATGATTTCGAATAGATCGAATTCTTCTGAAGAAATGTTACCTAACGTAGATTCGATATTAACGATATCAGCTACATCATTAACGATGAAGTTTCCATGTTTCAAAATGAAAGTATCGTTAACTTCAGATTCTTGTAGATTATCTAAAGCTTTAATAACGATATCGAAAATCTTTTTGACTGTTTCTTTTATTGGGTCTTGCATGACGTTTTTGATTAGATAGTTCTTGATACGAATTCTGAAAGTTGTTCATCTTTCTTCGAATATTCTTTATGTTGGAGCCCATAAGAATCGTAATCATACCATTCTAGTTTAAATTCGTTTTCAGCATATTTAAGAATCGAAACGTAATCGAATTCCATTTCTAATGTATAGAATCCATCCTTTAATACGAATCCTAATGATGATAGGAGTAATAACTCATCTTGTGAAAATTGTACCATAATTGAAAGTATTTTGTATAATGTAATAATTATACTACGAAACCCTCGAAAGTTTCAGTTTCCGAGGGTTTCGTTTACTTTTAATATTCGAAATTTTCAAGAAGTTTTTCGTATCCTCTCGTCCAACCTCTTAATCTTTCATAAGCTATGTATTTTTGAGATTCGATAGAGTCAGGTTCATGCCCTAAAGAAACAAATGTATCATCATAGAAATCAGGATGCTTCGTAATCAGTAAAGTCAAATCATCGTTATCTAGTTTAAGCTTAGATGATTTGTCTAACCATTCGATTCTTAGTATATCGAATATATCATTAACTACCCAGCCTTTATATTTGAAACGAAATAAACCTTCTGGATATCTTTCACTAACTGAAACGATAGATTCAGCTAGTCTGTTTTTCATTGCTTCTACAGCGAACTGTATCATTTCTTTTCTAGTCATTAGTATAGCACGTAAATAGTTTCAGGGAATTTTCCAAATACGAAAGTAGTTACATCACATAACCAAACTGGAAATTTAAGTTCGACACCAATACACATGTAATTCATACCACATGAAGAGTTATCAGGTATAGAATTAAGTGTTAAGAATCTGTCATATTTACCAGTAGGTAATTCAGTAGATAGAACTAATTGAATTCTGTCATGATTATCATTAAAGTTCATTGACAAAATATCAAGCATTATGTCAGCACCTTGAACCATTTCAAGTTCTTCACGTTCACCTTCCCATTCAGGTAAAACAGCATACCAACGATTGTCAGTATCTCTTTCGAAAGTTATAAGTTTATCCATATTAGCAATTGTCTTTTGAATATTTACCTGAAAACATCCCATCGAATGAATCTTCCTCGATTCTTTCGTTTCTACTAAATGTATTCATTTCGTAATCGTCTGAAGAAATGGAATCATCTGTTTTAGTCTTAACTTCTTTTTCTTTTCTGACTAATGACTGATCAAATTCTTTCTCAAACTTTTCGAATTCTTTAGTTTCCTTGTTCCAGTCCTTGAAGTATTTCATATCAGTATAAATCTTCTGAAAATAAATATGTTTTTAATTCTTTAGTTTGATTAGCAGCAAATGCAATTTCACCACCTTCTTTACGATCCACGAATCTATTACATGAAGTTAGAAATCCTTGAGTATGTTCACCACATGAATCCTTACCAAATGTAACCGAACGTAATCCTGTCAAAGCGTTAAATATTGATATTACGTTTCCATGTCTCCAACCAGTAACGACAAATCCCTTATCGATATTGTAAGGTTGGAAACCTCTTAAACGTAATTGTTCTTTATCGTTCAATTTGACTTTCGTTTCATCTTTGTACCAAATAGCAGCACATAAGATATATTCGATTTCGTTAGTATATCTTGATTTATTCATATCCGAAAGTTGAAAACATTCCAACTAATGTATCGAAATCATGTTTCTTACAAACTTCGATACTAGTTATAGAATCTAATGAAAACGTTTCATATTTTATAGTCTGTTCAACTGGATCAAGATACGTAACCTTCAATTTATAGTTATCGTGTCCTAGATAGTATCGGACACCAGAATTGTATCTTATTATACCATCATGTCCAAGGGCTGATTTCATTACATATCCATAAAGTGCTTTACCGTTAGATACGATTTTGAAATATCTGTAAGCTTCTTTATCTTCACTGAATAGAAGCTTATTGAATAATCTATCGATGAGAATCTCACGTTCACATCTAAGTTTTATAGAATCTAAAGATATGTGACGGTCATAACGATCTAATGATTTCTTTAAACGTTCTTTGAATGTTTCTAAATCTATTTTCATTATCGATTACGTTTCTTATGATTATTACGTTTCTTTCTAAGCTTACGAGCTTTTACAGCTTTCTTTTTGGCTTTTAATTCCTGTTGAGCTTTCTTAAAGTCTTTAGGAATCATGTCAGATAGGAATGGATTTGCTACCATTATCGATTACGTTTAGAATGGATTCGTTTACGTTTTCTTTCAGATCGAATTTTCTTGATTTTAGCTTCTTTCAAAGCTTTCTTTTGAATACGCTTGTTAAGAATTGATTGAGCTTCATCCTTAATTGACGTATATCCAGCATGTAATGGATAGGATTCTAATTCAGTTTTTACTGTAATCATAGTTGATAAATTTGAATATATTATACTTTAGGACTTCGAAAAGTTTCAGTTGCTGGTTCGTAAACAACGTAATCTCTTTCAAGTTTAGATTTCTCTTTTTCGAATTCGGAAGTTTCAGTTTTTATACGAAGTTTAGAAATGTATCTTTCAGCATCTACATAAGTATTGAACAAGATAATCTTACGATCGATAATAGTAAATTCGGGATCGTTTCTATCTACGTCAGTATAAAGATAATTCTTTAGTTTAAGAAAAATACTACCAAAGAACTTGAAAGACTTGATACATCTAACTTTATAGAAGTTCTTACCATGTTGTTTAATTTCGTAAGTTATTTGTTTCTTAATCATTTGATCTAGATTTTTGCTAATTTCTCAGAATATCTTTTAGCTGATTCATAATCATTGAAAACTAATTCTCTTTTGACTTTGTCAGTACCATTAACGAACACATTAGATTCAACTTCTTCAGACATAATCTTAGAAATTTTGAAAATCGTAAATCTATGAAATATCATGATCCTTACAGTTCTAACGATATTGAAACTGTCATTTAGTTTATATCTTTTTGGTTTGTACGAAACTACTTTTGCTAACGACATATTAGTTTATTTTGATTCTACTTGATTTACTAACGAACTTATCTTCCTCGAAATTCAAATTCTTTACATGAATAGTGAAATTCTGGAAAGCTGATATATGTCTATTATATGACACAGCATTTTTACTTAAATCGTCGTATTCATCCATACGTTTCTTGGTAACGATATCTTCTTTAAGTAAAGTTATGAAATTTCCAGCCTCTTCTAAACTTTCGAAAGTAACTAATTTGTTTGGAACTTTCTCGTAATGACCTTCGTCTAATGCTGTAGAAACGTATTGTGAACATTCTTTATACATTCTGAATGTTCTTTTGAATATCGTTAGTTTATTAAAAGGCTTGAATCTGACAGTACAGTCAATAACAAAAACGAAATCACTTAATTTCTTTATATTGAATTCCATTACAGATGATAGTCTTTGCTCATTGGGAAAATGAACGTTATGAATAGTATTTGAACAAACGCTAACGGTCCTGTAAAATCGAAGGACAATGGTAAAGCGATATTCCTGAAATTCCAGGAAATCTCAACTTTCTCGAAACGGATGAATCCTATCCATCCTATGTACTTTTTCTTAATTTTCATATGTGACAAAATTAATGAAGAGTCTTATTCAGACTCTTCAACTTCTTCAATTTCTAACGGTAATTCGTCTTGGTCTAAGAAATCCTCTTGAATCGATTTTTCCAATTCGTCTAAATCGTTAAGATACATTTCTTCGATTGAAGTATTCAATAAACGTTTAAGTTCAGCATCCAATTCTTTAGATTCTTTCTTAAGTTTTTCGAATTCCTCCTTAGTAATTCTGGATATTGGCATTGACAATACATCATGTAAAATCTTATGTTTATCCAAATCAGCTTTAACGTCTTTGATTGAACGATTTGAAAGAACGATTTTCGAATCTATAACTAACTGAATGAATTTAAGAAGCATATTGATTCTTTCGATTCTTTCATTGATTTTCTTAGTCATAGCATCTTTACGATCGTTATATTTACCAAGTCTGAACTTAGTAAAGTATTCGATCAACGCTTCAGGTTTTTCGAAATATCTAATCTTATCGTTTTCGTCCATAACAGTAAGATTATCCTTTTCAACTTTCGAAATGTTCTTAAGAATATTCAACTCAAGATTCCAAACATCTGAAATAGCTTTTTCGAATTGTTCGTCAGTCTTAAAGTATAATTCGTATTTGATTTTCGAACCTCTTGAATTGTTTACCCAGTCTTCGATTATTCCTGAATCAACTAACGTATCATAATGTGATTCGATATTTAAGAAAGTTTTATCGAAAGTTAATTCGTTTACAACTATCTTATTTTTCTCACCACGTTTTGTAGCTCTAACGATTTCATAATGACCTTGACAATGCCATCTATCATCAGTAAAGAACCATCTTGCGTTTTCTGTTAAACCTTTAACGTATGGTCTTACCGAAGTAATGTAACCATATGCTAAATAGTTTCTTATCGCTTCAATCAAATCCAATGGATTATAAGACATTGAAGAGAAAGCATAACCAACACCGATACCAGAAGTATTTGATGTTAAAACTGTTGGAATGATTGGAAGATAGAATTGAGGTTCATGAGTTTCACCCTCAGAAACATCGAATTTCAAAATATCGTAATCTGTTTTGTATAACAGATTTGTATATTTCGATAAACGAATATAAAGATACCTTGGTGCTGCAGCAGCGTCAGGATCACGTAAAGTACCACCTTGACCTTTGATAAATAATGGTGCTAAGTTATCCGAGAAATCTGATGATAACGTTAACATTGTCGAATACAATGAAGAATCACCATGATCATATCCCGATAATGAATAAACGTCACCAACTAAGTTCAAACATTTTACATCAGAACCTTTCTTAGCTGAACCATTTAAAGCAGCATGTAATATTTTCCTAGCTCCAGTTTTGAATCCATCGATTAATGACGGAACAGCACGTTTCGCTACTGCATATTTTGCGTATGTTAGATATTTTGTTTGCATGTAATCAGTAACATCTAACGAATCTATCCTGATTTTTCTAGCAGGATTTTCAGCATTAGGTATTTCTGATAAAGATTTAACGTTTCTACGTTTTGCCATATTTGAAATGAATTTTATTAATTATATGAATAGTACTACGAAATGAAAGAAAGTTTCAGTTACGTAACTGAAACTTTCAATCTATTTTTTACTTGTAGAATATGAGTGTGTCGATATGCTCGTTATGATAATTGTAAACATTAGAATCTGACATGAAATCTAGTATCTCATGAACTTTGTCAGGATTTACGACATTGTTCTTAACGAATGTGAACATAGTCTCAAGTTCTTCACCGTATATGTAAGTTTGTCTAACGATATCAAAACAACTATGATATAAGAAGTTCAATAAATCTGTAGAAAACTCTCTTAACGTTATTGGAAAGATTAGATATCTATTGTTCAAGTAAATGTCGTTATCTGATATAATACCTGATAATGTCTTCTTATCGTAAATATAAGAACAGAATACGTTACAAACGGTATTAGAATTCTTCAATAAAAGTGTTCTTTCTATTTTCGATTCTAGAAAGATTTCGATTTTATCCTTTTGATGAATATCATTAAGGGCTGTCATAAAACAGTTATCGATATTTACGTTAAGTAAAATCAAATTCGATAAGTTACAGTATTCGATAAGTTCTTGAACTATAGTCGAATGATAATATTTCGATAAGACTTCCTCATGATCGTAATCATAAGATTCTGGAAAATAGTTTACAAGATTTACGATAGTCGCATTACTTACTGGTCTATTGTCAATGTTTCCATGTTCGTCGATATTCTCTGAAGAATATTCGATAACAGTTTTACCAGCTTCACAATTAAGTTTTACGATCTCTGAAACAATACCTTCGTAGTATTTTTCAGTATGATTGTTAAAAACGAAATGAATGATTTTCGGATAATTTTCTGTTGAATTTGAATTGATTGTTAAGTGCTTTGCAAGTTTACCCATTTCGTTACTATCTTTTAATTTTTAATACATGATATGTATACAGCTAAACCCAAATTCCAAAGAAATATAAAATATCATCTAAGAAATTTGGGTTCATGTAATGTAACGGAATGAATCAAAATCTATACTTCAGTACCACCTGATAGCTTTTTATATAGATATTTGAAGAATGTGAAAACGACCTTTATCGATAGATATAACGAACCTATCAAAACAGCACTTCGTAAGAATCTTAGAATAACGTATGCAATCTTATCGAATATCGATCTAGATTCGACATGTGATAAAGATTCAATCGTAAATGTGACAAGCATGAAAATAGCAATACATAAAACAGTTAAGTTAATCATTGTATTGACTATCGGTAATACCTTTTTAGAAAGTTTGGTATGTTCTTTTTGTTTGATGTCAGCCAAACTTTCGTTAAGTTCAAAATTAGTTATATGTTTCATTTCATAAAGTTTTTGGTATTCAAGTAAATTCGTTCTAGAGCTTTCTCAAATTCTGTAATGTTCTCAAATTTCCCGATTTCGTTAGAACCATTGATCGATATGTAAATGTTCAAGTTAGCATCGAAGAAACATTTAACATTCGTAAGTTCACAATATAGCAATCTGATGTAATTTGGATTTGCTACATTTTCCATGATTGTCGAATATTCAGAAAGTAAAGCTAATTTAGTGTATCTTGATTTCTCAACATCGATTTGAATATTTGATTCAAATGATCCTTTAACCCTATCCCAAGGTTTATCAAATTTGTCTTCATATTCAGCGATAGCTTTGAAATAAGATTCAACTAGTTCAGGATTTTCTTCAACGATAGTTTCATACAAGTCATCGAACATTAGATAACCAAGATTGATTTCTTTAGCAGTTTTAAGATACTGTATGATTTCAGGAATAGTCTTTAGTTCTGTTATAGAACCGTAAGCGAAATGATAAAGATTTGGTTTGTCGATAGCTTTATGAATCATGTAAGCTATTCCATTATAATCGAATGAAATACAATGGATTCGATAAAAACCCTGAGAAGAAGGAAGTGACAATAACAATTTACAGAAATCATCGTCATCATTTACATATTCTGGAAACTTGACATTGATTTCTTCTAACATAGAACTTAAACCTTTTCGATTAACATCCAATTTGTAATACATTGGAGGCTTGTTTGATTTAGGTTCGTTAGTAGGACTAAATTGTTCGTATATGAAATCGTTCAAAAATACAAATGAACCGTATTCTGGAATGATTTGTTTATTTAAGAAAGTTTGAAGATAATTAAAGTCGGTATCAATATCGATAGATAATTCCGTTACTTTCGATATGATATCGTTAAATGTATATTTGACAAATTGTTTACCATGTTCCTCAGCGTTTGGATAGCCAATGAACCAATCACCTTCAGAGTTTTGAAAGAAATTGTAAACTTCACCAGAAACACCCATAGAATATTTCTTAGTCTTACTGAAAACCATTACTGAAGTTACGTTAAAAGCTTCCATCGCATTAGAATCACTCGATTCTTTAATACCAAGTTCTAGTAATTTAGAAGCTTCTTCCTCACTTGAAGCGTTTACATTATAAATCATTCCATATTCGACATATGAAACTGATTCTTCAGTAAACAACATACTCAAGTATTCCTGTAACTCCTTTACGTTTCCAGATTTATATAGTTCTTTAGCTAATTCAATTTTGTCTTGCATTTTGTTGGTCTTATAGCTTATAAAATATGTATTAAAACGAAGATGAGTTATGCCAACTCATCTTCGAAATATTTCTTACGTCTTGAAATATCATTTGAGAACCAGTCCTCAAGAACTCTTCCAGTTTCTCCATCGATTTTCAATTGTTGTAAATGTGAGTTCTGAATCATTTCTGTATATTCATCGGAAGTCATAGAACCAGTACCTTTTAAATATCTCACTGACCAACCACGTAATCCAGAATCATTGAATTCTTTAACAGAATAAAACAATTTAACTTCACCATCTTTCTCAGCTGAGATAATCGGTGCGATAGCTCTGTAAATCATTCCAGCTTCTAATAACTCACGATAATTATGATAATAGAAACTTATAAGCTGAGCAGCAATTGAATCACCATCAACGTCCATATCAGTTGTTATGATGATTTTACCATATCGTAAAGATTCGAAATCGATTTTTGAATTATCGATTGGTAAGTTAATCGCTGTTACCATATCACGATATTCAACGTTTCTTTGAAAGATTTGAAGTCTTGACATACCGAAAGTATTCATTACTTTTCCTTTCAAATCGTATTTAGCTTGTGTTTCAGGATTACGAGCATTTCTAAAACCAGATGATGCAGATTCACCTTCAAAAACCCAAAGTTCACATTCGTTACGATTAGTTTTAGCGTTAGCATCTACCAATTTCGCAACCTTAACTTTCTTAGCTTGTTCGTTAGCTAAATCTCTAAGTTTCTTACGTTCTCCAGCTTTCTTAGATTGTTCATGCCAATCTAATAAAAGTTGAATTATTTCGGATTCACATAATAAACGTTTTAATCCTTGAGATAAAGCTGGTCTTCCTTTTTCTGTAAGTTTGTCAGCCTTTGTTGAAAGTTTTTCTTTTGTTTGATTCGAATATACTGGATTTGGAACATTCATGTTAATGAATACATGACAATGATTTACGAATTGTCTGTAATCACATGTAAGTTTATTACGTTTAAGAAGTCTTCCTAAAGCTTCAACAGCTTCAACAACACCAACTTCGAAATGTCTACCGATATTACATTCAGCACCATTTACGAATCCAATCTCGTAAGCTTCCTTATCAGCATTTGGATAATAGTAAATTTCCCATTGATCGTTTTTCTCACCAATCAATTTTGAAGCATCGATACCACTGAAAGTACTGATATAATCTTTGAACGAATTGAATTTCCAAGTTCTCTCATAATCTTCGATTTTCAAAGATATAGTTAAACCTGGATTAGCACCCGCAGCATCAATACAACGACGTTTGAATAATGATAACACTTCATCGTTAATAATCTCTTCTTGATTTTCATCCAAAGAGAAACGACTCATATCGATTTCGAAATCAAATATCGAACCTTTAAATCCTTTAGATTTCTCGAATACATCATCCTTAGTTACTGAAAGGTTGTTTTCCCAAGTCTTGATATATGTTTGACCTTTTGGATTTAATGAAGTTTTTACAGTGAAACGATTTGAAAAGATATTTGTTAACACAGCACCAACACCATTTGTACCAGTTACGTTTCTTGATTTAGTATCATCATAGTTTGTTGATGTACGTAGATTCGAAAATAAGAAAGCTGGAATTGGTTGTCCTGTTAATGGGTGAATATCCGTTGGAATACCTCCATTATCTTGAATTGTTATATGACCATTTCTCCTAATTTCGATATCGATTTTAGTAACACCTGAATTAGAAGTTCCAGCTATATTACGACGATATTCATCAACTGAGTTAGATAATACCTCATCGATAACTTTTAAAACCGCTGGAATGTATGTGATTTTTTGAGATTCAACTTTATCTTCAGAATTGATAATGTTTGTTACTTTAGTTTCTGGAGCTTTAGAACCGACAAACATTTCAGAACGAGTTAAGATATGTTCTATCTCATCCTTCATTCTGTATTTGTCTAAGATTTCTTCATTAGAAAGTTTTGCCATATTTGAAATGAATAGTTTTGATTATATTGTATGTATAGATTCTGAAAGAATCAAATTACTTTATTTTGTTATAAAGTAATTATACTACGAAACCCTTGAAAGTTTCAGTTTCCAAGGGTTTATTTTACTATCGATTTTTAATTAAATTATGGTAATTTCATAAATAACTCATCAAAATCATTTTCACACATAAAACTTTCACCATTAGTTTTAAGTATTCTTACTCTACTGTAACCAGTATTAGTAATTTCTGTTATTTCTGATATTTCTGAAACTTGTATTGTCGATTTCAATACTTTCTGATTTACGTTTACCCCTACGATTTTGTTGATTTTTAGGAATTGAATATTGTTCATGTTATTAAAAATTTGATTCGAAATTATTAAGTAAATCTAGTATATACGATCTTATAGATAATCTTTTTGATTTGTCTATCATCACATTTGAAGCTTCATTGTAAAACGTTTCAAGATGTTTTGATAATCTTTTGATAAAATTGGTATCGTTAATATACGAATCAGTCAAGAACAAATCAGATTCTTCGTAATCGTCCTCAATTAAATTCCTGAACATTCCTAACGTCATTAAAGATATTAATCCTTTAGAATCCGTATGTGGTGTATCATATAGATTTTCGTAAAAATCATTATGTTTCAAATTACCAGATTTAGTATCAGCTTTGAGCTTATTAGAAAACACTGATGATATTTCACGTTTCCAATGATCAACAGTATCAGAATGAGTATGTTTTAGTATTGCTATTTTAATCAAATGTAATACTATCATATCAGATTCGTTCTGTAATTTCTTAAGTAAATCTTTACGTTTAAATGCTTGTTCGAATAGTTTAGTTTCTGATATTGCGTCTAGAAACATGTTATATAATGATTTCATTATTGTAATATTTTTTAAATTATACTACGAAACCCATGTAAGTTTCAGTTACATGGGTTTAGATTTATCTTATTTCTTCAACGGTTATAAATCCATCAGAATCATTATATCGTTTCTTAGTATTTTCTGAGAATGTAGTATAAAGAAGTTTGTAAACTTTGTTCTTAGTAACCTCCTTATCGATCTTATACCAGTAAAACGTATGGGGAATTTTAATTTCGATACTTAACTCAGTTTGATTAGATTCCGGTAATTTCTTAACTTTTCTAGTTCCATGAATAGCATAAGTTTTGATAAGTAATTGCATACCAGTCCATAAAGCTGTACCCTTTCTAACTAAAGCACCGGCATTAAATGTAGTATCTTCAGTTATAATACCTCTACTATAAGAAAGTAGAATAGTTTCGATTATGTTTAAAGCTTTCTTAGAATCTGTTATCGTTTCCACTAGAGTTTTCATGTAATATGTATAACCTTACAAATGAATTTCTACATCTTCATGACTATTCACTTTAACAGCTGGTTCCGGGTTCAAAGGTTCGAATTTGATATAAGCTATATCAGATAGTTTATAACCATAGAATAGAGTATCTCTTTCGTATCTATCCCAATAGTCTTTAGTTGTTACGTTTATTACTATTGATCGATAATCAGAACGTTCATCTGAAACATTACCGGATTCGTCAACGAACATTGTATCAAGATTAAACGAATTCATAGTTGATATGAAATCTTCGTCAGTTACATCATGTATTTCCTTTGGAGCGTCTTTCTTAAGAGCTATTTTAATAACGATTTTATTACGTTTCAAAAGTACATCAGTAGGTCCGTTAGTAAGTTTCCCATAATACTTAGGTCCCCAGAAATCGTTAAGTTTCATGAAAAGCTCCTCGATAGTTCTATCCATTTTATGTACTAATCCAAGATTTTCTTTCCTGAAATATGAAGCGTCATCCTTAAGGTCCAATTTATGTAATAGACCTGTAGAAGAATCGATTCTAATTACTTCAACACCTGACATTAATAGTAAATCTAAACCTGACAAATCCCAGTATTCTCTTTCGTAATAGAAAGTTTTGATTCCAGACTGTTTGATTAGTTTAGCACAGTTTACACAAGGAGTGTCAGTACAATACATAATAGCACCGTTAGAACCGTTACCACCATTTCTAGCCAATTTCATCAATGTGTTAGATTCAGCATGTAAAACATGTTCATTATAAGTTTGCTCAGTTTCATCTTCGCATGCATTATTGAAACCTGAAATAGTTCCATTATGACCATGTGATAAAATCTGACCATCCTTTACAACTAAAGCTCCAACCTTTCTACGTTTAGCATAGGATTGATCATCAGCCCAAGTTTTAGCCATACGCATATAGCTGTGATGTTCGTTCGTTAACTTCTCTGCTTTCATATAATTTCTTTTAATAATAGTACCTAACTTTACTAGAATTTTTACAATAGTCTATCAAATAATCCACTATCAATTTCAATCTTTCGATAAATCTTTCATAAGTAAATTCTATTTTGATACATTCCCTTTTAGGATTGTCGAATTCGTATATCTCACCAATGATAGAAGAATTAACACTAAACGCTTCCATATGTTTATGTGAACCATATTTGTATATTTCGAATGTAACATCACTATCTTTGAAACTTAGCATGCCTACATATTTGATAGCCCAAATTTTATTTCTATGATACAAAACGATAGAATTATTTATATGTTCGAATGTTGACGATAATTCATTTCTAGAATCTTCGATCCATTTCGTAAAAGTTTTTCTTTCAGTCATTTCTAGTAAATGATTACTTTGTTATAAACTTCGTTCTCAAACAATTCTTCGATTTTCTTCTTAGCGTTACTACCATGTACGCAAATATGTAAAGTCTTATCGGAAACTCTAAGTTCTTTAAGTTGATTGTACAAATCTGTAATTTGTTTGAAATCTTGAGCTGTTGTGGAAGTGTAGATATTTTTCGAATTCATGATAGAACGTAATAACCATTCCCTGTCACGATTTCTTAAATCGAATATAAGACCTAAATCTTCTGGAACTTCACATTTGAAATATTCATCAAATCTTCTAGCTAAACCGGATTCAGAACGTTCAGTTCTTTCATGATTTTCTAAAAGAATTGATTCATTATTTAAAGGATCGAAACTATCATTTACTGGAAATACAATACCTTCAGATTCTAATGTTTTCACTATCTCACATTCATGTATATCAAAATAAGAATCCATGTCAGAATACGAACCAGTTTCGTTTACTAAAACTGACTTACCGTATTCTATCATACTTTTAATAGTTTCGTATTTTGATTCTAACGTAACAGTCAAAGCTTCAATCAAAGATATTCCACGAGATTCAGCTATGATTTTTATCATCATTTTCTTCTTACATGTACTATCAGAAGCGTGTGATAATTCACGATCAGACCAAGGGGCTTGTAAGAAAGATTGAATTTCTCTACGTTCAGACATCTCACGATATGACAGATAATCTGAATGTTCTGTTAAGATAAGTTTCCAAGAATCTGGAGTTGAATGTTCTTTACAGAATCTACTGTTATGTTTTACTTTGATGAATTTCATTGTAATTAGATTTGATTAGGAACCTTTTCTATAATTTCGATTTCGTACTTACCCAATCTTCGTAAGACACTTTTAACTGCTTTAATTCTTAATTCATCAGCTATCCATCTAGTAATTACTTCAACAGTATTCGTAGTCTTATGTGTAAGTATTGACAGATGATAAAAATGCAATTCCTTAGATTTAATATCAACAATCTCTTGTAATAGTTTTTCAAAGCTTTCTTTAGTTTCTAACGAATCTAATTCGAACCTCAATCCTCTGACATCGTCATATATCAATCTATTAACTCCTTCAAATGGATTATTGCTAAGAGTATAGTTACCTACATAGAAACTTGTAGGATTGTCATAAGATGGAGTCCTATAGAATTTTAGAGTTTTCTTTTTCTTTTTCATGTTATCCAAATGTCATTAGTCCTTTCGGATTGTCCTTAAAAAATTGTTCTATCTGATTCATAAATCTATCCAAACGTTCTTCATTGTATCTAAATTGTTGAATCTTACCATCTTGATCCTTTACACCGTTATTGAAACAATTCTTAAACTGCTGAAATGAACGTATGATTATTGGTGGATAGTTTGCAACTCTTGGTTCATTGCTCATAGTTGTATCTTGAACGTATAACTGCCAAGTTTTTCTTTCGTAATCTTGGACATAGTCGAAACAAAAATCCATGATCGTATCATAATCACCTTCTTCGATTTTTGTTTTAGATTCGATCAGATAAGCGTATTCCTCGAATAGATTAATACTATCATAGAAATCTAACAATTCTTCATCTGATATTTCTACAGAATTTTCTGTCGATTTAAAACTGTCCCAATATCTACGTAGAGCTTTCAAATGTGCATTTTCAGGACTATCACCTTCTTCCATGAACTCAGTAATAGAATCAGCATAGATATTTACACTTTTGATATTCTTTTGACAGTTATTCAAAGCTAATTCTGTAATAGCTTTCTTATTGTTTAACGTTTTATGGAGTACGTAGAACCAAGTATGACATCCCATATTATTTACTTTTTAGAAACTTTTGAATTCTGTTATTAGCTTCCTGAATTTCTTTTTCATCAATCTTTACGTCCTTTTGTAATAAATAAGGTTTACGGAGTTCAGCTAAACGATTGGACTGTTTTCTAAACGATCTTTCCAGATTATAGAAATCGACACAAGCCCAAATCAATGTAGCTAATAGAACTAACAATATACCCAAAGTAAAGTATCTATCGATTTCGTTATTAGGATCAGATTTCGAAACAAGAAGTGCTGCAGTTAATGCAGAAATTGAAGCGTTTAATAGGATTAACATGATATTAATTTTTTAACAGATTCCAATGATATTTCTTTATAGAAAGAATCTTTTTTGAAGTGAGCTGTTGGATAATCCTTAGAATTCCAAGTTTTACCCTTAATTATAGCTTCATCTAAAGAATATTTTCCATTAAACGAATGATCACCGAATGACAATAGACCATTTTTAAATTGCAATTTCCATGCTACGAAAAAGCCTGATTCTTCCGATACTGTCAAAAAGATTCTATCATTTGGACAGCCATTATTAATAGCCTTTTGTGTATGAACGAAAAACCTTATTTCGGATTTAGCTTCAAATGTTCTTTCTATTAATTTCGCATTATGAATTTTGAAAATGTTAGGTTCATGATATAGCTCTATATTATAGATAGCAGTTTTATTTACTGCATCTATTTTAGATGATAGGATTTTATATCTATCGAAATCATTGAATTCGATTATCGAACCGTTAGCCATTATTTGCATGTCGTAAGATACACTTTCGGCTATTTTTACATTAGCTAAGAAAAATGAATTAGTCATAGTTTAAAAATAAATAAGTAACAGATAAGAATATTATACTAATAGAATGAAAACAGTTTCAGATTAGATTCAACGTATTCTTTAGTTCTATTAACTATTTTCAAATCGTTATTATAGAAGCTAATTATGTTTTTAGCTAAGTCTTTAACAGATTCAGACAAACTAACTTTAAGTTTCAATACTGGTATCTCATCGCAACCTTCTAAACTTTTGAAACTTTCAACTAATCGTTTAAGTAATGAGTATAATCCAGTTTCATCGAAACTTTCATTTGGTAAATGTATCATATCGTTATTATGTTAAAACTGCACAGAATTCGCAGATAGGTGTATTAGTTTCTTTATGCCACAAATTCGTTTCCATATTACAGATAACACATCTTTCATATGTTCTTGTAGCTTCATATAAGTCCTCAGGTTCTGGTTCTAATTCTATTGTTAATGAACCATTACGTAATTCGTTAGCAATTTCACTGTAAGCTCTAGCTTGATTGATTTCAGTTGTTGCGAATCTATCAATAAAGTTTTCATGTCGTTTAGCTATCTCTATGAATTCTTTTAACAGTTTCATGTTTTCTTTCAAGAAACGAATAACTAATTCTTTGAATTCAGAATAAAGTTGAGCTACAGTTTTATCGTTTAAAGGTGGTTTACCTTTAGCTAGTAACCAATCATTGGTTCTAATTCTATGACCTTTTACGTCTAATTGGTATGCTTGTTCGATAGTCCTACCGTCTCTAAGTTTTGCAAATAAAGGTGAGAATCGTTTATCGCCTTGACTAGAGAATTCGTAATTAGTTGTTGACGATTTCGGATGTCTTGACCAAGTGTTTTTAGTTATTGACATGTTACAAGTCTTTAAAGTCTTTACGATTGTATGTTTTTCTATAGAACTCTCTGAAGTCTTGAAACTCTGATAAATCGTTTAGGTCTATCGCTAAACTTTTTGTTATCAGATCATCTAAATCGATGTGTAGTTTTCTAGCGATTCTAATTCTTTCAATACCGAGAGAATTGATTACTGTAGTAATAACTTTGATAGCTAATCTAGAATCTACAATAATTGGAGCTGATGTTACTTCCTTCCATTTAACTTGTATGCGGTCATATATGTAAGACCATTCAGATATTTCAGATTTATCTAAATGTTCTTCTAAATATAATCCATTTAAATTGTTAAATGATAATCCGTATGGACTTATTAGAATCGGTTTACAATCCTTTAGACTAGCACCCGTAGAATTTGAATCCGTAGTATAATGCCATGATGGTTCACCATCTTTGTATAATGGATAGCATCCATTTAGTTTAGCGTATTTGATTCCAGTATAATCGGAATGGTGATTTTTATTGAACACTAAAGTTTCGTAAGGGATTAGATTACATATATGTTCAATTGTTAGATTTTCCATAGTTTACAGATAAGATTAGAAACGTATCGATATTTCTATCGATACGTTTAGCACTATTAATTTAACAAAGGTTTCTTATTTTGAGATTTCTTTACTCATAACAGATTCCTCTGTTACGGTATTACGTTGAATGTCTTCATCAGCGTTGTAAGAATTTTTGTAACGATATCCGAGTTTTTCCATGTTAGTTACAATTACTAATGAAAGAGCTTCATGTAATGTAACAACAGGGATATTTTCAGATTTCGTCATAGCATGTAAACATTCGATGATTAAGCTAGAAATCGATACTAATCCTGAAAATACATCGTAATAGTTTCCAGGTTTACCTGAAGTCAAAAGACCTTTTTCGATATCAGATAAATTAGCCAATTCCCTGTAAGCTTGATCGAATGTTAACTGCAATTCAACAGTTCTAGGATTAGGTCGCATAAGACCAGAAATAATAGTCCAATGTGCATTGTATTCCATAGCATAAGAAAGCATAAAGAATAATACATCACCTAGTTCTTCAACGAAATTTACATCTGAATTACTGAATTCAAGTTCACGTAAATCCGATATCATTCCTAGTAACCAGTGAAGTTTGTTAGCATTTTTGAATTCGATATCAAGTTGCTTACTTTTGATGAAAGTAAGATATCGAATAATCTCAACCGCTTGATTCTGATTGTAACCTCTGTATCTTGATGTAATCAATGATGCACCACTACCCATTTCGTACTGTTCTAAGAACTCAGGAAAATTAATCTTAGACAGAGGACTGAATAAATTACCAGCTCTTTCAACCGATAAAACTTCATCAAAAAGTTGAATGAATTCCTTTGGAACTCTAGTTTTGAATGTGCTCATCAATCCATCAATTGATTTAATCTCATCAGCTTTTTCTTGTTTCTTTGCCATTTAAAAATGATTATGTTTATTTGTTGTATAAAGTAATATTACTACGAATTTATCAAAAAGTTTCACCTAGTGATAACATTTCCAGTTTCTGACAAAGCTGGTACAAGTTTTTCTATTATCATTAATTCACCTGTAGCTATACGTTCATCAGTTTCGAATCCGAAATATGTTACTTCTTTACCGTTAGATATATCGATATAAGCCTTTCTGAATAGAATGTTTACTGAATCTTGAGCACCGTTATTTTCACAGTATTCTTTCAGAAACTCTCTAGAAAACATAGGTAATCCTAAAGTTTCGTCAGATGTTGCTACAATTTCTTTATCTAGATAAGCATGTACATGTTTAGCAGGAGCCATTCTAATAGTCAAACGGTCTTCAAATGCTAAATGTCCACTAAATCTACTTTTGTATATTTTTGAGGGATTGTCAGTATCGACAATCCCTAATTCACAAAGTCTAATCATTACGCTCCAGTTGATAGTTCACCCTTAATAGATTCATAAGGGTTATAGTTTTCCAATGAATTTGTAATTTGTTCCAGATAATTATCAAGTCCTACATAAATCTGATGACCGAATTGATTTTCAGTTCTTGATGATAGATTCTTGACACTCGGTGTAATTAAATCCTGAAGTAAGAAGAAACCCATATCTTTAGGTAGATTCAAATTAGGTAACTTCATTGGTGTGCGTGATAATTGCTCTTTAACTGAATCGAAATGATTACTATAAATATGAGCATCACCACATGACCATGTCAAAGTACCTAATCCCATCTTATATGCGTGTGCTAATAGATTGGTTAACAATGCGTAAAATGCTATATTGTACGGATTACCTAAGAACAAATCATTTGAACGCATATAGAACGAACATGAAAGATATCGTTTCCCTTCTTTTTCTGTTACATCCCACTGAACAATTGGATGACATGCATGTAAAGCCATTTCATCGATAGTTCCAGGATTCCAAGAATCGATAATATGTCTACGACTAAATGGTGTATCAGTTAAACTTGAGATCAAATCACCAACCTGATCTACAGTCTTAACAGTAATACCATCTGATTCGACAGCTTTTAGATTTCTCCAAAGATATCCATATTGTGCACCACAATCACCAATATCATAAGAATGATATTTGTAAGATGTAGCAATTTCAATACAACTATCGAATAGAGTAGAACTATATTGAAGATTTTTTGAATCAACGTGATTCGTGAACTTTATGATTTTGTTGTTTACCACTTCTTTGTCTAAATCGAAATGATTGTCAATAACCGATTTTCTATGAATACTGTCACCCCAGTTACGAATCATTTTCTTGTATTCTTCTTTAGAAAGTAATTCGTAACAGTCTAATACGTTATCTTTAGTAGCTTCTATTTTCGTTCTTTTGAACATGTTACTTTCTAGAACGGTTAAAGAACATTGCCAAGTAAACATATTTATCAAAGGTTCATCAGAACCGTGAGACATTTGTTGAATTAAATTAGCTTGTTGAAGTACTTCGTTAGCTACACGTGTATAGTTTACATAAGAATCATCATGCCATATTCGACATTTGTAGTATTCTAAGAATTTTACTGAAGTATGACCTTTCAGAAACCAGTTTAATTCGTTTACTATATTCTTGAAAGACAATTTCTTAGTCGTATACAATGGAAATCCATCCTTTAAGTCTATTGAAAACTGTCTTCCAAATAGTTGCCTAGTTCCAGGCATACCTTGACGTGATGGTTCCTTGTCAGTACCATTTGTCATAACGTCATTTAATAAGTCTAAATATTGTTTCATTTGTTTTATTGAATTTTAGAGAATGTACTTATAGCATCTAATCTGTGGGAACGTAAGAACTTTACGTATTCTTGTAAACGAATTTCTAATCTATTGATATTATCTTCAATAGTTAAAGCTTCTTCACGTAAATCGGATTTATTTAGAACTAATTCGTTTTGAATCAAAGAATTAACAGACATGGAAGCAGTTCTTATGTCCTGAATTATAGATTCAGTATTGTCTTTACAAGTTTCGAAAGTCTTTTGTTTACGATTAATGTTACTATATTGTTCTTCCATGTCTTATCGTTTTATTCTGTTTAACTTATGTTTCGATCCCTTTAATAGAGTTTGCAAAGTTATCAACTCAGATTGAGTTAATTTCAATGTTTGTGGAGTATTGATTTCGATACTATAAAATCTCGATTTCTCAGCTTTGAAAGCCATGTCAGAAACACCAATAATAGTTTTGATTTCGATATCAAATGTTCTAGAAATGTCAAGTAATGAAAATACTTTCTGCCATTCATAATCGATAGGGTAAACATCGTTATCTGATGTCATAATGTAAGGAAACAGATATTGGGTAATATCATCGTCATGTCTTACTTTACCAGAACCTGAAACTGGTTCTAATCGCATTATGCCTTGTAATGAAGTTGTGATTTTGTAAACTTCTCTTGAGATAGGATGAATTGCGATATTGAACTTAGGTTTTGCAATTAACAATGACCCAGGGTGTAAAATTAGCTTACCCTTGGTCTTCCTCGACTTTTGTTTGTTTGTCATTGTTTTGATTTTATAGTATTGGATTAATTTTACTCAACTTATCTAAACGTTTTCAATTTTTCGTATACTTTTGTATCGAATACTAAATCATTGAATATATCTTTGAAAGTCATGAAATGATAGTCATCGTTAAGAACATAAGTTCTACTATCTTTGAAAATATTAGTAACGTTTTTGGTTTCGAATATATTAGACAGAAGTGGGGTCCTTGACCAGTAATTGATATACTGTAAGAAGTTCGATCTAAAGTATTTCATTAACATGTCATCATTGTAAAGATTGTAATGTCTTACAGATTTCATATATCTTAGATTCTTGATATCAAACGTTTCGTCAAACCTTTCAGTAAGCTTAATGAATTCGATAAGATTTTCTTCGTCATCTATAAATTCGATAAGATTGATGTTATTCATTTGTGTAACCATCGAATGACGTCCTTCCATAAATTCAGTATATCCTCCATTCTCACCAGAGTATCTGAATTTTAAACCTTCGAATGCGTCAAACCAGTAAACGTTAACATGACCTTTTGAATACTTAACTATTGTTTCGATATTCTTTAGAATATTTTTACCATGTTCGCCATTTACGAAAGGCATACCTTCAACGATAATGTTACCACCAAACTTATAGAAATTATCCAATTGTAAGTTCATCGATTGAAGCATCTCAGTTGCGTGACGTTTACCATATGACTCTACTAAGTTATAGATTTCATAAAATGAAGATATACGTTCTTTTGAAAGACGATCGAAAACTATTTCATTGATTTTGATAGCAGCTGAATTTGATAAATCGTTTTGATTGTACCACAGATGTCTTTGTTTCGGATGGAATGACATGAAAAATGTCAGTTTCTTAGAATACTCAACTAGGTTCTTAGCGAGTGTAGTTACGCCAGTATGTCTACCGGTCATAAAGTAGTTTAATGTTGCTCCCATTCTTTGGTGACGCTTTTAAAAGTAAACAAATATATTTGTTATTAGAATAGATTATACTAAACATTTGTAGGGTGTTACATCACCCTACAATAGCCATAAGCGTTAGCCCAGTCTTGAGCATTTTGTTCGATTTCTCGTAAAGCTTTCATATTAGCATCTTCTTGTGAAACTGTAGAAGAATACTTACGTTCCCTTACTTTGTAGATCAAAGGTTCAGGATTCGTTCCAAGTAAGCAAGTTGTATTATAAACAGTCTTAGTTTGTTCAGTATTGTAAAACATTACGTTAGAACTAGTTTCAGTAAAAGGTCTATCAGAAATACGTATTCCACCTTTCTTAAATGCTGATATAACTGAATTACCTGTAAGAACGTCTAACATTGATAATTTAATATCATATACACCCAAATCAAAAGGTAACCATGACATTACTCTGTTATTCTCTGTATGTACTACATCACCTGAATATCTATCGATAACTTCCCAAACATAATCATAAGTATTATATCGTTTTTCGGGTGTTGCAAATACCGGAATTGTTACTTGAAAATCCTGACCGATTTTTGCGAATTTCAAATTATCGTAAGCTACGTTTCTGACAATATCATAAACGGTACCAATCGAATCATGTTTCAAAACAATATCCTTATCACTTGAAACGATTAACATTCCATTCGGTGAAACCGTCAATGACATTTTTGAAATCGGAGCATTCTTAAGAACTGTTACCAATTCATCTAAATCATTGATAGTTACGTTTTCGATAACTGTAGTTACTTTATCTTGAATGATAGTCAAATCACTAGTAGCAGGATTTATAAGTTTATCGATTCTAAATACAGCATGTTGTAATGATAGTAATCGTAAATAAGCCTTCTCAATAGGTTCTGATAAAGCGTTTCCAATTAGCACCATGTTTTCAAAGAAATTATCAGCTTCTTTAGCAAACGCTACGATTACTGGAATAGTATTTGTAAGACTACCGTCAACAGAATATTCTGTAAGATGATAAGTATATCGATTAAATGGATTCTTCCAATCCGTACTTCTGAAACTTATATCATTTAGTTTTGAAACTAATTCAGTCCTTTCAGAATGATTACTTGAAGGATTTGAAACTTCAGACCATTCATGTCTATCGTATAACTTCAGTTTCAAGCTAGTTTCAGTATCATCAAAACTAAATAACAGAACTTCATGATATGTTGAATAATCGATAATCCTACATTTTTGTAATTGTCGATTCTCAACCATGTTATACTGATTGATAGTAGTTTCTAGATATCTTTCAGTCATTGAATTTTTGAAGTATCTTCCAGGAAACGCAGTACTTCTATCAGATATATCGAATATAGGATCGAATGCATCCGGTACTACAAGTTCTTGATTTACTGTTGGAATAGTTGTATAGAAACCAATATCATATTTCAAATCTTTATCAATCTTGTCTGATATTTCATAAAGTTGAATGTTTAACGAATCTATAGATACTGTAAATTCTAATGTCGAACTTACCATATCCATAGCACCCCATCCATTGAAAACATAAATCACTAATCTAAACTTACCAACCTTTCTAATACCTAGTTTTTGTGAAGCTAATAGTTCAGAATATGACATTAATTCTGACAAATAGATTTGATTGAATTGACCAGAATCATCTATATCTTCCTGTAAAGCTATTTTGTAATTCATCAATCCAGCTAAATCTTCATTGATAACATTGAATACAACTTCTATTGAAGCGAAATCACCACGATAGAACTGAGTCATTACTTCATAATCTTTGAAATCTGTCATTTGACTTAATTCTTCCTTAGTCTTTATGATTTTGAATATCGGTTCATTAGGTTGTGAAGATATAGCATTAGGATCAAGTTTTATCATATCATCATTAAGATCGATATAAATAGGTAACTTACGTAAACAATATGAATCTTCGATAATTATATGATCCTTTGAATTAGCTATGATATCGAATTCATCAAAGATATCTGAAGGATTTGGTTCGATATCTGTTACTACAGTTTTATCAACCCATACAGTTTTATCTAATCCAGCTATTGAAGTATGTTCACCTACTATATCGATAATCTTAACATTAGTTGGTAAAAACGTTTCTTCTAAAATCTGTTTCAGATAGTATAACTTTGTCCATAAGTCTTCAACTGTTACGTTTACGTCTTCGAAATTAGCAAAACCGTCTGAATCATATGTACCATCTGGTTGATTTAGCTGGAAATACAATCCTAACCAATTAGTCTTAACGAAACCATCATTTAATAGTTTTCGGTCTATGATTTTATTGTTAACGTCAGTTATACGATACTTTCCAAATTGCCCATCTTTCCAATACTCCTTTACTGTAACTATATCACTCCATTCAAAGAAGTCTAAAGCTGCGAATAGATTATCGTAACTTGATATACAACCAGTAAGTGTCAATAAATCTAGTAAGAATTCTCTACGTTTTTGATTAAGAACGATACAAGATATTTCATTAAGGTCTGAAGATTTGATAGCCTTATACCATAAATCTGATATACGTACACCATTATTATTCAATAAAACCATCAAACGGTCTGAGTTATCCTCGAATACTGTTTTAACTTTAATCGTTATAGAATCACCGTCGATATTAGTTACGTATAAGTCTACAATACTTTCAAATTCTTCCTCAGAATATAAGTTCAAATAAACTGGGGTAAATCTATTCTGAACATTATAATCCCTAGAAAGTTCTAATGATACTTTGTCCTGATTTATCAGTTTAGCTAACTTTACGTTTTCGTTAGGACTAGTTACAGTAAAATTAGATGAACTTTCGATAACGATAGTTCTATTTCCATTAAGCCCAACTGAAACTTTATTTAGATGAAGAATTGAATTGTTATACAGTTCTTGACTGTTCTGATCGTAGATTCTAAGCATTGTTATAGATTATGAAATATGTATAAAACAAAGAAACCCCACACCGACTTGCGATGTGGGGAAAATTAAACGATAATGTATTATCGCCAAGTATTTTTAGATTATTATCGTATCTTCCATAACTCTGAAATTTGATTTAATGAACGTTATATCAGCAACAAACTCATTGTTGGATTTGGTAAGATATGTATTCTTTTTACCTTTAACTGGAATTAGAACTTCGTTACGTTTTATCTTTTCCATAAAACCTCCTAAAGTTTTTATGAAACAGAATGGAACTTTACAAATAGCTTTAACAGAACCTGAACAAATAGCTGATTCAATTGCTATAGCTTTAGAGATATTCTCACGTAAGATATTACCGTTTACAGATTTACTAAGTCTACTAGAAACTGTACGTTCTTTAGATATCATCATATTAACTGCCATAAACTTCTTGTAAATCCTTTTCCGCTATGTCTTTAATTGTTAAACCTCCTTTAGTTTTTATGTTAAAGGTTCTTTTAGTTTTGTTGATTTTAGTTATCTTTCCAGATACACCATCACCGTCAAGAATAAGATGTGTTGAACAATTTTGTCCAACTTTAGCATTGTCAAGCATAGTTTTAAGGTCTAAAGTAAATTCGTATTTTGTTAATTTGTTCAACAGCATTAACAAGAATTTCCTCAGCTTTGAAAAGTATGTAAGCTGTTAAAGGATTTGCAAAAGCACGTGGTGACATGTTTTTCTTAAGCAATCCTAATTGCCATGGAAATTTTGTTTCTTTCTGTTTCGATAAATGATTGAAATTTCTCATTTGTAATATGAATAAATTATACTAACTTTAAGACAAAAGTTTCCAGCTATTATCATCTTTTATGTAAACTGATATTGGATCGACAATAGTCTTAACAGAATTATCGTTGCTTAGTATTCTAACATTCTTTCCTAAAACTGGTATTTCGTTTATATCCTGAACAGAAATATCACCATATTCCGAAAGACCTAATCCTGGATTTTCATCAATGTCGATATTGATTCTTACAGTATCTATACGTTTAATACCATCTTTGTTAATATATTCTTTTTTCTCATAAAATCCGTTTATTCTAGCCTCTTCGTTTTGATCTGAAACAATGAATATGTTAATCCTTAAATATTCTGGAACTTGTTTCTTAATATCGTTTATCAATTCAGCTTTAGAAACTGTTGTCGAATAGTTCTTAGAAAATATCCGATTCATGAAATGTGACGTTATCGTATCTGTAACTTCTTTGTATAGAGAAGAACGATTCAAAATATCTTGATCTGATTCGATATAAACTAGAATAGCATACTTACGAATTATTGGGTCTATGAAAACTAATTCATTCGTTACATAAGTCTTTCTAGAATTATCTATAAGTTCGATTATAGAATCTTTCATCTTATCTGTTATAACGAAATCAGTTTCATCTATAGTCAAATAATCCTTATAAGATCTTACACGTTCTTTGATTCTTGGAAGTATCAAAAGATTCTTAACAGCTGTGTTATCATATTCAGACCAAACGTTTACTCTGGAAACTGGAAGTCTTGAAAGATAAGCTTCGAAATTCTCAGAACTTGAAAGAACTAAAGTACGAGAACTAAAACCAACGTTTAATCTAGTTGTATCTAAATCCTCACCAGCGTTTCCTAAATCGAATCCAGACTGTTTAGAAATTCTAACTAATTCGTTTACTTCAATTTGTTCATCCTGTAAATCGTATACACCGTCAACAAATGTAAATTCGATAGTTTCGAAATCTGAAATGTTACCACCGAATCCAGAAGTTACGATATATTCGATACGGATAGAATCACCAACAGAAGGAACTTTACCATTTATACCAGTACCGAAATAAATATCCACTTGATTCGTATAACCAGTTTTTATGATATAAGCTTCTTCGTTTATCGTCATATCATATAAACCGGCAGCTTTGTTCCATTTTACATTATTAACGAAAACGTTTACATCATAATTCTCGATAATATTGATATCGTCTAAATGAATGGTAAGTAGTTCTTCACCTGTTGCTATGAATGTAGAAGTTTCAAGTTTACCTTCGATAACTGGTAAAATCCAATTCGAATTAGTAGAAAGTATTTGTTCATCACTATCAAAATTTATCAGATATTGATGTCCTTGATTTGTAGCAATCTTACCATATTTCTTAACTCTTACTTGAGAACCGTATTCAGCTGAAAACTGTGGCATTAATTCTATAAGAACAGACCCACGTGCTGAAATAGCCCTAGTAACATTATGTCCAGAAATCTCAGCTAAGTTTCTAACTGAAACTTCCTTTTGAGCTGTAAAAACATTAGCTTCTGTTAAGGCTGCATCAATGTAATAGAATATCAATGTCGATAATTCCTTTACGACCGCAATTGTCTGACTAAAAGCAAGCAACTTAGTTTTAAGCCACTTTAAATTGTTGTTCTTAAATACAGAAGCTAAATATTGATCGATTGAAGCTGAAATGTCATCCGATCTTAATGAAGCATTTTTAAGAAATTTGAACTTATCACTAAAGTATGTTTTACGCATTTCAGTTAATTATGTTTATGATTATATGTATAAACGACGAAAACCCACTCTCAAATTTGAGAGTGGGTTTTCGAACATGTCAATACGTTGATTTATATAGTAGAATAAAAATTTCTAAGTTCTTCTTCACTTTTTGCTGATAAAACGATTTCACCTTTAGGACTATCAGTTCTATATAAATAAATGTATCTACCTGTACATTCAGCAAAGAATAGTCCATGCTTTCTTGATTCAGATTTAGTTTGAAAGGCTTCTGAAACTGATCTTATTATATTACCATGATCCATTTCATCTTTCTTCATAATGTTATATAAAGTACCATTACGTTTCTGGGATATATTGTATTTATCTATAGTTAACGGTGCTTCTTTTAAATCATTAAAGGTAAAAGTTTTCAAAGAAGATTCGTTTAATTTACTTTCGTATAATTTTGATAATGTTTTCATATTTTGTTTTTACATTGAGTACATGAATTTTAAAGTATCTGCAACGTTTTCGTTCGTTGAATCGTATATTTCGATTTCGATAATACCAATGTCAGAATTAGTAACATCATCTTTCATGAAATATACTCTAGAATCCCACGTAAAATCTGAGCAATATACTGATTTAGTTTGTATAGCAGTTCTTAACTGATTGTTCAAATCATCTTCATTGACATTCGATTTGAACACTAACGATTCGATATCGATCCAATCTTCGTAATCACCTAGAACGTCTGTGTTTTTCCCTTCAAGTAAGAATAAAAGTTCTTGTCTGAATAATGAAACTGGATTCAATACTACAGCAATGTCTTTGTATCTCGGTTCTGAAGGATGTAAAGTATTGAAATCCATATTTAGAAATCTGTTTGAAATACCCAGTTATTGTTTCGATACTGATAAATCTTTTTAGCTGTCTTATCCCAGTAAACACTTCCTTCTATAAAGATTCCATTTGTTGGTGGTATATCTGAGAATATTTGTTGAGGTGCGAAAACTTGATTATTAGTATCTAACTGTCTTAATATGTTACGTAATTGCTGAAGCTCTTTAGTAGTTTCATCTAATGGAATGAATTCACCATAAGAACTTTCAAGTTGATTTATCTTCTGAATTAGTAAAGCATTAGTCTGTAATAACTTTTGCTGATTCCAGTTAGCTTCAGTCATAAGTTCTAACGCTTTCATATACAATTCCATAGAAATAGTATTGTAATCGTTTATCGTTATTTCTGAAGAAACTTGATTAGAAGCATTACTAAATTTCAAATTGATACGGAAACCGTAAGAGTTACCAGCTGCGTCTTGACTAGGTTGTACCTTTTGGAATTCTTTCAATTCATAAGAACCACCGGATGCTGGTACGAACTTATCAATAAAGAAGATACCATAAAGATTTCTAGCGATAGTTGTCTTATCATTTTCGTTCCAAATATCGTAATATACAGCTATAGCATTGAATTCGTAATTACCTTTCTTATACGAATCTGTAGCATTGTTTTCGATATCGTCCCAGTAAATTACAGAATTATCTAAAGCTTCAGAAACTTTGTATTTCTTGTCAGATGTATCATAAATAGCTTTAACGTTTCCAGTACCATCGTGTGCATCTAATCCTGGGGCTAAATCACCACCACCGTTTTCTGGAAATTCTGGTAGTCTCCATTTAACGTCATTTTGAGTGAAAGATATTCTATCGATCTTACCAGATTCTGTAGGAACATGTAAGTATATTTCCGTATACGATTGACCATCTTTAGAAATATGATTCAGAAGATTTATGTCACCGATATACTTAACTACTGGATCGTAATCTGGTGATTCCTGTTTCTCAATAAATCTAGTATAAACTCGATTATCTTGAGTATACGTACCATCATCTTCAAATTGCATAGCACCGACATCTTTCAACATTTTCCAGAAACCTATTTCTGAAGCATTGAAAAGTGTAGTATCTAATCTATTCGTATATGAATAATTATTGAATACTTCAAGATAATCTTGAATCAGTTTAGGTACTAATATGTTTGGGTCAGTTACTGTTGGACCACCAAATGCAGCCGGGTCTTTGAATATAGTTTGACCTGAAGTATTCTGCCATTTTGGAAGTTTAAGTAACGCAAACTTTGAAGGTACTAACTTTATGTTACTACCTGAAAATATCGTGTTAAAGTCGTTCAGAGTAGGTGACAATGTATAGAATGTACCACCTGAATCTTTAAGTCCGTTTAATAAAGGTACTGAAGTTGCTACTAACATGTTTTCTAATTTTGTTAAGGTCTAGTCTATTCGTTAAATGTTATCTTCCTAAAAAGTGATTACGTAATTTCTCAACATCTTTAGATTTAGATTCCAAATTTCTAAGATACTTCATAGCTGTATCAGAAGAATATCCAAAGAAGAAAGCTAATCCGATAGTTACATTTGGATCGAAAGCTATATTACTCATTCTAATCATGATGAATGTTATGATTATAGAGCTTACGATTCTTTGTAAATTGTTAAGTATAAGAAACGATCTTGAAAATTTTTCAGGATTAGTTTCATCAACTTTACGTTTACTGGTACCTAAAATCAATGATGTAATACCACCGAAAGTGGCAAAAAGAAAAGATGCGACGTATTGCGCTGGGGTTACACCGTTAAGAATCAATCCTAACAGTTCATTTAAAAAGTTTTCCATTTCTTAGACCTTTATAGTTTGAATATGTATAAGGTCTAAGAAATGGAAAATACTTAAAACATCAATACTTGGAAATTGAAAGTAGGAGGTAATTCGAAGTATAGTTTTATTTCTGTAGCTGTTTTTGTAACAGCTGGATGCATTTCTGCAAAATCACTCAAGTCTACAACACTAACAGCATGTCTATCAGCATTTTCAACTGAGAATGTAAATTCGTTATTATTTCTAACAAGTAGAATACCACCTGGTAACATTTCAGAAGAACCATTACCCATGTTTTTATCAATAACGAACAGTTTCTTAGATGAAATCAATAATTCTAGAATCATCTCTTTTATTCTTTCTGGTGACAATTCACCTAATCCGTCTTCTAACGTTTCGATAGCTAACTTAACTTCAGCAGACCAATCCATGATTTCTTGCCAGTTGTCATTAGATGTTTGTCGAATGGCGAACGGTGAATCTGTATCTTTATGAAGTTTTAGCTGAATCGAAGTTATTACTATTTCTGCTAATCCTGGCATTTTTTATTTAGATTTGTTTTCTTTGTAAACCTCTCTTAGATTTTCTTCATCACATTCTGACAATTCTTCGATATCTAGTTTAGGTAAAATATTGTTTTCAACTAATTGAACGAATTCGTCTTCATTTTCGGCTGCTTCAAATAAACCATTCAAAGTAACTAACGATTTCATTTTAGCACCGATAGTAGGAATACGCATACCGTTTTCGAATAAGAAAGTTTTTTCTTTATCGATAACGCATTCAGTTAAAGCCATTTTAGCAAACATGTTTGCAGTTTCCTCAGAATTTCCATTTTCCATAAGAAATTCTTTTACTGTTGGACAGCGGTCAAATGATTCGACTAATCTGTCTAAAGTATTAGATAATTCTTGTACCTCATTAACAGTTATCGTTTTATTTATGATTTTCATAGTTTCTATATTGTTTTATTGAAGATATTATACTAAACCTAGAGGTTTTTGTAACCTCTAGGTATTATGATATATGTATAAAAGGACTGTAATCCTTATTTCCGTATTTTTATGACGTGAATTGAAAACTATAATCGTAAAGACCTTCTTGATCGTCTATTACATATTCATTGTTTTCATCTAAATCAGCTAACGTAATTTCTCTAGTTTCTAGATAATAATCTTCACCTGGTTCTTTGAATCTTTTTGAAATGAACAAAGTATATTTCCATCTATACGAGTCAGGTTGTTTTCGAATCACTATCTTTACAGGTTCTCCATAATTGTAATAATACGGATAGCTAGCTTTTACTACATTACCATTTACTGTTATTATATTGTTTTCCATTGCACCCCATACAGCACTTTCATAAAACATACATTGAACACGTTTATCAAATTTACCAGATGCTATAACTACATCATTGATATCGGAACCAAGCTTCCTAGGTAAAAAGATTTTCTCGAAATCGAATTCGTAAGTACTAAATACTGGATTGTTTTCTTTTATCGTCAATCCATCTTCAGGATATACTAAAGAAAATTCTGATAAGCAATGAAGCTTGTCTTTAGTAACACCTTTAGCATTAACGATTATAAAATCTTTGGTAACGATTTGTTCATTTGTAGCAATTTCACCGTTTATATAAAGCTCTTCTACACTGTCCAAGAAATCTTGTTCTATAATAACTTTAGTTTCCCTATTTTCTGGTATATCAGCTTCATCGTCATAAACTATCATATCTAGTAATAAATTACCTATAATATCATAATCGATTCCAGGGTCTCTATATTTTCTTTCAGACTGTAAACCTAATCTTATCAATCCTCTCGCAGGTTTATTATCAGTATATCCTAACATTTTAGAAACGTCAGTTCCTGTGAAACGATATGTTAAATTGAAAACAGTATTTAACAATTGACTTTCGTAACTGGATGGATTTTGTATTACGTAATTAGGTCCATAAGTTGTACCTATTTGTATAGGTAATACTTTTTTAGTTTGAACGTCTCTAGCTTCAACTTTACCTGTAGACATATTACGTACAAATTCTACATTTATGAACTTGTTACCTATGTTAATAAAAAGTCTAGTTTCGTATAAGCTATGCATACTTAATTCAGGTTGGAACTCTTTGAACTGTTCACGTATTTTTTCTGTTAACGAAATAGTACCACCTATTACCCAGTCAGACACACCCGTGGTTTTAGATAATTCCACTAATGGTAAATCTTTATAAGAATATATGTGTGTTTCCTCACCGTTCATAATTACGTTATTGGTAATAGTCATAACGATTTCTTTGTTCATTAAACCTTCTGACATACCCTTAGACTTATACGAGTCCTTGTCAACGAAATAAGAATCTTCATAATTGACTTCACTAAAACCATAATATTTCAATTCATCAAAACCCCTTTCATAAGACTCCCAAGTTCCAGTAGTTTCAGGATTATGTAATTCGTATCCTATTCCTTCCTTCAACCAATTTAGTATTTTCCATTTCTGTACATAATGCTGTATTGTCGTATCAGGAAAAGTTTTTCTCAATAAATCTTCAAATTCTTGATACAAAGTCAAAGAACCTCTACCAGTTTCTGGGTCTATAGACTTAAGATAATCTTCATACTTTCTATGTAAATGATTAGCTCTTAAGAAAGATTTATCGATATATTCTTTTAAATCTTCAGGTATTTTCATGTTTTATTCGATTGATTTGGTTAAATTTACGATTTTAAAATATGCAAAAAGACCACCCTTAAGTTAATAAGTGGTGGTCTTTATATGTATCAATTTACTATTTTATTATCCTTCGACAGGAGGTTCTGGTTCAGGCTTTAATTCTGAAGTAGCTTCGATAGTTATATTTCCTGTATAAGTATTTGCAGGGATTGAAACAACTGGTACATTTTCTTCAATAGTTTGAAGAACTCCGTTTAATGTAACAGACTTAACAATATGAGTATCGATAGGAACTTTTACTGTAAATCCTCCAGATGAATTAGCATTGAACGAAACAGGTACATTATGTGCTAATGTAGTATTACTTGGTATCGGATAGAATCCATTTACGTCTATAGTAACATTAGGATCATCGTTAGTACGTGTTATCGTATATTGTTTGAAATCTTCAACCGTTTCGATTCTATAATCTTTATCCATTAACAAAGAAATGTTAGTGTTTGGATCATGTTCACTTATTGTTTCAGTTCCAGAAATAACTTTAATTTTCTTAACTTCTCTTTCAGGTTGACCATTTATGACATTAGAAACTGTTAAAACGATATTAGTAGTAGGATCATAGTATTTAGCCCCTGTTACTATAACATCATCTATCTTAGTTAGAATATTACCCACATTATAGTTAAACGATATTATATTCTTACCTTTATTAGGATTATCGACTACAGAAGTTTCGATCTTAACGTTTGATTTATCTATTGCGAAATCTAATGTATAGTAAGTCTCAGGTTCCGTAAGTTTCTCAACGTCATTTAACTTTATAGAACCAAACATATACGATCTATCATCTTTCAATTCTAAGGTTACAGAAAGTTCTGTAGTATCAGGAAATAAATTAGGTGTATTCAATTCCATAGTACCTTCCGACCAATCATCTGATATATTGTAATATGAAACAGGTGTTACTAATTCAGATTCATTATTCGAAGTTATGATTACTTGATAATCAGAATTTAATTCTGTAACGACCGTAACAATGTCACTTACGAATTTAACTGGAACTATCATGAAATCGACATCAGTAATTGTTACATCAACGTCATTTACTTTGATAGATTTCATGTTATAACCATCTTTAGTAGTAATAGCTATAGTACCATCAGAACCATAAGTATCTGAATAGTTTGAATCGTTAGTCATTTCATAATTATCGAAATTATTGGAATTCAATAAAGAACGTAATACTCCAGCATCTTTGATTATTTTAACATTTCCAGTTTTTATACTTTTTGCATACCCTACTTCGATATTTTCTATAGAAGTTTGAGCTATTGTCAGATCATCGAAAGTACCAGTATACGAAATAGCTTCATTAGTATCTTTATTCTTTACTGAAACAGATTTTATTTCTTGTACTGGGTTATCACCGTAATCTGTTGAATCAAGTTTTATGTTAACATCTATTGGAGCATCACCTACTAAATTGATCTTTTCTGTAACAGGACTACCATTTAGTTTAACTTGCATTTTTGAAGGTGTGTCAATGAAATGAACCCTAACCTCTTTTGGAGGTTCTTCATCAAATGTAACGTTAGCGATAGTTTCAAGAATTACAGGATTGATATTGAAATCCGGATGCTGATAGCGTCTTACAGCTTTGTAAGTAAATTTGAATGTTCCTACAGGTACGCCATTTTCGTTAGACATTGTGTCATTGAACTTTTTACCATAGAACTCAACTCTTTGTATATCCTGAAATACTTTGAAGTCCTCTGAAGTAAATCCATCACTAATGGTTATATTATATTTTTCATTTACTAGAACGATTCCAGTATTAATGGATTTGAATACAAAATCTAAAGTTTTTCCTTCGTTTTCGATTTGAAGAGTAATATCATATAGCTCAGTAAGACCAGAATTAACTAACGCTTCAAGTTTAGCCATGTAAACAAATGACCATCTTTCACCCGGAGTTAAATGTAAATTGTAAACACCGTTAGAAGCTGGAATAGTTTCGTTATTTCTGTATTTACGAACACCCATTCCTAATGTTATCTCATTGTTTGTTGTCAGAGATATATCAGTGGTTGTGTTACCTTCTCCTATTTGAAGGAATCCGTCATCTGTAACCATTCCGTCGATAGTAGAAACATCTACGTTTTCGGATTCTGTAGCATCTTCTGTTACATCAGGTCCAGGTTTCAAACCGCCTTCTAGCATGGCTGTCAGGTGAAAGAATATTTCTATTTGTGCTAGAGATTCTACGTATGTAACAGCAGGGTTAGTAAGAATTATAAGGTCTTTGAACATTGCAACCTTATAAAGATCGTATTCAGTTTCACCTTTAGCCTCTTCCCATGCTCTTAGAATGTGATTATGCATTAGATAAGTTTCTTCAATTTTCTTATCTAAGATAGGGTCTATCATCATGATTGTCTAATTTTAGTATATGAAATATGTATAAATTGAACTAAACAAAGAAACCCGAATCCTTTCGAATTCGGGTTTTAATCGATACATGAATATGGCACATGTTTCAATTACATTACGACAGTGAAACTGATTGGATTCGAACCAATGACCACCGGGTATGACCCGAATTCTATCGTCTCTCTAGTATGTTCTAGAACCATACATAATCAAGATATTTTCGAATGTAGATATATCTACTACTCTACCAACTGAGCTACAGTTTCGTATTTGCGCTCTCATGGGATTCGAACCCATATCCAATAGATAATGAATCTATCACTCTACCAATTGAGCTAGAAGAGCTTTTTAAAAGTGCTCCCTACAGGACTTGAACCTATGACCTTCAGATTATGAGTCTGTTGCTCTGACCAACTGAGCTAAAGGAGCTATTAGTAGCAGGGATGGGACTCGAACCCATGACCTCGGGCTTATGAGACCCGCGAGCACTCCATCTGCTCTACCCCGCATTGTTATTTGAGCACATAATTGGATTCGAACCAATGGTTGTACGGTTTTGCAGACCGTTGCTTTTGACCTGACTCAGCCATATGTGCATATTGCAGGGACAGATAGATTCGAACTACCGACCGATGGTTTTGGAGACCATTGCTCTACCAGCTGAGCTATATCCCTTTGTGCTACCTTGGATGGATTCGAACCATCGACCTAGTGATTAACAGTCACTTGCTCTAACCAGCTGAGCTACAAGATAAGTTTTGTAACTTGCGTGATTCACATCAGACAAGTTACGTTTTTGACAGGTAATTTATATTAGAGAGGTAAAAAGTATCTCAGTTATGTCTTACCATTCTTGACGGTAAGCTTTGATAAGGTTGGAACCTTTTACATTTTTAGGACCATTTTCAAATCCTTCAGTAGATTCCATACGTAATTCTGGTAAGTTAACATCAGTTAAGTCAGTACCTAAGATTAACGCAGCCATTGTTACAGCATCCTCACCGTGTAATTTTTGTGAAGCTTGAGTACGTAATTTGTTGTAAGCTCTAGCAATATCACGAGAAATTGTTGGTTTAGAAACGTTCATGATTTTAGCAATTTCGTTCATTTTGTAAACAACACCGTTAGGAGTATCAATACCTAAAGCCATGAATAAAATACGTTTCTCATATTTAGTAAGAGGTGCGAAAACAACTTTTACATAACGTTTAAGTTCGTTAACATCATCCTCAACAATTTTCAATTCTTTGAAATCGTTAACAGATTTCTTATTCATTTCGTAATCCCATACATCAGTCATATCATCACCTTCATCCGAAGAGTAGTTCTGAGTAATGATTTTAGCATTACGGTTAGCTTCCTCTTTTGTTCTTGATGATCCTCCAACGATAGCACCCATTTCATGAGAACCTTCGATGATATATTTCTTAATCCAAGCGTATGCGTATGTTGAGAATTTAGCAAATCCTTTAGAACGTAAACGTAAGATAGATTCTGAAGGAACTTCAGTTGTGAAATATTTATCAGCTGCTACAACCAATCCAAGATTTCCGTATGCGATTAAATCCTCGAATCCAACACGAGCTTTTGAATTTTTCGCATAGTAAAGAGCCATTGAATAAACAAGACCTAAACAGTTTTCGATTTCACGATTACGATTACCTTTGTTTTTCGCTAAAGGTAATGCAGCTAATTCTTTTTGCGAATAAGTATCGTTGATATAATCCTCTAAAGCTGATCTACGTTTAAGTTCAATACTTATGAAATTAGCGTTTTTAGGATTAGCTAAAAGATTATCTTCTGCTTTTTGCCAAGCTTTGTATAAAGCATTGTATTTAGAATCATTACTGAATTTGTCATTCAGGTTAGTACGATTGATTTTTCTGAAATCTTTAAGATACAAACCGATTGATGCTGAATTAAATTGTGCCATTTCTTTTTAAATTTTTGTTATGTTATCGATTTACAAGTCTTGATTATGTCGTAATGTTTGACTTGTGTTAATTTGTTATGTTATATAAATATA